TACTTGTCCATTAGGAGTAACTACAGTTCGGACTACTTGAAAGTTGGGTGCGTATGAGTTGTTGTATCTTGACATTTTGCTTTTCTAATGCTTCCAATGAAATGATTGATTGATATGTAAAGCAATATATAATTAATAAGGGTTTTTAGTGATTTTTTTTTTCAATTTTTTATTAATAAATTAAATTACAATCATTGCTGATTGGTAACTCTAATAGATAAAATCACCACTTACTTCTTGTAATAGTAAGCATCGAAACCGTCAAATCCATAGGTGAATGGATTAATTGGAGTCAAAGTAGGCAGTGGTCTGACTGTAACAATTGGAGCACCAATAGGAGTCAAAGTGTTCATGGGAACAATTGGAGCACCAATGGGAGTCAAAGTAGGCAACGGTCTCACTGAAGCAATTGGAGCACCAATGGGAGTCAAAGTTTTGATGGGAGTAACAGAAACAGGAGCAATATGAGTCATTGGCATGGACATTCCATAAGGAGTCATTTCAATGTAGGGATAGTATCCGTAGTAGCTCATCTTTTGTTCTTGTTGGTTTGTTTTGTTTTGTCGTTTGTGTTGGACAGGCAATATATTCTAAATAAGACTTTTAATGATTTTTTTTTTCAATTTTTTTGATTCGCAGATTATGTGTAAAACACATAATCTCGAATTAAAAAAATTAATACTTAAATAGCTTTGCTATTTAGAGAATCAATTTTTTATTAACATAAAATAGTTGAACTATTTTATTAAACCACCGTGATGGTTTATTCTGGAATATTTGTAAGCACATATAAAATTAAATATAATAAAATTAAATATAATAAAATTAAATATAATAAAATTAAATATAATAAAATAATTTATAATTATGGATAATCTTGTTTTTTTATTATGTGGTGGCACCATGGATTGTCATAGTGGCGAAAGTTTAAAATATTGTTTAATAGAAATAAATGATAATCATGAATTATATAAATCGGATTTTTTTTGTTATAAAAACAAATGCATTGATGAATCGCCATTAGATGATTTAAAAATTAAATATTCAATATTTCAATCTAAATTAGATAGTGGAATTAAATATTTAATAAAAGAAAATAATAATTTTGGTTATCTTGATAAAAGTGGAATACATATTTATAATGATTTATTTCAATATAATATACAAAATATATTAAAAAATTTTATTATGAGTAAAACATTATTTTATTTAAATTAAATTAAATTTATATTATTTTCATAATAAAATAATATAAAATAATATAACATATAATTATATAATTGTCATGACTAAATTATTTATTATTGTTCTTTTTTTATTTTTTTTGGGATTTTCTTTAACAACCAATAATTATAATTATAGATGTTGTATTTATGAATATAAAGATGCTAAGATAAATTACAGAAATTGTAAAATGACTTTGAAAAATCATGATTATTGCTATAATTATAATAATACTAAAAATATTAGAGGTATAGACTTAAATTATGATAAAAAAATAATTGATAATTGTAGTTGTCCTAAAACTTTAATTTGTCAATCAAATAATTATGAAATATCTGATTTTGTTTTAATTTATGATTATATTGTAGCTTCCAAAAATTTATGTAATTATAAAAAAGATTATCCTATAATTTATAATATATGATTTATATAATGTTAATATTTTTTTATATAAATAAGTTAAAATTAAATTTTAATTTATTAAAATACATAACCTGCGAATCAAAAAAATTGATTTATCAATAATATCCTATTTTTTGTAAATTAATAAAAATTGATTTCTAAGAAAACAAAGTTTTCTTGAAATTAATTTTTTATTAAACCATGTTTATGGTTTAATAAAAAATTGAAAAAAATTATATTTAAATAATAATAGTTGATATTATAAATAAATATGGAATTAGAAGTAGAAAATTATTGTGTTAATGGTAAAAAATCTAAATCATTAATTATTAATAAAAAAACTTGTAACAATAAAGAAAAATCAAAGAAATCCAAAACTACAAAAAATAGTATAATATCTGTATATAATAATGAAAATATTGGATTTATCAAAGAAGTGAATTCTCATGAACAATTTATTAAAAGTAATATTATTGATATTTCAAATACATATCAACATTTATCAATAATCGACAATGATATAAAAAAACAAGTTTCTATTGGAGACACATTCTCGACAGACACATCTAATTCTCTGGATTGTATATCAAAAACTACAAACGAATTAGGAATATTGTCTGAAACAGATAATGATAAATTGAAGATTTCACTAAAAAAAATATTAGATGATTCAAAAATTAATCATCAACAAGAAATATTAAAATTAGATACTTTGAAAAATGCACATATTTATTGTAAAATTAATAATTTATCCGGACAAATAACTGGTTCATTAATAGAAAATTTTATAAAAATTAAATATAATATGAAAAAAAATGAAGCATCAAATTGCATAGGAGATTTAAAATATAATAATATTAATTATGAAATAAAAGTATCTACAGGTGGCAATACAAATAAAAAATTTAATTATGTCCAATTAAGAATGAATCATGATTGTGAATATATATTTACTGCTTATTATATAAGTGAAGAAAATATTAATAATTTAGGAGAATTATTCATATTTAAAATATCAAAAGAAGAACTTAAAAAAAATATTATTGAATATGGAACTTATGCTCATGGAACAAAATCTAAATTAGGTAATATTACAATTGAAGATATAAATAATTCTGAAAATAATAAAGAATATGCATTAAGATTTACATATAATCATAAAAATTGGAAACAATTATTAAAATACAGAATAAATGATATTAGTGATATAATTGATAATAAAGATAATATTAATATTAATAATAATAATGTAAATTAAAAATTAATCTTTATCTTTATTGATAAATTTTTTTTTATATAATTCAATTAATTCACCACGACCGATTGAATTTTGTCTGGCTGTATTATTACTATTTGAATAATCTAATTTTCTAAATCTTTCTTTTAATATATCTATATCAATATTACTTTTTATCCAATGCCAACTTTTTGGTCTTAATTTTTCTAATTCTCTTTCCTTTATTTCACCACATTTACCACCGTATGCTCTTATAACAAAATCAGCACCTTTTGGTGGTGTTGGTTGTCCATTCTCATCATTTGAACCTAAACTTAAAAAATCCCAATCATCTATTATTTTATCCATTTTAATTATTTTTCTTTTAATATTATTTTTTTCCCAAATTTGAAAACAACATTTAACAGCCATCGATGGTATAAAACTACATGGTTTTGTTTCAATATCTTCATCATGTTTTAGGTGAAAAAAATAATTTAATTTATTCTGGACACTAAATTTTCTGAAAGTTCGTGGTATTATAAAAGCAATAACATTAGTATTTGCAAAATTAGCTGCATGATTAAAAAATTTTATTGCTAATGAACTTACTTTTCCAAATGGTGGATTTCCTATAATTAAAATATTTTTTTTTTCTTTTGGTGGCAAATATTCGAAAAAATCTTGTTTTATAATAGAATCATGTTCAGGTAATATATCTAATCCTATTTTATTATTGGAATCAATTTGTAACAAAAAACTACCATTTCCAGCACTTGGCTCAATTATTAAATCCCATTTTTCAATATCATATAATTCGTTAATTTTATTTATGCATTTTTTTGCAATTTCAGGTTTTGTGTAAAATTTATCAAGTCCATTATTTCTTACTTCTTTCAACTTGTTATTTTTGTTCTTATTATCCATTTATATTATAGTTTATATATATATATTTTTTATATATATATTTTATTTATATATATATATATAATCAATTTTTTATACACAATGTAATAATTGTATGTAATATGAAGCAAAATAAAATTTTGTCTGTATAACAATTTTTTAATTAAACAAATATATATATATATGATATTTAAAAATACAAAATATAATATAAATTATCATGATGTATAATAAAATAATTGGTTTCGAGAGTTTGCCCATATTAGCACGACCTTTTTGGTTTGTTGATAAATATTCTGGGAAAGGGTTTTATAAAAAATTGGATTTTAATAAATCTGTTTGTTTAAAATATCATAATCATCAACAAAAATTATTTGCTCTAAGTAAATTTACACATAATTTCAAAGAAACAGATATTTTAGAATATAATACAAATATAACAAGTAATTTAGATATTGTTTTTACTTCTTATGATAATAATAAAGAAAATAAAATAAAAATAGAAGAAAAATGTGAGTTTGATAATTATGAGAAAACAAATGATTTACATATTAATTACAAAATTAAAATTTTTAAATTTACTAAATCGAATTATAATATATTATCATTAGATTTAGATGAAAAAGTTGGTTTCTCGATCAATAATAAAGAAAAAGAAATATTTAATAATTATTGGTATTTATTATCTAATGAAAAAAGAGAAACATTAAATGAAATAAAAAAAATTTTAAATGAAAATATTAAAGAAGCATTGATTTTATAAAAAAAATTGATTTTATAAAAAATTTATTTTATAAAAATTTATTTTATAAAAATTGATTTATATAATATATTAATATAAGATATTAATATATATATTTCAACATGAATAAAATTTATATAATTTGTTATCAAGATTATTTTAATAACAAAAATAATTATCCCAAACAAGCTTTTTATAATAAAGAAATGGCATTAAATAATTTAGATGTTGGTGGAACTATCTATGAATTATATATAGATAATATTAATCAAGATAAAACAAAATTATATGTTTTAATGGAAATAAGCAGAGATAAAGATATTTTATCACATCCTATTAAAATAAGTTTTGATAAACATGATTTTGATAAATATTTTAATAATAAAGAATATAAAATATATAAAACTTGTTTAATTTAATTAATTTTTAATTTAATTAATCTTTAATTTAATTAATCTTCTTTTTTATTTTCAAATAAATAATTAGATATAATTATATTGTCATCTAAATATGTATTTGTGGCATGCCATCTAGCCATCTGTGCTAAATCATCAATATTATTATATTTTTTGGTATAATACAAATCGATCCAATTTTTATTAGGTGGAATAGTAAATATTTCATGCCATCTCTTAATATTAGTATTAGATTTTAAATTTAGTATATTATTTGAAAAAAAATATGTTTTTCTTCTTGAAATAAACATTATACTTATTTTATATTAATTATATTAATATATATATTTTATATCAATTTTTTTAATATTAAAAAAATTATTTAATATTAAATTATTCTTTTCTAAAATTTTGTTGGATTGGCTTCGATCCAGCAGCAATAGCTACTTCCTTAGTAAGCATTCTTTGTTCTGCCATTTCATGTTTAAGATTTTCAATCGTTTTATGTAAGACATCAATTTCTCTTTTCTGTTGCTCAATTTGGGCTCTCATATCAGCAGAAGCAGCTTTGTGATTTAATTCTTGTAATGCTAATTCATTTTTAAGTTTTTCTTGGTATTTAGTTGCTTCATCTCGTCTAACAACAGTACATTGTTCATTAAATGATTTATTTAATGCTTCATAATCATGTTTTGCCTTAGTTTCACTTTGTTTAATAGTATTTAATTCTTCTTGTTTAATCAATACCATATTATTTTCTTTGGCATATTCATTACAAGCAACAATCTTATATTCTGATAATTTTTGTTTAACTTCAATTTGATTATTCTTAAATTCATTTTGTAATTTTGAATTTTTATCTTGATAATCATTTTCTAATTTTTTAATTCTTTCTTGATTATCTGATTCAAGCTTCTTAGTTGTATCTTGATACTTTCCATTTAATTGTCTATTCAATTCATTATATTCTAAATCTAACTTCTTTCTTCTCAAATTATATTCTTCTTCTAAATTATCAATTGTTTCTTTATGTTCTTTCTTCTTTGTATCAATTTGAATATCTAATTGAGCTACATGTTCTTTGAATTTATCAAAGTTTTTGAAAGCACTCATAAATTCATCCCCTCTAACAGTTAAATTATTAATCGCTTGGGCTAATTGAATTCTGTCAGAATCTGATGGTGAATATTTTACTGCCATTAATTCTCTTCTTACATAATTAGAAAAAGAAGATGCAGAATCTTCATTTTGACTTGTTGGTGATTGTTGAATTAATACATTATTAGATGATGAACTGGCTGTTTGTGGAACAGTAGTAATTTCAGATTCAGTAGTTTTGGTAGTATTTCTCTTGGGTGGCATTATTATTATAATAAAAAATAAAAATATACCTTTATATATGTTTATTTTATATTAATTATACAATATCATCAAAATTAACATCTATGATAAAAGAAATTAATAAATTTTCAGAATTAATCCCAAACATTGAAATATTATTTAATATATCTTGAATATTATTGATTTCTTTTTTATCTTTTTTTAAATTTTTACTAAAAACTTGATGCAAATTATATATTAATTTAAATATATTGTCTATATTATATAATCTTTTTATTATTTTACTTATAATATTTTTTTTGGTTATATATCCAATTCTTTTTTTTAAAATATAACTCTCTAAAAACAAAGAATACAAAAATATATAATAATCATATGAAATATATATAGGCGTGATATCATAACTAACATACCAATTTATTAAACTTAAATTATAGCCATAAACAAAATTTAGTTTATATATATTAATTTTACCATTTTTATTAATATCCAAGTTTAATAATTTTGATATGATATTAATTTTATATGTTGCTTTGGATATAAATCTTATATTATTTAATATAAGGGATGATTTTTTGAAATCTACTAAAGTGAATTTAATATTATCTAATATATTATATATTTTTTTTCTTGAATCATCTTTATTATTGTTATTAATAAATTTTTGTATATTTTCTAGATAATTATTGGTATAATCTTCTTTTTTTTTATTATCAAAATAACACATGATATTATCTATAGTTAAATTCCCATGCATAAAACACATCTCTTTCTTTAATTTATTTAAAATTCTAAATATTTCCATGATTACTTTTTCAAAAAAATTATCTAAAATTTGTGTACCATCTAATAAATAATTATTATAATCTAAAAATTTTATTAAATCATATAAACTAAAGATATTAAGTGTTTTATTATTTATTATTTTTTCTATTATTAAATGATTAATATTTGAATCATTTTTAGATATTTGATTAAATTTATGATAATTATCATAATAAATATAATTATCAAAATTTTCATATGTTAATTGTTTTTCATCCATTTTTTATATATATAACTATAAAAATTTATATATATAATTTTATTTAAATGCATCCAGATGATTTGTATTTGATTTTACTAATAATTTATGACAATCACCTGTTGTAGTAATTGGCATAGTCGATATTCCAAAAACACCATATGTCTGAGTGTTATAAAAATTTGCTTGACCGCCACCAAAATTTTTCGCGAAATATCCGAATTTATAATTCCAATTACTCTCATTAGCTCCCCACAAAGTTATCTTCAGAGTTTTTGTTGTTGTATCAAATCCACTTTCAGTTTGTCCCACTAAACCAAATCTGATTGTAATATTATTATTTTTATTTTTAAAATTATCAACAAACGCATTGACCAGATTAGATATGTTTTCCATCATTTTAATATAATCTTCACCATGTTTATTAAACCAAGTGTTCATCGCGATTGCTGTTCCCAATAAATGTTGGTAATATTGTTTCTTATTAGTATTATCATAAAAAGTTTTTGTTATATTAGTTTTATCGTTTGCGTCTATTCCTTTATAATTATTTTTTCCTGGTATATCGCCTGTTTTATTTTGATTGGGTGTGGGTTTATCCATGTTAGGAATAATGATTTCGACTTTTCTAGGATTCATACTTGGATTATTATTATTATATTTAATGGTTTCTTCCACAATATCCCATAACTCGGCAAAACGCATTTTTTGATGTTCAATGACACAAGCAGCACCATAATCTTGGTTTGGATCATATCCTGATGGAATATTTGTAAATTTTGGTTTTCCATCCGTTTCTTGATAAATAGCACCAAAAGCATGAGTTGGATTAGATGGAGGTGTCGTTGGTTGGGGTTTGGGGTTAGGCATTGTTGGTTGGGGTTGAGGTATAGTTGTGTTGTCACATTTTCCAATATCACTCATATTATCTAATTTCCATTTTATATAGCATTTATAAGTTTTATCTTTATTCGGATTACCAGATGTTAATATTACATTTTTAATAGTTTTATCATTTAGTAATTTATCAATATTTCCATCCATAAAATTTTTAAGTGGTGAGGCTGTAATTTGTGATATACTGATATGTGGAACAAAATTACCTGGCATATAATATAAATTTTCATCATAATTTATAAAATTACTTATGTTATTATTAATATCTCCTTTTACATATCTTACAAAATCTGATGAAATAATAACTGAATTATAATTTCCTAATACTTCATATTTATATTTTTTATTATTATATTTATAATCCTGTAAATTATCCAATTTAGAATAAGGGGGTGACATTAAAATATTATTTGTTGAATCAATTAAAATAACATCTTTATTATTATTATTATTAAGATAATTATCCAAAAGACGAATAATATACGAATTAATAAGGGGTGACAAAGTAACAATAGTAGTGTGTAAAGTATTTCCCGGAATTCCTGTATAATTTTTTTTACCCTCTTTATGTGCTTCAGCTATATTAGCTATTAAATTATATGATTTTAGACATTTAACTATTCTATTATTTGAAGCAGTACTTTTTGTTAAAATACAAGAATGACCAGATAGATATAAATCATCATAATTATTAAATACATCACTTATAATTTTCAAATTATTAATAATATATGTTGTTTTTGTAATTTTTGTTCCCATCAATAAAAAACAGCTATTATTATATAAATTTTTACAACCATTGTATTTTTTTATTACTTGTTCCAATAATTTAAAAAAAAGATTATTTTTAAAATTACTTATATTTGTATGATGAAGAGTAACTAATTTTTTAGATATTTCGTTCTCAACTTTAATTTCAATATTCTCAATAATACTTGAATTATTATTTTGTAATAAAGTATTTTGATATTCTTCAAAAAAACCATCACTATTAAATTTATCATTAACTTTGGCAATAGGTATAAATAATTTTTCTAAATTACTTGTATTATTAACATCGTATTTTTCTGTCAATGTAAAAACTAAAAATTGACTCATATATATATTATAATATAATTTAATTTAATTATATTATAAAAAACAAGATAAACTTGTGAAAAAAAGTAATATTTACATAATATATTATATTTCAATTATTTTATATATTTATTTACTTTATATATTTTATTTACTTTTTTTCTTGCTATTTTTTCTCTTTAATCTTTCCATTTTATGATAATTATCTGTTTTAATAAAAGTAATATAATAATAATTAGTTGCTCCATGTGTTTTATGAAAATTACTTTTTGTAAAACATTGTTTAAATCCATATTTACTAAATAATTGGACTAATTCTTTTCTACTAAAATATTTAGAATATGAATTATCATAAAAAGTTTTATAATCCGTTCCATCATATACCGCCCAGATCATATGTTCAACATCTACTAAATCTGCAAACTCATCATCATAACAATCATGCTCTCTTAAAATAATAACACCACCTATTTTCATAACTTTATTTAAACTTTTCATAAATTTATTTAATTTTTCAACATGGTGTAAAACTTGTAATAATGTAACAAAATTAAATGTATTATCTTCAAATGGTATATTTATTCCATCATATGTAATATGTTTAATTCCTTTTAATGGTTCTATTTTTTTTCCACTAAAACTTTCCACATCTATACAATTAGCATTATCTAAATTAAATATTTTTTTTATTTCCAAAGTAATTTCACCAATATTACACCCAACATCTAAATAATTATCTATTTTTTCTTTATCACATAATAAACTATTATATATATCAAATATATCTTTGGCTCTTTTATAACCACGTTTAGTATCAGACCCATATGAAGCATTATTTTCTTTTATCATAGAAATAAAATTATATATTTCTTCATCAGTATTTTTATTCTTTATCATATTTATTATTTTCTGAGAATTTTCACCAATATAAAATTTTTTATTATTAATTATAAACTCTATATTAGTTACTTTATCTATACCAAATTTTTTTAATAAAAATATAAAATTATTTACATATTTTGATTCAAATACTTTTCTAAATAAATATTTTGTTGTTACTGTCATTTATAATTTACTTTATATAATTTAACTATAAAATATTTATATATAATATATTATATGAATAATAAAATAAGCAAATTTTTAACGGATAATGATATAGATAAATTATTTAACAAAAGAAAATGGTTTCTGGATTTATTAAATAATAATAAATTAAATATATTTAGATATATTATTGGGAATTTTAAATTAAATATCGATTTGAAAGATTTCTTAGATTTTACAAGAAATAATAATAATGATGATGCTAAAATTTATAAATATATTAGAAATATCGTTAATAATCTTTACTTAGAAAAATGCAAAATAAATAATAAATCATGTTCTAATATTAATATTGCTGATGAATTAAAAAAAGATAATTTAGTTTATTATAGAAATGAATTAGTTCCACATAAAATATCTCAAATTGATAAAACTATTTCAAATTGGTATAAACCATTTATCAAAAAATATCTTGATATTGGAACTGAAGATGAATATTTTATAGATTCTATTGAAAAAAAATTTAAATGTGAAGCTTATGGATTGAATATAGAAGAAGGTTATGAACATTATTTTGAAGGCAATAAAAATAAAATTATAATATATGATGGTATTAATTTTCCTTTTAAAGAAAATGAATTTGATATGGTTAGTATAATTAGTGTTCTCCATCATATAAATGAAAAATTAATAGAAAAATGGATGAACAATATGTGCAAAATAACAAAAGCTGTCTTTATAAAAGATAATAATACAATAGATGATAATACTATTAAAAATATTGAAATACAACATGAAATATATGAAGGTGTTTTATATCCAAATTATAGAAGTCCTATTAATTTAACTCTCACTTATGATATTATAGCTAAAAATCTTGAAAAAAATAATTTTAAAATTATTTATAAAAATATAAAAGATGAATTCACAAGATCTTTTGTTTTATTTGCTGTAAAAAAAAATATTAAATATGAATCAAAAAATAATTCACAATCAAGATTAATATCTAATAAATATTATAATAATTATTATAAATTTAAAAGTATTAATAAAGCTAATATATATTGGAATAATTTAATTTACAAAGGAATGGCATATATTAGTATTGATTTGAAAAATAAAAAAATACCAAAAGATATTAAAAGTAATTTTAAAGAATTTATTAGAGATAAAGAATATAAATATATTGGTGAAAATTATATTAATAATAAAGAATTGTTATTAGTCTTGGAAAAGAAATAATTTTAATAATAATAATTAAAATTATTTACTATTTTTAGTGTTATCATATAAAGCCATCATTATTTCTTCTTTCTTTTTAGAATATAATGGTTCTTCTTTACCATTCACAATATCTATTAACTTACCAACAGCCATTAATTTTCTTCCATTTATTTTTTTTCTTTCATGTAATTTAATATTATTTGATATTTCTTCTAAATTATTAATTCTAACATCTACCACATCTGTTAATAATTCTGGCAAAAACATAGTCTTCATTTCTCCATCAATCATAACTTGACAATATTTAGATTTTAAATTAGATACATAAATATTGTTATTTTCTGGATGTTCCTTATTACAATGAACATGTTTTACTAATTCTAATAGAGAATCATATCCCACATTTAATATTTTTATTTTATCATCTGATGTAATATATGATAAGTCTTCATTTTTAAAATTTAATATTATATTATTTTGGGTTTTAATATAATTAGTATTATGAGTATTATGTGAATTAACACTATTATCACTAATATTATTTATATTTATGTTACATGGTTTCTCCGAAAGCATTCGTGAGCCTCTCTCTGAAGAGAGGCTCTCGAACGATGATACTGGATCTAATATTTTATTTTCTAATTCTTTTATTCTATTTTCTAAATTTTTTATAATAGAATTATTATCAAGCTGTTTATCTTGATTAATCTCTGTTTTATTTAATAAATCAATATTATGTAATATTTTACATCTATTTTTTTCTATGTGTAATTTTAAATTATATTTCCTGGTGAAAATATATCCACAATTCTTACATTTATGAATTTTCTTTATTTTCTTATGAATTATTTCTTGGTTACAAATATTAGTTTTATTTATATCCTGTGTGCTAATTTCATTTTGACACCCAATAACTTTGCTGTCTGAATTGGCCGCCTGTATATCCAAAAAATTTTTTGGGTCATTTTTCAGCATCAAAACGACATTCTGGCTATTTTCTTGTGCGTTTAAAGTGTGTTGACCTGCATCAAAACAACCGCAAACATCAGTATTTTTACCATTTCGGATATCATCGTCTTGTGCTCTTTTTTTTAAATCAGAAAACGTTATTTTATCATAGTTTATTGTATTGTCTTTTTTAATATTTTTATTACATGGAAATTTACGATTTTTATGATTCATATAATGGCTTTTTTGGTAAAATTCTTTGGAACAATCATTACATACATATATTGGCATTATAAATATTTACTATATATACTTTTATATAATATAAAAAAATATATAAAAAAAATATTAAAAAGTGCGTTTTTTGCAAAAACTCGCAGTCGTTTTTTGACCCAAAAAATTTTTTGGGGGGGAGAAAATTTTTTTTTAGGTAAAATTTTTTAGGTTTTCAAAAAATCATTGGAAAGTTTTTGAAAATCACGATTTTTTTCAATTTTTTTATTTTTTTTATGACACACAATTTTTTTGTAAAAAAAGATACTACGCGTTTTTAAAATTTTCAAGTTTTCCGAACATACCGCGAGATCCAAAGGAAAAAATATATTAGTTTTTTAATTAAAAAGATATATGTATAATAATTGGTTAATTTTTTACATGTCACGAAAGCCCTGAAAACTCATCTTTGAATGGGTAAAAATAATAAAAAAATTTAATAAAAATTCTAAAAAATTATTTTTTTAATTATTTTAAATTTAATATTATTAAAAATTAATAATATTAATTATTTGCTTTCAAGTGAAGAAATACGATTTAATAAATCTGTAATCTGCGTTTTTAATAAATTAATTTCATCATTTTGATTATTAATAGTAGTATTTAAAGTATTTATTTGTCTATCTAATTCTTGGGTCGCAGCAAAATTTAAAGTGTATAAATAATCTTTCTTCAAATAATGGAAATCATTGACTTTTGTTCCATATACAAATATATTTTCGCTTACATCTACAACATTATTACTTGTATCAATATTATTATTAGATTCAATTTGATTAATGGATTTATTTAATCTATAATTTTGGTTATCTATTTTTTCTGTAATCATAAATTCGCCATATATATCCAATAAATTATTTTTTTTAATTAAAATATTATCACTAATATCAAGTAATACATCTTCATTGAAAGTTAATATATCTTGCGTAATAATTCCGTCTTTTAATATATTTGGTATATAATTTTGTTTTAATTCGATAGCTTCTGGTATTATTTGGCCAACTTCTTGTGCCATAAAACCATATACTTTATTTTCGGTAACTCTTAATGGATCTAAATAATTATATTTCTTTGGTTCGATTTGTCTTAATTTAATTAATGCTTCTCCATCCTCAATTATTTCAACATTAGTTTTAATTCTTTGGTCAGAAGTGAGAATAACACCGGCGGCGCGAACATTAGCAGAAGCATTGATATCACCAACAACATCTAATTTATAAGCAGGACTACTTAGACCAATACCCATATTGCCAGCAGAATCGGATAAAACTGTTCTATACACAGACGAAGTTTCATCATATATAGCCAAACGACCGCCACCCCATCCAGCGGCATTGGAAGTTGAAATTAAATTATAAGCTCTTGTTCCTCCTTCATTAGCAGCTAAAATAAGACTCGCTCCATAATTTCTGGCTGAAGATAAAGAAGTAGATATATTGGGATCACCTGTTTTACAAATTAAATTTGTCAAACATGCTATATTACCATTTACATCTAATTTTTGTGTAGGAGTAAAAGTTCCGATACCTACATTGCCATTTCTTATTATTGTGAAATCTGATGATGAAATACCAGCACGACCAATAAATATTCTATCATTTTCATTTGAGCTTGCATTTGATTCTGTTCTTAATCCAAATTGCCATATCGCATTATTTCTTGTTGAAGAACTATTATATATACCTGTATTAAATTCAATTAAATTCCATGATGAATTAGTTGTTGAATTAAATAAATGTAATTGATAACCATTAACATTATTAATAGCCAGACTACCACTAATATCTAATCTATATTGTGGATTAGTTGTTCCAATACCAACATTACCATCTTTATTTATAGTCATTCTTAGTTTTTGTCCATCAGCAAACGCATCAGTTGTTAGAAAATGTAATACACTTCCACTTGTAAAAGAACCACCCGTAGTATCACTCGTTTGACATAATATAGCTGCCTGAGAACCAGTTCTAAGTCCTCCAATTGAACCATTGGCACCAAATGATATACCTGTATATGTTCCATCACTATTAGTGGCAGGAACTAAATGAATAGAACCATAGGAACTTGTTCCAGTCATCGTGCTTGTTGAGCTATTATATCTTACATCCAATCTTGTAAGAGGATTATTAGTTGCAATACCAACATTGCCACTTGAATCTATTCTCATTCTTTCAGTGTTATTAGTTCCAAATACAATAACACCAGAAGCTGTTTGATTTATCATGTGTAATTCATTAGGTATAAATGATGAAGGTGCACCAAAATAAAATTTTCTAATATTAGAACTATTGTAAAATTCCATATATCCGTGTCCAGCAGTTCCATCTCGTAATTGTATTTTAGCACCTGCACTACCATCAATATTTAATCCAGTTAGAGTGCCAACACTTGTTAAACTGGATGAAGTAACTCCTGAACCTAAACTTGTGGCAGTTAAAACATCTGAACCATTGATTTTATAAGTATATCCTGTAGTTAAATTAGTGTTACCAGAAATATCTAATTTATAACTAGGATTAGTAGTTCCAATACCCACATTACCACTTGAATTAATTCTCATTGTTTCAGTTCCATTTCTTCTAAAAACTAGATCTTCAATACCTGTAGCAGCACCTCTTGTTACGCCCATATCCCAAAAATCAGAATACCATTGTAATCTTACAGCATGTGTCATATCTCCGGTAGTATATGAACTAACAAAATTAGTAAGAATACGACGGTTTCCTGCATCTGCTCCACTATTACTAACAATGTCTAAAATAGATAAAGGATTAGTAGTTCCCATACCAATATTACCATTTTTTACTACTGTAAAATCATTGAGTGGAATGCCAGCACGACCAATATAGAATCTATCTGAATCATTGGAACTTCCATTTGATTCTGTTTTTAATCCTATTTCCCATTTTGATTCATTTCTATTTGTATTTCCATTATAAATTCCTGTGCTAAATTCTATTATATTCCATGAAGCATTAGTTGTAGAATTATTGATAATTAATTGATCTCCGTCATTAGTAATTCTTGTTCTACCATTAATATCTAGTTTATAAGCTGGTTCGGCATTATTAATACCAATATTGCCATTTGGAAAATTTACACCAGAAGCATCATATGTTAAAAATGCTGCAGTTGCTCTTCTTCCTATTGTTACTTTGTTATTTTCCCAACCTATATAAGCTGCTTGATTTGTTGTATCTCTTCCTATTTCTAAATAAGCATCACCTGTATCAGTTGTTCTTCTAATTGATGACAAAATAGTATCAGCTGATCTAACAGATAAAGTATTCGATGGATTAGTAATTCCAATACCGATTCTATTATTTGACGAATCTACTTTAAAAGTATCGGTATCTACTGTTAGATCACCAGAAATAGTTAAACTTGATAGAGTGCCAACACTTGTTAAACTCGATGAAGTGACACCACTTCCCAAACTTGTTGCCGTTAAAACATCATTACTATTTATTTTATATGTATTACCAGAGGTTAAATTTAAATTTCCTGATAATGTTCCACCGATTAATTTTAAATAATTATTTGAAACATCCTGAGTAGTAATAAGAGTTTCATTTGCTGTTAATATTGGTGTAGATAAAATAAAATTATTTTCTGGTGCCTTTAATTCCCATGAAGTTCCAAGACTTGATGTTTTAATATAAGCTTGTCCATCTGTGTTATTATCTCTTATTTGAATTCCCGAACCTCTTGCTGTTCCAGAACCGGAAGCATTTTTATTCAAAGTTATTAAATTATCACTAACATCAAGATTAGTAGTATTTATAGAATTAAGAGTTCCAGCTATATTAACAGTATCTCCGCTTGAACCAATATTTATAGTAGTAGTTCCAGAATTTGAACCAAGATTTATTGTTTGAATATTATTAGAACAAGCAAGATTTAAAGTTGTAACATTATTTCCAATGTCCAATGTATTTCCTGAATTATCCATACCACTCGCATTAATAGTATTATTAACAGTTAAACTTGATAGAGTCCCAACAGATGTAAGACTTGATGAAGTAATACCTGTTCCCAAAGAATTATAAGTTAAAACATCATTACCATTTATCTTATATGTATATCCAGTAGTTAAATTAGTATTGCCTGATACATCAAGAGTATAAGTAGGTGAAGTATTTAAGATACCAACTTTATTATTAGAAGAATCTATTTTAAAAGTATCTATATCAACTATTAAATCCCCGGAAATAGTTAAACTTGATAAAGTTCCAACACTTGTTAAACTGGATGAAGTAATACCAGAACCAAGAGTTGTAGAAGATAAAACATCTGAACCATTTATTTTATAACTATAACCAGATGTTAAATTAGTATTACCTGAAATATCTAAAATATATGAAGGATTACTTTTCCCAATACCGACATTACCTAAATTATAATAAATATCTGAATTATTTGATGTCCATTGTGAAGAACCACTAAATAAAGAACCATTTTGATATAAATTACCAGAAAAATTAATATTACCAGAAACATCTAGTGCTTGTGAAGGTGCAGTATTTAATATTCCGACTCTATTATTAGAAGTATCTACTTTAAAAGTATTTGTATTAACTATTAAATCGCCACTTATATTTAAATTATCAAGAGTTCCAACACTTGTTAAACTGGAATTAACAATACTAGAACCAAGTGTTGTAGAAGTTAATACAATATCATTATTTATTTTATACCCAAACCCAGAAGCTATATTAGTATTACCAGATATATCTAAAATATTAGTTGGATTTGTTGTTCCTATACCAACATTTCCATTATTATCAATTACGAAATTTGGCTGGCGAGCCAAATATTCAATTCCATTATAATAAACTATTCGTGACATTTTATATTGTATATATAAAATGAAATTAAAAAAATTAATATTTGTTGAACTCTGGATTTAGAATCCAATGGTTTATATTGGGTAAGCCTGTTTTTATAACTAACACGTAAGTGCTGTTGTAGGGAATACAGTATATCTTACCATTTTGTGCTACAACACAGCCAACCCATTTACTGGCATCAGCAGCTAAACCAGAAATAGTAGAAGCAGTAACAATATTTTGAACAGAATCAATAGTCATAACATTTGTGTTGCCATGTGGAACTGCGTAAATCTTACCATTTGGTGATGTACAAGCACCATACCAGCCCGAAGCATCAGCATTTAATTCAGTTACTGTGTTTGAAGCATAATCCACAGCTAAAACAGAAGTAGCATTGAGTGGCATAAAGTAAATAGTTCCATTCTCAGAAATACATCCATTACTCCATTTCAATGAACTAGCAGAAAGACCAGTAATAGTGGTAGTATCAGCAGTATTAGCACTTGGATCAATAATGAGGAGAGTAGTAGCAGAACCAGGAGCACAGTAAATCTTACCATTGGATGCTAAAACACCACCTAACCATTTATCAGTTCCAGCTCCTAATCCAGTAATAGTAGCAGTATCAGCAGTATTAGTGTCAGGATCAATAATTAGAACAGTGCTACTATTTCTAGGAATACCATAAATCTTGCCATTAGGAGCCAAAACACCACCAACCCATTTACCAGTTCCAGCACCTAAGCCAGTAATCGTAGCAGTATCAGCAGTATTATTAACAGTATCAATAATTAATACAACACTGCTATCATGAGGAATACAGTAAATTTTGCCATTTGGAGCTAAAACACCACCAGCCCATTTATTGTTACCAGTTAATCCAGTAATACTTGTAGTATCATAAGTATTTGTGAATGGATTAATGATTAAAACATAAGTGCTGGAATATGGAACACAATAAATCTTGCCATTTTGAGCTAAAACACCACCGAACCATTTAGCACTTCCAGTTAATCCAGAAATATCTGTAATATTTGTATTATTTTCTGGGAACATGCTCTTGGATGAAACATTAAATTGATATGGTGAATATGATAACCATTCATAACCAGCGCCAGTAGCAGCCATGATTTGATTCAAAGAACCAGTAGAATTATTATAATCTTTAATTTGAGTAGATTTCATGGTTCCAACAACTTGTAAAGCATTTGTTGGATTAGTTGTTCCAATACCCATATTACCACTGGCATCACATAAAATAGTTCTATACAGAGCAGCAGTGTCATCATAAATAGCTAATTTACCATTACCAGATCCTGCATTACCTGCTGTCGAAATTAAATTATAACTTCTTGCTCCTGATAGACCAGCTGGATTCATAATAATGGAAGCACCATAACTTCTATTGGAATCCATATCAATAACATTAGAACCGCTCTTAATACCAGCATTACCACCAACTTCTAATTTATAAGTTGGATTAGTAGCATTGATACCAAAGTTACCAGCAGCAGTATGAGTTGATAAGGTAAAATCAGCACCACCACCATTTCTAAAAACTGTATTTAAGATATTATTAGATGTATCATACCATACATTAAAGCTTTCAGCATCAGTTTCATTTCTTTCCAAACGTAAGAGAGAATCGGTTGATCCTTTACCAATTGTTAAGAAATCTTTGACACGTCCTTGACCACTAACATCTAATAAAAATTGCGGATTAGCATTACCTATACCAACATTTCCTCCAACTAGATTAGTTCCAGAAGCATCATATGTAAGGATTTTAGCAACACCTCTTCTACCTAATGTAACTTTGCTAGCTTCCCAACCAAGATAAATAGCATTATTTGTGGAATCTTGTCCTACTTCTAAAAGTGCATCTCCAGTATCGCTTGTTTTTCTGACAGATGTAAGAATACTATCACTTGATTTAACAGTGAAAGAATGTGTTGGATTGGTCATATTAACACCAACTCTATTATTAGAAGAATCAACTTTAAATGTATTTGTATCAACAGTTAAATCACCAGCAATAGTTAAACTTGTGAGAGTTCCAACACTGGTTAAACTGGAATTAACAACACCAGAACCAAGTGTAGTAGCAGAAAGCACATCGGAGTTAGCAATCTTGTAAGCATATCCAGATGATAAATTAGTATTACCAGAAACATCTAAAAGATGAATTGGCTGAGTATTACCAAGACCTAAATTACCACTTGCATCCAATCTCAATTTTTCAGAACCACCAGTTGTAATAGCAAAGTTGTCAGCCACAGGATAATAAATACCAGTATTCTTATCATTAGATGTAGATAAAACAGGAACGGTAGCAGAACCAGCAGGAGTTAATAATTGATCACTGGCATCAATAACAGCAACAGTAGAATTAGAAGCCAAAATAGGTGTAGCTAAAATAAAGTTATTTTCGGGTGCCTTTAATTCAAATCCAGAACCTAAGTTGCTAACATTGATGTAACCTTGGGTATCACTATTATTATCACGAATAAAGATACCTGCATTTCTAGCAGTTCCTGAACCAACAGCATTCTTATTAATAATAATTTGTTTATCATCAACTTGGAGGTTCTGACTTTGAATGTAGTTGAGGCTACCAGCAATATTAACTGTATCTCCTGTTCCACCAATATTAATAGTCGTAGCACCAAGTCCAGGACCAATATTGACAGTTTGAACACCATCACCATTACCTAAATTAAGAGTAGAAGCATTAGTACCAACATTTAAGGTATTACCTGAATTATCAATACCTTGAGCTGAAATAGTATTACTTACTGTTAAAGCAGTAAGTGTTCCTACGTTTGTCAAACTGGAATTAACAACACCAGAACCAAGAGTTGTAGCAGATAAAACATCAGCACCATTAATTTTATAAGTGTTGGTGACTGATAAGTTAGCACTACCAGCAACATCGAGAGCATAAGCAGGTGAAGTATTAAGAATACCGACTTTGTTACTAGAAGAATCAACTTTGAAGGTATTAGTATCAACTAAAAGATCACCAGCAACAGTTAAACTTGTCAGAGTTCCAACACTTGTTAAACTGGATGCTAACACACCAGAACCAAGAGTAGTGGCAGAAAGAACATCATTACCAGCAATCTTGTAAGTATAACCTGAAGAAAGATTGGCTGTTCCTGAAACATCAAGAACATAAGAAGGTGATGAGTTAAGAATACCAACTCTATTATTGGAAGAATCTACTTTAAGGGTATTACTATCAATTGTAACATCACCTGCAACAGTTAAACTGGTTAGAGTTCCAACACTTGTTAAACTCGAATTAACAACACCAGAACCAAGAGTTGTAGCAGATAAAACATCATTACCAGCGATCTTGTAAGTGTAACCAGAAGAAAGATTAGCTGTTCCGGAAACATCAAGAACATAAGAAGGTGATGAGTTAAGAATACCAACTCTATTATTAGAAGAATCTACTTTAAGGGTATTACTATCAATTGTAACATCACCAGCAACGGTTAAACTTGTAAGAGTTCCAACACTGGTTAAGCTAGAATTGACAACACCAGAACCAAGAGTAGTGGCAGAAAGAACATCATTACCAGCGATCTTGTAAGTGTAACCAGAGGAAAGGTTGGCCGTTCCAGAAACATCTAGAACATAAGAAGGGGATGAGTTAAGGATACCGACCCTATTATTAGATGAATCAACTTTAAGGGTATCACTGTCAATAGTAACATCACCAGCAACAGTTAAACTGGTTAGAGTTCCAACACTTGTTAAACTGGATGCTAACACACCAGAACCAAGAGTAGTGGCAGAAAGAACATCATTACCAGCAATCTTATAAGTGTAACCAGAGGAAAGGTTGGCCGTTCCAGAAACATCAAGAACATAAGATGGGGAAGAATTGAGAATACCAACTCTATTATTAGAAGAATCTACTTTGAGGGTATTACTATCAATGGTAACATCACCTGCAACAGTTAAACTGGTTAGAGTTCCAACACTTGTTAAACTTGAATTAACAACACCGGAACCAAGAGTAGTGGCAGAAAGAACATCATTTCCGGCAATCTTATAAGTGTAACCAGAAGAAAGATTAGCAGTTCCAGAAACATCAAGAACATAGGATGGGGAAGAATTGAGAATACCTACTCTATTGTTAGAAGAATCAACTTTAAGGGTATCACTGTCAATAGTAACATCACCAGCAACAGTTAAACTGGTTAGAGTTCCAACACTTGTTAAACTTGAATTAACAACACCGGAACCAAGAGTCGTAGCAGATAAAACATCAGCACCAGCGATCTTGTAAGTGTAACCAGAAGAAAGATTAGCATTTCCAGAAACATCTAATAAAAATTGAGGATTGGCGTTATTAATACCAACATTTCCTCCAACTAGATTAGTTCCAGAAGCATCATATGTAAGGATTTTAGCAACACCTCTTCTACCTAATGTAACTTTGCTAGCTTCCCAACCAAGATAAATAGCATTATTTGTGGAATCTTGTCCTACTTCTAAAAGTGCATCTCCAGTATCGCTTGTTTTTCTGACAGATGTAAGAATACTATCACTTGATTTAACAGTGAAAGAATGTGTTGGATTGGTCATATTAACACCAACTCTATTATTAGAAGAATCAACTTTAAATGTATTTGTATCAACAGTTAAATCACCAGCAATAGTTAAACTTGTGAGAGTTCCAACACTTGTTAAACTAGAATTAACAACACCATAACCAAGTGTAGTAGAAGATAGAACTTCGGTTCCACCAATCTTGTATACATAGCCAGTAGTAAGATTGGTATTACCAGAAACATCTAACAATTCTGATGGAGAAGTAAGACCAATACCCATTCTACCGACAGAATCTGCCAAAACAGTTCTATATTGACCTGCAGCACCATCACGAATAGTTAATTTATCACCACCAGCATCAGAACTATTATTGGTAGAAATAATTTCATAATTTCTATTTGATTTAATTGAAACAGCAGAACCATAAGCTTTATTGGCATCCATATTTACATAATTATCTCCACTTGTGGCAGCAGAAACACCAGATACATCTAATTTATAAGCTGGTTGAGTTGTTCCAACACCAAGATTTCCACTGGCATCTACTCTCATTCTTTCAGAACCACCAGTTGTAATAGCAAAGTTGTCAGCTACTGGATAATAAATACCAGTATTCTTATCACTTGTAGTAGATAAGACTGGTACACTTGCTGTACCAGCAGGAGTTAGTAATTGGTTACTAATATCAATAACAGCAACTGTAGAATTAGAAGTTAAACTTGGAGTAGCCAAAATAAAGCTATTTTCAGGTGCCTTTAATTCAAAACCAGTTCCAGACCCATCAACATTAATATAACCTTGTGTATCACTATTATTATCACGAATAAAGATACCTGCATTTCTAGCAGTTCCAGTTCCTGTTGCATTCTTATTAATAATGATTTGTTTATCATCAACTTGGAGGTTCTGACTTTGAATATAATTGAGACTACCAGCAATGTTAACTGTATCTCCTGTTCCACCAATATTAATAGTCGTAGCACCAAGTCCAGGACCAATATTGACAGTTTGAACACCGTCACCATTACCTAAATTAAGAGTAGAAGCATTAGTACCAATATTTAAGGTGTTACCAGAATTATCAATACCTTGTGCAGAAATAGTATTACTAACAGTCAGACCAGTTAAAGTTCCAACACTGGTCAAACTGGATGAAGTAACACCAGAACCAAGAGTAGTGGCAGATAAAACATCAGTATTAGCAATCTTGTAAGTATTTGTGACAGATAAATTAGCACTACCAGCAACATCGAGGGCATGATTAGGTGTAGAAGTTAAAATACCAACTTTATTGCTAGATGAATCAACTTTGAAGGTATTATCATCAACAGTTAAATTACCAGAAACAGCCAAACTGGTTAGAGTTCCGACACTTGTTAAACTTGATGCTAATACACCAGAACCAAGAGCCGTAGCAGAAAGAACATTATTTCCGGCAATCTTATATACATTACCAACAGTAAGGTTAGCATTACCAGAAACATCAAGAGCTTCAGATGGAGAAGTAGTCATGATACCGACTCTATTATTTGACGAATCTACTTTAAGAGTGCTACTATCAATAGTAACGTCACCAGCTACAGTTAAACTGGTCAAAGTTCCAACGCTGGTTAAACTAGAAGCAGTAACACCAGAGCCTAAACTAGTAGCAGATAAAACTTCGGCACCAGCAATTTTGAATACATTACCAGTAGTAAGGTTCGCATTACCAGAAACATCAAGAGCCTCAGATGGAGCAGTAGTCATAATACCAACTCTATTATTTGTAGAATCAACTTTAAGAGTGCTGCTATCAATAGTAACATCACCTGCAACTGTTAAACTGGAAAGAGTTCCAACGGAAGTAAGACTGGAAGCAGTAACACCAGAACCAAGAGCAGTAGCAGATAAAACTTCGGCACCAGCAATTTTGAATACATTACCAGTAGTAAGGTTCGCATTACCAGAAACATCAAGAGCTTCGGATGGAGCAGTAGTCATAATACCAACTCTATTATTTGTAGAATCAACTTTAAGAGTGCTGCTATCAATAGTAACGTCTCCAGAAACAGTTAAACTGGAAAGAGTTCCAACAGAAGTAAGACTAGAAGAAGTAACACCAGAACCAAGAGCAGTCGCTGAAAGAACATTATTTCCTGCAATCTTAAAAACATTACCAACAGAAAGGTTAGCATTACCAGAAACATCAAGAGCTTCGGATGGAGAGGTAGTCATAATACCTACTTTATTAGTATTAGAATCTACTTTGAAAGTATTGGTATCTACAGTTAAATCACCTGAAACAGCTAAACTGGATAGAGTTCCAACGCTGGTTAAACTAGAAGCTAAGACACCAGAACCAAGGGCGGACGCAGAGAGAACAGTAGTTCCTCCAATCTTTAAAGCATTACCTTCGGAAATGTTAGCATTACCAGACACGTCAAGCACGTTAGAAGGATTGGTAGTTCCAACACCTACGTTTCCACTTGTGTCAATAACAAAATTAACCTGGCGAGCCAAATAATCTTTACCATTATAAAATACAATTCTAGACATTTTAAAAATCTATATATATTTGCGTATAAAAAAATTTAATATTTATTAAACCCAGGATTTAAAATCCAATTATTTACGCTCTGTAATCCTGTTTTTATAATTAATACATTTTCACTATTGTAGGGAATATTATATATCTTGCCATTTTGTGCTAAAACACATCCAATCCATTTATTAATATCATTAGATAGACCACTTATAATATTTGTATTTATTGAATTTTCAATAGAATCCACTAAGAGAACAGACGTATTTATATAAGGAACACCATAAATTTTACCATTAGGTGAGGTGCAAGAGCCAAACCAGCCAGATGCATCAACTAATAATTCATTTATAGTATTATCCGTATAATCGACTGATAAAACAGTGGTAGCATTTAAGGGCATAAAATAAATTGTGGAATTACTAGAAATTGAACCATTACTCCATTTGAGGCTATTATTAGACAAACCTGTGATACTTGTTGTATCAGCTGTATTATTAAGAGGATTGATAACAAGTAGTGTAGTCGCAGAACCAGGTGCACAATATATTTTACCATTGGGAGCTAAAACACCACCCAGCCATTTGTCTGTTCCGGCACCTAATCCAGTTATAGTTGATACATCTGCTGTATTTAAAACTGGATCGATGATTAGAACATTTGAACTATCACGAGGTATGCCATATATTTTACCATTACTAGCTAAAACTCCACCACACCATTTATTTGTTCCAGCTCCTAATCCAGTAATTGTTGTAGTATCAGCTGTATTATTATTTGTATCGATGATTAAAACTACGTCACTATCATTAGGAATACAATATATTTTACCATTTTGAGCTAAAACACCTCCAGCCCATTTATTATTACCAGATAAATCAGTAATACTTGTAGTATCATAAGTATTATTATTTGGATTGATAATTAAAACATATGTGCTGGAATGGGGAATACAATATATATTACCATTACGAGCCAAAACTCCTCCAAACCATTTAGCACTACCTGTTAAACCGGATATATCTGTGATATTTATTTCATTTTCAGGGAACATATCCTCAATATTGACGCTATAATTATAGGGTAGTTGTGTTTGAGTGATCCATTGATATCCGCTTCCGGTAGCTGTTAAAACTTGATTAGCGGAACCAACAGAATTATTGATATCTTTTATATAAGTAGATTTAATTGTTCCCATCACATCTAATGTTTCTGTAGGATTTGTAGTTCCTATACCAACATAATTATTAGAACTATCTACTATTAGAGTATTTGTATCGACACTTAAATCACCAGAAATATTTAAATTAGTAAGAGTTCCAACACTTGTTAAACTTGAAGAAGTAACACCAGAACCAAGAGTAGTGGCAGATAAAACATCTGAACCATTAATTTTATAGGAGTAATTATCTGTTAAATTAGCATTACCAGAAATATCGAGGGCATAATTTGGTGAAGTATTATTAATACCAATATTACCACTATTATCAATTCTTAATCTTTCTAGACCATCTGTGACAAGAGCGATATTATCTGTTGTTGGAAAATAAATACCTGTATTAATATCATTAGTATGAGATAAAACAGGATTTGTAACAGTTCCAGAAGGTAATAATATTTGGTTACTGGCATCTATAACTACAACTGTTGAATTGGATGATATATTAGGAGTTGATAAAATAAAATTATTTTCCGGAGCTTTAAAATTAAATCCGTCACCTGTATTATTTACTCTCATATATCCTTGACTATCATTATCATTATCTCTGATTAATATACCAGCACCTCTAGCTGTTCCAGAACCAACTGCTTTTTTATTAATAATAATTTCATTATCATCCACTTGTAAATTAGTGGTTTGAATATAATTAAGATCACCAGCGATATTGACTGTATCACCAGCACTACCTATATTTATAGTGGTGGGAACTATTCCAGCACCTACATTAATTATATTAGCATAACTACCTATATCTAATGTATTACCAGAATTATCGAGACCTTGAGCTGAAATAGTATTATTAACTGTAAGAGCATTTAGAGTTCCAACACTGGTTAAACTGGAAAAAGTAACACCCGAACCCAAACTTGTAGAAGTTATAACATCATTACCGCCAATTTTATAAGCAAAACCAGAACTTATATTAGCATTTCCACTAATATCTAATTTATATGATGGATTTGTTATTCCTATACCGATATTGCCAACATCATTTATTCTTAATCTTTCATTAGCATTTGTGACAAAAGCTATATTATCGAGCGCGGGATAATAGATACCAGTATTAACATCACCGGTATAAGTAATTGCTGGTAATATACTTGTTCCAGCACCAGTTATAATTCTTGTTGTAGTTGAAAGATCACCAGTAACATTCGTTGTTAATAAATTAGTAATTCCAGAGACATCTAAACCAGTCAAAGTTCCAACACTTATAAGACTTGAAGTTATAACACCCGAACCAAGAGTTGTCGCAGTTAAAACATCATTACCACCAATTTTATAAGCATATCCTGCTGTTAAATTAGTATTACCAGAAACATCAAGAGCATAATTAGGTGAAGTGTTTAAAATACCGACTCGATTATTAGAAGTATCTACTCTTAAAACATCATTATCAACGATTAAATCGCCACTAATTGTAAGATTATTAAGAGTTCCAACACTTGTTAAACTTGATGATAATATATTAGAACCAAGGCTATTTTCTGTTAAAACATCATTACCATCTATCTTATAAGCATAACCAGAAGTTAAATTAGTATGACCGGAAACATCAAGGACATAAGTAGGCGAAGTATTTAATATACCAACTTTATTATTTGATGTATCTATTTTGAAAGTATCAGTATCAACAACTAAATCACCAGATATAGTAAGATTATTGAGAGTTCCGACAGAAGTTAAACTTGATGAAGTCACACCACTTCCCAAAGAATTAGATGATAAAACATCATTACCATTTATTTTATAAGTATAACCAGATGTTAAATTAGTATTACCAGAAACATCAAGTGTATAAGTCGGTGAAGTATTTAATATACCTACTCTGTTATTTGAAGTATCTACTTTAAGAACATCATTATCTATGGTTAGATCTCCTGTAATATTTGTAGTTGATAAATTAGTTATTCCTGAGACATCTAAATTATTAAGAGTTCCAACAGAAGTTAAACTTGATGTAATAACATCTGAACCAAGAGTTGTGGAAGATAAAACATCTGAACCATTTATTTTATAAGTATAACCAGATGTTAAATTTGTGTTACCAGAAACATCAAGTGTATAAGTCGGTGAAGTGTTTAATATACCTACTCTATTATTAGAAGTATCTATTCTGAAAGTATTAGTATCTACAACTAAATCACCTGAAATAGTTAAATTATTAAGAGTTCCAACACTTGTAAGACTTGAAGAAATAACACCAGAACCAAGAGATGTAGAAGATAAAACATCAAATCCATTTATTTTATAAGTATAACCACTTGTTAAATTTGTATTACCGGAAACATCAAGGGCATAAGTAGGCGAGGTATTTAATATACCAACTCTATTATTAGATGTATCTATTTTGAAAGTATCAGTATCGACAATTAAATCGCCACTTATAGTTAAACTATTTAGAGTTCCGACACTTGTTAAACTGGAAGTTGTAACACCGGAACCAAGAGTTGTAGATGATAAAACATCATTACCTCCTATTTTATAACTATAACCAGAAGTTATATTGGTATTACCGGAAACATCAAGAGCATAAGTGGGTGAAGTATTTAAAATACCTACTCTATTATTAGATGTATCTACTTTAAGAACATCATTATCTATTGTTAGATCTCCAGAAATATTTGTAGTTGATAAATTAGTTATTCCTGAGACATCTAAATTATTAAGAGTTCCAAGACTAGTTAAACTCGATGAAATAACACTCGAACCAAGCGAAGTAGAAGTTAAAACATCTGAACCATTTATTTTATAAGTATAACCAAATGTTAAATTTGTGTTACCAGAAACATCAAGGGTATAAGTCGGTGAAGTATTTAAGATACCTACTCTATTATTTGACGTATCTATTCTAAATGTATCAGTATCTACTATTAAATCACCAGAAATATTTAAATTATTAAGAGTTCCGACACTTGTTAAACTGGAAGTTGTGACACTTGTTCCTAGAGTTGTAGCAGATAAAACATCATTACCATTTATTTTATAAGTATAACCAGAAGTTAAATTAGTATTACCGGAAACATCAAGAGCATAAGTAGGTGAAGTATTTAAGATACCAACTCTATTATTAGATGTATCTACTTTGAGAACATCATTATCTATAGTTAGATCACCTGTTATATTAGTTGTTGATAAATTAGTTATTCCTGAGACATCTAAATTATTAAGAGTTCCAACAGAAGTTAAACTTGATGTAATAACACCTGAACCAAGAGTTGTGGAAGATAAAACATCTGAACCATTTATTTTATAAGTATAACCAGATGTTAAATTTGTGTTACCAGAAACATCAAGTGCATAAGTCGGTGAAGTATTTAAAATACCTATTCTATTATTGGAAGTATCTATTCTGAAAGTATCAGTATCTACTATTAAATCACCAGAAATAGTTAAATTACTAAGAGTTCCAACACTGGTTAAACTGGAATTAACAACACCAGAACCAAGTGTAGTAGAAGTTAAAACATCATTGCCATTTATTTTATAACTATAACCACTTGTTAAATTTGTATTTCCAGATACATCAAGGGTATAAGTAGGAGAAGTATTTAATATACCTACTCTATTATTAGATGTATCTATTTTGAAAGTATCAGTATCGACTACTAAATCACCAGAAATATTTAAATTATTAAGAGTTCCGACAGAAGTAAGACTTGATGAAGTAATTCCTGTTCCAAGCGAAGTAGAATTTAAAACATCATTTCCATTTATTTTATAACTATAACCAGAACTTAAATTAGTATAACCTGAAACATCAAGTGTATATGTAGGCGAAGTATTTAATATCCCTACTCTATTATAGGATGTATCTATTCTGAAAGTATCAGTATCAACTATTAAATCGCCAGCAATATTTAAATTATTAAGAGTTCCGACAGAAGTAAGACTTGAAGAAATAACACCAGAACCAAGTGATGTAGAAGATAAAACATCAGTTCCACTTATTTTATAAGTATATCCAGAACTTAAATTAGTATTACCTGATACATCAAGGGTATAAGTCGGTGAAGTATTTAATATACCAACTCTATTATTAGATGTATCTACTTTAAGAACATCATTATCTATGGTTAAATCTCCAGAAATATTAGTAGTTGATAAATTAGTTATTCCTGAGACATCTAAATTATTAAGAGTTCCAACAGAAGTTAAACTTGATGTCAATATACTAGAACCCAGAGTTGTAGATGATAAAACATCATTACCTCCTATTTTATAAGTATAACCTGAAGTTAAATTGGTATTACCGGAAACATCAAGAGCATAAGTAGGAGAAGTATTTAATATACCTACTCTATTATTGAATGTATCTACTTTAAGAACATTGTTGTCTATTGTTAGATCACCAAAAATATTTGTAGTTGATAAATTAGTTATTCCTGAAACATCTAAACTATTAAGAGTTCCGACAGAAGTAAGACTTGAAGAAATAACACCAGAACCAAGTGATGTAGAAGATAAAACATCAGTTCCATTTATTTTATAAGTATATCCAGAACTTAAATTAGTATTACCTGATACATCAAGGGTATAAGTCGGTGAAGTATTTAAGATACCTACTCTATTATTAGAAGTATCTATTCTAAATGTATTAGTATCTACTATTAAATCACCAGAAATAGTTAAATTATTAAGAGTTCCAACAGAAGTAAGACTTGATGAAGTAACACCAGAACCAAGACTTGTGGAAGATAAAACATCTGAACCATTTATTTTATAAGTATAACCTGTTGTTAAATTAGTGTTTCCGGAAACATCGAGTGTATAAGTTGGTGAAGTATTTAAGATACCAACTCTATTGTTAGATGTATCTATTCTAAAAGTATCAGTATCTACTATTAAATCACCAGAAATAGTTAAATTATTAAGAGTTCCAACAGAAGTAAGACTTGAAGAAATAACACCAGAACCAAGAGATATAGAATTTAAAACATCAGTTCCATTTATTTTATAAGAATAACCAGAAGTTAAATTAGTATTTCCTGAAATATCGAGGGCATAATTTGGTGAAGTGTTTAAGATACCTACTTTATTATTAGAAGTATCTACTTTAAGAACATCATTATCTATTGTTAAATCACCAGAAATATTAGTAGTTGATAAATTAGTGATTCCTGATACATCTAAACTATTAAGAGTTCCAACACTTGTCAAATTAGATGTTAATATATTAGAACCAAGACTATTTTCTGTTAAAACATCATTACCATTTATTTTATAAGTATAACCAGATGTTAAGTTAGTATTTCCTGAAACATCAAGGGTATAAGTAGGTGAAGTGTTTAAGATACCAACTTTATTATTAGATGTATCTACTTTAAGAACATCGTTATCTATTGTTAAATCTCCATAAATATTAGTAGTTGATAAATTAGTAATACCAGAAACATCTAAATTATTAAGAGTTCCAACACTGGTCAAATTAGATGTTAATATATTAGAACCAAGACTATTTTCTGTTAAAACATCATTACCTCCGATCTTGTATGTATATCCTGATGTTAAATTAGTATATCCTGAAACATCAAGTGTATAAGTCGGTGAAGTATTTAAAATACCAACTCTATTATTAGATGTATCTATTCTGAAAGTATCTGTATCGACAATTAAATCACCACTAATATTTAAATTAGTAAGAGTTCCAACACTTGTTAAATTAGATGTTAATATATTAGAACCAAGACTATTTTCTGTTAAAACATCAAATCCATTAATCTTGTAACTATATCCAGTAGTTAAATTAGTATTACCGGAAACATCAAGGGCATAAGTAGGTGAAGTATTTAAGATACCGATTCTATTATTAGATGTATCTATTCTGAAAGTATCAGTATCAACAATTAAATCACCACTAATATTTAAATTATTAAGAGTTCCGACACTTGTTAAACTCGATGAAATAACACTGGAACCAAGACTATTTTCAGTTATAACATCATTACTATTTATTTTATAACTATAACCGGTTGTTAAATTGGTATTACCTGAAATATCAAGTGCGTAAGTAGGAGAAGTATTTAAGATACCAACTTTATTATTAGATGTATCTACTTTAAGAACATCATTATCAATTGTTAAATCACCTGTAATATTAGTAGTAGCTAAATTAGTTACTCCTGAGACATCTAAATTATTAAGAGTTCCGACACTGGTCAAATTAGATGTTAATACACTTGAACCAAGAGTTGTAGAAGTTAAAACATCATTACCTCCTATTTTATAAGAATAACCATTTGTTAAATTAGTATAACCAGAAACATCAAGGGCATAAGTCGGTGAAGTATTTAAAATACCAACTCTATTATTAGATGTATCTATTCTGAAAGTATCTGTATCGACAATTAAATCACCGCTAATATTTAAATTATTAAGAGTTCCAACACTTGTTAAATTAGATGATAATATATTAGAACCAAGACTATTTTCTGTTAAAACATCAACTCCATTAATCTTATAACTATATCCAGTAGTTAAATTGGTATTACCGGAAACATCAAGGGCATAAATAGGTGAAGTGTTTAAGATACCAACTTTATTATTAGATGTATCTACTTTAAGAACATCATTATCTATTGTTAAATCTCCATAAATATTAGTAGTTGATAAATTAGTAATACCAGAAACATCTAAATTATTAAGAGTTCCAACACTTGTTAAACTTGATGAAATAACACTGGAACCAAGAGTTGTAGAAGTTAAAACATCATTACCTCCTATTTTATAAGAATAACCACTTGTTAAATTAGTATAACCAGAAACATCAAGGGCATAAGTAGGCGAAGCATTTAATATACCAACTCTATTATTAGATGTATCTATTTTGAAAGTATTATTATCAACTACTAAATCACCTGCAATTGTAAGATTATTTAGAGTGCCTACACTTGTTAAACTTGAATTAATAACAGTAGAACCCAGAGTAGTAGAACTTAAGACATCGAAACCATTTATTTTATAATTATTAGAAATATTAGCATTACCAGAAATATCTAAATTATAATTAGGATTGGTCATATTAATACCCATTTGACCACTTGTTGTAAAAATAAATTTATCAAGAGATGGATCATAACCACCCATTCTAAAAATAATAGGTGCAGAACCGGAATTCTGAATATTATAATTTGGAACGAGAACTATTTTATCAAGATTATTACCATATATTACACCGGAACTTGCTAAACCTTCGACAATATCTGTATTGCCAACTGTTTGAAAACCAAATAATTGTGAATTATTAGAAGTTTCAAGAGTAGCACGACCACCAGTATTTATATTATTAATTGTAGCCGTAACAGCATTATTGCTCCCAATATTACCAGAGACACTAAAACCACTATTAATATTAGTGATAGAACCTCCACTGATATCTACATTATGACTATCTTGAATAGCAATAGTTCCCAATTGTGAATCAATAACGATTGTGTCATTTTGAGTGAGAATAGGTGTAGAAAGAATAAAATTATTTTCTGGTGCTTTAAAATCAAAATATGTTCCAGTTGAAGATACTTTTAGATATGAATCTTCATCATTATTATCGTCGCGAATAAAAATACCAGCATTTCTAGCAGTTCCTGTTCCTACAGCATTCTTATTTAAAAGAATTGCTTTATCTTCAATTTGTAAATCAACTGCATGAATATAATTGACATCACCTCCAATATTGACAATATCTCCATCACCGCCAATATTTATAGTAGTTGGTATAATTCCAGTTCCTATATTAATGGTAGTAGCAGTATTACCAATATTTAGTGTATTTCCAGAATTATCAATACCTTGTGCTGCTATAATGTTATTAACAGATAAATTATTAAGGGTTCCAACACTTGTTAAACTTGAATTAATAACACTTGAACCAAGAGTAGTATTAGATAAAACAGAATTATTATTTATTAAATAAGAATAACCAGAAGACAAATTAGTATTACCACTGATATCTAATGCATTTGAAGTTGTGCTTTTTCCTATACCAACATTTCCTAAAGTAGATAAAGAAGTAAGATTTGTAATATTACCTCCAGTTATATTAACATCATTAAAATTTTGAACGGCGATTGTTCCTAAACCTAAATTTATTCTAGCGATTTCGGGATCATCAAAATTATTATTACATTGTCTTGAATCTATTAATCTACTATCACTATTTAAAACAAATGTATCATTTTGTGTTAGAATTGGTGTAGATAAAATATAATTATTATTGGGTGCTTTTAAATTAAAATAATTTCCAGATGGATCAGTTAAAATATAACCTGCAATAGCATTATTTTCTTCTATTTTTATTCCAGCTTCTCCTCCAGTATCTTCAGCTCCTCCTTTATTAACAACTATAAATTTTTCTTGGAATAAACCATTACTACTGGTTATATTAGATATAGTTCCATTTATATTAATAATATCCCCCGGTTGTCCAATATTAATAACTTTATTGACACCATTTTCTGTTCCAATATTAATAAGAGAAGAATCGGGTCCAACATTTAAAATACCAGGATTAACAATACTATTAACTTGTATGGTAGGTATATCTAAATCTTGTTGTGGATTTGTATTATTAATACCAACTCTATTATTAGATGGATCAATGGTAAATACTGAATCATACTTTTGATCATTTTTTAAAAGTTCTGATTGTATCAGATATTCCAAATTATATTTTTGTGTTATAATTTTAAGATTATTATTATACATATTATATATTAAATATATAAATTTTATTATTTTAGCAATTTATTAAATAAACACACAATAGATATAATTATTTAATTTTAATTAAATAAATTAAATATTAAATTTTCTATTGCACAGTAGATTTTTTATGAGTTTTCTTTTTTTTAACTGTTTAAATAGATATATCTTATAGTTTTGTTTCTTCTAATTCATTTTTTATATTTTTCTAATTATCTATACAAGATAAAATAGTATGAAGAATTATTAGGGATAGATACAATGATGCTAATTATTTTATTATTAATTATATAATTAACTATATTTATCCATATATTTTTATTAAATAATTTTTTTATTACACTCGATAGCGTATTATTATAATAATATTTTATTATTATAGCTGTTATGTGATAAATAACATTTTTATATAATTTAACATTATATAATATGGGTAGAAACATATTTTCTTCACGTTTTTGTGATGACATTAAATTCAAAATAGAAAATGTTACTTTTGATGCTTCTAATAATGTAGGAACGTGTCAATTGGTCTCAGATAAAAAAAATTATATTATGATTTGGAAAATTACGGATTATCCATCGGTTAATCCTATTCCAGGTGCTCTTGTGCCATATTTAGTTGAATTAAATATTTTTGATGAATATCCAAGCTGTTATTATAAATCACTTAAATCTATTAGTGGTAAATTTGTTTATGAAGTAAATAGTGGTACATTACCAATTTATAGTCCATTGGGAATACCTTATGGTAATTATATTAATTTATTAACTAATAATTACAATGGTAATACTCTTAATGGAATTTTATATTTAGATCAAAATTGTTTGGAATTTAATATTTTTAAGTAAAACTATAAATTTTTAAATTTATAATTTTATAAATTTATAATTTTAATGAGACGAAATTGCGTCTAAATAAAATAAAAAAAATTAATATGTATGGTTATAGTGGAAGAATATAAATCAAAATCTAATTAATCTATTTAAGTAATAGATTAAAGTGCTCCAGCTTGATACATGCCCTGTAGATGTGAATCAACACTGTCTAGGGTATGTGACTTGGTGTTAGTGTAAGTGCGCTTGTCTTCAATTTTTATAAATTTGAATCCTCCCGTTTTAAAGTGCGTGCGGGAGATTTCAATAATATAATTAACACCATTTAGACTGAATGAGATTTGTTTAGTAGAGCGATTTTGAATCGATTCCCTGGCATTTTGGTCAAGACCTCTGAAAATATCTATGGGATAATAACCTTGCTTGGTAATCCAAAATTCATAGAATTTTCTAAAATATCCAGAATCCCCGAAATTAATTCTTCCATTTTCCCCAAGAATCATGTTAATCTCATTGCTGTCTAAATTGCCAGTTTGTTCAAATAGGTCAATACGTCTGGAATTCTTTTCCGCTGGAGAAAGTTTCTTAGGAACACATTTATTTGATTTTGTGGTAGATACTGGTGTAACTTCTGGATTTGTCTTAATATCCATGTCATCCAGGTTATCCAAAAGTAATTCCCAATCTTCCTTAATATCAGTTGTTGGTTGTTGTTGTTGTTGTTGTTGTTTGTTCATTTCGTTTTTCTTTTGTTTCAAATGAGTTTGATTAATGTTTAGTTAAAGCGTTCTATATCTATACATATAGACTTTTAGTAATTTTTTTTTTCAATTTTTTATTAAACCATCTTTATTGTTTAATAAAAAATTAATTTATAAAAATAGGTATTTTTAATATCATTAATTTGAAAATAATAATATTAAATCTTAATAATATTAAATTTTAATAATGTAAGCAAGTGCGTAAAATAGTGGTCTATTATCAAAAGCTTGCCCACTTCCTGTTGAATCTGTGGTAAAAGTATGTATATGAGAACCGTTAGTAGATGTGGTTGTAGAATATGTATTAATTAAATCGATTTCACTTGGATTTCCACCAGTTTGATCATCAAATTCTTTACCAGTATTAGTACTACCGCTTTGAACTGTATTAGAAACCGTATGTGTATGATTTCCACACGCATCAGTTGTTCCAGTATGTGTATGAGCTGGCATATTATTAGTAGTCAAAGTAATACTATCACTACCTCCAGTATTACCTGTAGAATAATTATTAACACCATTATTTCCAGTTGAAACTATAAATCTTCCTCTTAAATCTGGTGAAGTTAAATTTCCAGCACCATCCGTTCTAACATAATTTGTTCCATCACAAATACCCCAACCAGTAGGAACTGAATTACCTGACCACATAATGATAGCACCAATTGGTAACCATGTTCTAACAAAATTTTCTGTGGAAATAATTTCATTTTGTGTAATAACAGGTGTATCTAATACAAAGTTATTGGCTGGAACTTTTAAATTAAATTTGTTTCTATTAGAATCTATTTTAATATATCCAGTGATAACATTATTTTCCTCAAAACTAATACCAGAATTACCTGCCGAATTTGTTAAACCACCTTTATTTAAAATAATATTACTATCTTGTATATCTGTATTAGTAGTATTAATTGTAGCCAATGTTCCGGCAATATTAATAATATCTCCCGGCTGTCCAATATTAATTGTTTTATTGACCGAGTCAGTTGTTCCAATATTAATAGTAGTAGAAGCCAAACCTAAATTAACAGTCGTTGTAGTATTGGCGATATTAATACTTGTAGGATTAACTATATTTGTCAATCTTAGAGTTGTTAAATGTAAATCTTCTTGTGGGCTTGTGATATTTATTCCAACTCTTTTATTTGGAACATCTAATGTAAAAATAGAATAAAAATCTTCATTATCTTTAACTAATTTATTTTGAAAAATAGTTTCTATATTATTTTTAAAATTTATAATATTTGTTGCCATTAATATTAATAAATAAAAAAATTTAATCTAAGTATAAAAATTATAAATGATAGATATTAATCTATTTATATCTTCAAAATTATTATTATGATAAGTTTTAATATATAGATTGCCGCCATCAGCTTCAATTGATACATAATTTCGATGGTCATCATTATTATCTATTGATGTCACAGCAACACCTGTAATGGGTATCCATGAAATAGGTGATAAAATTTGTATAGTATAATGACCAATACTTGTTCTGGTAATACTGGCAGTGATATTGGGAAGAATTCTTGTTATTGTAGGATTTGATGAAGCATCAAATATAAGAGAAATTGATTTAGGTATAGTAATATTATTAATTTGATATGAATTGTTAGTGTTTATAATTCCGGAAACATCTAATTTTACATTAGGATTTGAATATCCTATTCCCACATTACCTATATTATAAAAAATGTTACTACTATTAGTAGTCCATTGTGATCCAACATGAGGTAAGGGTTCACCATTGATAGTTATAGCACCAGTTAAATTTATATTACCACTCACATCTAATTCATAAGATGGACCTTTATTTACTCCTAAAAAATTATTGGATATATCTAAATTAATTATGGAAAATAATTCTTCATTATCTTTAACTAACTTGTTTTGGAATAAAGTTTCTATATTATTTTTAAAATTATTTATATTTGTTGTCATTTATATAAATAAATAAAAAAATATTATCCAAGTATAAAAATTATAAATATTTTTAAAAAAATATATTAAATATATATAATAAATTTAATATATAATAAATGTTTGATGAAGATGATTACAAAAAATATATAGAAGGATTTAATCCAGAAACTGATTTAAAAGATATAGGTGTAATATTAGATTTTAATAAATTAAAAAATGATCCAGAATACTTACAAAAATTAAAAAATTTACAAGGTTTCGCAAATGATATATTTACAAAAAGTATTGATGAAATTTTAAATAAAATAGCATTACCTAAAGTTAATATAAGTGCTCCTCTTAATAAACTTATATCAGATATAGTTAATACAAAAGTAGGTAATGAAAGTATGAAAACATTAACGGTAAAAATATTAAGAGAAATAGAAAAAACATTAAATAAAGTTATATTTGCTGAACTAAGAAAAAGATTAATTCTAATAGTAAGTGATATAAATGAATTGGGAAAAAGCTTGCAAGAACCAATTATTAATATTAATAGAGATATCAAAACTATAACTGATTTAGCATTAAAAGTTGTAAAAGATAATGATATTGTCGCCTTAACATACCTATTTCTTTTACCATATGTATATAGTAGTATTAATGGTATAATAGGAAATATACCTTTTGTGAAAAGAAGAAATATAAGAGTAGATACTGTGATATTAATTATAAAAATAATATTTATAATATTAATTTTATCTTGTATTTATTTATTTATAAATATATTCTTTTAATATTTTTATAAATTTTATTTATATATAATGTTATCAAGTTTAATAAGACCTGTTTTGACATGTGTTCCGATATTAATATTAATAAGTTTATTAGTAATTGCTTTTATATATTTTAGAACTAGAAAAGTTGAAGTTACATGTTATGAATGTGAAGAAAATGGAATGTTTCAAAAATGTAAACCTGGAACAGGTAAAGGAACAGAAACATGCACTAAATATGAAAATACTATAAAACAAATAAATGAAATACAAGATAGATTAAATAAAATTGGTGGTGAATTTCAAAATATTGGAAATATTATTAAAAGTAAAATAGATGAATCAAACGCAATAATTGAAAGAGAATTTACAAATTTAAAAAATAAATTAAATGATACACTATCTAAATTAGATTTTTTCAGAGTATTATTTGAATTTGTTAAAAATTTAAAAATACCAACTATTGATGATTTGTGTAATTTGTTGAATATTAATAATTCTTTAGATCAATTAGAAAAAGTATTCAAAATTAAAATACCAAGATTATTAAATCATAACCAAACTGATGTTTGTCTAATTATAACAAATGAAATTAAACCATTATTAAATAATATTATTACCGAAATAGAGAAATTCACAAAAAAAATATTTGAACAATTAGTAACAGATATACAAACTAAAATTGTGGTTCCATTAACTAGAGATGTTGGAGTTATTTTTGGTAAAGCTTTGGAACCATTAGATGATATAAAATTAAAATTCGGTGATTTGAATAAAATTATTACAGAAATTAATACCAACGATAAATTTATAGAACATGTCAGATTAAATTTTACTAATAAATTCAAAGAATTAATTGGTTATAATAGAATTATGTTTATTGGTATGATATTATTGGCGATTATTCTGATTGGTGGCTGTATTGGTATTATTACATTCATAGTTAATATATTATATATACCACTCAGTATTCTATTTTCTCTTTTTATGAGTTTATTTGATTTTGGAGATGGTGAAACAGGTGAAGCAAGTGGTGATGGTAGCGGCGATATGAATGGCGATATGACAGGTGCTGTTAGTGGAGACATGACTGGTGTTGTCAGTGGTGAAAATTAAAAATATTTATTATTAAATACGAATTTAATAAAAAATTGATAAAAAATATATTTAGCTATAATTCATCATAATATAAAAATGGATGATATATTATGCCACGATGAAGCTATAAAAATAGCAAAAAGATTTAAAAGAAAATGTCCCAAAAAACAAGAATATATTGATAGAATGATATACGAATTAGAAATGATCATAGAAAAAAATCTTGTCGAACATATATTACGAGTTTGCGATATTTTAGATTTACTTAAAAATATTCCACATATCATACGAGGTTCATCTGGTTCTTCACTTGTTTGTTATTTTTTAGGAATTACCGATATAGATCCAATTGAATATAATATTTGTTTCGCTCGATTTCTCAATAATTATAGAAAAAAATTACCAGATTTTGATATTGATATACCTAATAATAAACATGAATATGCTTTCAAAGTGATAAATAAAAAATGGGAAAACAAAGTAGCCAGAATATCTAATTATGTTAAATATGGTCGTAAATCTGCCCTAAGAAAAGCAATTAAAGAAATGGGATATAAAAAAAGAGTTCCTAAAAATGAATGTAATTTAAATTTTTTCAAAGATCAAGAAAAAACAAAAGAATTAGAAGCACGAATGAATAATATACTTGGAACTTTCAAAAATTATAGCCTACATTGTGGTGGTATTGTTTTTAATGATAATGGCTTTGATAAAGAACTTTTATTAAATAATGATATAATACAACAAGTAAAATATAATAAAGATGATATTGAAAAATTACAATTATTAAAAGTAGATATATTATCAAATAGAGGTCTGAATCAATTATTTTCAATATCAAAAAAACCAATAAATGATTATCCAGATAAAGACATAAAAGTTATTGAATTATTATGTAATGGAAAAAATATTGGTTTAACATTTTGTGAATCACCCGGGATGAAAAAAATATTATGTATAAATAAACCAAAATCAATTTATAATCTGGCAGAATGTTTATCTTTAATTAGACCTATGGCTAATGAAAGCAAAACTATGATAGTCGAAGAAGAATCAAGTAAAAAAAGTAGTTTAAAATTTGATGATGACGCAATTATATTTATAAAAAATCTTTTAAAATGTTCGGAGGGATACGCAGACAAAATTAGGAGAGCTTTTGCTAAATCAGATTGGCAAGAAATAAATAAATTTATGTGGAAAATTAAAGATAATCCACAAAAAGAAAATATTAAAAAAATGTTATTAAATTTAAGAAAATATAGTTTTTGTAAAAGTCATGCTTTATCTTATGCTAAATTAGTTTGGGGTCTGGCTTATCAAAAAGTATATAATCCAAAAGAATTTTGGTTAGCAACGATAAATATATCTAATACAATGTATCACAAATGGGTGCACATGAGGGAAGCCAAAATAGATACTGGATTAAAATTAGCTTTGGGTAACTGGCCTTATAAAATTATTGATGATACTATTATGCCCGTTCGCTTCGCGAATGCTAAGAGGCCAGAACAAGGTTCTGGCCTCCTTACCGTTAAAGGTAGTATTAATAATAAATTGAGTAAAAAAGACCAAATAGAACAATATGGATATTGGATTGAAGATGAATTTTACGATGGTTGTGGTATCAAGATGATTGATATAGATAAAAAAATAGTAAAATTTGTTGGATTGGCGGCTTGTGGTAGATGGTGTAAAAAATGGATTAATGGCAAATATAAATTTTATACTTATTTTACGATTGGTTATAGAAATGGTATATACATAGATATTAAAATAAATGACAAATGGCAAAAATTAAATAATAAATATTTATTAGAAGGAACAGGAATTTTTAAAGAAATAGACAGAGAAGCAAAGTACGCATATATTGAAGTAACAGATGTAAAAGTGAAATAATATAAAAATAATTTTAAATTATTTCTATTATTTAATTTATATTATTTAATTTATATTATATTTATATTATCATGTCAAGAAAAGATACATATTATAAATTAAATCAACAGTTAGCTTATTTAACTAATGATGAAATTAGTAATATAATAAAAGTAAAAAAAAGTGATACTAAGAAGTGGGGTGTTAATAAAATTTATATATTAAATAAAATTAAAATATTTATCAAAGCAATTCCAATTGCTAAAATATACGCTGAAAATCATTTTAATACAGCTAATTTATATAATTTACCAGCTTATTATAATTATGGTTATGGAAGTGCCGGGGTTAATCCATGGCGTGAATTATTGATACATATTAAAACAACGAATTTTGTTTTAAGTGGTGAATGTAGTAATTTTCCAATTTTATATCATTATCGATTAATAGAAGATAATAATAATGATAATATAGAAACAGGAATGAGTCAAAAATTATTAGATAGATGAGATAATAACAAAAATATTATAAAATATTTACAAGATAGATCCAAAGCAAAATATAAATTAGTAATATTCCTAGAATATATACCTAATGTGGCATGGAAATATTTACAAACTTATCCAAATTTTATTGAAGAATTTTATCTTCAAACTAAAAAAATAATTACTTTTATAAATAAAAAAGGTATCCATCATAATGATGCTCATTTAGGTAATTTTGTAGTAGATAATAGAAATAATGTTTATTTAACGGATTTTGGATTATCTATGGATAAAGAATTTAATTTAGATATAATTGAAAAAGAATTTTTTAAAAATAATAAAAAATTAGATGTGATTTACATACAAGATAATATTCTCTCAAATTATATAAATAAATGTCTTAATAATCAAAAAATATATAAGTTACATAATCTTGATTTATATAAAAGTAGTATTGAATTAACAGAATATTTATTAGAAAAAATAGATGAATTAAAAATAATGGCAAGAATAACAACTTTTGAAATGAGATTTATTAAAAAAAATAAGCATTTTCTTGTAAATTATATCAGATGGAAACGAAATTTTAAGGAAGCCAAAAATAAAAATAATTATTATTCTAATATGTTAAAATAATTTATAAAAATTTATTAACTAATTTATAAACATAACCAAAATTATTAGTAATAAATTGTATCTTTTTTTTTTCTTGAATAATATAATTATCTAAAATTTCAAAATCTTTTTTTATGTATTTTTTATTACAACCAATATATATGATATAACTAAATTTAATATTATTAATATTATGAGCAAGATTTTTTAATCCTTTTTCGCTAATATTTACTAATAATATATTATTAATATTTTTATCAATAAAACTATTAATATTAAATTCATCATAATTTACTAAATAATTATGAATATTATTAATATACGTTGTATTAGTAATATTATCTTGGTATATATAATTCGAATTAGTAAAAGTATAACATTTTTTAAAATTTTGATGTAACTTTTTAGTATATAAACAAGATTCACCACCTAAACCATAAAAATTAAAGTTATTATTCAAGATAGAATTGTATAAAAATTCATTTGCATATTTTCTGATAATATTGCCATTTATTTCATCAGGTTGTGTAAAAGATAATAAATTTATTTTCATATCTTCATCGAGTATTTTATTTTCTATTTGATAATTATTATTTATGAAAATTAAATTATCATCATGAAATATACCTTTGACTTGTATATTTTCTAATATTATATTTTCTATAAATTCTGTAATTTTTTTGGTATCATCTTTTTCTTTACTTTTTAAATAAATAATAAAACCATAGTAATCTTGTTCTAAACCAATAGATTTTTGAAATAATATATAATTATAATCTATGTGATATATTTGTGGCAATAATGTATTTATATAATTTAATAAATTATTATTTGTTATTAAATCATAATATTTTAATGATTTATTAATTTTTATTCTGATTCTATGAGTCATGAAATAAATATTTTAATTATTAATAATTAATATTAATTATAAATTAAATTCAATTTTATTTTACAAATATCACTCATATTATTTGTTTTAATATTTCAGTATAAAAATATATATCTAATACATATTTTAAAATATTTTTTATTTCACTTATATCTGCATTAAATGTTTTATATTGGTAATAATTATCATTCATAATTTTTTTTAAGATAATATCTATTTCTTTAGCTTGTTTTTCTGTTTGAATTCTACCTTCTGTTTCATATTTTCTATCAACTCTATCTAATATAATATTAATATTATTAAATTTATTTATACATTCGATAATATAATAATTAGTATTATTTATTTCTTCTTGTGATAAAATATTTTTATTATATTCAGAATTATAATATATACCATGAATTAATGAACCATCTGTGATTATAAAATCAACTTGATTATTTATTTTATCAAAAAGATCATATTGTTTTTTTGCCACATAATATTGATCTTTTAATTTATCAAATTTTTTTAACCAAACAAGTTTTTTGGCATATTCTTGAACATATTCACATACATAACCTAAAACTTTTAATTCTGCAAATAATAAAGCGGCAATCGTTGATTTACCTACACCGGGACCACCTATTAAATTTATGATGTATGTTTTTTTATTCATGAAATATTAAATTAAATATTTATATTAGAATTATATTTGAATTAAATATTTATAATATATTTATATCAATTTTTATCAATAATAAAATTGATTTATCAAATATATTATTATAATAATTATAAATTTTAATATGAAAATTATATCTGTGGGTAGTTCTTGTAGTGTTGCTTATAATTTACAAAAACAAGAATTAAGAAAAGAAGCTTATCCATTTGATTGGTTAAAAACAGATAATCTTGAAAAATTAATAAATTGTTTGGAACATAAATTTAATAACTTTTTGGAAAATATAGAAATAATTAGAACAAGTGATAAACATGAAATTTTAGAAGATAATTTTATAGAAAATAAAAATAATAATGAAAATAAAGAAAATTTAGTAATTAAAAATGATTATGATATGTTGTTTTATCACGATTTTAATAAAGATTATAATATATTGGAAATTAAAGAAAAATATAATAAAAGAATCAATAGATTTTTGAAAATTACACAAAGTGAGAAAATATTATTTGTAAGAGATGAATTAAAAATTAACAATTTAATTCATTATGAGAAATTAATAAAAGTATTAGATAGTTTGTGTGAAAATTATAAATTATTAGTAATAATTCATAATCCAAAAAATAAAAATTTGGAAAAGATAAAATATATTAATAATAAAATCATATATTATGAAGATAAAAATAAATTCGTGAATTGGAAAAGAGAAGATGTTTTTTGTGATATATTTAATAATTTTATTGTTTGAAACCATAACCTCCACTGGCAGCTTTACTATAAGTGTCCCATTTATTAAAATCAAATTGATTTAACTCTCCATCATAATAGCGTCCAACATCTTTATTATCAGTTCTTACCATTTTTACTGTTAAACCATCTTTAACCATAGCTACTTGGATTTCTTCTTTATTAGAATCAATAAATCTGACTATTCTTTGGACACGAATATCTCCACCAATCCAAGAACCAAACATAAAACCAAATGGCGTTATATCTTTAAAGTATATAGCTTTTGGTATGACCCATCTTTGAAATTCGTCATTTGAATTACAATCAACAGGAAAAGGTCCTCTATTTCCTAAACCGTTATTGGGTATTAAACCCAAACATTTGCCCACTAAATTGGACTGTGCTGGATTTTCTACCACTTTTAATTGTTTAGTGTCTTTAATATATTCAAATTTAGTTCGACTTCCACAATCAACTGATGTGCACATGTTTTGTCCGTTCCAATTATAACATGCTATGCAATTATTTTTATGTGGATTATTACCAATATTTGTTATTGTTCCATTAGCAAGATTTAATTCGAATTTTTGTGCATATTCCTTTGTACATGGTTCCATTCTTAATCTTAATGCACATTTATTTTGATTTTCACAGTCTTGAGCTATACAATTAAATGTTCCTGTTGGATTTAATATAGGGCTATCATTACCTCCTAGATAAGCAATACCACTAACAACTTGACCTGCAATCTGATCTAAACCTTTTTTTATTTCTGCCAATCCAGAAGTTACAATATTACCTATACTTGTTTTACAACAATCGCCTTCAATAGAACTATTAGGAATGATACATCTATCGCCAATTTTACCATATCTAATATTTCCTAAACTTGGATTTGTAAAATTACTTGCCAGACAATTTGCTCCATTATCTAAATCTTTTTGAATGGCATCAACTGTGGGACCACAACAACATTGTATAGCACCTCTATTTTCAAATGATAATACATTAGAAATATCTATTTGCGGTCCATCTATTATTCCTAATGGTCCAACAAGGCTTGCTTTATATTTATTACAGAAATTAGTATTAGATTGATCCCAAACAAATTGTGTTCCCAAAATATTTGGACCATCTGGTAGTCTAACAACAGGTGTACATATTTTGAAATCACCGAAAATAGAACGTAATTTTTCTGTATTAATTTTTAATAAATTAATTTCATTAGTTAGTTGTTCTAATACGGCAAAATTATTAAAAACTCTAAAACTAATATTTCCAAATTTTGGTAAAGGAATATTTAATAATATATTAAATGGCACTAATTGTATATCTATTAATTTAATTCTTCTATTTAATACTGTAGTCCAAAATCCTTGTAAATCAAACATATTTTGTATCATTTTTATAATATCATCTATATTTGGACCACAACAACAATTAAAGCCATTTTTAAATTCAGATGTTGTTCCTGGATCTAATTCAAATAAATCTATTTTTTTAGAATATTGCGTACAAGGATTAATATCTAAATAAATTTCTAATTCGCATTTTATTTTTCCACATAAATAAGTTAAAGGTGTTACATTATTATTGGTAACATTATAATATCTTAATTTAAAGAATGATTTATCTAATCTAACTTCTAAGTTGGGGAAATTAGATGATAAGCTAAATCCTCCTACATTAATATTTGTATTAAATATACCGAGACTTTCTTTTGTTAGACTTGGAACACAAATCTTAAAATCACCAAATATTTGTAAGATTTTATTTGAATTTAATACCATAGCACAAGTTTTACCATCAAGAGGAACTAAACCTAAGGCACCATTAAAAACACTAATACCGATACATTCATTTCCTACTTTTGGTAAAGGAATTTGAATATCAATACCTTTTTCATTAATACTAAATTTAACTCGACCCTTATTATTATCCCAAAACTCTCTTGAAAATAATTCTTTAAAGAACTCTATTATTTCTTTGAGACTTGGACTACAACAACATTCTCGATCTTTTGACAAATTCCATCCTGAATTAAGAGTATATAATTCAAATCTTTTACTATAAACTGAACATGGACCTAAATCTACTTTAAAATCCATCATACAAACTATTTCGCCACAAACATATTGTAATGGTATTAGAGCACCATTTACTTTATTAAAATATTCAAAAGATATATAACTTGTTCCAAATCTTAAAACATTTATTGCTGGAGGTGGTGGAATAGTTTCTAATCTCAAATTAGGAAAATCCACATTTAATTTGATTATAGCTAAATCTAAATTAAATCGACCAATTCCAGTATCTAATATATTTTGTTTTGTTAGAACTGGCAAACAAACTCTACCATTTGAAATACCTTCCTTAGCTCCCTTAATCATACATTTAAATGGTTGAAGTGGCACACAACATTTATAATTTTTATTTTCAAAATTAACATCCATCGGGGTAGTTATAACAGGAATACATTTATTATCAACACTAATCAGAGAATCAGCACTTAAACAAGCTCTAACATGATTTTTAATTTCTTCTAAATCTATAATGAGATCTGGTAATTTTAAAGTTGAAAGTAAATCAATTAAATTAGATAATTCAAAAACTGATAATATATTTCTAATATTGAAAAGTGTCGCTTCTTTTTTATTTGTAATTATTAGATTATTATTATCTCTCCTAACATATCTTTCTTCATTTTCTACTTTTAAATAACCATCTTCATCATAATCCCATTTAATTCTATTATTATTATTATCTTTTTGTAAAGCAACATTATTATTATTAATAGTTAATAAAAGAGTGGTATCAATGCTACTTCGGATGGTTTTATCTCTCATAGAATATATCCAATGAATACTGTCATAAGGTATTTTACCTATTCTTTTTTGAACAAAATTAAAATTACCATTATTATTTTCTAATAAAGCACCTCTATCTTCAATTATCAACATATTTATAATAGCATTGACAACTTCAAAATATCTCTTAGAAATAGCATCTGTTGTATCTATGACGGAACCATATAAATTATTTGCTTTTTGTAAAACTTCTATTGATTTTAATTCATTATTCCTTAAATCTTGACACCTTGAACTCCCTCTTTTTGTTCCTTCTTTGCATTTAAAAAAGAAATTATTAGACGGTTCGGCACAATTACAATCGATGTTAATAGGTCTTAATTTAAAATATATAATAATACCAACTAATAAAAATAAAAAAATTAATATAAATACAATTGGTTTTAATAAAGCCAATATATCCCAAATATCCATATATATATATTATATTATATATTATATATATGAATTTAACTAAAAATATAAATGAAAGTGATATTTTAACTATTATTGATAAACCAATAAATATGGCATTATCAAATGAATATTTTAGATATTTTTTATTGGTTTTAACTAGTATTTTAGCAAGTTACACATTACAACCCATCCCACAATGGTTAAATAATTTTTTTTCTGATTCATTAATTTTTAAGTTTTTTATTATATTTATTATTTCAATAACTATTATGTATAATGATGGTTTAACTAATTATCAAGTTTTTATGGCATTATTAATAACTATATTTATTTTGGTTTTATTTAAAATATTAAAAAGTTTTGGTAAATAAAAAAATTTTTTATAAAAATTTTTTTATGAGAAAACAAGTTAATAACTTGTAAAAAAGGTATATTTATATATATATATATAGATAGAAAATATATTTTATAATAAATATTTTATAAATATTTATTAACTAAACAAAAAATTAATATCTGAATAATTTTTATTATTTCTTATTTTTATTAAATTATTATTTATATTTTTAGATATAATCTCATGATTATTTAGATTATCTATAATATCTTCTAAATATTTATTAAAATCAAAATTTGTTTTATTTAATTTATCTATTTTATAATAATAATTTGTTACAAGTTCTATTTTTATTATATTTTTTTTATTTTGAATTATAATAAATAATGGAGTATTTATAAAATCATAACCTAATATTATTTTATTTTTTTGATTATTTTTAATATTGATATTATATATTTGATTTAATTCACTTATTAATTTAATATTTAACTCGACATCCAAAATGAATAGAGTTGGCAAGATTTGTGGTATATCATTAGATATATTTATCATAATATATGACCAATATGATAAATTATCTAAACTATTAAAGGTATATATATTTTTATTTATTAATTGATTAGCTATATTTTTCTCGCTATAACTATAATCCATTTTTATATAATATATATAATTATTAATTTATAATATCAATTTTTCACCCCTATATTGTTTTATTTTGAATAACAATAATATATGAATGAAAAAAGAAATATAGTATATTCACATTTTATTATTTTCACTATGGATGAAAATTTAAAACCAAAAATAATATTTCAAGAAAAAAATACTTTTAATAAAATTTATCTCAATAAAATAAATAATAAATATTATTATTATGATGAAAATAAAAATATTATTCAAATAAATAATTCTCCTACTTGATATATTTATTTTGATGATTTATTTATGGAATATATGAGAACATGTAATAACCAGTATTTATTATTAGAAGCTAATTTTAATATCAAAGAAATAACCAATAATAATAATTATGATATAAAATATATTTTATTAAAAACAAATTTTATAGAAAATATAATACCTATACACGATAATCAATACAAAATATTTTATAATATTTATAATTTACATAAATTAGGGATTATATTTTTAGATTCTATAAATTATAAAATTGAATATATTAAATATTTGAAATTATTAATAGAAAAACATTCTTTAAAAAATAGAATTATGTTAAAGGAAAATAAAAAATTATATAAAATATTAAATTCTAATGAAGCATGCGAAATAATAGATAATATAAAAAATATTAGAAAACTAATAGACGATACGGTTGAAATTATAAATGCGCAATATAAATTTTATGATGATAATAAAGCATACATATTAGAATGTTAATAAATATTACAAACGAAAATAATAAAATTTAATAAATATTTTATTATTAATAGCAACGTTAATAAGTGTCAAATACGAAAAAAATAAATATGATGATAGAAGATTAATCAAAAGATTAATAAAAATATAAAATTATTAATATATGAGTATTTTAAGAGAAAACGTTAAAAATTACGAAGACAAATTATTAAATTATTTTTTTATTTTAACAATAGATGCCACAAATAATAAACCAGTTTTACAATTTCAAAATAAAAATATACCTGGATTAATTAAAGTAGCCACTTTATTAGATGATACAAAAGTATTTGTTTATAATGAAAATAAATTTATTTCTCAAGCAAATATTCCTGATACTTTATTTGTTTATTTTGATGATGATTTCAAGAATTGGTTAAAAATAAATTATGCTCATAATTTTGAATGTAATTATGTAATAACAAATAATCATGGCAAAAATTATTTAGTAAATAATGTATTGGTAACTTATAATAGATCATTTGAATTAAAAAATTATATAGCAATAAATGAAAATGAATATCAAAAATATTTTGATATGGAAATTGAAGATGATTTTAATGTTGAAGAATATTTTAAAAATATTAATGGTCAGGATATTAAATTTTTTGAAAAAAAACCTGATTTTATCTGCACCGATTATTTTGATAAAATTCTTTTACTTAATAAAACAATTGAATTAAAAGGTTTTGATATTAAAAAACCAGAAATAGTAACTTTGAATAGAGAATTAATTGAACAAGTTAATAAATATACAAATACAGAAGCTTTCATAAATGCTGCTATTGAAAGATTCCAACAAGAAGTAGAAGAAGAAAAATATTTAAATGATACTATTAATAAAAATTATAAAGACTTAGTTATTAAATTATATCAATTTATTCAAGATAAATCACAAACTATAGTTGATAAATTAAGCAATATCAAGTTTCTTAAAATGCAATTAGAACTATATATTCCAAATAATATTGAATTAATTAATTCTAATAAAGATCTCTTCACTCTATTAAATTCTAATGAAGCTATAAATATTGTTAATAATATTAAACAAACAAGAAATCTTATCAATGAAACTATTAATTATCTTAAAACTAATAAGAAATACGGTGAAAACTTTGATGTTATTTATGATTTAGATTGTTAATTATTATAAATTAATAATTAATAACATGTTATTTTAGAATAATTATCATCATCTTTTTCTATGATTAGAGCATTATCATATATATCTTTGATAAAATCATCATGTGAAACAACCAATCCTAAATTATGTGTATTTTTAATATATTCAAAAAGGTATCTGAGATTATCTTTACTTTGAGCATCACTAAATTTAAAACATTCATCAAATATAACAAAATTAACTTTAAAATGATTATTTAATAAAGAAAATGCCAATCTAAATACTATATTATCTATTCCTCTTTCATGTCCTGAATTTAATACAAGAGTTGTTCTTTTATTATCTATTTTTTTATAAAGAAATATTTTATTTGTATCATAAACTATTTCTATTTTATAATTTTCAACTTGTTCCAAGATATGATTAACTTGTCTTTCAATCGCCGGTAATATATTATTTTTCATAATATTATTAATTAATCCTGAATCTATAATATATCTAATATTTTCATATATTTTACTCATTTTAGAAGCATCTTTTATTTTATCTTGATTAGATAATAATAAAGTATTATATTTATTATATTCTTCTTTATTTTTTTCTAATATATTTTTTTCATTTATTAATAAATCTAATTTTTCATTTAATTTCTCTAATTCTTTTTTTTTATTTATAATATCTTCATTAATTTTTTTGCTATATTCTATTTCTTCTATATGAATTAAATATTTTTCTATTTCTTTATTAATTTCGTTTAATCTATTATGATTATTTATTAGTTCCTGTATTTTGTTAATTTCGGTATTTATTATATTATTATCTTTAATTATATTTTCATTATCGATGGCTTTTGTTAAATAATCTCTTTGAATATTTAATTCTTGGATTTTAAGAATAACTCTTTCTTTTAAATAATTTAATTTATTATTTTTTTCATAAATTATTTTATTTATTTCTAAGTTTTGATAATATTTATTATAATTATCATGATTTTTTGTATTTATGATTAATAATTTTTCTTTTTTTTTATTTAATTTTTTAATATTTTTTTCAGTATTTTTAATAATATTATTTAAACTTATTTTTTGTTGTGTCAAATTATTACTCATACATATTTCACAATCAGGATTATATTTATGATTTTCCAAAGATAAAAATAGATTTTTAGTATTTATTAAATCTTGATTTACATTATTTAAATTACTACTTATATCCATAATATCTTGATAATTTTTCTCATATTTTGTAATAATATTTTTAATATTTTTTGGTAATTTATGTAAAAATATATTATTTCTATTCATTTCTTCTATTTCAAAATTATCATGATTAATTTCATTTTCTATTTTTTTTATTTTTTCTAAATATATTTCTTTATCTTCAATATTATGTAGTATTCTTTTTTTAGAATTTAATTCATTAATTATATTTTGATATTCATGAGGTTGAATATTTTTATTTATTTTGGATGTTTTTTCTAATAAATAATTTTTTTCATATATTAAATCATCATAATTAATTTCTAAATTATTATGATTATGATTATTATTATTTAATTTACTCTCTAATATTAAAATGTCACAATTAATTTGATTTATAATATTATTGAGATCCTGAATATTATTATTTATTTTATTTAATTCTTCTTGATTAAAATTAATTTTATTTAAAATATTTCTATATTTTTCATTTTCTTTGGTATTATTAGTTATTTCTGATTGTAAATTCATTTTTTTACCTCTCGAATATGTTGCTATTTTTTTAAAAATATCTAATTTAAATATTTTATCTATATATTCTTTTTTTTTATTATCAGTTAAATTAACAAATTGGGTAGGGTTGTTTTGTGTAATAATATTCATATCCAAAAAATCATCAACATATCCAAACATTGATATAATTAAATCTTCTGTGCTTATTTTATCCTCATTTTTTATATTTACCCAATTATTTTTTTCTTTGGTATCATATTTTTCTAAAAATAATTTTTCAGCTACTATTTTATTTTTTTTTTTCTTAATTTCATATTCTCGTGTTATTCGATATAATATTTCATTAAATTTAAAAACTAATTGTATTCTACAATTTTTTTTATTTATATTTATTATGTCATTTTTATGTATTCCATCCATACATTTATAACCCCAGATACTTAATAATATAATATTAATTAGAGAACTTTTACCCCATTTATTTGGTGCTAATATACCAACTATTTTTTTCAAATTAGCAAAATTTATAAAATTATTTTCTCCATAAACAAATAAATTACTAAATTCTAAACTTTGTAACTCTATATTATTAATATCTTTGTATTCTATATCACTGATATTATTATTTTTAATATTTTTTCTAACATCATCAACTTCAGGTATGATACTTTTAATTGTTTTCATAATTTCTTCTTTTTCAGACGAAACTCCAAATTTGTTTGGAGTTTTGGATGTGTCACTTGAGGACTCTTCTTTATATTTAGGCAAAGTTTCCAAATAATCATAAATTAATTTTTCTATATTATTCCCTCGTTTGATAATATCTAAATCAATATTATTCGTATTTAAATTTATTCTATCATTTTTTTCGAATATTTCTATTTCTCGGTATTCTAAAATATTAAATTTATTTTTTAATTGTTCTTTTATAATTAATCTTTCATTTGGATTCGTATTTTTATAAAATAATTTAATATGCAGATTTTCTGGCAATGAAATTAAAGAATTTATTTTATTTGTTTCTTGTATATTTTTTTTTTCTTTATTAACGGGATATATTATATTATTATCTATAACTTTAATATTACAATATCCAAATTTATTTGGAACTTGAACAAATGTTCCCTGTAATTTTTTAATATCCCAATAAATAAAACCATGATTTTCTATACTTTCACCATAATTTTGTTGTTTTAAACTACCAGGATAGCCTGCTTGTTTTTTAATTCCCAAAAATTGACTTTTATGTATATCTCCCAATAATAATAAATCACCATCTGAAAAATTATCCAAATTAAATCTATAATTTAAATATACATCATTTATATCCAAAGTTGTTCCATGAATATATCCATGATATAAATTTATTTTTGTTTTATTTTTTTTATTTATAAATGGTGTTTTTGTTTTCGTAAATAATGTTGTAACAGAAAACAATAAATTATTATATTCATAATTAGCATTTTCATTTAAACAATATATTTTATTCTTTGTTTCTAATTTTGATATAATAGGAGTAATTATATCCAAAGATTCCTTATTATTTATATTGATATCATGATTACCCAAAATATATACTATATCTGTATATTGTGATAAATTATACATAAAATTTTTAATCATGTTAATGGCTTCTGGTCTAATCCAAGTTTTATTATGAAAAATATCACCTGTGATAACTGTAATTGTTTCATCTAAATTTTTATATTTTTTTATAATATCATATAAATTATTAAATACATGTGTATATTCATCTCGATCATCATTATTATTTTTTATGTGAATATCTGAAAGATGAATTATATATTTTATGTCTTTAGTATTAGAACATTTTAATTTATAAAATTCTTCTTTTATGATATTATTATTTATTTTACGTTTTAATATTGTTTTTATCATGTCAATTATTGTATATATATGCTTTTATATTTATATATTTTATTATGATTTATAATAAAATATTAAAAAAGTTTTTGAATTATATTATGAATTATAATATAATATTAAAATAATTTTTGTAAATAAATAGAAGCATTAACATTAACTTGTGATCCTCCAACCAAAGTTTTTAATAATACAGTTCCAACACTTGATGTATTATTTCTTAATGTTACAGAATCTCCTGCTGATAAGCTAACAACAGTTTGTCCAATAGTTTGTAAAATTAAATTATTATTTAAACTATTAGTGCCATAACGACTGGTAATAACTGAATTTCCATTTACAAAGATACAAAATTGATTTGAACCTTCACCAGTAACATTCCAAGAAATATAATAAATACCATTATTTAATACAGTGATCACAGAATTTCCTGGTGTGTGAGTAATTCCTGCAGTTATAATTCCATTAGTATCGAATGGTATATCACCTTCTAATGGTATGGAAATTTGATTTAAATTATAGATATATCCATATTCTGCAATACCACCTGGAATACCCTGGATACCTTGTTCTCCTTGGATACCTTGGATACCTTGGATACCTTGGATACCTTGTTCTCCTTGGATACCTTGTTCTCCTTGGATACCTTGATCGCCTTTTTCACCTTGAATACCTTGAATACCTTGTTCTCCTTGGTCACCTTTTTCACCTTGAATACCTTGTTCTCCTTGGATACCCTGTTCTCCTTGACAACCTTTGCGACCTCTTTCACCTCTTTCTCCACAATCTCCTTTAGAACCTTTCTCACCCTTATCACCTTTTGGACCTATATCACCCTTATCTCCTTTATCCCCTTTACGACCTCTTTCGCCGGGAATACCTGGTTCTCCTTTATCACCTTTGTCACCTTTGTCTCCTTTATCCCCTTTGCGACCTCTTTCGCCGGGAATACCTGGTTCTCCACGATTTCCTTTTTCACCTCTTTCTCCTTTTTCACCTGGAATACCTTGTTCTCCTGGATAACCTCTATCACCTTTGTCGCCTTTATCTCCTTTATCGCCTTTATCACCTTTACGACCTCTTTCACCTGGTTCTCCACGATGTCCTTTTTCACCCTTGGCACAAATAGTATTTAATTTGCCAATATTACCAAAAATGGAAGTTGAATTTGATGTTTCGTCGCTATTGTGCCTCTTGTCATGACGAGAACTGCGTTTTTTTGGATACTTTAAAAAAATATCTTTCTCTGATTTTTCACGCTTATCGTGTTTGTCGTATTTTTCACAATCATCAATTTTAACACTTTTAGCGTGTTTAACGTCTTTTTCTTGCTTGTCAGTAACCATTATATAATAGGCATCGAAAATTTTTTTCTATCCCCTATAATATATACTAAGTAATGCCAAGACAACGCAAATACGATAGCTGTTCTGAATCTGAACATTCTGACAGACACGGTTCTCCCTGTTCTTCTGATGACAAAAGAAGAAAAAGATCACCTAAGAGATCTCCTAAAAGAAGATCACCTAAAAGTGATTCTGAAAATTCTTCTCTTTCTACTAAACAAAAGATTTTGAATCAAGTTAAGTGTGCTGACAAACAAATTAATAAGAGAATTGATCATTTAAAAGAAAGAGATTATGAACTTGAAAGAAAATTCAGACTCAAGTACAAACTTTATAAAAATAAACTTATGAGAGAGAAATGTTTATTTGTCAATGGTTCTGATGCTTATGGTTCTTTTTGGTCTTCTGGTGTTCAAACTATTGCTCCTGGAGCTAATATTATTTTTGAGAAAAATTATAATGTTTTAAATATTGAACACAAAGAAGGAAGTTCTGAGTTAAAAATTAAAAGAAATGGTATTTACAAATTTAATGTTACTTGTCAATTCAATGAACCTGCACAAATCACTTTATTTGTAAATGGAGTTCCTGACAGAACAACTACCACTGCTTCTAATTCTGGTTCTCATATGGTGACAATGCATCAAATTTTGGCTCTTAAAAAGTGCGATGTTATTACGGTTAGAAACTTCACTTCTACTGTTCCAATTACCACAGCTCTTCCAGCTTCTGGCTTAGAAGCACCAAGTCAAAATATTGATTTTACTATGTGGAGAATCGCACCCCATCCAAAGGACTGTTGTAGACCACCTTATCCAAAAGGTTATGATAGTAGTTCAAGTAGCGATAGTGATTCTGATAGTGAATACAAATGTAAAAAAAATTGGAAATAAAGAACAAAAAGTAAATAATTTATTAATTTAATTAATTTAATAAATTATAATAAATAATAAATAATAAATAATAAATAATAAATAATAAATAATAAATAATAAATAATAAATAATAAATAATAAATAATAAATAATAAATAATAAATTAAAATAAATAATAAATTATAATAAATAATAAATTATAATAAATAATAAATTATAATAAATAATAAATTATAATAAATTATAATAATTTAAGTTTCCAATTAAACACTCGCGCATATTGTTTTATTTTTGGTAAATGATTTCTCATTATTTTAATAATAACAAAATTAAATCCTTCAGTTAAATAATCATCTATTTCTATATCATCAATATAAGTTAAATAATTGATTTGGTCTTTTTCTATATTACTAATATGTATATTTAATAATACACTTTTATTTTTAACTTGATATACTTGATAAGATACATTATCTATAATTATTTCTAAACTTAATTTCTTATTTTTAATAAAAAAAACAAAAAAAGTATTTGGATTATTAATAAATTTTATAATATAATTATTGATAACATTTTCTAAATTAAAAATGTGAGAATATAAATGGTCTAATTGTGGTATTTCAAATGTATTAACTGGTAGGGATCCAGAGCAAAGTTCTGACCCCTTAGCATTCGTGGAGAAAGCGCAGCTTTCCCCTCGAACTAGTGTATTTTTTATCATTTCTAAATTAATTTTATCATTATTATAATAAAATTTTAGATAGGATTTATTATTATATTCCAAATAAAAACTATATTCATCATAATATATGCTCCTAAATATCATACTATATATAAGTAATATAAATAAAATTTTTTTTCATGACTTTTTTTGTGTTTTTAGATAAAACAGGTGTATGGGTTCTTTTAAACTTCGCATATGATACTAATGTCTCTGAAACCGAGCGTTGGCTTGAAATTATGTTTCCATTTTTTCTGGAAGTGGAGGTTACATTGATGACAGTAATATCTTATAAAAAATAACCATCACTGGTTTTTTCATTTCTAAAAAGCATATGATTATAATAATCATAAAATCCACAGAATACACCATTCTCATCATATTCAACACAATCCATGATATCATATTTCAATGTTTCGTCTTCTGAATAATAACAGATAGTTTGTGTTTCTATAAATTTTTTACCATCTTCGCTCCATCCATCCAGTCTTGTTGGATATTCGATGGTATGGAAATCAAGCTTATTATTATTGGTAATCTCCCAACCGTAGGTCATCATCTTTTGAAGTCTTTTAAACATTGAATGACATTTTCTGAGACTTTCTTCATCACCATTCAACCTATCAAAAGCAATAGCTTTAATAAATTTTTTGGAGGCTTTTGTCTGATAATGTGCAATCTGGTCAATAATATAAATAATATTATTTGATTTCATATTAGGATAATTTAGTTTAAGACTAAAATTTTCAGTGTCGCCATTCTTGAATACTAAATTATTGACATAAAAATCAATAATATTGATTGAATAGTTGATACTTTGACTAAAAGTTAAATCAATCCCAAAAAATATATACTTATCTCTTAATGTGAAATTAAATTCTATAGTCTAACCTACTACTTGGAAACCATTATCATATCTCCAAAGGTTCATAATAGAAACATTCGGACGTTTAGTTTTATTTGTGGAAAGAAAAGATGTTCCCCAAATTAATGAAGAAATAGAAGTTCTCAAAGACTGTAAGAATATATTCATTCTATTGTCAAAATTTCTTGACTGCGGATCATCCAGAATAGCAATGTCAATATCTTTCTTACATGTTTTGGATATTTTTTCTGCTAGTTTTTTTTTGAGACTTTCATTTTTCAAATCCTTGCTATGTTCGTATGTAATTAAATCACGCACATAACCACCATAGACATACCACTTTTTATTTGGGTAGTGAGTTCTGATAGTATCTTTAACAATGCTGAGTAGAATTGCGAGAAAAGCAAACACTTCATCCATAATTGAAACAAGTTCAGATAGATTCATATCTGTGTTAATTTTTTTGTTTGTATTTGAAATACATTATATCCATAATATTATATTATAGTTATTTTTTTTTTCACAACTTTTTTTTGTTTTTAGATAAAAAGGAGTATATATAAAGCAAGCACAAAAATTCCAAGTTCTTTTAGGACTGACATTCGATACTAATGTCTCTGAAACCTGTAGATGGTGAGATGTTGATAGTACACTTTTTTTGGAAGTGCATACCACAGTCACAACAGTAGTATCTAATGTGATACTTGTCACAGGTCTTTTCATTTCTGAAAAGAAAATGTTCAGACTGTTCCAAAGGCATTATCTCTCCATCTGGGGTGTCAATATATCTGACACATTTCATAATGTCATGACTGTTTCTTCTGTCAGTCGGATGGTTGAAAACCTTCTTTGTCTCCACAAATTTTTTACCATCCTTGCACCAGCCAGTGAGTCTTGAAGGAATGACACGTGTGTGGAAATCTAACTTGTCTTTGTTAGTGATATCCCAGCCATAGCTTGTCATCTTGTCAAGTCTCAAAAACATCGCTCGGCGTTTGCTAAGGAAACTTTTTTCCGGATTCGAATACCGACCAAAAGCAACAAAATCGATTATTTGCTCGGAGGCTTTTGTTTGAAACCTATTAATTTGGTTACTAATGCTCGGTAGTGAAAAGTTGTTGAACTTATATTTGAGACTCAAATCGCTTAAGTTTCCATACTTGATCTTTAAATTGTTCACATCAAAGTCATGATATCTGTTAAGATAACCAAAACATGAAGTGAATGTCAAATCGATGCCAAAATTCAATCGCACCTTCTTGTTACCAGAGAGAGAAATCACGAAAGAAAACTCAAGAGACTTGTGAGCTATATTCGGATTATTTTCATCAATGTATACAACAGAACTCTTAACGGAAATTCGAGTGTGATTACCAGTCTTGCCCAAAATGTAGTAAGAAATGGTTTTTTTGATAGAAGACAAGAGTCCTGACAATCTCTCAGAAAAGTTTTGGGAGTGCAAGTCTTCTAAAATGGCAACGTCGATATCTATCTTTAGTGTCTTGTTGATTTTTTTGGCAAGTTTTTCTTTGAGTGTCTCGTCTTTGAACTCCTTGATGTAGTTGTAAGCGATTAGATCACGTACGTAACCACCATAAACATACCACTCCTTTTGTGGGAAATGGATATAAACGGTGTCTCGGAGAATGTTGATCAGAACTGCGAGAAAGGCAAACACTTCATCCATCAGTGGAACGAACTCCGATAGTTGAATATCGATATTCATTGTGACGTTGTTGTTTGTATGGGTAATACAAATTTATTTTTAATTAAGTTTATCAGTATTTTTTTTTTTCAATTTTTTAATTGTATGGTAATGGTTAAATAAAAAAATTAATTTCGTGAAACTTGCTACTTATAAATCAATTTTTAAGTAACATTAAATAGCTTAACTATTTATAATAATAAAAAAACTGAAATATATTATATATAATCATATACAGGTAATATATATTTAATAATAAATGGAGTGGGAAAATAATGATAGTTATTTGTATGGCCATACTACTAATAATAATATTAATAATAATAAAAAATTGGCGATGTTTGATTTGGATGGCACGATAATTAAAGTAAAATCTGGGAATAAATTTCCAATTGATGAAAATGATTGGATATTTTTTAATGATAATGTAAAACCTAAATTAAATGAATATTATAACAAAAATTATAACATAATTATTATTACAAATCAAATGGGTATTTCAAAGAATAAACAAGATATTAATGAATTTAAAACTAAAATAGAAAATATTCAAAAAGAATTAGATATACCATTAAAAATATATATTAGTAAAAAAAATGATATATATAGGAAACCCTTTCCTACTTTTTATAATTTAATTAATATTAAATCAAAATATAATTTTTATTGTGGTGACGCAGCAGGTAGAAAAAATGATTTTAATGATACTGATTATAAATTTGCTTTGAATAATAAAATAAATTTTTATACACCAGAAGAAATATTTGATACTAATATTAAGAAAATTAAACAAAAAATTAGTGTTAATTATCCTGTTAATTTAGAGGAATTAAAAGAATTAAATAATAATAATGAAATAGTCATAAATTTTAAAGAAAAAATAATGATTATTATGGTGGGATGTCCTGCCAGTGGCAAATCTTATATTACCAATAAATTAATGGAAAATAATTATGTAAGTATAAATCAAGACAAATTAAAAACAAAAAATAAATGTATCAAAGAAGTTATTAAAAATATAAAAGAAAATAAAAATATAATTATAGATAATACAAATCCAACAAAAGAAACAAGAAAAATTTATATTGATATAGCTAAAGAATATAATTATAAAATTGTATGTATTAATATTAATTGTAATAAAGAATTAGGAATTCATAATAATTATTATCGAAGTTATATTACTAACGGAGATATAAATATAATTCCAACATTAGTTTATAATATTTATTTTAAAAAATATGAAGAACCAACTTTAGATGAAAAATTTGATGAAATAAAAGAAATAAATTTCACACCTCCAAAAGACGATAACTATTATATGTATTTTTATTAAAATATCTAAAACGTGTAAAAATTTTTTTATATTAATTTATAATACTTATTTAATATATATAATATGGTTTTTACTAATCCTGCTTTTTATAGCCTATTTTTGAATGGTTTATTGATATTAATTGTTTTTATTTACTATATGAATAATCAAAATCGTGAAAATTTAAGTTTATTACTACTATTTTCCATTGCTATTGGTGTCCATGGTTTATTACATATTGGAATGGATGTTAATTATAAATATAACCCAATAAGATGGGGGATGAGACAAATTTATGTTAGAGATGAAAAATAATATATTTATATTAATTTTATAAATATATAAAATATATGAAAACCAATATAAATCGTATATTAATAAATTCAAATAATTGTCATTTAGAAAATATAGTATGGATAGAAAGAGGAATATTATTAAGTATAATTTATTATTTAACAAAAAATTATGAGAAATTATTTAATAAAATAATTATAATAGATATTGAATATTATCGTGATTTTTTAAAAATAATATTTCCAAAATTAAATTTTAGTAATTATATAGGAGATAATCCCAAAAATTTTTATTTTAATATAAGAAGAATTATAAAATACCAAGATATTATATTCGATTATATTAAAAATTATGATAAATATATTATGGCTCAAAAAATATATTTGGTTCCTTGGTATGATATGAATGATATACTTGTGATGTATAAATATAATGATTCTCATAAGAAAAAAATAAGTAAATATATGAAAATCTTAAATTTATTTAGCACCTGTCAAAGAGGTAATTATATTAACGATATATGGGATATTTATATTGAAAATCATATTTTTAAGAAATATATAGAAAAATTTAGAGATTTGACTGATATCAATTTAATGGAATTATTTAATTTATTAAATAAGTTTGTGATGGATGGTTATACAAATACAGTTAAGTATATTCCATTGGAAAGACCGAGTTATTATTATATTGATAATAAAGATGATTTAACTCAAATAAATGAAGAATATAAAAAAAATATAGAAGTAGTTAAAATAAATAATGAGAAAAATATGAATGAATTAATTGAATTATTAAGAAATAAATTAAATTTAATTAATGAAATAATATAAATAATATAAATATTAAAATTTATTTTTTTATTTGTATTTAATATATAAATATAATGGCTACAAATTATGAAATTGAATTTATGGCAGTAGTTAGAGAAATTGGTCAAGCATTAGGAATTGAAAAATTAATGGATACTATTAAAGAATTAAAACTTGATTTTACTGGTGTAAAAAAAATCGAATTAGATGATCTTATTAATCTTGTCAAATCATTAAAAGAAGCTGATGAGCAATTAAATAAACTTACAGAAAACTCTGAATTTAAAGAATATGCTAACAAATATAAGCAAGAATGGGATGATTTTAAAAGGGGTTTAGGTAAAATGCAGTCTCTTATTTTATTAGAAAAAATTAAGGTTACTAAAGATTGTTCTTCTGTTATTTCATTATTAATAGGAGCATTAAATCAAAAAATTAAATCAGTTAATAAAATTTTAGAAGCAAATATTAATCCAGGACAAGTTAAACAAGAATCACCTGCTCCACAACCTCCAACCCCTCCACCTCTACCACAACAAGTAGGTGGTGCTATGGATGAAATGTATAAAGAGAAATATCTTAAATACAAAATTAAATATCTTAAATTAAAGCAAAGCAGAGGATTATAATTTTTTTATTATATTAATTTTAATATAATTTATTATATATAATTTATTTAGCAGTAAATTATATATCTAATATTAAAATATATATGGAAAATATAAATATAGAAGGTATAATAGAATTAGTAGCTAATAAATTAAATATTAATAAAGAACCATTATTAGAAATAATAAAAAAAAAGAATTTAGATATAAATTTAACAAATAATTTAATTAAAGAAAAAATAGATATTATAAAAAAATTATTAGTTGAAGATGAAAATATAAATAATTTTGAAAATAAAATAGAAACTGAAGATGTAAAAAATAATTTTCGTAATTTAAAAGAATCTTTGGGAAAATTACAAATATTGGCTTTAATTAAAAAAATAGAAAAAAGTAATAATTGTGATGATGTTTTAAATATTTTAATAGAAACACTTAATCAAAAAATTAGTTCAGTTAATAATATATTATTAAGTAATTTAAAAGGTGGCAATATAACACCTAAAATAGATTATTATTATAAATATTTGAAATATAAAAAAAAATATTATAACTTAAAAGGAGGAAATTATGATTTTATTTATAATTTTCTTAATTATTTAAATATTGCTGCTAAATATCCAGAATTTAATTATTTAGTAGATATCATATCAAATGAATTAGATAGAATCAGTGGTGGTTTTATAGATAATGAAAATGATATAATAGAATTAAATACTATAATAAATGAATTATATAATTTAGATACAAAACTTAATGAAATATATGTAAATAATGAAGTTAAACAATATTTACAAATTTACAAAGAATTAATAAAAACACAGTTAATTATAGTTATTTTTAAATTAAAAAATATTAAAGTTAGAGAAACAATAACTACTACTTTTACACCAATTAGAAGACAAGTCGATCCAAATAATATTTATATTACAAATGTAAATTTATGTAATGTAACAAAATATCCAACCAGACAAGAATTTATATTAAAATATACAGAAAAAATGAAAGACCAAACTATTAAAAATAAAGAATATTATAATTGGAAAGAATATGGAGAAAAAATTTATGATAAATTAAAAAATTATTCAACTAATTATCCAAATAATCCTGATTATATAATATTTAAAAAAATAGAAAATGAAATATATTTTGAAAAATTAGGATTAATTAAAGAAAGAATATTTATGGAGAAAGAAAAATATAGACCACACATGATGTTATTTAATTTTAGATATTATCATAAATATTATGAAAATAATGTTATTAAAATACTTGAAAATCAAGGATATACAAGAATAGATTGTCGTGCAATTGATAAGTTTAACAAAGAAGGGAGATTAAGAAGTATTTTATTATATGATACAACTATTATTGATAATATTATTTTTAAAGATGTTAATATTAATACTTGCGAATATAAAATAAAATTCAAAAAAGATAAAAATTTAATAGATTTTAGTATATATAGTTACTATGCTTATGGACAAAAAGGAGATACAGGAATTGATGGTATTGAATTTTATAATAAATTATTATATGATAAAGCTGGAAAAAAAGAAAAATATTTATTATATATAATTAGTTCTCATGAAATTAATAAAAATGAAAATGTTGCTGAACCAAGTATTTTAATTGATGCTGACCCTAAATTATGTATGTATGCTTCAGTAACTAACATTTTTTCTAATTTCAAAACTCTTACAAATAATAGTGATAGCATTAAATTAGAAAATTTAGAGAAAAGGACTTTCGACGCCTTTGTATATAAAACAAAAATTGAATTAAATGAATTAAAAAAAATAATATAATATTATTAATATAATATTATATGGATAATTTATTTAATTTATTTAAAGATAAAGATGTGGGCAATGTTCGTAGTGAATTAGAAAAAAAAAATTTAAGACAAATATTTGATGAATTTATTAAAACATTATCAGATGACATAAATACAAGTCAATCTTCTGAAAGTGAAAAACAGGAATTTGAAAAAATTAAAACAAATTTATTAAATATGTTTGATGAACAAAAAGAAAAATTAAAGGAACATTTAATTAATTTTATTACAAGCGATTATGAAATAAATCAAAGAATTTTTGTTGAATTAAAAATTAATGAAAAAATGGCAAATGAATTTAAAATTAATTTATATAAGCTACAATTCAATATTCTTATTATTTATCTCAGAAAAACATTACCTCCTAAAAATTGCGATAAAGAACTTTCATTAATTATTAATTTATTTAATAAGAAGTTTGAAGCTGTTAATAATATTCTTTTAAATAACTTGACAGATTATGAAAATAAAGATGATAAACTCTCTGGTAAATTAGACGAAGAAAGAAAAAGATTAGAGGAATTTAAGAGAAAACAAGAAGAAGAAGCTAAGAGAAAACAAGAGGAAGAAAATAAGAAAAAAGAAGAAGAAGAAAACAAGAGAAAACAAGAGGAAGAAAATAAGAAAAAAGAAGAAGAAGCTAAGAGAAAAGAAGAGGAAGAAAATAAGAGAAAAGAAGAGGAAGAAAATAAGAGAAAAGAAGAGGAAGAAAATAAGAGAAAAGAAGAAGAAGCTAAGAGAAAACAAGAGGAAGAAAATAAGAGAAAAGAAGAGGAAGAAAATAAGAGAAAAGAAGAGGAAGAAAATAAGAGAAAAGAAGAGGAAGAAAATAAGAGAAAAGAAGAAGAGGAAGCTGAAAGGAAAAAAAAAGAAGATAATGTAAAAGATGAAATTAAAAAACTTTTTAATATTATTGATAACGAAAAATTAGAAGATTGTTCTGATAAAACAAAACAAATATTAATTGAAATAAAACAATATATATTGGATAATAAATTAGTTCAAGTTGGTGAAGCAACAAGTCAAGAAGAAACTATAAAAGAATGTAGAGAAAATATACAAAAAAAAATAAATGAAAATAAAAAATTAGAAATAATATATCCATCCATAAATAGATGGATTAAATTATGCGAGATAGAAGTAAAAAAAGAAGTTAAAAAAGAATCTTTATTTGAACAAAAAAAATTACTTGATACTAAATTTGGTGATAATGCTGAAACAAACGCGACTTTGGTATATAATGAGTTAAATACAAAAGATCAAGAATTAATAAATAATATTGGAAATTTAAATATTAAACAAAGTGGAGGAACATCAAATGACTTAACGGAATTAGTAAAAAAAATAAAATATATATATGATATATATAACAGTGATTTATTATTAAAATTACTTTGTATAATTTCATATAAAAATAAATTTGATGAATTAGCAAAAAAAATTAATATTGGAGATCCAAAAAAATATATTTCTGATTATTTTATTTCTTTAGAATATTTCAAAAATATTAAAAAATTAATATTACAAGATAATAATTATATAATTAGAGATACAGAAATTTATAAACAATATGATAATAATATTGAGGAACATATTTTGGCACATACATTTATTAAAGAATTAATTAAAAGACCTATATTGGAACTAACTGCTAATTTTGAATTTTCACAAGATTTATATAATTCAATCAGAATATTATCAAATAATATTGTAAATATTTATAAAAATTATAATAATTTATGGTCACAATATGATACTATCAATAGAATTCATAATGATATTTTGAGGGAAAATCAGAAAATATTTGCTTTTATTAAAGAAAGAAGAGATACATTAGATATTAATCCAAGATTTAATATTAAAAAAGAAGAAGTTGGTGACAAGTCATATTTATTAATGAGATATTATAACACACCAGAATATAAAGATTATAAACAACAAATAAAATTTAATGATAATGAAAAAGAATATTATTATTTTGGAACATATGATGGAACTTATTTAAAAAGTGATAATAAGAGTAATAAACAAATAGCAGAAAATGTAGCATCTAAAATATTAAATAAAATTTTGGAAAAAGATGAAGATATATGCATTATTGGATATGGACAATCAGGAAGTGGAAAAACTAGTACATTAATTTATTTAAAAACAGAACAAAAAGAAGAGAATGGAATTATAGTAGAATTATGTAATTTAAAAAAAATTACAGATAATTTTGAAAGAATAACTCTAAATATGACAAATATTTATACTATTCAAGGTGATCAGCAAAAAAAATCATCAGTTTATGAAAATAAATATTATAAAACAAATAGTATAAATATAGAAGAAGATAATCCAAGTTTTATATTATTAAATAATGAATGGATTTATGAAAAAGATAAAGAAAAAATAACTAAAAGAGGTTTGGGTAAATTTATTTCAGATGCTTTTGATAAAAGAGAAATAGAACCAACGCCAAATAATCCAGATAGTTCCAGAAGTCATGTAATTGTGTGTTTAAATTTGTTTAAAAAAAATAGTCAAGAAAGCAGAAAAATAGTTATTTGTGATTTAGCTGGTGTAGAAAATGTTTTTGATTGCGAAAATCCCAATGAAATAAATAATTTTGATGGAAGATATCAATTAAGCAAAAAATATAATCAACAAGATGTAAATTCACGAGAAATAATATTTGATAGATATTTATGTGATCAATATGGAGAAAAAATCTCTAATAATCCAATATATGGTTCGACAGATATGAAGGATGAATTAGAATTAACAAATAAATATAATCAAGGACAAATATTAATACAAGCATATAATAATATGATTGGTGAAGCCGAAATAAAAGAAAAATCAGTATCTCCTAAAAATTCCCCTGTAAAAAGAGGTGGTGCTATTCAATGTAGCAATGAAGCAAAATTAAAACATCAGTGTCCTAAGAAATTACAATATTATAATGAACATAAAGGTATTAATCATAATATAATTACAAAAATTAATGAATATAAAAATATGACAATAAATCTAAAAAAAATTTGGAATATTATTTCAAATAATCAAAATGTTGAAAATATTTATGATAATATATTAACTGAATTTGCGGATAAAAAACAAAAAGCAGAAACTAAAAATGATATTGCTAAAAGAGTTAGGGAAATAATTAAAGATCTTAAAATTACCAAAGATAAAAGAAATCTTGATATTCCTAATACATCATTAAAAACTATTCTCGAAATTATAAAAAATCAGAATCAATTAGATGCACTAAAAACATTATATACAAATAATTATAATAATATGAAAAATTGGATTTGCGAACATTTAAGATTATTAAAATTGAATCATAATTGTGTCCTAAGAAGAAATGAAGGTTTTATGATCAATCATTCTTTAGCTAATATGAGAAATGATATTAAAAATTTGGTTAAAAACTCTCTCAAAAAAGATAAAAAATTCTTACCAATATTCTATGATAAAGAAATTTATCCATATTGTAGAAATATTAATGTCGAAGAAAATTATTTTGATATGTTTTATGATGACTCTAGTTATTCTGTATCTGGTAAAATATTAGATATTATGCAAAATGAATATAAAATAGATGTTAGTAAAATGAATTATGTAATATTTACAGTTATTAATACAACTAAAAAAGATTTTGTAAATAATCCACCTAATCCACCTTATATTAATATTAATAATTTATATTATGAAAGATATATAAGTAATAATCCTGAAAAATTAAAATTAGAATTAAATAATATTATAAGTAAAGCATCTCAATATGAAATTTATAAAAATGATGAAAATATTAAGAATGGTTCAGGTGATGATGATGAAAATAATAGAGGATTAGCAGAAAGAATTATAAAATTAATTACAACTAATAATGCTTCCACTTTAATTGGTAGTTTAGAATCAACAGATGTTATCCAAAGTTTAACATATGATAAAGTAGTATGTAGTTATAACAAAGAATTAGATAAAATTTTAACAAGATATCAAGCAGAATTTTTACAAACACCAAACAAATCAAGAAAAATAATAGATGTAAATAATACTTTGATTTAATTTTAATTATTTTATTTAATTAAATAAAATAATTAAATTATAAATAATAAATTACCATTTAAAACTTGGTTCAACATCAAATGCCCATTTAAATTTTTCTTGTAATGATTTATTAAATATTTTTTCTACTGGTAAATCATGTTTTTTCATAAAAGCCACAGTAATTCTGGGATCAATATAATTTACCTTACTTGTTCCCAGAGATATATTTTTTAATTCTAATTTAAGGTCTTTTTTAATTTTAATTTGATTTATTTTGCTTTTAATTTTTTCTATTCTTTCTTTATTTTTTTCTATTTTCTTTATTTTTCTTAATTTACTTTTGAGTGTTTTTAATTTATTATTTATTTTTTCCATTTGTTCTTCAAATGATTTAGAAATATTTTTTTGATGATTACATAATAAAGCTACTTTTGAATTAGCTAAATTAAATTCATCTAATAATATATTTATTTTATCCTCTTTATTATAATTTTCATATTTCTTAGATATTTTTTTTAATTCTTTATAAAAAGTATTAGAAGCATTATAAGTTCTAAATACTTTGGCTGTTAAATCTTTCATAAAACTTTGTAAATATTTATTTAAATCATTAGAATCTATTCTATCAAATAAATTTTGGTCTTTTTCTTTACCTAACATAAATTCCTTAATATTTAAATAAATTTTTTCATTGACATTAACCGTATTGACATATCTTACTGAATCTTTTCCCAAAAAATCCAATTTAACTTTATTATTATCTAATAATTCAATATGTTCTACTCTTAAAGAAGTAACACCCACGGTATCTGCTTGGTCTTCTCCTTTTTCATTTCCTACTCTTAACGCAAAATTATCTATAAAATATAAAGCTGTTGCAATTTGTTTTTTTTCCATATTTTCACTGACTAAATTTAATTCATTTTCTGTTCTTATTTTTTTAATATTTCTTTTTAGTTTTCTGGCTCTTTCAAATTTCTCTAAATCACTTTTGGCTTTCAAATCTGAATGAGAAGCTAAAAACACATATTTTGATTTTCCACTAATACTATCTTTCCATGATGCTAACCATTCAACACTTCTATCATGAATTATTTCACCCCATTTTCCCTTTTTTAATTCTGGTATTGGTGCGTCTTTACTTAAATTAAGTGTTATATCTTCTGGATAAATTCTTTTTTTTATTTTTCCCAAAGAAGGATGGCAACCACGACCCATAAAAATACCTGGTGGTTCCATTCTGAAATTTCCAACAGGTTGTTCTTTACCATCTAATATCGCTATTTTATATTTTTTTTCTTCTTCATCTCTTTCTTTTTTAAGTTTTTCTTTTTCATCTTTTGTTAATTTATTTTTTTCTTCTTTTTGGTCTAATAAATATTTATAAATTAATTTAAAATCACAACCTTCCAAAGATTGGATAACATGTGTTTTTCCTAATATTTTTCTCCAATCATGCCAAAAATTTTTATTAAATATTCTATTTGTAACATATTCTGTTTCAATATATTTAGCATATAAAGTGGCATATTCTTCGGCTAATGGTTCTAATATTATTTGCGATCCTTCATATATAATCGGTATTTTATGTGGAATATATTCTGGTGGAAATAAAACACCATTATGAACAAATGTTGTCCATTTATATTTTCCTCCAAATTGTTTATATAACCAATAACTTAATAAATTAAGTGATTTATTTTCCATATTGTTATATATATATTACTATTATTAAATAAATAGTTTATTATTATTAAATAAATAGTTTATTATTATTAAATAAATAGTTTTATATTTAATAATAAAATATTTAATTCATGATATATTAATTTTAATCCTTCTATTAATAATTGTGTTGTATCAATATTTAATTTATTAAAATCTTTTATTTTTTCAGATAATAATTTACTTTGATAGGGACTATGACTTTCTAAAATTAAATGTAAAAAGTAATTAACATATAATAAAACCATATTATTATTTAAATTTTGGGATTTAAGGATATTTTTGATTAAATCTAAATCTATTTTTTGATTTATTTCATCTATAATATTTTTATTTAATTTTACAATATTATTTTTTATTTCATCAAGTAATAAAAATAATTGGTCATAATTTTTATTATTAATATCTTGGCTAAAATTATCCCAAAATATATTTTCAATATTTTTATTTACTTTATCATATATTTTATAAATATTGTCAATTTGATTTTTTGTAATATTATTATCAAAAGTTTTTATTAAATTAAATATTTTATTTTTGGATTTTTCTATTTCTCCTATACATAATTTTTTATGTATTTCATCTGGATGATTTTGTAATTCTTCGATAGTGATGGACATATTACAATATTCATTTATTAATTCTTGAATTTTATTTTGTTTATCTATGATCATAAATATATCAAAATAACAAAAATACAAATAAATAGTTGAATTAATATTTATTTTATTTGGATTTTTTAAATAATTAAAAATTTTAAGAGCTTTATTATAAAGTAAATATTCTATTCTATTTTTTTCTATATTATTAATATTAACACCTAATATAATTTGAGGATAACTTACAATAATAAATATACACAATAATATTTTTGTATCTTTAATATTAATATTATAAATAAAGTTATTAAAAATTTTTTGAGATTTTAAGATAAAATTTTTATTTCTTAATAATTTTGCGAGATTATCATGATTTTTCAAATCTTGTATATCTTTTGGTTCAAATAAATTTATATCATATTTTTTTTCAGCCATTTTAATAGCTTGTTGGAAAAAAGATATATTTTTAAAAAATAATTTTTTTCTATAAATTTTTTGTATATTAATAATATTTTTTATCATTATTTTATAATTATAATTATTAAATAAAAATAATTATAAGATGGTGTGAAAAATTAAATAAGTTTTAGATTTTTTTCATTTTTTATTTCATTACCAGAAGAATTAGCAAATTGGAATTCAGGTGCTTCTTCTTTTCTTCCATCGTCTGGATTATACTTCCAAAAAGCAGGCTTTCCTTTTTCTAAATTTTTTTTTATTCTTTTATCTAATTCTTGCCTCGCTGTAATAGTTTTACCTAAACAATCAATTACAAAATCAGAAAATAAACTTTTATCTATTAATGTTTTTTTTTCATTTTTAAAATAATAATTTCTCATAATAATTAAATTACTTATTAATTGTGTCACCATTTCTTGCTGTTCTTTATTTTTATCAACTTTTGCTTTAAAAGAGGCAATGAAATTATATAAAATATTTAATAAGAAGGAACCAATTTTTATTTTATCTTTTGTTTTTTCTGGATTGATAAAATTAATAGCTGGAACTTCTCTATATGGATAACATTTATGAAGATGATTATATATTGTACATAATAATTTGCCATCTAAAAATATTTTTGCTGAATAATCATAAAATTGGAAAAATGGATAATATTCAATAACTTTAATATTATTATTTAATTCCTTTATTTTTTCGATAATTTTTTTAGCATCTTCTTTATAATTAGTGCAGATTAATTCAAAATATGGTATATCTAACATTTTGATATTTTGTTTTTTATCTATGTTACTTTCCATAACAAAATAATTATAAGCATATAATCCTATAAAAATTAAACTATCAAATGTTTTTAATATATTAAATGTTTTTTCTATTAATTCTTTGTGTGGATTAATTAATACTAATTCTTTTTTTGGATTTGGAAATTCATAATTTTTCATAATTTTATAAAATCTTTCAACTCTTTTTTCTAATTTTATTTCCCAACTTGTTAAAGGATCATTTAATATTCTCAAATAATCAATAGAAGCAAAATGTGGATGAACAATAGTTAAACCATCTACTACCATAGTTGGAATATTAAAATAAACTATTTTTGGAACATAACTACAATCAGCAGTATTTGTTCTATTGACAAATAATGTATATGTTTCTTTATGTTGTGCTTCTTTTGCTTCTATTTCATTATATTTTTTTGTATCATAAAAACTATTAGCCATTTGAAACATATCAACAAGTGGTTCCGGTGAATAAAAATCAATATCTGGTATGGTTGTTTCATCGAAAAAAGCATCTTTTTTATTAGCTTTGGAAACAGCTAAATGATGAGCATAACTACCATAAATAATTCTTTTTTTATTTTTAACATAATCCATAACTATTTTTAACATTTCTCTTTTTTGTTTAGCTGTTGGTTCAATAACTTCACATATTTTCGATTCTGCTTCTTTAATTATATTTGGTAAATTTTCTTTTATTAATTCCAAATCTTTTTCATTATATAGACTCATAATATTTTATATATATATAAATATATTTTATAAATTAAATTATGATTATTTAATTAAATTAAATGAACCTTTTTTTATCTATTTTTGAAATTAATCCTTAGATGAAACGATAGTCAATCAATTTTTGATTCTTGCTTAAGCTATAGAGCTTGTTTTGTTGTGCTTGTTTCTTAAGCTCATCATCACAAATCTTCTTCAGCATTGTAGCGCAAAAGAACTCGACATGAGAAATATCTCGTTCAATTAAACTGATATAAGGTTTTTTGATCCATTTTTCCAAACTTTCTTTAGAAACCCTGATGAAAGTATCTTGAAATTCTTCTCTTTCATTATTCTCAATAATTTCAATTTTCTGTGTCTTGAAAGCATTTGCTTCTTGCTTGTTTTTCCAGAGCTTCAAAACTGAGGATGAGACTTCTTTTTCTCGAAGACAAATTACAATAGATCCATTAGCTAGATTACTGGCTTCTCTTTCTCTAGGATGTATGAAAAATTGATTAAAAACATTTTTCACTTCAGACTCTGTATGAATTAAGTTTCTCTCTGCCAAATCATCAATTATCATACCACATGAGTAATCTATTGGATAAAACATTTGACGAGGCGTTTTCTTTTGAGCTTGTTCAATAATTTTGAATGTTACAGCAATTTCACTCATGAGAATAATGAAACTGTTGCCTGGCTGGATGCTATCAAGGAAAGCTCGATGGTGTTGTTCGAAAAGATCGCTCATTTTTGTAGTAACGTTGTGTTAAACATTTTTTTCGAAGATAAGGGATTTTAAATATTTAAAATTTCAATTTTTTAATGATACCAAACGTATTATTAAAAAAATTAATTTACAAAAATTAGATATTTTATAAATTAAATTATAATAGAAAAATAATATCGCAAAAATGGTAATTATTTTTGGCACTGAATAAACTATTTTTTTTTGTTTGTTGATTAATATCTTCTATATAAATTTTTTTTAACATAACTGCGCAAAAAATTTCCATTTGATAATTCCATAAAAATGGATCATTTGTTAGATATTCTCTTATTGTATCTTTTTGTATTTTATAATAATTGTTATCCATTTTTTCTTCTTCCAGTGTTATATCTATTGTAAAATTAGTAAAATAACTCATTGGAATATTATTTATAATATTAAATCCATTTTTTCCATTTTTATTTATATAATTAATAATATCCTCAATATCACTTTTTGTTATTATATATGTATCGTATTTTAGATTATCTAAAAAAGTTTGATGATATTTTTCAAATAAATAACTCATGAATATATAATATTATAAATATATCATAAAATATTTGAATATCAATTTTTTTATTAATTTTTTATTTATATTAAAATAGTTTAGCAATTAAATTAAATTTTTTTCATTCTATAAATATATTTCATAATCAGAAAAGTAATATAAAATTCTGTTTTCACATCTGTCACAAACATTTCATTATATAATTGATCTTTGAAATAATTTATAGAAAATATGTTTCTTTCTATATTATATGTATCTCTATCAGTTATTATAATATATGTTTTTTGATAGTTTAATATTTCAATATTCCACAAAAGCTGATACCATGGATTCTTTTTATACCATTGGAAAGTATCAGCTAATTTTTTTACATTTGATATTGTTAATTTTATTTCTTCGGGTGTAATAATGTAAATATCCGGTTTCAAGTTTTCAAAAAAATCTTTATAATATGTTTCCAGTAAATCGCTCATTTTATTATTATTTATATATTAATAAAGTGATTTTTGTATTTTAGAAATCAATTTTTTTAATTATTATTAAATATAATAATTAAATATTAATAAATAAATAAATTAATCAACATCTAAGTTATCAAATTTAGGTTTAGTATTTTCCCCATTTTCATCACCACTACCTTTTTGTTTATACATTTTCATAGCATATGATTTATAATATTCTTCAAATTCTTTTTGTTTTTCACTAATAATTTCGGCTTCCTCTTTATTATTTTCTTCCAACCAACTTTCATATTCTCCCAATTTATCATTAAGAGATTTTTTATCATCATCACTTAAATTTTTACCCATATCGCTATCTAATGCTTGTCTAACACTATATAATAAATTTTCAAAACCATTTTTGGCTTCAACTCTCTTTCTTACTTTTTCATCAGCTTCTCTATTCAATTCTGCTTCTTTAACCATTCTTTCAATTTCGGCTTGAGATAGATTACCTTTTCCTGCTTCAATTTTCAAAGATTCTTTCTTACCTAAACCCTCAACTTCAGCTGATACTGTTAAAATACCATTTGTATCTAAATCATAAATTACTTTAATTTTTGGAATACCTCGCGGAGCTGGTGGAATACCCTTTAATTCAAATTGTCCCATAAATCTATTATCTTTTGTTAATGGTCTTTCTCCCTCAAAAACTCTAATAGTGGCTCCTGGTTGATTGTTTTGATATGTTGAAAATACTTGGTCTTTTTTACACGGAATAGTCGTGTTTCTTGGAATCATAACAGTCATTACTTCTCCATTTGTTTCGATACCAATAGATAAAGGAGTAACATCAACAAGTAAGATTTTATCTAACTTTTCATCTTTATTATTACTACAAAGAGCAGCGGCTTGAACAGAAGCACCAATAGCGACAATTTCGTCAGGATTAACACTCATATTTAGAGTTTTACCATTAAAGAAATCTTGTAATAATTCTCTGACTTTTGGAACACGTGTCATACCTCCAACTAAAATAACTTCATGAATTTGTGTTTTATCCATTTTGGCATCTTGTAATACTTGTTTGACGGGTTCAAGTGTTTTTCTAAAGAAATCAATACATAAATTTTCAAATTTAGCTCTTGATACTTGAACAGAACAATCTTGTCCTTCCGCTAAACTATCAATCTCAATTGTGGCACTGGTAGAACTTGATAATTGAATTTTAGCTCTTTCACACGCTGTCTTTAATCTTCTTAATGCTTTGGAATTATTTTTAATATCTAATTTAGTTTTCTTTTTAAATTCTTCTGCGACATAATTAACTAATTTAGCATCAGCATCAGCTCCTCCAGCATGTGTATCTCCACTGACTGCTTTAACTTCGAAAACACCATCTTCAACTGATAATAAAGAAACATCAAATGTTCCACCACCTAAATCATAAATTAATAAATTTTGTTCTTTATTAATATTTTTATCAAAACCATAAGCCAAACAAGCACTAGTTGGTTCGTTAATAATTCTAATACAATCTAATCCAGCAATCGTGGCTGCGTCCTTAGTAGATTGTCTTTGAGCATCATTGAAATAAGCAGGAACAGTAATAACTGCTTTTTTAACTTGTTTTCCCAAATAATCTTCTGCGATTTGTTTCATTTTTTCTAAAATCATCGCTGAGATTTCTTCAGGTGTATAATGTTTCTTTTCACCCATATAATCTACCTCAATATGTGGTTTATTTTGTTTATCAACAACTTTATAAGATAAAATTTTAATATCACTTTGGACTTCGGGATCATCGAATTTTTTACCAATTAATCTTTTAACTTCATAAATTGTATTATTTGGATTTGATGATGCCTGATTTTTAGCTGCGTCGCCAACAAATCTTTCATTACCAGAAAAAGCAACCATTGATGGAACGGTTCTATTACCTGTATCACTTGTAATAACTTCTGATTTTCCACCTTGATAAACAGCGACACAGGAATTACATGTTCCTAAATCAATTCCAATAGCTCCTTCAAATACTTGTGAATATTTTGACATTTTTTATTATTATTAATAATTAATAATAATAAGGGTCTTTAAATCATTTTTTTTATATATTATTTTTTATTTCTTTTACTTATTTCATCCAAAATTAATGGTTGATAAATAACAAATAATGTAAAAAAAAAATTTAATACTAAAAACTTGTTATTCATATATATTATTTATTATTTATTATTTATTATTTATTATTTATTATTTATTAGCTTTTTTATTTAATTTTATATCTATCAAAAAAATATAGGGTTGTAAGCTCATTATTAAAGTTAAAAATGTATCTACTATTAAATTTTTATTTCTCATTATATATCTTATAATTTATATTTTATATTATATTATTTAATTAGATTTATTACAGGTTTCCAAATAAATTTAATTATGTATATATTTAATTAGATTTATTACAGGTTTCCAAATATTTTTCTAATCTTGGATTCATTATTTTAAACCACAAATATGGACATAAAGTTAATAAAGAAGCTATCATATAGCCAAAAGGTAATTTTGGACTATCTTCATTTTTAATTAAAATTTGATATTGTTTATAAGGATGTGTATGATGGTCTGAATGTCTTCCTAATCTAAATAAAGTGCAATTAGTAATTAAATTATTTGAGTCCCATGAATGTCTAATTTTAACGGGTTCATATTTTCCATTATCTAATAATTTTCTTTCTAATCCATAATGTTCCAAATAATTAACTATTTCCAATAAACATATACCAATAATAGATTCTACAAAATAAAAAATAATAAAATTAATATTTAATAAATATAATAAAGATATTATAAAACTATTTAAGAACCATGATTTTGATATATAATTAATAAATCCTTTATGTTTATATTCTAATTTCCAAGCATTTTTGATACCACCAAATATACTTTGTGGTATAAAACTATATACTGATTGATTTTTTTTAGCAGTTGCCGGATCTAATGGAGTAGCTACATTGATATGATGACCGTATTTATGTTCAATATAAAAATGATTATACAATGTGCATGTTAAGATAATTTTACTTAATATTCGGTCTCTTTCTTCTTTTTTATGACTTAATTCATGGGCTACTGCAATTGCTAGACTACTTAATAATCCAAAATTAAAAGACATAAATAATAATTTAGGTAAAGAATAATTATTATAATGGATTATAACCATAGTTTCTATCATGCTAATAATATATAAGAAAACCCAATTATAAATAGTTGTTTTGAATTGTGGATCTTTTTCTAAAACTTCTATATCTTCTTTTTTTAATGGTTGATGTTCTTCATTTGTCAGAAATATATCTAATATTGGCAAAAATATAAACGTGTATAAAAATAAAATCCAATGAAAATTAAATATTATTCCTATCCAATATGCCAAAAATAAAGTATGAGCCATATAAAATCTGTAATTATTTATTAATTCCATTATAAATATATTAAATAAGATATTTATAATATTTTATATTATTTATATATCATCAATATTAAAATAAATATAATTAAATATTATTTTACAAACCTATAAATTATAAAGATATATTTTTATAATATATACTATGATGTGGAATTATTTAATGTCTTATGCAGTTAAATCAACTAATTATTCAGTCATGAATTCTAATAATGTTTTTAATTTTTTAATTTCTACCATGGAAATGCTTAAAACAGATGATGATAAAAAAAAATTTTTAGATAATATGCGTATAAATATAGGTATGTCTTTTTATGATGATTTTAAAATGTATCTTTTTAAAAAAATACCTTCTTCTGACTTATTAAAATTTTTTAATTAATTATAATTATAATTAATTAAAATAATATAATAATTATCTAAATGGCAAACTAATTAAATTAAACAATGTAGTGCCACCTTCGAAAGCAGCATATATCTTAAATCTTTCTGCTAAATAATATGCTAAATAAGTAAAACCAAGAATAGTAGCACCAACACATAAAATTAATAAACTCAAAGAAGTATTTGTAATGGGAACATGATTTGCTATTTTAGGGTCTCTAATTAAATATTCAATATTGATAGTGTCTCCTACTTTTACACTTGTGAAATCCTGGGGCGTAACAACTTTAATTTTACCAGCTAATCTTTTATTATCTACGACATATTCAATATCAGCCATACATGAATTAAATGCCATATCTCTTACTTTAACTTCTTCACAATTGTTAATATTTAGAACAATGGCTGTTGTTAATTTTTTATTATAATTTCTATTAAATATTAAAAAATAAACACTAAGTGAAAATAATACAATAAAAAGAATAATACCTAAAATTAATCCTAAAAATGTTTTGAATTTACCAAATTCACTAACATTATCATATATTTGTTGTCCAATTCCTGATGACATATATAATACATTTATAAAAAAATATTATATTATTATAATTATAATTATTAAAAATGTTAAATGCGTTCTATCATATATTTATAAACATTATAAATATTATAATTAATTTTAATATCATATATTTTTTATTACTTTATAATTATAATTTTTTTTTATTTGGCACACTTATAGCGTTAGACGGTATTTTCGTTACTATTGAATATATATTTGAACTTTTTAAAAAAAATAATTATAAAATAGATTTATTTCAATATTATATTAAATCAATTACTTATGATAATAATATTATTGATAGATATATTATATTCTTGTTATTAGATTTATTTTATTTATTATCTTTTATTCTTTTTTGGAATATTATTGATTTATATAATTATATAATAATTATTGCTTATCCACCAATAACTAATTATATTTTAAAAATCCAAATTATAGATAATATAATATCAAAAATATATTTGTTTATAAATAAATATTTTAAAAAAGCACTTATTAAAATTATTACTTATTTGATTAATAAATTTATAAATAATAATTTTACTTATAATGTAATTATTTTAGATTATGATATTAAAGAATTATTTTTTAAAAAAGATATTTCACAAATAATGGAATATGTAAAATTATTTATGATAAATATTTTAATTTATTATTTGGATAATATTAATTTTAGTTATATTAGATTAATTAATTTTTTACATAAATATAATATGATTTCAGAACAACCGGAATTACCAAAAAAATATATAAATATGGAAATAAATATAATAATAAAGCAAATTATTGAGAATAAAGAATATGATTTATTATTTAACAGAAAAATAATAAGGGAAGTTTTTAATATATACAAAAACAATAAAAATAATTCATTAAAAGAAAGTATTAATAATTTCTTTAATTTATCATTTGAATATTTATATAAATTTTTATGTTTTTTAACTGTTGCTAATTATATTAATACTCCATATATTTCTATAATTATTAGCTTGTTAATTTCTTGCAATAAGAATAACTTATGGGATATCAAAAAATATATTGTAAAATTTACAAGTATAATATTTTATTTAAAATACCATAATATATTTTATACTTTATTAATTAGTGAATTTTTGGAATTATTAGATAATAGATTAACAAGATATTTATTAAAATCTTTTGTAAATTTATTATTTCAAAAAAGATATATATTTTTTTATAATTATCAAAATTTTATTGAATTAACGATATTAACTATTTTTTTACATTATAATAATTTATCTTATTTTAATATTTTATTAATTTTATTTTTAAAAAATAAGTTAATATTAGCATATCTTGTATTTTTTGGCATTTTTTCTAATTATAATTTATCACATTTAAGTTTATTAAGTTTGATATTATTTATTGGAGTAAATATTTATCATCATAAAGAAGCGCCAAAAACTTTTATAAATCCTATTTCAAATAAAATATTAAATTTAAAACATTTTGAAATAAATAAAGAGATATGTTTTGACATATCCAAAACTCCTAACAAGTTAGAAGTTTTGTCTGAAATAAAAGAAAATAAAATTATTGATAATTATGTGATTAATAATATTAAAAGGGCAAAAGTGAAAAAGAATAATTTAAATCAAAGTTTGGATAAAATTATTGATATAACTAAAATAAATTTAGAAAGTGGAATAATAAAAAAAAAATCTACTTAATATTTATATGAAATCTTGGGATAAAGAAGAAGAAAAAAATTTTATGAAATATTTGAGTGAAGGAATGAGTATAAATCAAATAGCAGGTGCTTTAGATAGAAGTTCAAATGCTTTAAAATTAAGATTAAGAAAAATTATTTATGAAAGTATTACTAATAAAGGTATAAAACCAGAAGAAATAACGAAAAATCTTAGATTAGACACAACAAAAGTTATGGCTTATTATAATGATTATAAAAATTATTTGAAAAAAAGAGATATATTACAAGAAGGAGGAAATAATATTTTACAAAATAATATTATTAATAATAAAGTAGATATTAAAGTAAATAACAAAGTAGATAAATTAAAACAACAAAATGAAATGCTAAGAGAAATTATTGATAATATTACTTTGAAAAAAAAATTAAAACATATTTATAAAAAATAATAATTTAATTTAATTATTATTTTATGAATAATTTATTTTATTAATAATTTATTTTCTGGAACTTTTTTTAGATCTCTTTTTAATAGATCTTTTCTTAGAACTTTTCTTTGAACCTTTTTTGGGTCTTTCCATGCTAATTTCCATATATTTGCCACCTTTTTGGGATTTAAGAAAATCAACAGCAAATTTAAGATATTTCTCTTTACCAATTTCTTTTAATAAATCATTTTTGCTCATGGTTTTTTCATCTTTTTTACCATCAGTATCAACAATGAATTTGAAGTTTTCACCATCTTGTTTAATAATATGTTTTACTTTTTTGCCCTTTTCTTTGTGATAATGTTTAATTAATAAACCTTTTTCACCATGAATAATATATTCTTCATGAACAAACACATTTTCACCATCAATTTCTTTTGATTTTAATTCATGTAAATATTTTACTTTCATTTTATATAATTAAAATATATAATAATTTGAAATTATATATATTTTTTTTAATTTTGACTCCATTTTTGTGATAAATCATGTACATAGTCTATAATTTTACCTGCGTAACTTGTTGAACTTGATTCAATTGCGTTAATTAAAGTGATATTTACATCTTTGATAGATAAACCATTCATAAATCTATCTGTTAATCTTTTTTTAAAATCATCCCACGAAATTATATTTTCATGAGATAAAATATAATAATAATTTAATATAATATTTGTATATAACCTCAAAATATCAAACACTTTAATGGTGTAATTTTTAAATAAATTATAATGTTCAGAATTGACACCGCCTAATAAATCTATCATACTTTCTGTTATTCTCAATTGTGGTTCTCCCATAATAGTAGTAGATGGCAGATACACTAAATGTCCATAATCTACATGAAATAACTGACAACCTCTAATTAATAAATTATCCAAGTGGCGGTCTTGTATTCCCAATAAATAAGTAATACATGAACTAATAGCTAATGATTTAGCAAATTTGTCTTTAATAACTTTAATTGGTAAATCTTTATTATTTTCCAAAACATAATTTTGTAAAGTATATTTTTTCTTTTGTATTTGTCTCAATGTAATACTGTTATCAACAAATTCTATTAATCCAATTTCATGATTAATCATAATTATTTTATAAGTAGGTATTGGGTCAAAATTTTCTATTCTTTTATTTTCACATTGTTGAATTAATTTATTTTGTAATAAAATAATTAAGCTTGATACTATATTTTCCTTTCTTAATTGCGAGTCTTTTTTTATTAAAAATCTTCTTTCTACTTTTTTTCCACAACTATTTAATAAATTTATATCTGAATTATTTTTTGAATATTTATTTTTTTGTATATATACTCTTACCAATAAAGGTTTTGAAGCACTTTGTATTTCTCTTATTTCTAAAATATCTGTAATTAAATAATTTGTATTAAATGGATATATAATTGGTAATCCATCAGAATTATTAAAACTATCTCTTTTATAACTGATTTCCATAATAATATTTATTGTTTTATAAATAATATTTTTTGTTTTGCTATTTAATCTTGTTTTTAAATAATTATTGATAATACTACAAAATCTTTCTTTATTTTCATCTGATGGTTTTAAATTATTTATATAATTAAATTCTAATGTTAATAAACAATATAATTTTTCATTATTGTCACATATTATATCCAATATTTTATTTATAAATTCTTCAGAATATTTATTTGTATTATTTATTAATAATCTTAATGATATACTTAACATGGGCATAATATAATCTACATAATCAGTTTTATTATTTATTTTATTTATTAATAATAAAATTAATTCTATATATTCATTATCTTTCCAAAATTTTAGATTACAACCATCTATTTTAGCTATATATTGAATAACATCTAATATATCTATAATATCTAATTCTATATTACATTTTCTGGAACACATTAATTGCCAACAACTTTTTTTTTTTAAATTATTTTCTTTTAGTAAATTTATTAATTCTTTTATCTTATTTTTTGAATATAACATTGAATTAATTAAAGTAGATTTAATTAATATTAAAAACCAATTATTATGAGTAACTAAATTTTTATTAATATTCCACAATATATTACATTCCCAACGTGTATATATATAATCTGCTTGTTTATATTGTATATTTCTAAATTTTGATAAACAATGAATACCAGCATTATGCCAACTCTTATTTATTCTCAAAATATTATATAATTCAGGTATATCCAAAAATTCACATATATGAATTATATATTCTATATTTTTTAATTTTGTTATTTTTGAATAACAATCATTGCAGACACGACTTTTTTCTTCTTCCAAAGTTCCTGAAATTTTTTTATATATTTTTTTTACTTTAACACGCCATAATTTATTTTCTTTTGGAATATCTAATATATCAACAGGTATATCCACATATTTATCACAACAATTATGACAAAATACACAACCACATGCGCGACAATGATGTTTTCTTGTAAAAATCCAACCAAATTTTACATTACAAGATTGACACTTAATAACTTTATCTGAATCTATCCATTCATTAGTTATTTTTGGATAAATTTTATGTATATGTTGTTGTAAAAAATCTTCTGAAGGAGGTGTTTGTTTAGTTTGTGTTTCTATATAAACAGAAAAATTAGCATCTTTAATATCTTTAATTTCTTTTATATTTTTAATATTTATGGGTTTTGACATATTATAAAAATATTATATATTAATGTTTTTATAAATTAAATTTATATTTTATAAGTCGTATTTTTTTAATGTTTTCATAAATAAACAATTAGGATTTATTATAACTCTTTTTTTTTTTAAAAAATCGAGAGCTAAATCCATATTCATTTTATATTTTTTGATTAAATAAAATAATACTATTGTTGCTGACCTTGATGCGCCCATCTTACAATGAACTAAAATTTTTTTATTTTTTTGGTGTTTTAAAATAAAATTATATGCTTTTAATAAATATTCTTCTATGTTATCTTGATTATTATCTTCTAATCCATATCGTTCATAAATAATATCTTCAGGAAAATGATTGGTTATATCGTTAGTCATATTTATAATAGCTTCTATTTTTAAATTTTTTAATTGCGCAAAATTACTGGCATTATAAGCACTCCCCAAATATATATTATCCATTATATATGTTGGTTCTGATAAAAAATACATATATTGGTTACATAATCCCTCAGTTGGATATATTCTTTCAATTGTTGATGTTGTTATTTGTCTTTTTTTATCTTCTCCAAAATAATAATCATATAATAAATCAGAACTTATCCTATAAGCTGCTCCCATATGTGAAAAAATAAAAGTCATGATATTAAACATATAAAATATATTTTTAAAATATTTTAATTAATATATTATTTTTTATTTTATTTAGTTATTAAATAAACACGTTTTATATTATACTTTTTAATATATTTTTTACATAATTCACATGGTTCGCAATCTATAATATCACCTGTCTTATTTATTCTTATTAACATTAATGTTGAATCCTGAATAATTTTTTTATTTTCACATTTTGTGATACATGCTATTTCTGCGTGTTTTGAATATTTAAATCTTTCATACTTTTTTTGACACAATTCATTCAAACATCTTATTTTATGACAATAATCATTATATCCGTATGATATAATTTTTCCTCTGTATAATAATATTGCACCATATCTAGAGTCCATAGGACTCTTCAAAGCCATTTCTCTCGCTTTGGTAATATAATATTGTTTTTTATTCATAAATATATAATAAATATATTTACAATTTAAATATTAATCAATTTTTTTTCTTTTTGCTTCATTTTTAATTCTTCTATTATTTTATTAAAATTATTATTAGGTTTAGTATTATCTTTTTTTATTTCTCTTTTAATTGGTAAAGTATCTTGTGTAATAAATTCATTTAACAAATTATCATTGAATTCATCTATTTTATAATAACCAACTATATTTATATTATGTTGTAAATTTTGCTGTGTTGAAAGCCATCCATTAACAGTGATAATATTACTACTTTTCTTTATTAATTTGATAATATTACTATTTTCTTTGATTAAATAATAACCATCTTTGATATCTTCTTTTTTTGTTTCTTCAGTTATAAACATGATATCTAATTTTTTAATTCCCTCATTTTCTATAATAAAATTTTTGATAGACTCATTTAATTTTTTTATACTTTCATCTATATTTCTCGCAAAACCTAAAATTTTAATATTATTACTGATATCTAAAAAATATATTTGATACATAGTATTATTATAATTATAATATAAAAAAATTATAATAAACTACATAATTTATTTATATTGATAGATTCAACTATTTCTTTAGGATCTATATATTTAAATTCTTCTTCTTTATATTCTTCTTCTATATATTCTTTATCTTCTTCTTTTTGTTTATTTATAATATCATAATTATATAATTTTAATTGTTGTTTTTGTTTTAAAGATAAAAATATATCTTGATACGTCTTATTTTCCATAAATATTTTATAAATATATAATATATTTATAAAAATAATTTTATATATTTAAAGTTTTAATAATAAATTAAAAATTATGAATTATTTGATTTCTCTAAATATTACTAATTCTATTAATGATTTGAAACCAAAAGTTAAAGAATTTATTGAGGAAACATTTTTTACTCATTCTTATCAAATACAAGATTTGAATTCTTTTGATTTAGAAAAAGTAAAAGATTCATTTTTATTTGTCACTGACAGTTATGAAAACTTTAATTTATTTTTTTCTTCTAACACTTCTTGTAAAAATTTATGTTTTATTAATAATAATAATTTAGCTTTACCTACAAAAGAAGGATTAAATATTTATAAAGTTAATATGAATGAACAGGAAACTATTACTGTATTTAGAATGACTATTGTCAATAAGTTTTTGAGAAGAATTAAGAAAATAACACCAAAACCTTTTGTTTCTTGTATTTGTCCATCTTATAATAGAAGAAAGTTCTTACCATATCTAATTTATATTTTTAATTTACAAGATTATCCAAAAGAATGTCGAGAACTTATTATTTTAGATGATTCTCCAGAAAGTAATGAAGATATTATCAAAGAACACGATAAAGATAATAATATTAGATATTATCATTATAAAAATAAATTACCAATTGGAAAAAAAAGAAATATTATTAATCAAATTACACACGGAGAATATATTGTATGTTTTGATGATGATGATTATTATTATCCCGAAAGAATTTCACATGCTTTGGAAAGAATGGAACAAGAAAATACACTTATTTCTGGATGTTCTAAATTACATGTATTTTATACTAAATTATCAGAAATATATTTATTTGGTCCATATGGTAAAAATCACGCAACTAATGGAACTTTTGCTTATAATGTAAAGTTATTATATTTTAGATATTATCAAGACATAGCAACATGTGCAGAAGAAAAATATTTTCTTAATGATTTTAATTTAAAATTAGCTCAATTAAATCCAAATAAAAATATGCTTTGTATTTCTCATAATAATAATACTTTTGATAAAAATAAAATTATTAAATCTGGTCGTTTTTGTGGTTCTAAATTAAAACATTTTATTAAAGATAATAAATTATTGGAATTTTACAAAACTCTCGCCAAAGAATAGAGAATAATTATTTAATTTTTTTTCTTTTTATAATTAAATACATTAATATATTTCTTATCTCATATTGTGAAAATATCATTTATATATTATTATTGTAAATAATATATATTTTATTAATTATTTTTTCAAAATAGTTAAATCGTCTATTTGTAAATCAAACGGTGTTTCCAATACTATATTTATTTTTTTATTAATAAAATATTTAGCGAAATATTTTAATCCTTCTTCACCAATATATCCTTTTCCGATATTAGCATGTCTATCAACCCTTGAACCTAATTCAGTTTTTGAATCATTTAAATGTATTAATAAAATATTTTTTATTTCTATTTTATCATCTAATTCTTTTAAATATTTATCTATTTTTTCTTTTGTTCTGATATCATAACCAGAAGCAAAAATATGACATGTATCTATACAAATCTTAATTCTTTCTTTTATATCTATATTTCTATGGTTTCTAAATTTATTATAAAAATTGGCTAAATCTTCTAATTTATAAAATAATTCTGTCCCTTGTGAAGCTGGTGTTTCCAATAATATTTTTATATTATTATATTTTTTTGTTTGATTATTAACGTATAATAAAGATGAATACATATTATTAATAGCATGTTCTATTGGTTTATCTAAATATTTACCCATATGTATGATAATACCAATCGCTCCACATAAATTGGCAAATTTAATTTCCTGAATAAATTGTCTGATATGAAGACTATATTCATCCCAATCTTGTGCTAAATTTATAGTATAAGAACCATGAACTATACATTTTATATTTTCTTTTTTTATTTTTTTAGAAAAGGCTTTATATATATTTTCAGGTTGTGTTATATCAACAAATAATTGTATAAAACTACAACCTATATTTTTTACTCTATCTACTTCTGATAATAATAATTTATAATCTCCTGAAATATGAACACCTAACATATATATTAATATTTAATTAAATTTATATTTATTTTTATAAAAAATATATTGGAATTATTGATTTTATTATTTTTTTGATATATATTAAATTATATTTTATATGAGAGAAAACACTTTTTCACGAATATTAAAAATAAAAAAGTCAAGTTTTTAATGTCTTCAACGTTTCAACTTATATTCATAATTTATTATATTATTAAATAATATATATGACTAACTGTAACGATAAAAGAAAAAAGAGAAAGCATTACGATTCATCATCTACTGATTATTCCTCTGATGATGATTGTAAAGTAAAAATTAAATATATTAAGGGTGATAAAGGTGATAAAGGAGAAAAAGGAGAACAAGGTAATAAAGGTGATAAAGGCGACCATGGTGATAAAGGAGAAATTGGAGAAAAGGAGAAAAAGGTGATAAAGGAGATCAAGGTATAAAAGGTGACCAAGGAAATAAAGGTGATAAAGGTAGTAAAGGTGATCAAGGTGACAAAGGTGATAAAGGAGATCAAGGGGAACAAGGATATAAGGGTGATCGGGGAGATAAAGGAGAACAAGGGGAACAAGGATATAAGGGTGATAAAGGAGATCAAGGGGAAAAGGGTGATAAAGGTGATCGGGGAGATAAAGGAGATCAAGGGGAACAAGGATATAAGGGTGATAAAGGAGATAAAGGTGATAATAATTTAAGATGTCAAATTTACAATGCTTATTCTATGTTTAAAGGTAGTAATGGAAGCCCAGATACAACTTTAGATATTGGTAGTGCGCCAAATAATATTAATTTAAGAGTTATTAAATTAAGTAAAAATGATCCAGAAAAAGAAAAATTATATACAAATTTACCATATAATTACACATACAATGATAAACCATATATTATTTTACATTATTTGGTAGAAAATACAAATAATACAAGTGGCGATATTTATTTTAATTTAGATATTTTAATTACAAACACTGATTCTCCTAATAATTTATTAAATTATACATTATATATTGGAACTGATGTTAGCAATAATATAAATATTAAAAGTTCTGTTGTTTCAAATAATAGCAGTAATACTTATAATCATTATGTGGTATATATTTATTTTCCAGATAATATTATCAGTAAATTAAAAGAAAATTCATTTATATTATTTAATTATGGGAGAGGTAACACAGAAACTTATGATAATGATATATTTATAACATCTCTGGAATTTAATTATTAATATTATTAATTATTAATATAATTAATTATTAATATTAATAATTAATATATGGAAAAATATATTGGTAAATATCGTCTAATAATTATAGAAACACCGGATAAAAATAATAATATGTATAAAAAAGCAATTGAGCAATATGAAAAATATAAAAGAGATTTTGATATTTTATCTACTATTGTTAAATCAAAAGTAATAGAAAAATCAAAATTTACTATAAAATTATATGGAATTGATGGAACATTAAAATATAAAACAAATACTTTTAAAAATTGGAATGAATTTATAAATCTAATCAAAGAAATGCCAATGCAAAAAAATGTTTCAAAATTAACTCTATTTTCTGATTATCATCCCGAAATGAGTAAAAAAAATCTTGGATATAAAAATAAAGAAGTAGCGTTAAATACAATTAAATTAATTAAAGATAAACCATTAAGATATCAGTTTCTAATTATTAATACTATGTATTATCGAGCTAAATATCATTATAAACAAACCAAAGAAATGCGGGAAGCTATGAAAATATTTAAAAAGTGGCTTGATGAATATAAAAAGATAGATTAAAATAAAAAATTGATTAAATATTTATATAAAGTGTTAAATGAATATATTATATAATGTTATTAACAGATAAATATTGTCCAAATAATTTAAAGAACTCATATTTTCATCATGATATAATTAAAATAATAGAAAAGTTAAAAGATGATTCTGAGATTCCATCCATTATTTTTTATGGTCCGGAAGGTTCTGGTAAAAAAACTTTAATTAAACTATTATTAAAAGCTATATATGGTGATAATGTATTAAAAACAAGAAATGTTAATTTTAATATTCTTGGTAGTGCTAATAAAATTAATGAAGTAACGATAAAAGAAAGTGATTATCATATGGTTATAGAACCAAATAATAATAATTTTGATAGATATTTAATCCAAGATTTAATTATGAAATACGCAGAAAGAAAACAAATTAATTTCTTTGTATCTAATATTAATTTTAAAACAGTGGTTATTAATAACATAGATAAGATGTCTTATTTTGCTCAAACATCTTTAAGAAGAACTATGGAAAAATATTCTAAAAATTGTAGATTTATTATGTGGTGTCATAGTTTATCAAAAGTAATACAACCATTAATTAGTAGATGTATAACCATAAATGTTCCGAGTCCAAATAATAATGATATTTTTAGATATTTGTTAAATATTTCTTCCAAAGAAAATATTAAATTAAAAATAAATCAAATTGATTATATAATTCATAATTCAAAAGGTAATATTAAAACATGTTTATGGTATTTACAAATGATAAAATTTGGTGTTAAATGTGATGATGAATATGAGGAAATGAATAAAGATATTTGTGATATTATTATGAAAAATTCTCTTAAAGATTATTATAAAATAAGGGAATTATTGTATAATATTTTGAGCACAAATATTGATGTGAATGAAATAATTACTAATATTGTCTTAAATATATGTAATAGAGATATTCCAGAAATTATTAAATTTAAAATTATAAATCAAGCATCTATTGTTACACATAATATAAATAGAGCACGGCGTGAAATAATACATCTTGATCATTTTATTTTATATATCATGAATGAATTAAATGAAAAATAATTTTTTTAATATAATTTTTGATTTTCAAAAAATTATATTTCTTGTTTAAGTTTTTTATATTTATTTTTGTATTTCATTAAAAAAAATTATATTATAATTCTTTTTAATATAATAACAAATAAATATATTACATTGAAATCTTTGATTTCATTGTGATATATTTATTTTTGTATTTCAAATATTTATGATAATATCTGCCTGCACTCATTAAATTAAAATCACCACTTTCTTCTTCATCATCGTAAAAACAGGGTAATGTATAACTTTGAAATAATTGGATTAATAAATCAATACTATTAATATATATAGCATTAATTTTTTCTTTAACTTGTTTAATATCTCTATTTTTGTATTCTTCTATTTCAAAATACAAATTATTAATAAAATTATGTAATGAATCATTTTTTATTTTTTCTATTACACCAGTTTTTATTGAATAAAAATATCTATTTTTACCAATAAAACCAATATAATTTAAAAACATTTGTAAATTAAAATACTCAATTAATATTTCATTATTATCACATAAAAAGGCAAATATTTTTTGGAATTTATTTATTATTTGAAATTTAATAGTTTTATAAAAATCTAATACATATTTATTAATATTAATTTGTGTCGATTTTATTTTATTTTGTATCTCTTCCCTAACTACTTTATCTACTTTATTTACTTTATCAAAAGAACTATTATTTATAAAAGAAGTTGTGCTTTGATGAATATTTAGAGCTCCACCATTAGGATTATTTATTCTTTTTTGTGCTAATATATTTAATATATAAATTAATCTATCATTCACATCTATATTTTTTATTACTTTTTTCTTTTTTATTATTTTATTTTCTGTTGTTTTTTCTAATACTTCTTTATTATTATATATATTATTAATATTTGTTGATATTTCAGTTTGAGGTGAAAGCAATAATTTATCTCTTAATACTTCGGAAGTAATAGAAAAATATTTTTTGTCACCTCCAAAAATAGGACTTAATTTAAAAATTTTGTGAGCTATCATAAAACATGGCAAATCAATAGTTGAAAATTCGTATTCTTGTTTTAATACATTTTTAATATACCAACTTAACTGACATTGTCCCCAATCACCAGATCTCTTTAATGCTAATAAAAATCTTGTAATTATTTTTACTGGTATGTTTATATTATAATTTATATTACTATCATATTTTATTTCATCTATATACCAAAATATATTTTCATTATTAAATAAACTTATTATGGTTTGTATATTTGTAAATTCATCTTTAATTAGAAATACTTTATCTAATATATTTTTAATATCTCTTATACTAAAATTAATATTTGAGCAACAATCAACATGATATTCTATATTATTTTTATTATTATTTATTTTTATTTTGGTGCAATTAATTTTTTCACAACTAATAAAAAAATCCAAGTTCCATATATCTTGCTTATTATGAATTATTTCATTATAATATTTTATATTATCACTTAAAATATATTTCTTCATTTTATTTATAAAATCTTCTCTATATTTATTATCATCTTGTGTTCCGCTACATGTTGGTGCTCTGTCTATGGCTGACTTAAATGGATTATAGCATTTTAAATATTTTTTTGAACCATTATCTATATAAGCAAAATTATCTTGAATAAAATTAGTAGAACCATCGCCTAATATTTTTTTATAAGTCGAAGCTATAATATCTTGTTTTTTGTGTTTTAATTTTTTAATAATATGTTCTTGATTTATATTTGTTTGACTAATTTTACCATCATAATATGAAATTAATTTTTTTGATAATAAATTAGCAGAAATATTGATATCAAAATATTTGGATATTTGTGATATAGTATATATATTTTGTTTGCTAAAATCATGTACAGAGTCATACATATAAAAAAATTCATATAATTCTCTGTCCCATTCTTTGTAATCCTCTAAAACTACTTTCATTATAATATAATAGTTATATTATAATATTATTAAATTAAAAATATATTAAATATCAGCAAGCCTAATAAAAAAATTTCCCAATTTGTTAGTTTAATAATATAATTAATGATAGTTATTTTTTAAAATAATTTTTTTTGTATTTTCCAACAAATTTAATAATATTTGAATCATAATTTATATTATTATTACTTTGTCCATCATTTTTTTCATTATCTAATTTAATATTATTATTTTCTTTAATTTCAAAAATATAATCAATAATTGATTTTTTCCAATGTGAATCTTTATTTTTAGAAAGTTCTTTAATATTATTTTTTTTTATTAAATATTCATCAATAGTTTTGCAGGAACCCAGATGGAATTTTAAAACATTATAAAAACTATTTATATAATTATTTTCTTTTTTTAGCAATAAATCATATATTTCTTTGTTAATTTTAAATAATTCAATTAGCATATTAATACATTCTGGATTATTATTATAAGTTATTTCTTTGATTTGTTTTTGAATTAAAATTAATTCATTACATTTTTGCTCAATGTTAGAAATGTGATCAGCAATAATATTATTAATATTCATTGTTGTGTTATAAGTATAATATAATTTATAATTATTATATATTGTTTTATAATCAATTTTTTTGTAAAATCAAATACCTACTACTCTAATCAAAAAAAATTGAAATATAAATATTATAAACATATCTATTGTAGAAAATATATAATATTATTAATATTTTAATAAAATGGCCAATACTAAGATAATCACCTTAATCTCTAATGATGAGCAAAAATTTAACGTGCCCGCTAATTTAATGTTGAGAGAATCGAAATTTTTTAACAATTGGTTTGAAAATATAGAAGAGATTGAGGAACTAAATTATAAATTAGATAGTGTTAATGGTGAAACACTAGGAAAAATTGTAGAGTTTTTAGAATTATTAAATAAAGTAGAATTACCACAAATTAAAAAACAACCAATTCAATGTCATTTAGATTTTTCTGAATATGTTCCAAAAGAATATGATGAATTCATTAATTCTGTTATTATTAATAAAGAAATAGATATATATTCTTATAAACCTGAAATTAAATTAAACAGATTAACCCTTGCTGCTAACTGTTATGGAATAGAAAAATTGTTTAGTTTGTGTATGGCAAAGAATGGTCATATTCAAAACATTATTAATGATAAAGAAAAAAAAGCCGGTATGAATAATTTTTGGGATTGTGTTCAAATATATAGAAATTTTAATGGTAGAGTAGATAATTTAACAGATGATGATATAATGAGAGTGGAGAAAGAAAATGAATGGATGAACAGCTAAAATATTTAATTTAAAAAAAATTACAATATATTAATAGAATAATTAATATATTAAATTAAATTTTTTTATTAATTTCATTATAAACACTTAATACTCTTGCCGATGGATCTATAACATTTCCACACCATTTGGGCAACCAAAAATATGGAATCACTTTTTCGACACTCTTATTATTCTTTGTATATAAATTATTAAATATTTCTCTAAAATATAAACTTTCTTTTGTTAATGGTGTGTTAAATTCATATTTACTTTTAGCTTCTTCCAAATCTTTTTGAGTATATTTATCTTCAACATAATCTTGTAAGACGGAATACCACGATTTCTCCAAACCAGAGACACCATCGCTAAATGCTTCTTTCTTTCTCCACAAAACTTCTTGTGGTAAATATTCGCCAGTATTAAAAGATTCTCTGAGTAACCATTTTTCTACATTATGTTGTGGCACTCTTAATTCTGGGTCACATTGTAAATAATATTCCACAAATTTTCGATCTAAAAACGGAACTCTCGCTTCTAAACCATTTTCCGCAATTCCTCGATCTGCTCTCAAAACATCATAATAATGAATATCTTCTAATAATCTAATATTTTCTAAATGACTTTCAATGGCTGTTGGTGCTTTATGGAAATACATATAACCTGCTGCTAATTCGTCACTACCATCACCAATTAATAATACTTTAATATCCGTATTTTCATTAATCCATTTTGAAACCAAATATTGGCCAGTTGATGCTCTGACTGTTGTGGTATCATAACTCTCAATATAATAAATAATATTGTGAATCGCATTATACCAATCTTCTTGCGGTAATTCAATGTGTGTATGTTCGCTTTGAATAAATTCAGCTACTTTTTCTGCAAAATATTTATCTGTGGAACCTGGCATACCAACACTAAATGTTTTCAAAGTTTGTCCATGTTCTCTTAAATATTTTGAAGCAATACTGGCTACCAAACTTGAATCTAAACCACCAGATAATAAACATCCCAAAGGTCTATTAGTTTCTAGTCTATTGATGATAGCATTAGTTAATAATTTTCTAATATTTTTTTTAATCATATCTAAATCATAATATTTTGTATTATTAAAATCCATTAAATCATAATATTGATGATATTGATAATCAAATTTTTTATTATAGTTAATAATCATATAATGTCTTGGTTTGAATCTCTCAACTTGTGATGTTTCATCATATAATAAACCCTTTAATTCAGATGACAAAGATATATAATCTTGATTATACGAAATAAACAATGGTCTAATACCAAATCTATCAGTGCTGATAATAACTTTATATGTTCCTTGTTTTCTATCGATATCTAATAATATAAAAGCATATTCTCCATCAATATCTGTAATAAAATCTTTTAAATTATTATTATTTTCCAAATACCAACAATATAATCTAGGGATGACTTCACAATCTGAATGAGAAGTCATTTGTAAATTATATTTTTCAATTAATTTATGATGATTATAAATTTCACCATTACAAATAGAATAAATAGTTCTATTTTCTAATTCAATAACAAATGGTTGATCGCCTTTGGTAGATGTATCCATAATAGATAATCTATGAAATGCTAACATAATATTAACTTGATTATCTTGAATAGTATGAGTTCTATCAGGACCTCTATTCTTAATTTTCATATATTTTTCATCATAACTCTTATCAAACTCCAAAGATTTAAGAGAAAGTAATGCCCAAATACCACACATTATTATTTAATATATTTATCTAAAATTTATTGTTTAAATATTATATAAATCAATTTTTTTTATTTATTATTATTAAATAAATCAACAACTAAATAGATAATAAGACTAATAATAATACTAATAATTATTAATTTATGTTTCTTATCTTTTTTATTATTCGAATTATTGGAATCAGATAAATCAAAATCTATTATTTTGTGTAAAAAAAAAGATGATAAAAGAATTATAACAACATATAATATATATTTATCCATTATTATATATTTTAGATATATAATAATTTTATATTTATAATCTTGGTTGAGTAAGATCATCATAAATAGTTCTGGTCATTTGGAAACTATCAGTGTTACCTAAATTAATAGCTGATTTTTTTATTTCTTTTGTTTCATTATCTAAACTATTATTAAAAGCATTCATTTCTCTGGCTCTGATTTTTTGTTTTTTATTTAATTCTTTGACTATATAATTAACATCTTTGATTTCTTGGTTTTCTAATTTTTCATAATTATATAAATCTGTATGTTGTTTAGCTACTGGTGTAACTTTTTTAGTCATAAAACCAACAATAAAGAATTCTTCAATAATAACATGAATATCTTGATTGTTTTCAAAGAAATTTCTTTCATCATCGATATTATTTTTTTGAATAACATAACTTACTTTTAATAACATTTGGTCTTTAACATTCATTTTTTTTAAGAATAAATAAGTAACATATCTAATTTCTTTATCAGTTTCATATTTTTCAACATGATCGATGGCTAATAATTTGACAGGACTTTTTCTGGCAGGTGGATTATAAAGATTTGAAGCAACACCTAATCTTTCCATTTGTTTTTCATGACCACTTTGAACATTTGGGTCTGGTATTAATTCATCCCAACCATTATTATTACTTCTAAAATCTGGAGTTTTTTTGATTTCTTGATTTAAAGAATTAATAAAACTAATGACCATACTTTTAACTTCTTTTTTATTAGGATTAGTTAGTTTAACTGGTTCATTTTGGACATTAAATATTTGTTTATTACTTGGAACTAAATTATTAAGAGCAGTAATAGTGTCACGGAAATCATTGTGAAATTGGGCTTCCAAGAAAAAATTATTTATTTTATCATCTATTTCTTTATTAGAAAAAGTAATTATTTCCTCTACTGTATATTCTTTATTATTAAATTTTCTAAAATTCTCTTTATCTTTATTTTTTTTTGTGATAGCGCGTATCATAATATAAATAATTAATACAATTGCTAATAACAATAATATATCTATTAATTCCATTTATATATTATAAAAATAGATTAAAATTTATGATTAAAATAATCAATATTTTTAAAATTTTATAAAATAATTTTTTAGTCTATTATTAAATTATTTATTTAGTAAATATTATTAAATAATATTTGCTAAACTTCTAACATTATTTATTTCATTTATATCTAAATCATCATTACCTCGATAAAACATTTGATAACCAGTTTCCATATCATCACCTGGTTCAATCTCAGCATTATCATCCATAAGTCTTGCGTCCTCTTCTTCTTGTGCATCAATATCACTTTTAATTTCTTCTTTTGTTTTAGTTTCTGTTGGATCAGAATACATGCCTTCAGTATTAAATTCTGAGATATAATTTTCAAGTTCGTATATATATTCACTACTTTTAAGTGATAATAAAAATCTTTTTATTTCTATATTAGACAATTTGGTTTCTATATTAAACATCTCAAACGTGATATTTATAAAATCAACTAAATAATTAACTATATTTGTTTGAATTATTTTATTTTGATTATATTCAAATAATTTATCTATTTCACTTAAAATATAATATAATAAAATGTTACCATTGACATCATAATTATAGAGTTCTTCAGAATTGATATAATCATTATCGATATCAATATTTAATTTTAATTCTTTAAAATCAGAAATATTAATTTTATTAACAATGGCCTTCCAATGTTTAAATATTTTATGTTCTCCTTTATTATCATATAGATTAATATTACTTAATTTTTTAATATATTTATTAGTTATAATTTCAACTTCATTAGTAGTTTCCAAATAATTTTCATCTATTTCTTCTTTAATTTTTTGTGGTTTCGGAATATAATTATTTTTAATTCTATTTAAAAATCTTTGAAATTCATATAATATTTTTTTTATATTGTTAATTCTATTACTAATAATAGTTTTGATTATTTCTTCTTTAATTGTTTCTTTGTCTAATTTATCGCCATAATTATAATATAAAAATTCCTTGATATCTTGGATATTAATAAATCTGCTTTCATATCCAATAATATTTAATTTAAATTCTGTTGAATAATTAATAATTAATTTTAATTCTGTATTTTTATTTTTTACATAATCTTTCCCGGATTCTTTATATCCTAACATAAAACCATTGATTGCTTCATAAAAGACTTCTATATTACCTTTATAAATATAAGAGACGACATCTGTTTTAAAATAAACATGATCTTTCTTTAAACTTACTTTATTATCTTTTTCTGTGATAACTTGTGGTTTTTGTAATTTATTACCTTTATAATCATGATCTACTATATAAATATTATTTTTAAGGTCTAATTCGTTAGAAATACTTGATGTGCCGATAATTTCTTTTAATTTATTTACAAAACTATTAATAGCTTGTTTAATATTATTTTGTTTAATATTTTTGTTATATTGTTCTTTAATTTTTTCATAAACTTTTTCTTCATAACTATCTTTTTTAGTTTCTTTTGTAACATTTACTTTTGTTTCTATTTTTTCTTTGTCTAAATTTTTTTCCAATTGTTTTAATTCTTCTCTTGAATATTTATATTTTTCATCTTTTTTACATTTTGTGCAAATACTTAATTTCTTTTGATTATCATAAATATAATTATGTGGTGTTCCATCTAAACAATATTGAGATTTTGCTAATTCTTCTAATTTTAAATATTTATAATTATCTAAGATATCTTTAATTTTATTTTCTTCTATTTTAGAATCTGTTAATTTATAATTACATAAAGAACATACATAAGTATCTTTTTCTAATTTGAATTGATGCCATCTTCCATCAGGACAATTTGTTAAATTACTTATTTTATTTTCTTTTTGTTTTATAAAATTTGGTTTTTTCAAAATAGTGTAATAACCTGAACGTGATGTATTATATTTTGGTTCATCATATTCCATCGCAATATATTCTTTTAATATTTTGTATTCTTGTTTTACGGCAATATAAGTTTTTTTATCCAATAAAGCGCTTGATTTATCTTGTTCATCTTTGAATTTTTTAATAATTTCCTCGCTATTAAATAAACTATTTAATTTTTTAAAGAATTTTGATATGATTACTTCATATATATAAGTTGTTTGAATATCGGATTTACTGTAATTTTCTAAAATACTATTTAAAATATCTATAATAGTATGAATAATTTGTTTTTGGACTTGAGGGTCATATTTTTTTTTTATATCTTGCTCGACTTTTTCGACTTCTTCTTCTGTTGAATACCACATATTATATTTAGTAGCCATACATGTCATCATGTAAATCATATAACATAAAACTGGATATGATTTAATATTTCCTAAATCACCATTTTTATTTATTCTAATTTTAATATTTTCAAACATCATTAAACCATATTTATAAAAAACTTGAAAATTACATACACCTTTTTTATCACCAGTTATAAAAGTAATTTGACTTTCATTAATTTCCAGACATAATAAGAAAATTAAATAAGATAACATATTATTATGTTTAATATTTTTGTAATAATCTTTTTCTTTACTGGAAAAAACAAATATATTATTATCCAAATCGAAAATAAATAATTGAGATAAATTTCTTGATATATTATAAATTTTGCTGGCTAATTCATTTCTTTCTTTAAAACCTTTACGCAAAATTTTATTATTATCTAATACAATATCTATAATATCTTTTACCAATGTTTTTCTTTTATTTCTAATAGTCAGTGTATTTCCCATAAAATTAGGAATATTGACAAGAATGGCTATTTTTTCTATTAATTTATCAAGACTTCTAATAGCTATTTTATATTTTTGATATTCAAATATATCTTCTAAATTAATATCTATTTGGCTACTATAAGTTATAAAAGAATGTGTTTCATTATCAAATTCACCATCTGTTAAGAATTTTTTAATATTAATTAATGTTCCACAACTTTTACAAACATATTCTTGAGAAGCATTTTCAATAACGTATTGTGTCATAAATTCATATACTTTTAATGTATATTTTTGTGGTGATTTTCTTTTTAATTTAGATATATTATCCCATGAGACAAAATGTTGGCAAATACCTGTAATTTCGTCTTCTCCTTCTATTATGGTATCATCAATCGCATCAGCATATGTGATTGGTTCTTTGGTTTTTATGGTTTTTTCAGGTTTGGTTTCATGTGATAAATCTAATTTAACTATTTCAAGTGTTTTTTCAGTGATTTGTGGAGCATGAGGTAATTTAATAATATCACCAACTATTCCAAAAAATATATCTTCCTTTTCATCATATTTTGGTATTTCTTTTTTACTATAATCATATAATATTAATTTTTCCAAACTATTATATAAATCAGCATTAATATCTTCATTATTATCTTTAATTTTATTAAGAAAAGAATATAATAATTTATAACTTTCTTGAATTTCATTATCTTTTTTATTTTTTAGAATATCATTGAAATATATATACATTTGTTTTAATAAATCATTGTAAAATTGATTTAATATTAGTTTTATTTTTTCACTATTTGATATATTTTCGATTTCTGTATAATTATCTATTTTAACTGTATCTTTTTCTAAATCAAAAAACCAATATAAAGATGAATCATGTTTAGTATCTCCAAATAATCTTTTGGTTATCATATCAAGACAAATTTCATAACCATTTTTATTTTTTGGATCTAAATCATGAATATTTATAAAATCTCTAACTTTTAAACAATGGGTATGTTTTTTATTACTTGGTATTATAAATCCTACTATATTAAGTATTAAATTTTTGCTTCCAACTCTCATTTGTATTTTATTTCTTTCATTTTGTCTAAAATCTCCAGTTTTATCAAATGATATAGAACGAACACAATCAATTGTTTTTTCCATATTTAAGCTAAAACCATCTTTATCAAAATCTTTAAAATTAATATAGGGATAAATTCGATAAGTAAATAAATCAGTGATATATTCATTTTCATCTAATGCCTTTGTTCCTGCTTTTATTAATTTATTAATAATTTTTATTTCTTCACCATCATTAATTAATATTGCTCTTTTTTCATTTAAAGGTGTAAAAAAATTTTCTTTAATTTTTTTTTTATATTCTGAATCTTGATTAGCTTTCTCTGAATAATAATCAGTGACCATATCTATTTTATTGACTATATATTTTAATTTTGTATCATCTTTTTTTTTTGGATCTTCTGTTGCTAAAATATTTCTATCATATTTTTCTGATTCTTTATTATAGAGCATAAAATCTTCTACTATTGGGATTAAAACGCCACTATTTATAAGAGTTAAAATATTTTTATCTAAATCAATAGTTTTTTCATATATTAATTTATCAGAATTAATAATAAAATTATATAGTTCCTCAGTTAAATTACTTTCTATTTGTTCTTTATTTAGGACATTTTCGACAGTGCTATAATCTATAAATTTTTTTTTTGGAACAATAATATCTATATAGATATATTCGCCTTTAGAGTTTTCTAAATTTTCAATAAGATTATATAAGCCTTTTTTCTCTTTAGCATTGTAAATATATAAAATAATTAAGGTTTTTACTATATTATGACCTTTTTCTAAAATATCTTTTTTGTTAAAGGTTGATTGAATAAAATCATAACCCAAATCAGTGTATATATTAACACAATTTTCATATTCAATATTTTTTAAAAGTTTTGTTACTTTATTTTTATCAAAATCTAATAAATTTAAAATATTTTTAATTAGTTTATAAAAATCAAGTATTAAAGAATTAGATTCACTATTAAAGAAATTATCTATTTTTAAAGGATATGAACTTTGATTTTTTGAAAATTCAACAAGATTATTCATAAATACATTTTCTTTACCCAAATTTTTTTCTTCAAAATAATAACCCATAAAAATAAAAATGTAATAACTAACATATTTTTTTATAGTTTGTATGATAGTATTTTTATTGCTATCTTGTAATAAATCTTTAATATCATCAAAATTTAATTTATCAAAATATTCAATTAATATATTATTTATTTCTTTTTGCTGTTTAATAAAATTTTCAGAAGAAATGATTTTTAAATTTTCTTTTAATTTAATAATTCTATTAAAAAAATCATCTAATACCTTATCTATAAATTCATCAAGCTTATTTATATACATTGAATATAGAATATATAATATATAATAATTTAAGATATTAATTATTATATATATAAAATAGTTTTATTGTGATTGATTTTATCACATTAATATCTTATTATATATTAATGAGTGAAAAAATTATTGAGATTTATTATAAAATAATAAATCAAGAAGAAAATGATATTAGGAATTGTTTTAATAATTTATTACCAACATATATTTTAGATAATTTATATGAAAAAATAGATGATAATTTAATTTTATTAAATTTTGATTTTATAAATGAGAATATTCAAAATAATAATTTTAATTATTTAAAAAAATTTCATAGTTTAATTTGTCATATTAATCATAATATTACTATTATTAAAGAAAAAAATATAATTTGTAAAAATTTACTTGATTATCGTTATCTTGATAATAATTGGAATAAAGTAATAGTTAATTATATATTACCTGGTATTAAAGTTATTTTATTTTATACAACAGATTGGAATATTTACATATATGATAACGATTATAATTTTGCTTCAAATATTATTCTTGAGTTTTTAAAAAAAAATTATATTAATGATGATATTAATAAAAACTATAAATATTTACTAAATATCAATTTAGATGAAATTAATAACTTAAGTTCAAAAATTTATAAAACTAAACCTTTAATATTATTAAAAATTTATGATGAACATAATCAAATTATTTACAATTATGATAAATTATATTTTTCATGTATTGACGAAATTTTTTATAAAAATATTAAATTTTCTTATTATGATGAAAATAATAAAAATATTACTTATTTAGGATTTGTTATAAATTTTGAAAACACTAATTATATAGTTTATCATTTGGTCTATCTTGAAATTAAAAATATTTTTCAAAAATATAATAATATTAATATTTTATATTTAGATTTGTTTAAAAAATACAAATTAAATTATATTTTGCCATTTATTAATTCATATTCATCTGATATTATAAGTCGAATAAATATATCTATTAAAACTATATCTTATGAATTATTAAATTTATATCATATAACTCGAAAAAAAGATAATAAATATATATTTAATTTATTAACAGAAATATATATTAATTCTATTAATAAAATACATAATATATATTTATTATATAAAAAATCTACTAATAATAATTTAAATTCTTTAGTTGAACCTTTTATTCTTGCTGCACAGTTGGATAATCTATCCACAAGTAGAAGCTCTAAAATGGTTCGTGAAGAACGTTCCCTGCAGGAAGCATACATCGGCGAACCGAAAACTATAACTGTTCATGATATTTATTATTATATAATGGATATGGATATATATGAAATTTTAAAATTATATCACGATAGAATAATTTTAATGAATAATGATAAATTAAAAAAATATTTTAAATCAGACTGCATATATTGTCTTGTTCAAAAAGAATTATTATTTAAAAAAGATGAAATTAATTTAATTGATTAATATTAATTATATTAAATTTATTATAATTAATATTTATTACTTTTACTCATTTTTAAAATATTTAATTCAATATATGCTAAAATATCAAATATTTTTTCAATTTGTTCCATCATAGCTTTTATTGGAGATTTACTTTTACTACTAATTTTTATTTCAATTGATTTTATAAGAGAATCTGGTTTTGAAACACCAGAGAATATAATATCTGGATGTTCTTGAAAATAATAATTTACTAATCCACCAATTGTATGATCTTCATTATCAAAAATAAATATCATATCTTGTTTTTCATCTATTTCTTTTGATACTATTTTTCTATTAATTTCATCTTTTAATAGTTTAATTCTTTTAATAATATTTCTACATGCTTTAATTAATATTTGATATTCTTCATTATTACTTTGAGATTCAATAACAAAAGTAAATTTATTATTTTTATTTTCTATAAATAATCCTTTAATATCATCTGTTGTATGATCATCATAATAACATGTTGAAACTGCTGAAAATATATTATCACGTTCTCCTACTGATAATATCGATCGCATCGATGCTTTAAATGTTTCTGCTGGTCTTAATTGGATAATTAATAATGGACAATCTTTACTATATCTATCATTGATATTTATTTCTTCCCCATCTTCATAATATTTCGCATCATTTGTAGTTATATTTTTTACTTGATTTGTATCATTATAAGTATTAAAAACCATTTCATAAATTATTTCTTTTTCATGTTTTTCTCTATTGGGATCTGTAAATATAACATTTTTCCAATATTTTGGATTTAAATAATATAAATCACCATTTTTTTTATGAATATTATGAATTGGTATATTAGATAATCTTAATTTCATATAATCATTATTAAATATTGTATTATTAGCTGTAATATTCACTAATTCTTTTGGAAAAGCATATGATGGAATATCATCTAAACAGACTCTTCTCATAGTATTCATTAAACAATAATTCATATCACTACCACTAAATTCTAATTTTAAAAAACTTGATTGTGAAACCTGGAATTTATAATTATTATTACTTAAAGTTTTATTCAAGATTTTAAATTCTTGTTTCTCAATTTCTGAGATATTAATATTTATCTTTGACATTATTATATATTTTATTTATTATATATTTTATAATATAATTATTTTATATATTTTATAAATCAATTTTTTTTACATATAAAATTTATTTTGTGTATATTTATAAACAAAAAAAAGAATATAATAATATATATAATGTATAATAATCAACAAAATCAACAAAATATAGTTAATTTATTTTTTTATAGTATGAAATGTCCAACATGTCTTAACTTAATTCAAATATTAAAAAATGAAAATATTTTAAATTATTTTAAACCAATTTGTGTTGATGGAAATTTAGATAAAATACCAAAAAATATTACTCGTGTTCCTACTCTGATAGTTTCTAATATTCCAAAACCATTGGTAGCTGAAGAAGCATTTAAGTGGGTTCAAAATATTAAATTTTTAAGAAGTCAAAAGTTACAAGAACAAAATAAATTTATATCTAATCAAAAACCTAATGGACCAAATCCATTTTTAAATAATGAAATGAGTGGTATTTCTGATACATTTGCTTATACTAATATTGATGCTCCACAACCTAAATCATTTTTTGGTTATGGTGATGAAGATAAACATATTATTTTTACTGCACCAGAACAACATAAAATAAATATGAATGAACAAAGACAAAAAATTAATGAAGAAACAAAAAAAAGACAAAATCAAGAAAAAGAAATTAATAAACTAATGGAAGAAACTAGAAACAAAATTGCTAATAATTATTATAGTAAAAGATAATAATTAAATAAGATTAAAAAAAATGATACGCAGACCAAAAATCATTTAGTATCGTATTAAAAAAATTGAAATAATAAATATAATAAATTAAATAAATATAATATATAAGATATAATAATTATAATGATAAATATATAATATGGATAATATGGATGATATTGAAAATACAGATGATATTAAAGAAAAGCGGCATATATATAATTTAATAAAAAAAGATAATAATAAAATATTTTCTCTGAAATTAAATAATTATTTAAATCATTATAATGAAATTTATTATATTCTCAAAAAGATAGAAGAAATATTTAATTATAAGAAAAAATATCATAAACATTATTATCATCATGTAGCAGTTTTTTTTGAATCAAAAGGTATAATTGATAATAATATTATATTAGGCGAGAATAATGAATTTAAATCTTGGTTATGTCCCATTAGCACTCACGCAGAAATAGCGGCATTAAAAAAGATTTTAAAAAAATATAATTTTAAAAAAAATAATATTTTGCCAAAATATAATTTAATTGTATTGAAAATTTCTCATACAGGACATATTGGAAATTCACAACCATGTTTTCATTGTATGCAGACTTTATATAAATCAAACATACCAATAAAATATATATATTATTCAACAAATTGTGCCAGTATTAATAAAGTTAAATTTAGCGATTTAATTAATAAATCATCTTATGTTTCATCTGGATATAAAAAAAATAATATTTAAAATTTTTAATATATATTTTTGATAATGAGTATTGAAACTATAATAACAGAAAATATTGAATTACCAAACGAAAATATTGAATTTTTATTTAATTATATTTTTTTAGAAATAGAAGATTATAATTATGAAGAATTAAAAAATGAATTATATTTGATGAAAAATATTTCTGATAATGTTATAACTGATTTTTCTGATATTTTAATTAATTTAACTAATTTATTAGCAAATTTAAATATAAATACAAAATTGTCTATGTATAAAAAAGATATTATAAATACTTTAAATAATGAACCAAAAAAAGTTATAGATACATTCATTAAACATGCTTATATTCATAAATTAAGAAAAGATACATTTAGAAAAGAATTAATTATTGGTAATGATTCTTTTTTTATGAAAGGAACTTATGAAGATTACGCAGATAATAATCATAATATTATTGATTTATTATTTGAATTCAAAAGTTTTTGGAATAAATTAACAAAAGAAAATATTAATATTATAAAAAGTTATTTTCTTACTTTAATTAGTTTTTCAGATAAAAGATTTATTATATTTTATAGATACTTAGAAATAAAAAAGAAATATCAAAATAAATACAAAGATTTATTTAAATTTTATGATAATAATATTTAATGCGTTATATATTTAAAAAAAATATATAATAATAAATTATATAATAATTATATTAACAAATGGAAAATTCAAATATTATTCTTCAAAAGTATCATGATTTATTTAATTTAAGTGTTGGCTTATTATTAGATTTAGGAATTAAAAATACTGATGTAAAATCAAATGTAAATAAAAAATGTCTTAGATTTATGGAAGTATTAGAAAAAAAAGAATTAGATATGGATAAAACCGTTAATATTATTAAAAAAGTATTTACTATTATTTCTAATAATTTAGAATTACTTAAAAATAATAATCAGGAATTATTTTCATTGAACGAAGTTAGAGATAGCACAACAGTTAAAATTACTATCATTCCTGGTATTGATTTAGAAGAAGTTTATAATTCTATTACAGAAGAAAAAAATAAAAAAAATATGTGGTTATATCTTAAAAGTTTATATTATGCTTCTTGTAAAATGATTGGTATTTCTAACGATAAGAATATTTCAGATTCTATTTCTGAATATTTAACTCATTTAAATAATTCTAATGAAATTAAAATTAATGAATTACAAAATCTATTTTTAGAATTATATCCAAACACAACTATTGTTAAAAAAATGGAGTTTAATCCATTTGTTGGTGTTGGTGGTTTTGGTGGTAATAATGCTGAATTCAATATTAATGATTTATTAAAGAATAATCCAATGCCTTCAGGACAAACTCCTTCTATCACTGATATGACTTCTATGTTTGGTATTGATAAAATGTTAAATATGGATGAATTAAGCAAACATTTGAAAAATATTAATCCAGATGATATTGAAATGGCAACAGAAGGTATTACTAAATTATTAGGTGGTAATTTAGATAGTGGAACAAGTGAAATGATTAATAGTATGTTATTAGGTATTAAAGATGAATTAAAAAAGGAAGATTTAGCCCAAGGAAATCCTTTTAATAATATTGTTAAAATTGCTGAAACAGTAGCTTCACAGATGATTCCAAAAATTGAAAAAAGTTCTGTTGATATGACTAAAATTTGGAATTCTACTAAAAATTTAGCTTCTAATTGTGTTAATGAAAATGAAAATCCATTATTTGCAGGAAAAGGTAATCCCTTAAGTTTATTAACTGGGTTAATGGAAAAACAAATGAATATTGTTAATAATCCTAATAATAAAAAAATGCAAAAAGAATATTTAAAAGAATATAATAATCTGATTAATAGCCCAAATCCAATGGCAAATATCCTTAATATGGCACAACAAGCCGCTAATAATAAAAATGGCAAAAGAAATAATAAAAAAAAATAAATAAATAATAAATAATAAATAATAAATAATAAATAATAAATAATAAATAATAAATAATAAATAATTTGCGTTATTAAATATTTAAAATATATATAAAATAGTAATATATATTTTATGACAAATATTTTTAAAATAAAAGATGAGGAATCAATTGATTTTATATTAGAAAAATATAAATTTAATTTAGTAATTGTTATGTATGTTAGTATTCAAACTATTCCCAAAGATATTTTAAAAAAAATTAAAAAATTATTAAAACGAAATTTAGCAAAAGATTATCAAGATATTTATTTTTTGTATGTAAATATTGATGATTATAAAAATACTAATAATAAATATTCACAACTTGTAAATAATAATAATATTCCATATGCTCAATACTTTTTAAATAATAATTTATTATGTTCAATTGATAGTGTTAAACCAGAAGAATTAATTAATGTTTTAAAGGCTATTAAAAAAGATATAGATAATAATGTTTATAAACAAGATACTCAAAATAATCAGGTTAATATAATTGAACAACAATTAAATCAACAAAAAAAAATGGAAAAAATACAAGAAATGAAAACAGCTATTTTATTAAAAGAATTAAATAAAATTAAAAAGTTAAAGGAATTTAAAGAAAATTCCAAAAATAATTAATATATTATATATAATATATATTATATATATTATATGAATAAAGATAAATTTTGGTTAGAAGATCCATCTATATTATATGCTAATAATAAATATCTTGATTTATTACCTACTAATAATATGACCAAAATAGAAATTTTAAATAGTTTGTCCAGATTATTTATTCTCTTTTTTATATTATTAGTAATTTTTAATAGATTAGATAAATGGTTATTTGTTCCTATTATTGGTCTGATTTTTGTTTTTATATTATATTATGGATATAAAAAAGATATAAATATTGATACTTTTGATAATAATAATAATAATCAAGATACAAATATTGAATCTGGTTTTTATGATTCTGATGGTAATTTAAGATTAGGCACAGAATTTCAAACTCACGCAGATTTAAAAAAAGATTTAGGACATAGTGTTGAAGATTTAATTGAATATCAGAAGGCAACTTGTCGAAAACCAACTGAAAATAATCCATTTATGAATCCTTTGCTTACAGATTTTAATAAAGAAGATGTTCCAGTTGCTTGTAATGAAGACGATGATAATATTATTGACACTAAAATAGATGAAAAATTTAATGCTGATTTTTATAGAGATATTGAAGATTTATGGAATATCAAAAATTCACAAAGACAATTTTATACTATCCCAGCAACAGCTATACCAAATGACCAAACAGAATTTGCTAGATGGTTGTATAATTCACCTATTTCAACATGCAAGCAAAATTCAGAAAATTGTCTCAGATATACTGATCTTAGATTTACAAGATATAAAAGATAAAAATTGAATTATATATATATTAAATTATTATATATATATTTAAAAAAATAATATCTTAATGGAATTTAATATATTTGATAATAATAATATTATAAAAGATTTTTGTGATTATTACAATATCACCAATAGAGAAAATTATCAATCAATATTTAATCAATATTTTGATATTGTTGGATTATATATTGTTCCATATCAAAAAAATATAAAAGAAAATATAAATATAGAAGATGTTAAATTAAATGATTATATAAAAGTAAAATATTTACCATATTCACAAAAATATTTAAATTATTATGACTCAAAAAAGATTCAAGGTAAAGTTATATTTAAAAAAAATAATAATGCTATTTTATATTATACAAAAAATAATACTTTAATATTTTCAACTATTGAACAAGAATATTGTAGTTATTATGGAAACACTTCTGGCTATTATATATATATTTATAAAAAATGAAATTAAAATTATATAAATAAATTAGTTATATAATATATAAAATGTCAATTAAAATTTATTTAGGATGTATGTTTTCTGGTAAGACATCTGAATTAATAGGTGAATACACAAGATGGGCAGATATAGGAGATGAACCAGTTATGATTAATTATGCTTTTGATAATAGATATGGAGAAGATGAATTTGTTTCAAGTCATAATAAAAAAAAAGTTCCATGTATTAAAACTCTTGAATTAAATAATATTAATGATAATTTATTAATAAATAAAAATGTTATTTTAATTAATGAAGGACAATTTTTTCCAGATTTAATTGATTTTTGTGTTAAATGGTGTGAAAAATATAATAAACACATAGTTGTTGGTGGTTTAGATGGCGATTATAAAAGACAAGCATTTGGAAAAATACTTGATTTAATACCATATGCTAATGAAGTTCATAAATTAAGAGCTTTTTGTTCTGTATGTAAAAATGGAACACCAGCTTTATTTACTAAAAAAATAGTTTTTGATAATAAACAAGATATTATAGATATTGGAGGTGCTGAAAAATATATGCCAGTTTGCCGATATCATTACTTGAATTAATTTATTTTAATTTATTTAATAATAATAAATTAAATTATTTTTTTAATTTTTCCATTTTATTTGGTTTTCCAATTTTGCTTATAGTATGGAATCTCTTTTTATGTTGTAATTTCTTTCTCTTAGGTCTCATTAAATCACCTAATTTAATATTAGCACATTTATAACATTTATCTTCTAAGAAAAATTGTGATTTATATATTTCATCACAATGATTACACTTTTTGGTATAGTTTTCTAATAAATTTATTGGCATTTTATTTTTTAATTCATAATAATTAATTTTTATTTGAAATATTTTAAAAATATAATCATTAAGATATGGTAAATCAGTTCTTTTATTATTAGTGAAAAAAGCAAATATAATATCTATATCTCTTTCTATAAAATTAATTTTAAATTTATTTAATCTTTTTTGTTCTTCTTCTGACATATATATAATCGTTTTATTATAAACATCTTGTGTAATACTAATTTCTGGATATCTATTTATAATATCATCATATTCTTTATTATCTTCAGAAGCAAATGATTTTAATACTTTAACACTATCTGCCACGATAGAAATTTTTTTAACATCTATTTGTTTTAAATTTTTAATAATTATTATTCTTTCATCAAAACGCAATTTTTTAATAGTTTTTTCTTCTTCTAATAATTGTGGAGCATATAAATATATACTATAATTTGAAGGTATGTTATCTAATTGTTTCTTTAACTGTTCTATTGTTTTATTTAAACAAATTTCATAAAAACTACTATTACTATATAATCGAAATGCTTTACACTCAATTACATAATATGGAATTATAAAATCAAATTCTATTTTTTTCTTGGGTTTTTTATCTTTTGGATCTATATTTTGTAATAAATTAGGATCTTGTTTCAAACAAACATTTTTTTTGTATAAAATATTATTTTTTTTTAAATATGCTTCTACTTCATCTTCTATATTTTTGCCTATATTAATATTCATTATTATAAATGATTATAAGTAATAATATTATATATATTTAAATGATTATATGTGTAGATTATTATATATTTTAAATATCAATTTTTTATAATATTAGTGAGTATATTTATACAATAAAAAAATATAATTATTATTTAATGTCAAATATAATTCAAGATGATTTTATAGATTTTTCTACTTTTATTAATACTAAAAAAATTAAACAAATTCAACAAGATATTGATATCTATGATTTAATTAATCTATTTCTTGAAGAACACAAAACTGATGATGCTTTTTTTATTATTAATTTAGGTGATATTCTTCGTCAATTCCATAAATGGAAAAAGTTTTTACCAAATATAGAACCTTTTTATGCTGTTAAATGTAACCCAGATATTATTATTTTAGAATTATTAGCAAAACTTGGTTGTTCTTTTGATTGTGCTTCTAAAAATGAAATAGCAAAAGTTATGAAACTTGATGTTAAACCAGAACAAATTATTTATGCCAATCCAATTAAACAAATTAATCAAATTAAATATGCCCGAGCATGTGATATTGATTTATTAACCTTTGATTGTGCTAATGAATTATATAAAATTAAATTATATCATCCAAAAGCAAAATTAGTTGTTAGAATTAAAACAGATGATAGTAATTCTGTTTGTAGATTTAGTTCTAAATTTGGTGTTGATGTAAAAGAAGTTGAAAATCTTATTTCTATGGCTAAAGGTTTAACACTCGATATTACTGGTGTTTCTTTTCATTGTGGTTCTGGGTGTAAAAGTGTTGAATCTTATAGAAAAGCTATTAAAGATTGTCGTGAAGTTTATGATATTGCTAAAAAATATGGTTTTACTCTTAGTTTAGTGGATTTAGGTGGAGGATTTCCTGGTATCGATTCATCTGAAATTTCTTTTGAAGCAATTGCAACTACTATTAATGAAAGTATTAATAATTATTTTGATAATATTGATATTAGATTTATTGCCGAACCTGGTAGATTTTTTGTTTCCAGTTCTCATACTATTGTGATGAGCATTATTAGTAAAAAAGAAATTATTAATGATAAAGATGAAAGAGAAATATCTTATACAGTAAGTGACGGTGTGTATGGTTCTTTTAATAATGTTATTTATGACCACTATATTGTTAATCAAGATAATTTATATCCTTTTAATGAAAGAAATGAACAAAAATATAAATCAACTATTTTTGGCCCCACATGTGATTCCATAGATAAAATTACTGATGATATTTTATTACCTGATTTAGCTCTTGGTGAATATATTTATTGTGTTAATATGGGAGCATATACAACAGCTTTATTCCATGGTGTTGAAGATGAATTATTTAATGGTTTCTCTAAAACTAAAGCATTTTATGTTATTAATTAAATAATTTAATAATAATATTTTATTAAATTATTTTTGTTTTAAGAATCAAATATTTATTTTTATATTTAATATATTTTTTATAATATCCTCCCGTATTATTATAATTATTTGGTGGCTCAATAAGTGCAGGTGTTGATGATTCTTCTAAATTTCTAATAATATCACTATTATTATCTATATTTTTATTTTCTGATTCTTTTTGATTATTATCACTATTATCTGACATTATATATTAATTTATATATAAATAATTATTTTATATATAATAAAAATTAAAATTCTTTTTCTTTTGGCCAAAATCTTGTAATTAATTTATATCTTACATAAAGATTACGCAAAAAATTTGGACACCAAATACAATTAAATGGAGTTAATGTTGTTTGTTCATATCTATATCTTTCATCTTGTGTATAAATGCCGGTATTATTTTTTTTATACCACATTTTAGCACCTTCCATATTTGTTAATCCATCTAAAAAAAACCATGAGCCATATCTATTATAAGCAGGGACAAATAATTGTTCCTTATTTTTACTTTCTAACATATTATTTTTATAATTTAAAAAATAAATATTATACATTATATATTTATATTTTCATTTTTTTTTATATATTAATTATAAGTTGAAACACTTCTATTATGTTTTTTATGAATTTTTTTATTAATATCTGCTTCATCTATTTTGATATAATAATTATTATTATTTAAATTATCTATTATTTCTTTTTCATACGAAACTCCAATATTGTTTGGAGTTTTGGATATGTCTCCTAAAGATTCATATTTAATATTATTTGTATCTAATTCAATTTCTTCAATAACTTCTTTTCTTTCTTGTTTAATATCTATATCTATATTTATTTCATTTTGTTTTTTTTCCACTATTTGTAAAATTTCTTTTTTTTTTCTACATATTATTTTAAATAATAAAAGTTTTAATTTGATTATTATTTTTTTTATATTTAATAAAATATTGCTATAAATATGAGGATTATCTATTGATTTAAAAAGTAAATATGGTGTTATAAATATTAATGTGTGCCATAAACTATGGTGAATATAATATGGAAAAATTAAATAGCCATAAATAAAATTTGATAACCCTAAAATTAATGAAATAATAGATAAATTAAAATAAATTAAATTATAATTGGGAAATTCTTTACAAATAATAAATTTTGTTATACATCCGATAAAACATATAATAAATGTAACTATGATAATAACTATTTTATTATCTATATTAATAACATCATAAACAATATTTTGTTTATTTAGTGGTTCAAATATACTTAATATTAAATTTAGACCTAAAAATATACATGATAAAAATATAGTCAATATAGTTTCTTTTTTTAAATCATTTAATTTATATAAAGAAACCATCACACTTATAAGAGCCAATGTTTCATGATAATAATCTAAAAAGGTATGATAATATCTAATTATTTTTAAATTTTCATCTTCTGTTTGGATACTCCATAAAAAATGATAAATTAAAGAAATTATTCCAGAGAAACTTATAAATATGGCTTGAATAAATCTATTTGTTTTTAGTGCATATATAACACTTATTAAACAGACTAAATTAGTTAATATTATTGGTATATCAAAAACTAACATTATTAAGTTTATATTTATTAGTATATTATAAAAAAATATAATTCATAATATATTAAATAATATTTTTATTATAAAATTCAAACCATTCGGGAGCTAATTCATTTAATAATTCAACATATTTTGTCATAGCTTGTTCTTTTGTATAATTAGAAACTTCATTCCAAGCATTCCATTTTGCTTTACCTACAAAATCAAAAAATCCTGGTTGTTCTGTTTTATTTTTTCCACAAGTAGATACTTTATATAAGCCATAAAATTTTAATTTTACTTCATTTGATAAATCACCAGTTTCAGTTAGCATACCTGGATTCATCGCAATAATAGCACTTAATTTTTCGCCTTGAAATTGTTGTTTAGCCAAGCCTTTTTGGACATAATCCTCAGCTTTCTTAAAAATATTTAGTAATAAATTTGAATTCATTAATATAAATATTTAAAATATTTTTTTAAATATAAAAATTAAAATATAAGTATATTTAATTATATATATAATATATATATGGATACTTATAATAATAGTAGTGTTCTTTCTTTAACAACAACAAGCTTTACTAATTCACAATATGGAGGAGTTTTTATGCAGAAAACACCAAAAACAGATGTTAATTTATCAGCTACTTCATCATACGCAGCAGGTAACACATTGACACAACTTTCTGCTACCTCTATTAATGGTATGACTGAGACTAATATTGCTACAACGGTTAATCCAAATTCTGAATTAAATAATATGAGTGATTTAATGTCTGCTACATCTTCATTTGTTGGAGGTAATAGTGCCATTTATTCTGCTACTTCTTCTAATCTTGCACCAAACACTTCTTCTATTTTTATTCAAAAATCAGAATTACAAAAATCAAATAAAATTATGCCCCAATTAGATAATTCTACTGTATATACTTTAACTACTACTACAAATATGGCTGATGAATAAATTTTTTATAATAAATTTTTTATACTATATATTTTTAAAAATATATAGTAATATATATATATATATATGTCTCAGTTTTTATCAACCGGTGTTTATTATAATGAACAAACAAATGGTACTCTACAAAAAAACCAACATCTCCAAATTGAAACACAATTTTCTAATCATATGTGGAATCATATGGTACCTATTGGAAGTATCCTAATGTGGTATGGATTTGATGCAAGTAACAATGTAATTCCTCTTCCACATGGATGGGCTCTTTGTGATGGAACTATTTATAATAGAACTGACAAAAGAGGAACCGTTAAAACTCCAGATCTCAGAGGTAGATTTATTTGTTGTGTTGATCCAAGTGGTGTTGATGCTTCTGAAAATCAAATTGGTGATTTTGGTGGTGCTGATTTCCCACTTATTAATGCTAATCAATTACCACAACATAGACATGTCGGAACAACTGACGTAAGTGGTAATCATAATCACACAGTTATTGATCCAAGCCATAATCATACTTATTTAAGTATTACAGATACTGTTGGAAGTGGAGGAATTGATGATGCAGAAGCTGGTGGAATAAATAGTACTACTTCAAGTTCTTCTACAGGTATTACACTTGGTGATAGTGGTAATCACACACATCCATTTACAACTGATGCTAGCGGAACCAGATTAAATGATGCTTCTACTTATACTCAACAAAACTTTGATAATAGACCCGCTTTCTATGTTCTTGCTTACATCATGAAAATTTAAATTTTTATAATAATTAATAAAATAATTAATTATTATTATTTATAATTATATTATTTCCAAAAACTAAACCAACTTTTTTTAACTTCTTCTTTAATTTCTTTATTTTCTTCTGGTAATACTTCTTCTATTTTAATTTCTTTAGTTTCTTCTACTTTTTCTAGTTTTATTTCTTCAGATATTTCTTGATAATTATTTTCAACTTCTTTAATTACATTAAGTAAAGCATTATTTGTTAAAATACTTATTTTTTCTTTTATTATATTATTATCTTCACATATTTCCTCAATTTCTTCTTTTAATTCATTATTAGATAATTTACTGTCTATATTACAATAATCATCATCATTATTAATATTATTGAAATCATAATATTCGCAACCATAATTATAATTACTGACTATATTATCTTCAATATCTTCATTAAAATTTTCAATATCTTTTAAAAAATTATTTTCTTCAATATTATAATTAAAATTATTATGATAACAAGAAAATAAATTATCATAAGTATCTTCTTTTAAAATAAAATTATCATCTAATAAATCATTATTTAAATTATCATAATTATTGATAATATTTTTAGCTGATGGATTTAATATATTATTATAATAATTAAATAAATTATAATTAATCTTAACATTATCTAAATTATCATTTTCATCATCTTCATCATCACTATATTTTTTGTTTTCTTCATCACTTTCTTCACTATCCTCATCTTCATCAGAAGAAGAATATAATAAAAGATGATTATTTATTTTAGTTTGAGAATCACTATTATTAATAATTTTTTTAAAATTAAATAAATCTCCTATTTGTTGATTAGGTTTGTCCCATAAATTATCGGTTCCTCCTGAAGCATTCGCGAGCCTCTCTTTAAAGAAAGGCTCTAGAACATAATTATTAGTTTGAATTTCTTTATTTTGTGTAATATTTTTAGATATATCGATATTCTTCTTAAAATAATTATTATATTCTTGTGTATCTAAATCAAAATTAAAATCAAAATTATTTTTATTATTTAAAAATTCTGTTATAATAGAATTATCTTGTATATAATATTTATCATAAATAATATCGATTGTTTTTAATATATCATTAATATTAATATTTTTTTTACTTAAAAATTTTTTAAATTCGTCAAATAATTCTTTATCAAAATAATATTTACTTGTTATACTATATATTTTTATTAGCATTATATATAATACCGGAGAAAATTTTATAAACAACAAAAAATAGATTTATAAATATATTCAACCAATTCCATTATATTAGTCTTATTTTTTTTTTTATTTTCTATTTTAATATTAATATCGATAATACGTAAATATTTCATTGAACTATATTATTTTTATATAAAAAAAAAAGATAACTGGTTATAAAAATATAATTTATTTTTATAAAAATTAAATGAAAAACAAACCAAGGCGAGTAATTATGATACTTATTAGAATAATTATATAAATTTTAATAAAAATATTTTCATAATAATATTTATTATTAGGCTGACTCTCTTTGAATTGATAATATCTTTCAAATAGTTCAAGTTCTCGATTATCTTGATTATCACTGGTATCATCACTATAATACATTTCTTTATGTTTATTAAATAATTTTTCACTTCTTCTTTTAAGTTTTAATTTCAATTTTTTATTTTTTTTCCTATAATATTTTTTAATAACTTTATTGAATCCAGTTAATCTAAAATATTCATCTAATGATAAATCTTTATATTTTGTATCAATTTCATACCATGATAAATTCATAATAATAATTAAAATAATTATATTTTTTTATGTATTAAAAAAAATATAAAAAAATTGATATATAAAATATATTATCATGAAATATATTATTTGTTTAATTGGTGAATCTGGAGTAGGTAAAGACACAGTAAGGGAGCCTAAAAGTAAGCTTTAAAGTAAGCTTTTAGGCTCTTAGTATTCGTGGAAAAGCTGCGCTTTCCCCATGAACAGTCGCAAATATTATAGAAAAAATATACAAAAAAAATAATATAAATATATTTCGAATAGCATTGGCTGATAAATTAAAAATAGTATGTAATTCTATACTTAAATTACATAATATTAATTATCCATTAGATTACTTTTATGATATTGAACATCTATTTTTTGTTTTGATAGAAAACAAAAAATTAGGTTTTTGCTTAGCAAAAACAATCAAAGGCATAATGCCTTTGATTTGTTCTTCAAAAAGATAATTCTTTGAATTTTCTTTTCGATGAGGAAAAAGAAAAACATAGAAGTGAATTGAATATGAGTATTATAAAATATATGCAATTAATAGGAACTGATATAATGAGAAATATAACATTTGGAGATATTTGGTGTCAAACTGCTTTTAATCAAATAAAAATAAATAATTATGATATAAATATAATAACTGATATTAGATTGCCAAGTGAAATGGAATTTTTAATAATATTAAAGATTATAATATATTAAGTATTAAAATAATTTCAAATAGAGATAAAAAAATAAATGAAACAAATCATATTACTGAAAATAATATTTGTAATATAAATACTAATTTTATTATTGAAAATAATAAAGATACGACTTTAGATGAATTAAAAAATATGATTAAAAAAATTTTATATATTTAATTTATTATAAAATATTTATTATAGTTAGATATTATATATTATGTTTCTAAATTATGTTTTGTCTTTTTTAATAAGCTTTATAGCTTTATTATTAAATTTATTGATTTTTAAAACTTTAATTGATTATTCAATTTATAAATATTTTATGGTTAAAAGAGAATTTGATAATAAATTTTAAATATTTTTAATATTATAAATATTTATAATATTAATATATTTCTTATACTTCTTTAACTTCTTTTAGTAATCTTTCAGATAGGAATTTATTTAGTAAATTAAAAACTTTTTTTGCAATATAAGCTGTTCTTAAATTAAATACTCTTGGAGTTTTACATGCTTTATTTAAAGCTGTATGAAAAGTCTTAACTTTCGCTAATAATTCTTCTCTTTTATATTCAATGGGAGAACCTGAAAAAACATTTTTTTCAATTAAATTTCTTAGATATTCCATATTATCAAAAAGAATTTCAATTTCATCTAACTCATATACCCCCATTTGAGTAGCAGAATCTAATAAATTAAATAAATCAGTGAGTAATTCAGAAGCTTCTTTTTCCCTAAAATTCATAACATCCATTTTGTTAATATATTAATTATATATTTTTATATTTATATATTATTTTAAATATTTTAAACATATTATATATATAATGGAATTTATTAATAAAACAAGTATAATTTCGATTATTATTATAACTATTGTATTTTTAGCATTAGATTTTATGTGGTTTATAGTTAGTGTTCCTAATTTATATAAACCATTATTTGAAAAAATACAAAAAGAAGAATTAGAATTAAGATTATTAAGTGGTTTATATGCTTGGACACTTTTAGCTTTGTCAGTATATTACTTTGTATTACCAAAATCTAATGATGTATATGAAGCTGGATTTTATGGAGCATTAATGGGATTAATTATTTATGGAGTTTATAATGGAACAAATTATGCAACTTTTAAAGATTGGACTATGACTGCTTTCTTATTTGATAATTTATGGGGTATTATTGTTACATCTTTAACAAGTGTTGCTGCTTATAAATTATTAAAATAAAATTAATCAAGTTTAATTTCAATACCATAAACTTCGAATTTTCCTCTTTTTACAAATATTCTTTCACAACCATAAAATAAACTGGACATCTTGAAATCCAAAACTTTTATTTTTTTTGTAATTGTAAAACCACCAAATATATTAGAATGTTCATTTATAAATTTTTCAAATGCTTCTATATATAAATTTTCCGGATTTTCATATTTTAAACTTTCTTCATAAATTGTTGAGTTTAATTCTTTAATATACATATCTAAATCTTTAATTTTAAAAACATCTGAATTAAATAATATTTTTTTACTATCATGTTTTGTTAATATTAAACTAAAATTACTATTTATAATTTTTCTGGTTGAACTAATATCAAAAATAGTGTTTCCACTAATTTCTCTAATAATTTTTATTAATCTATTATAAAAAGAATTATAACTGTTTATATTTTGTATTGTGTCTATTTTGGAAAAGATATTATTTAATGGTGGTATATAACTTATTCCATTCTTCAAAAAAAAAGAAACAAAAAGAAATTTAGATCCTTTTTGATGATATTTAATTAATTTTTGAGTAGTTATTTTTGATTTTACAATTATTTTATAATATTCGATGATATTATGAATTATGAATTCTCTATTATTTTTTTCCAAATAATTCTTGAACTTATTGTAATTTAATGCACTCATGATGAAAATATTATAACTATATATTTATTTTATTATATATTTTAATATATGTATGAATTATTAAAATAAAAATTTTTTTACCATCTTTATTTTTATTTTATATAGCTTATATAAAATGATTTCACCAATATTAAAAAAAACGAGAGATATTACTAATAAAATTTCAGAAAATAAAACAAAAAATATTATTAATACTTTATTAATAAATTATATTAAACACGATATTTCGAATAATTTAATAACTAATATAGATAATTGGAATGAATTCATAAAATATAGAAGTGTAAAATATTTATTAAATATAAAAGAGTTTATACCAAGATATGAATTAGTTTATAATGTAGTTCCATTAATTGTAAATGATGGCTTTTTTACGATGAATAATAACATAAATGATATTGAAGTTATTATATTTTTTGTAATATCAAAATATTCTTGTTATATTATTTTTAATAAAGATATATATAAAATTTATAATGGTAATCCGCATATTTTTTTCACACAAATATGTAATGATTTACAAAGAACAAAAATAAATCCCAAATTTGATTTTTTATTTTATTATTTTGAAGATGAAAAAGAACTTTTTACTCTTAGTAGTATTATGAGTAATAATATGGCAGATAAATTTAAAAAATTATTAGTAAAGGAACATTTAAAAAAATTGGGTCACCAAGATAATTTACGTAATACTATTAGTGATATTTTTATAGATAAAAATAATAAAAATAATTTGGAAAATAAAGAAGATAAAGAAAATAAAAGTAAAGAAGATAAAAATCATCTTTTTAAAAAATATGATATTGATGTATGTTTAATATGTTTTGATAAATTAGAAGATAATATAGTTTATGTTGAATCCACTAATAAACCAATTTGGGAATATCGAAATCATCAAGATAGTATATTAAATTATATTTCAACAGATATTAAATTAGAATGTGGTCATTTGTTTCATGAAGATTGTATAAAAGAGTGGTTGAAACAAAGAACTAATAATTTTATATATAATGGAATTTTAATGGAAAATTATCTTTCTCAAAAAACTTGTCCAATGTGCAAAAATCATATTATTAGATTAATAAAAATTTAATAATAATAAAAATTTAATAATAATAAAAATTTAATAATAATAAAAATTTAATAATAATAAAAATTTAATAATAAAAAATTTAATTAGAATTCAATTTATGATATAATTTTAATATTTTTTTACCAGATATATTATTATCTATATCCAAATCAAAATATTTTTTTAGTAATTGTCTAATATCTAAAATTTCTTTTAATAAATCAAATGGTAATGTTAAGTTATTTTCCAAAGATAATTTAAATAATTCATAATAATCATCCATTAAAATAATTAAATCAATATCAAAAAATATATTCTCAATATTAATTACTTTATTTCCTTCATTATTTTTTTCTAATAATTTATTATAAATTTTTAATAAATATACTATTTTCTTATATTTTGGATCTACTAAATTATATAAATTATTTTTTTCATCCAAATTATTCCATCTATCTATATTTTTTAATAAAATATTACAATAATATAAATCGCCATATTTCATCATATCAATGGAAAATAAATATATGTAATTAATTATACATTTGATTATTTCTTCATAATTTTTGTTTTTCTGTAATTTATCTAATCTTTTTGACCATTCGATTATAGGTCTAACTCTGATATTTTTAATAGTATAAAAATTTATCATAGATTGTTTAAAATTTAACCAATACAGTTCTACATGATAATCCGGATTTTTGATATGTAACATTAATATAATATTTATATAATTATTTATTTTATGTAATTAAAAAATTGATTTATCAAAAATATCCTTTTTTTGTATATTAATTTTTTAAAATGGAACAAAATAGCAATATAGCTCCATTTTAAAAAATTGAAAAAAAAAATTCCTAAATTCCCCATATTTATATAAAATGTTTTACAAAAACACAAATAAATATGTCAGTATTCAGAACAATTTCAAAAGAAGCAAGACTCGAAAAGAACCAACAACTTGTTGAGCGTATCTTGAGCAATTTTGATAAGAAAGACAAGAGCATTCTATCAACTACTTTTCTGGTTTCCAGGGAAGATATCTTGAAAATGTGTTCTGAATTTGAAAGAATGGGTGATTTTTTCAAACACCCAATCACAGCAATTCGTCAATCTATTTGTCATGAAGATGAACATTTTGGTTTTCAGTGTATAGGTATATCATACAAATACCCTTTTTACAGTTACGATTGTCAAAATGCTGATTACAACTTTACTGTTGTGACATCTGTTGCTTATCGTCACGAAATTTCTAGAGGTCATTCTCTGGAAGTTTCTCTTAGTTCTTTGAAGTACGAGTTTAATGAGTATATTGTCATAGGTGGGGAACACATCAGTTCCGGTTTTGATAATCGCTGGCACACTCTGGTTTTTGCTTATTTCTTGTTATACAAGGAATATGTAAGAGAAGAGGAAGAGGAAGCTGAAAAGCTAAGACAACGGGGTTCCAAGATGATGACACCAAGAAGTCTCTATCGTTTCTGCGATATTGTGATCACTCACTAAGACAAGCCATTTTCATCTAAAAAAAGTTCTGAAAAAAAACTTTTTTTATTTTATGTAAATAAAAAATTTTATTCTAAATCAAAAACTATTCCATAAATATCGCCATAATTATAATCATATATGCGTTCTGATTTTTTAAAATTAGTTTGAAATTTTAAATCCATTATATGAATTATTCGTTTTTTCTAATAGTTTATCAATTGCTTCTTTATATATTTTTTAGGGATGTATATTTATTAAACTTTTTTCGTATATTGTATTATTTTAATTTGAATAATATCCCATAAGTCATCATACCATGATAATCATTATTTTTACATGGTTTAGTTTCAAGCTTATGAAATAAAATATCAAAATTTTTATATTTATGATTATTTTTTTCCAAAAATTTATTGATAGCTTTTATATATAAATTTTCTGGATTTGGATATTTTAGACTTTCTTCATATAAAGTGTTATTTATTGTGTCATCATAAATATCTAAATTTTTTTTATTAAAATAATTATGATTATAAAATAATTTTGTTGCATCACTTTTTGTAAATTTAAGACAAAAATTACTTTGCATACTGTTTATATTTTCTTTATCATTATCTCTTAATAAAAAATTTAATAAATTATTCATAAATTTATTAATACGATTATAATATGAATTATAAATATCAATATTATTAATAATAGGAATATTTATTTTTTCATTTGATAGTTTGAGATATTTATATTTACTACTATAAAAAAGTATAAAGTAATGATAATTATAACCTTTTTTATAAGTATCTATTAAATCTTGTTGAGATAAATTAGTTAGAATAACATCTTCATAATATTCAGCAATTTTATCAATTAAATAATCCCCATTGTCATTAATATATTTTTGAAATTCTGCGTAATCTAAATCCATTTTTTTATATTAAATATATTAATTTATTATATTTATAAATCATTTTTTTTATGATTTTTATTATAAAAAATTGAATATAAAATATTATGATATAAAATTAAATAAATATACATAAAATATGAGTGATAACGTAAAAAAAGATAAAAGTGCTATTATAAATAGTGATAAAGATATTAAAAATAATGAAGAAGAAGAAACTCTTATTAATGAAAAAGAAAGCGAATTAATCAAAAATAAAACAAAGCTTGAAAAATGGAAAGAATATAAAAAACAATACGATTTAAAAAAAAAAGAAAAATTAATTAAATGTAAAAAAGAAAATTGTTCTTTTAAAAAATCAGATGATAGCGATTATTGTGGAAAACATAAAACTATATGTGAATTATTAGATAATTTGGAAGAAGGTAAAATATTATGTAGCAATTATAAAAGAGGTTGTCGTGTTTTACTTGATAAAAATAATCCATTAATAATAAAGGGAAAAATTATTACTACTTGTGAATCATGTCGAAAAATAAAATATGATCAAGAAAAAAAAAGAGATGAAATAAAAAAAAATAATGATATACCTGAAGGACATAAAAAATGTTCAACATGTAATAAAAATTTTCCATCTGAAAATTTTATTGGTAATCTTGGTAAAGAAAGAAAAACCTGTAATGAGTGTGCTGAAAGAGCAAAAAGAGCTGATGAAAAAAGAAAATGTAGGAAAAGAGATTATAAAAAAGAATTAGAAAATAATCCAATAACTAAAGAAAAAAAAGATAAGTGGAAAAAAGAAAATATTGAAAAAATCCGTATTTATTATATGAATTATAGAAAAAAATTAATTGAAAATATAGGAATTGATGAATATAGAAAAAATAATGCAGAGAATGCTAAAAAATGGAGAAATAATAATCCTGAATTAGTTGAAATTAATAAGAAAAAAAATTATCTTAATATTAAACTTGGTATTTATAAAAGATCTGCTGAAAAAAGAAATATTAATTGGAATATAAGTGATGAAAAGGTATTGGAATTATTCAATAATGATTGTATTTATTGTTGTGAAAGAGATGAAAATAATTATTGTGGTATTGATAGAGTTAATAATAATAATGATTATGATGAAAATAATGTTGTTTCATGTTGTAAATTATGTAATTTAATAAAAGGTTGTCTTGATTATGATATATTTATTCAAAATATAGCAAATATTCTTATCAATAAAAATATAATTGATGGTGAAAAAGATTATGAATATAATTATGATAATAAAAAAAAAATAACTTATAATGAATATAAAAAATCATCTGAAAAAAGAAATATTAAATTTGAATTAACAAATGATGAATTTATTAATTTGAAAAATAGGGATTGTTATTTATGTGGAAAAACTAATACAGATATTCATAGTAATGGTATAGATAGAATTAATAGTAATGATAGTTATAATATTGATAATTGCCAAACATGTTGTGGCACTTGTAATTTTATGAAAAATAAAATTAATTATGACATATTTATAGATAAAATAACAAAAATTTTTAATAATCGCCATAATTATACTATAAATGAAATATTTGATAATAATAATTTAAATGAAAATAAAAATATAAATCATATAATTCAAAGACTTAACAAAGATGATAAAGAAACTATTAAAAATAATATTAAAGAAAGAATTAATAAAAAAAGAGAAGAAACACATCAAAAATTAATTGATAGTGAATATATTAATAATCATGCCAAAGAAATAGGCAAAAAAAATAATTTAATTTAGTGATTTAATTTAATAATTTTTTATTAAATTAATATAAAAATTGAAATAAAAAAATAATGTAAGTTAAAATATAAATTATATACATTATAATGGATACAAAAAACTACAAAAAAGTTATTGATAAAATTAATAACAAAAATAAAAGAAAATCTAAAATTGATTTAGAAATTAATAATAATTTGGAATGTTTAGAATTCCTAAATAAAGAAATTAAATATATGAATGAAAAATTATTATTAATTGAAAAACAAAAAAATAATATTAATAATGTTCTTATAGAATTATTTATAAAATTTATTACAAATAGGAAAAAAAAATTTCTATTATATGTTGAAATGATTAAAAATATACCAGAACAATATAAATATTTATGTTCTGATGGTGATATTTTAAAAAAATCATATATTTATATGTATGATAAAATATTAAAATATAAATGTGTTGGAAAACATATCAATAATAATAATTGTCCAAATAATATTAATTATGATATTAATAATATAGAAAAATTAGATAAATTTGGTAAATTAAGCTTAAAAGAAATTAAAATATGTTGTGATAAACATATTTATATGAAAGATTTTGATGATTATCAATATAATACATATGAATTATGTAGTATTTGTAAAAAATTTTCTAAATTATTTGAAAATCAGGGAATATGTTGTGAATGTAAGAAAAATCCAAATTATCAAGATAAATTTATTGAAAAAAAAATTGCTATTGATAATCAAAAAATATGTGTTGGTTGTCGGAAATCTAAAAATAAAGAAAATTTTATAGATAAAAATAAAGAAAGGATAAGGTGTGATACATGTCGAGAATATGATAGAGCAAGAGATGCAAAAAGAAGGGAACAAAGAAAAGAATATAGAGAAAAAAACAAAGAAAAAACTGCTTTATATAGCATTAAATTTCGTGGCAGACAATTAAAAATATTGGGTCATGATAATTTTAGAAAATTACATGCAGAACAAGCAGCTAATTGGAGAAATAATAATCCCGAAAGACAACAAGAAATACATGAAAATAATTATTATAATTATAAATTAAGATATTATAAAAGAAGAGCATTTGAATCAGGCATTGAATGGAATTTATCAGATGCTGAAGCAATAGAATTTTTTGATAAAAAATGTCATTATTGTGATGAAAAAGACATAAAGGGTATTATTAATAAAAAAGAATGCTGTGGAATTGATAGAATTGATAATAAACAAGGTTATATTTTAGAAAATTGTTGTTCATGTTGTGAAATATGTAATGTTATAAAAGGTTCGTTAGATTTAGATGTATTTTTACAAAATATTATAAATATATTGACTTATAATAAAAAAATTAAAAAAAATATATGTTATGATAGTAATTATAAAATTTATAGTATAACATCATATGAAACTTATAAAAATAATTCTATTAATAACAGAAAAATAGATTTTGAATTAAGTGAAGATGAATATAATGAATTAAAAAAAGAGCCATGCTATTTATGCGGTATTCCTTATGAATATAAAAGACATATAAATGGAATAGACAGAATTAATAGTGATATTGGATATATTATCGACAACTGTAAAGCATGTTGTTATTCTTGTAATTATATGAAAAATAATTATGATTATGATATATTTATTAATAAATTATTAAAAATTTATGAAAAACATAAAGAATATAAAATAGATAATAATTTTATAAATAAAAATAAAATTCACAAGCTAATAAATATTAATAAAATAACAAAAGATGAAAAAAATATTATTAAAATGAAAAAAAATGAAATAGCTAATTCTAATATATATAATAAATATAATATTAATGATTGATAAATAATTTAATTTAGTGATTTAATTTAATAATTTTTTATTAAATTAATATGAAAATAAATATATAATATACCACATTATATGGCCGTGTAACTCAATTTGAGTAGGCCAAACCCGTTTCTACCACACTCCCCTACAATTTCTGGTAGGTTCATTGTGTATATACATTCGTAACATCATACCTAATGATATATAATATAATGAACTTGTGTATATCATCCTCTCGGATGGGACTAGACTATATCTTAAGCTGTTTTATAAACAGCCCACCACCATTTAGTCGTTGCACCTTCTTCCTAATAAAAAATAAATAGGAAGCTTGGCTCAGGATTGTCCAATCTATTGGATTATACCTATACCTACGAGTTTTCCCCGCAGCCACTATTATATTACTATAATAGTTTAGGACCAATAGCTCTAAGGATTTCCCCTGAATTTGGCTATGTCGCCTGATATATCTCAGACTAGCAGGAGTTTTATCTCCCACTTGGGCAAATTGTGTTACTTTTAATATTAAAAAAATGTAAGGACGTGTAACACTTCTAAGTCACCCATACCGCTCATGATTCTTAAAATATTGTAGCTAAGAGCGTAAATGTAGTATTTGGAGTCTCTGGAGAGAGAAAGTTTAGGAACAGCTCCAGTTCTAAGTGGATCAACGAATTTCATGATAAGAAGAGTATTATCAATTCTGGAAAGATTGCAAGAGCCAGATGGTTGATGTTGTTCTGGGTTAAGAGCAAAAGCATAAACATTGACACCATCAGCTGGGGTTCTCTTGTGGCAGTAAAGTGGTTGGAGATAGTTGAAGTAAGCACCTTCTCTAACATCAAATCTGTCTTGACCGTTGAGTTGGATGTTACCTTCTTGAACTGGGTTACCCTTACCATCAAGTCTAACACCGTAGTTGTGGAATTGGATAACAGCAACATCGTGGCATAAATCACCAACTCTGTTATCAACCCAATCTTCAAGGGGAACAGAGACATCATTTAAGTTAAGGCTATGGTTGGTAACCTTGACGGAAATGATGGATGGAACTGGATCAGCACCAGAATTATCTTGAACAACAACATCAACATTGTTAATCTTGGTTCCGAGATTGTAAGAACCATTAACAAGTGGATTGGTAACACATTCGAGTTTAAAAGCAGTCATACCAACAGATCCTGGAGTAACTGGAGTGCCGCTTTGATCAACACAGAAAACATTGACAGCAACTGTAGCACCATTACCAGTGTAAACAACACCTTGTTGGCTAGCAGTGATGGAAGTACCAGCACCACCTGCAGCATTGACTTGGAACATACCGTGAGCAACGTTATCAGCAGCAGCTTGGAGAGCTTCAGATTCCCACTTGGCATCATCATGAGTGTAAGTAAGGAATTTAGAACCTCTGTCACCATTGAAGGCACCGTTCTTAAGAGCCCAGATGAGTTCCTTGCAAGGGTGGTTGAATCCTAACTTAACCTTGGAGTTAATGTTGGAACCATTACCACTGTCAGAAAGGGTTTCCTCACCAGTGAATTGGACTTGTTCAATAAGATATTCGTGACCAACTTGGGCATATCTTCTTCTTTCTTCAGAATCGCAATAAACGTAATCAACAAGGATAGAAGCATCTTTCATGGAGAAGTTTCTCATGTTTGGAGCAGTGTCACCCTTCCAAACAACAAGCTTGGCAGCTTCGGTGAATTCGAAGTTAAGTCTGACTTCGTGATATTGGAGAGCAATAAGTGGAAGAGCAAGACCAGTGTTTCTGTTGAACCAGAATTGGAGTGGAACCATAAGAGTGTATTCGGGAAGAACGACACCACCATCAACTGGGACATCAACAAGCTTAACAAGTTCATCAACATCACCAATAAGAGCTCTGTAACCTCTCTCTTGATTAACATCGTGAGTAAGTTCATACCAGATATCTAACCAGTGACCGTATTGCTTGTCAATCTTGGAACCACCGATTTCACATTCAACATTATCTAAGAGAGCATGGCCGAGTCTTCTAACCCAGGCAACAGACATGCATTGTTGAGCAGTTCTGGTTTGAGAAACAGAGTTAAGTCTAACTCTAAGAGCAATCTTTGTAGCAAGATCACCATTTCTGAGAACTGTGACAGTTGATTTTCTGCCAAAGTCAGGATTTCCACCGAGGGTTTGTTCGATGGTTTCAATAGAGAAGTTAGTGTGTCTTCTATAGACAACCTTGAAGAAAGTAATATTTGGATTACCAGTAAGATAAACATCTTGAGCACCGTAGGCAACTAATTGCATTAAACCGCCTCCCATTTTATAATATATACTATATATTAGAAAAAATTTTAAAAAAATTAATTTATTATTATTATAGAAATATTTGATAAACTATATATTTCTATAATATTATGATTATTAGTAATCACAAAAAAATCACAGTAAAAAATAGTATATATATTTACTTTTCTAATTTTTTCTTTTTTTTACTTTTACTATATTATAGATACTATAATATAATGTATAATATACTTTCTTTTAAAAAAATAATTACTCAAAAAAGTAAAAGTTATAAAAATAATATTGATATATATAAAGATTATCAAAAAATTATAAAAACTGAATTTTCTGATGATAAAGAATATGAAAAATATGAAAAATTACAAAATGTTTTTGCCCCAATTCTGACAACTCATACAGATATATATAAACATAAAATAACTCCCATATTTTTTAATTCAACATTAGATATTTTTATTTATATTACTCTATTAAAATCAAAATTAAAAAATTTAGTTACTTTTGTAAATAATACTAATATTCCAGAAGAATATATCAAATTTAATTATTATGAAAAAATTTATCAAGATAATAAAGATAATATAGCTAAATATAAAGATAATATCTATGATACTTTATTAATAGAATTAAAAGAGCCTTTAAAAGGCACATCCAAAACTCCAAATAAATTTGGAGTTTCATCTGAAAATAAAATTTTGAATAATAAAATAATAAATGAAATAAGTAAATTAAAAAAAAATATTATTTTAATAACAGATATTTTTAATATAATAAATATTTTTGATTCTTTAATTAATTTTACTTTTTATGAGGAAGGAGAAATATATATAGTAGGAGATAAAGTAATTATTAGTCTTTATTATAATAAAGTTAATAAAGCAGTAAATAATATAACTTATGATGATTATAATAATTTTGCTATAAAAACTTTTGCTGATTATATAAATAATATTAATTTATTGAAAAATATTAAAATTAGTTACAATAATAGTGAATATATTAATAATTTAAAAAAAAGTAATAGATTATATTGTATTAATTTTTTAAAAAAAAATAATATAATAGTATATGATTGGATAAATGTTCATTCTAATAAATTTTATGATGAATTAATTAATATTAATTATGCTAATTTTCCATTAAATTATAATCTTCAATTAAGTAAAAAAATAAAAGAAATAAAAGATGTAAAAGATATTAAAATAGATATATATAATGATGTAAAAATAAATTATATGGAAAAATTTAGAAATTTATTAGTTATGTTAGATAGTGCTTATTTTATGGCTTCTTCTCTCGAAAATATAGATAAAGATAAAAATAAAAATAAAAATAAAAATGGTGAAAAAAAGAGATTTGCCCGTGAAATATATAATTTTTTTAATCATAATTATAAAAAAATGAATAAAGATTTAATAGAAAAAAAAGGCGTGAGTATAAATAATTTACATGTTAGTAGAGCATGGGTTAAAATGCAAGAATTATTACATGAAACTAATTTTTTTGATAATTTTAAAAATAATAAAGTTATAAAAGGATTTCATACATGTGAGGCACCTGGTAATTTTATTAAAAGTATTGAATTTTATTTAAATAATAGAATGAAAATAGAAAAATATGATTGGATTTCACAGAGTTTATATGATAATAATATAGACGATCAATATAAATTAATAGAAAATAATAAAGAAAGATGGGATTTTGGCGTATTAAATGGAGATATTTCAAAATATGAAAATTTAATATATTATTATAAAAAATATAAAAATTCTGATATTTATGTGAGTGATTGTGGTTTAGATTGGTGGCAAGGTAAAAGTGAAACATTTATCATATATCAATTAATATATTCTCTTGTAATTCCAAAAGTTGGAGGTAATTTTATAATCAAAATGCAAAGTTATAATTTAGATAAGAAATTTGTATCATTACTTTATTTATTATATATTTATTATGAAAAAGTATATATATATAAAAGTAATCTTAATTTTTGGTCATCAGAATTATATATGGTAGGAATAAATAAAAAAGAAATGAATGAAAAAGATACTAATACAATATTAAATTATTTTAATAATATAGATGAACATTATAATTATTTAATAAATTATGTTCCCGGAGAATTTTGTATAAATCTTGAATATATCTTAAATAAATATGTCACAAGTTTTTTGAAAATAAGAAAATTATTTGACTTTTTTGTAGTAAATAAAAAATTATTTAATGATAATAAAGAACATATTTTAAACATTATATATAAAAAAAATGATGAATGGATTAAAAGATATATAGATTAAATATAAAATATTTAAAGATTAAATATTTTATTTAATTAATGTCATTCAAATATAGGCCTGATAAATTAAAATTCAATTCCAGTTCATATACAATAGATGAATTACATAAAGATAAAATAAGTCAATTTGGTGAAACAAAAAATTTGTTACCATTAAAGGAAAAACAATTATTAGAACTAAAAAAAAAATTAGAAGAATTGGAAAATAAGAATAAAAAAGAATTTAATATGGATGATATAAAAAATAAATCTTTATTAAAACAACAAATAGAAAATTTAGAATTTGATATTAATGATATAAATAATAATTTTGATGAATTGGAATATTATTACAAAACTAATGATATTTTAATGGAATATTATAATAATTATAATATATCAAACTCTAATTTAGATATAAAACAAAAAACATTAGGAGATGATAAAAATATTTCTCAATCACAAGTGTTAAATAATGAAATGTCTAATATAACAAACGAGCAAAATTTAGAACAAATATTAAATACTAAAAATTTAGTTTCAGATAAATTAAAAGAATTAAATAAGATTAGTCAAATAAAAAGAAAAAATAAAAAGATACCAAAAAAAAAGAAAAAAACTCAAAATAATGATATATTAAAGTGGTTTATACAACCTGATGTATCATCTAATGAAATGCAACAACCTATTGAAGAAGTAGTCTCAAATAAAGGTTCATTATATGATGAATACATGTTAATTATGAATTCAACATATTTTAAAAGGAAAAATAAAAATAGTTCGAGAGTATGTATTAAATGTAATAAAGAAAAGGAATATATAGTAAATGAGGGTAAATATTATTGTCCAGAATGTGGTGAAGTAGAATATATTATAATGGAAAGCGAAGTATTACAAAATAATGATAATACTATGGAGAAAAATAAATTTCCATATAAAAGGATGAATCACTTTATTGAACAATTAAATCAATTTCAAGCTAAGGAAACAACGGAAATATCAGATGATGTAATAGAAAAAATAGTTTTAGAATTAAAAAGACAAAGGATTTATGATAAATTTTCAAAAATGGAATTTAAAAAAACAAGGAAAATAATAAAGAGTATTTTAAAAAAGATACGTTCTCAATTATATTATGAACATATACCATATATAATTAGTAAAATAACGGGCAATCCGCCACCTACTTTAACAAGAGACCAAGAAGAAACATTAAAAAATTATTTTAAAATGATACAAGAGCCATTTAATCGTTATTGTCCGAGTGATAGAGTAAGTTTTCTAAATTATTCGTATATTTTTAATAAATTTTTTAGAAAGATGGGATTAAATGAATATGCAGAATGTTTTCCATTATTAAAAAGTAAAAATAAATTAAGAACACATGATACTATATGGAGAAATATTTGTAAAGATTTGGATTGGGAATTTTATCCAAGCATTTAATTTTGTTAAATAGTTTTAATATTTAAAGAAATATTTTATAATCTATTATTATTTATTAAAATGTCAAATAAAATTGATTATTTAACTGAAGATACTCCATTATCAGGACAATCATTTGTTTGTGTATCTTTTTTATCTAATGAAAATGTTAAAAATTGTAATGAAAGAGGAGTAAAAGTGAGAGGTGTGTTTGCTACATTAGATGAAGCTAATGCACATGCTAAAAAATTACAACAAGAGGATCCACATTTTCATGTTTTTGTAGGTGAAGTTGGTAAATGGTTACCTTTTGATCCACAACCAGATAAAGTGAAAGAGCAATTTTATTATGAGGAAAAGTTACAAGAATTAATGAAAAAATATTTGGAAAATAGGGAAAAAACAAAGGTTCTTGAAACTGAAAGAAAACAACAAATGTTAGCTAATTCATTGAAACAATCATTAGAAGAAAAGAAAAAAAAGAAAGTTCCAAATAAACCACCTCAGGTATTAGAAAAAGAGAAAGAAAAAAATGTAGAAAATAAATTGGATGATATTAAAACGACAGAAGAAAATCTTAAAAAGATTGATGAAAAATTAGCTAAAATGAAAGAATTATATTCAAAAATGAAAGAATAAAATATTAATATATATTCATATAATATATATTAATGTTCAAATTATTATTAATAATAATATTTTTTATAGGATTAATATTAATAGTTATTGAATTAACAAAAAATAGTTTTAGATGTCCAAAAGAAAAAATTGTTTATAGATTTATACCAAGAACATTGGAAGAAGAGAGCAAAGAACCAGTTTTGGTATCAGAAGTATTTAAAACCATGTTTAGTCAACCTTCAACATGGGCTGGAGGAGTTAATGATTTAGATACAAGAAAACGTGAAAGTATAAATAAGTTTTTCATAAGTCAAATGTAATTTAATTTTCTTCGACTCTATCAACTTGAATCAGAGCATGATCATTTTTCTTTTTCTTAACAAATTCATTAAAATCAAATATTTTGCTATCAAAAGGTTTAAATTTCCTATTCCAATCTTTATTAAAATTCCTACTATGATAATTATTAAATTGATTACAACCTATTTTAAAATTATTATCTAACATTGGGGCTTTATACCAATATATTTTCTCTAAAAAAGATTCTCTGGCACCTCTATTTGCGATTACCATACAACCAAAATCTTTAGTTAATTGATTAAAAACTTGTCTGAAAGAATCAAAAGTAGGAAACATACCTGCGTAATGTTCGTAATATCTTTTTAAATTGCTGACAGTATCTTCTGCTAACATAAAAACATAATCAAAATTAGATCTTAAATCGGGTGAAATACCTAATGGATACTGCATAGTTAATATATACATTATTTTATAATGTCTTCCATTATATAATAATTCTTGGATAGGTTGGTCTTTTGCCCATGTTTTTTTCTGACTCAAACAATCATCCATCACAATAAAAGAATGTGGATTAATTTTTTTACCTTTCATTTTGGCTTTTTTATATTTTTCGATAATTTCGATTTGTCTTGCCAATAATTTTTCAATAACTTCACTTTTGTAATCATAATAAATATATGAGCTTGGAAAAAAATCACCATAAAAACTATTCATTCTATCAGTCGGAGCTATAACTAATCCTGCAGGTATATGTTTAAAATGATGCATAATAGCTTTTGTCACAACACTTTTTCCAGAACCACGTTTGGCAATCATAATAATAGCGGGATCTTGAACCATTTGATTAAGAGAAAACTGTTTTATTGGTAGTTTATTACCACCACCCATATTAATATCTTTTGAATTCATATAATATTAAAAATATATTTTTTTATTAATTATTAAACACATATTATAATATTATTTAAATAAATAAGATATTTTTTATTTTCTTTATTTGTTGTATATTAATTTATATTAATGAAGAAAAAAATATATGTATTAGGTAGAGGTGGATTTGGAAATAAAGCATTTGATTTAATATCATGTGTTTATTATAAAAAAATATATCCAGAAAGTCAAGTAATATATGTAGAATATTATTCATATCATAATATAAAAAATGATCCATTATTAGAAGATATATTTCCAAAAACAAAAGAAATAATAAATTTTGAATTACCAAAAAATTATGAAAAATTTGAAGGAAACACAATTCATCATATATATCCAGTTGATTTTAAAAATTTAAATGAATTTCCTGAATATAAAAAATTAAATGAAATAAATAGATTCCATTCATGTTATAATTTAATAGAAAAAATTTGGAATTATTTTAATAATTATGATAAATCATTTTTTGAGATAAATAATAATTTATTAGATAAAAATATAATTAATTATAAAACAAAAAAATACGCTATAATTCATATTAGATATGGTGATAAAATAAATATTGCTATAAAAAATTTTAATAAAAGCAATAATGAAAAATTTCCGATATATACTCCTGAATATTATATAAAAATTATTAATAAATTAAATAAAAAAGATGTTCCAATAATATTAATCACAGATTCAAAAATAATAGTAGAAAAATTTATCTTAAATAAAATATCTAATAAAAAAAATATTAAAATATTAGATGTTCATTGGTTAAATGCTTTTTATTTATTGTGTTATGGAACATATGTAATTATGAGTTATAGTACATTTAGTTTTTTGGCTGGATATTTTAATAAAAATAAAAAAAGTAAATATTATTTATTAAATAAATATAGTAAAACAAAAGATAATTATATTCCAGAAGATGATGCTTTAAGTCAAACATGGAAAATTTTTAATAATAAAAAATATTTACTCAATTATGATTTTAATTATTTATTAAAAATAAAAAAAACATTAAAAGGTTTCTAAAAAGGCATCCGGTAAATCCATTTCTAAATTTTTGGGCAAACTTAGTCCTTTACTAATAAGTTGGAATGATTTAATAGATGCTTCACTTGCTGGTTTAACAAATCCACCTTCAATATTATTGATTTCCATACCGGTAGGAATAATCAAATTATTAGGTTCAATTAATTCTTGTCTATTTATAGTATTAGCTTCTTCAAAATATAATAAAGCACAAACCCAAACTATAATACCAACTAATAAAGGAATTAATATATTTATTCTTTTTTTATCTCTTTGTTTTGTTGTTTTGTCTTTTTTTTGTCTATAATATAAAAATAAATAGGTTAATGAACTAGCAGAAAATGCGATAAATACTGGATTTTTTATAATACTTTCAATCATAATATTATTTATATAATATTATAATATTTTTTTTATTTAATATTATACATCTAAAAGAAAGTTTTTTATTAAGTAAAAAACTTTTTTAAATTGTCATCTTGACATAAATAATTATAAAATATTAATTATAAAATATTAATTATAAAATATTAATTATAAAATATTTATTATATATATATATATGGAAAACAATATAGATTTTTATTCACCTAATTTCAAGGAATATGTTTTTTCCAAACAAAATATTAAAAATTATGATGATAAAAGAAATTATGCTTTAATGAATCAAGATGAAAAAGAAATATATGAAAAAAAATTTAGTCAAATAATAAATAATGATATTACAAAAATATTAACACCTAATAAAAAAAAATATTTTGGAGAAAAAATAAAATTATTCAAAAATAAACTTTATGAAAATGAATATGATAGAAAAGGCGAAATAGATCATTTAAATGATTTTTGTAAAAATTCCAAATCAATTAATGATATTAAACCAAAATCAAAAGATAATTCTATTCGTGTAATGTCATTTAACATTCATGCTTTTATAAAAAGTTGTCAAGTATATGAAGAGACAAATGGTATATTTAATAATAATATAAGCGAAACAAATAAAACATCAAGTTTTGAAGAGATAATAAAATTTATAAATAATTATAATGTAGATATATTAGGTCTTCAAGAATATGCACCAGAATTTGGGAAAAAAAATTTTTTAAAAGTTACTGAATTTTATGAACAGTATAATAATATTTCATTAAATACATTCAAAGACTTTATTATAAGTCAATGTAAAGAAGATTTAGAAATTGATTTTTTTGGGAATGCTCTTTTTAGTTCTATTAATATGCAAAAAAAATATATTAAAAAATATAATGTTATTGGTGATCAACCAAGATGTTTTTTAGGTATGAAAATTAATGTAAATAATAAAACAGATGAATTACAAGAAAATATTAATTATGAAACAAATAATAATGAAGTATATATTTTTAATATTCATCCATCGAGTGAAGTTAAGGGTGATAATAATAAAAACCAAATTATTGATTTTTTTACATATATAACAAAAGAAAAAGACCCATTTAAAAATAATATATTAATTATGGGTGATTTTAATACTGATAAACCAGAAATTCACACACTAATAAAAAATATGGGATATCATAATATATATGATTTATTTCAAATTAATGAAGAATATGAATTTACGGGATATCATGGAACTATTATAGATTATATTTATGTATCAGATGAATTTTTGAATAATTTTACACCAAAATATTTTGAAATAATTAATGTTGATTTGAGTGATCATTATCCCATAATTTTTGATTTTATTCCAAAAACAAATTTAACAGAAAATTCTATGAAAGAAACTATTAAAAGATATTGGTATAATTATGAAAAAAAAATTATAAATAATATAACAAAAGAAAACTTTTTAAATTTAATACTAAAAAGTAATAATTTATATGAAGGAATTTTAGAAATATCAAAAAAATATGGTGAAATTATTAATCTTGAATCTGGTATATATTTAGCACATGGAACATCTGAAATAAATTTTGATAAAACAAATATTCCCTTTGAAATACAAGAATTAAATAATAAAAATTTACCAATAGTTCCAAAATCTTTTACTATATTACAATATCCTGGTGAATCATTTTCAAATTTTTATGGAACAAATGATCCTAATAATTTTAAAAGATTATTGATATATCGTGTTAATAAAAAAATACCATTATTAAATATATACAAAGCAGAAAATATGCATAAAAGAATGGCTAAAAGATTAGAATATTATTATGATTTATATGAATATATTAGAATTAATAAATTTCAAGATATATTAGATAAATTAAATGATAAAATACATGAACCATTTTATGCTATGAGATTTATATGGTTATTTATTAATAAAATATTATTAAATATTTCTAATAATGGTGATAATAAAAAATTATATTATGGAACTATTAATTCTGATATTATTAAATCAGATTCGGCTTTTCTAAAAACTATGAAAAATAAAAAAAAAACTCACGAACTATGGAATTATGATGAAGTTTATGAAGGTTTAGAAATACAATTATTTACGCCAGAATTATTTACTGAATTTGTTGGTATATATTATAATAATAAATTTTATTCAAAAGATGAGTGGGTCAATTTTTCTGAAAATATTGTTGAAAAATTTAAAATTAATAGAGATATTTTTTTGAAAAATAATAATCTTGAAAAAATTCCTAATATACGTGATAGTAATTTTAGTGTATCTTATGCTATTAAATATTCAAGAGCATTTATTGTATATTATATTAATTTTATATTAACATTATTTAATCAAAAAGATTATTCAAATAAAGATACTATTTTAATTACTGAAAATATGATAAAAAAAATTTTAGACTATCATGACCCAAGATATAATTTTCCAGAACCATTTTTGATAAATTTATTATTAAATGATTTATTTGAACAAATATCTAATAAAATATATGATATAAATAATTTTACAAATATTCCATTAAATAAATTTATTTCAATTGATAAAATTAAAATAATATCTGGAGGTTATTTAATAAATTATAATAATGAAACACAAAATAATTCTAAAAGTATTATTGAAAATAAAAAAGATATAAAAGAAAAATTAACTAATATTGACATTAATGTATTAATAAATTTTAAAAAACAATTAATTAATAATATTAAAGATTTTCAAAATATTGTTAAAAACCATAGTAATAAAAATTTAATTTATATTTTAGATAAAATTTATAATTTTTTGATAAATAATAACAGATCTATTTATAATAAACCACCAATCTTATATTAAATTATTTTTATTAATACATTTGTTTAATAAAAATATATCTATTAAATTTATTATTAATATTTTTATGTTAATCTATTAATTTTTCAAAGAAATCCTCATTATTAGTTGATTCAATATTATTTACAATATCTTTTTTATTTATATTTATAATTGGTTTATTTTTAGGTATATTTTGGGGGATATTTTGTGAAATATTTGTATTATACATTTCTAACAATGGGTTTCTGTTTCTTTTATTTTCATTCACATCAACATATTTCACTTCTTTGTTATCTTGATTATTTAAATTTCCCATGACTGATTTTTTAAATTCGACCATTCCTGTTTCTGGTTGTTGTCTATTTTTATTTTCACTTAAATCCGCTAAATTATTATTTTTTAATTCATCTAATTTATTTTCGTCGTCACTATCGTATGTATCTATAATTTTATTACTTTCGGTTTTATTTTCCATATCATCATCATCTTCATCATCATCTTCATCTCCATATCTATCATCATCTCCATATCTATCATCATCTTGTTCTTCATATGAATTTTCAAGTTCAGGGTCATAATCATCATTTTCATCTAAAATATTTTTTTGAACCATATTTCGAATAGCTTCTTGTTTTAAATAAATTCTATCATAATCATTATTTAAATATTCATTTAAAATTAATCTTAATGGTAACATCTTTCTAATAGCTTCATTAATTGCATTTCTAATATTATCATAAGCTTCTCTTTGATTTTTTTTTATAGTTATTGTATCATATTTGTGCCAAAAAATTTCTGGATAATTAAAAAATATTCTTGCACATTCAATATAACATTTGTGTATAAAAGTATTAATAGAAATTTTGTCATGATATTTATCTTCTAAAATTCTTGATGGTTTTTTGCTGGTATTAAAAGTTAATAATATGATATAACTTTTCACCACTGCTCTAACTAAATCATCAAACCATTCAGAACATTTACTTTTTTCTTTTATTCTACTTGTCTCATTTTCTACTGATACTTTGCTTAAATTTGGTAAATCTTTCAAATACATTTGAAATATTTTAAAAACTCCTGGATTTTCTTTTGTTGGATCTAATTTTTTTTGTTCAGAAAATGTTTTTTCGGCTTCGATTGCTTTATCATACAAAGATTTTATACCTTCATAAATTAATGGTGTTAAAATATTTATAAGTGAATCAGTATATTCTTTTTTAATATCAACTATATTTTTCTCGTAATAATGCATTTAATAATATAATAATATATTTATATTATTATAAAATATTTTAAAAAGATTTAAGCATTTCCACCTCTATTATATAAGAATTTGTGTTGTTCTTTGGTAAGACACAAGCAACCACTATTTTGCCAGGCATTGTTGCAAGTATAAGTATTAGGAACAAATTCACTCTTATTATCACAAACAAATTTATCTTTGGGTAGTTTGTGTGGTGTTGGCCATTGTTCAGAGCAGCATGATGGACTACATAAATTATTATTGAGTCCCATTTCACCACCAGCACCATCATCAAGTCCCTCATTAGAACCATATACTTCTTGACCCCAAGCAGGTAAAACTTCTTTTTGTCTAATATATCCTTCACTGGCTTCAAGAGTTCTAACATCTGGAAGAACTGCTTGAACTGGAACATCAATATCTTCTTGTTTTACTTCTGTTTTTTTAGTCTTTTCTTGTTCAGCAATAACATCAAAAAATTCATTTCTTTTTTGAATAAATAAAACCAATAATACTAAAATTAATAATACAACAATTAATAACATAATCATTTGAATATTGTCTTCAAAAAAACCCATATTTATATATATTTATTATAAATATTTTTTTTATTTTTATTTATTATTTATTATTAATTATTTATTATTAATTATTTATTATTAATTATTTATTATTTATTATTTATTATTTATTATTTATTATTTATTATTTATTTTTTATTATTAATTATTTTTTTCAATTACATAAACAGGCAAATAAACAGTATCAATATACCATTTATTAGTTACATCTTTTTGTCTAGGATAATAATCTATATTTAATTTATATTTATTTAGAACTTTATTAACTTCATTAATAAAAAATGTATCTTGAGATATTTTTTTATAAAAATATTCGGTTTTAAACTTGGAACCATATTTTTTAATACCTGTATCTTGAATATAATTATATACTTTTTTCATATCACGATATAAATCATCTTCATTTATATTTATTTTATTTTTATCTAAATTTAAATTTCTAATATTATATAATCCTTCAGGTGATATAATAACCGAACCTTGTGTTTTTCCGTCATTATAGTGATCTAAAAAATGGAAAATATCAGAAATACTTGGAACTTCATATAATATACCTATATTTGCTCTTCCGCCTGGTTTTGGTGTTGGTGGATGTGTATGAAAAATATATTCATAATCATATTGTTCTGGTATATTTTTGGGTAAAAATATTTCTTCATCACCCGAATCAACTCTATTAGTTCGAGCAGAGATAATAATTTTATCAACACCTTTTTCATTAAAATCTATCAGACCAGCATGTTCAGAATATCTGTAACTTTTTTTATTTTTTTTATCAAAATATTTTTTTGTATAACCACCGTGTCTCATTAGTGCGTCCATAATCATAATTTGATTTTTATCTAATTTTATATATTCTAAATCATCTATTTTATAAATATCACTTTTTAATCTTACATTTATAGATTGTTTTTTTTCTGGATTAAAATTATAAATATAATCCATGAATTCTTCGCTTGGTTTTATATTATGAATTTCAATATAATGTGATAAACCTTCATTCCATACTACTTTATTTACTTTGTATTCTTTTGTTGCAATATTTTTTTTATCACATAATTTACAATTTAAGGGATTTTCTAATTTATTAGATTTTTTTATTTTATCTAAATATTTTTCTACTTTTTTAAGTTTATTAATAAATTGTTCTTGCCCTCCCCATTTTGTTTCTTCTTTTGGTTTTTTTTTTATAATTTCCCAATATGATTCATATTTATAATTATTTATTTGTATTAACATATATAATATATAATATTATATAAAAATATATTTAGTTAAAATAATAATAATGTCAAATATAAATAAAGAATGGACTATTGTTAAAAATAAAAAAAATAATAAAAAAAATATTAATTTATTAAATGATAATAATCTAATTAAAAAAAAAATGTTATGTCAAAATTACATAAATAATAATTCATGTTCATATGGTGTTAATTGTGTTTATGCTCATGGTATAAATGAACAAATTATGGAACCTAATAGGAAAAAAGCATATGACATATTAAATAATATAATAAATAATTTATATGTTACAAATTCAACAAATAATGATTTTGAAAATATTAATAATATTGATTTATATAACATTGATTTATCAAAACCAGAAAATTCTGATTTAGCCAATACATTTTTATTAATGACTAAATTATGTAATAATTGTGTGACAAATACGTGTCCGGGTGGTTATAATTGTAAATGGGGTGTTATAGATTATAAATATATAATTTGTTATAGAGATTTAAATGGTATAAAATGTAATTGTAATTATATTCATCTATCAAATTATGGAATAAAACCAATAAAGAAAGAAAATAAAAATATTAAATCTCAAAATAATTATAATTTTAAAAATAATATTTCACTTCCACTATTAGAAAATAATAATAAAATTAATAATAAAATTAATAATAATAAAATTAATAATAATGAACATAGTAAAGAAACTAATAATACATTATTATTGATTTTTAAAAATAATCAAAAAAAAAATGATATAGATAATAATATTGATAATGATATAGATAATGATATGAAAACTATAATAATAGAAGAAAAAATAAATTATGAATTATCTATATTTGATTAAAAAAATTGATAAAAAAATATTTAAATATAATAATTATTAAATATTATAATATTTAATAATAGCAAATAAATAATAAATGATGTCAAAAAATATAAAAATACAAAAAGAACCAACAATGGTAGCTCCTATATTAGCAATAAAATATAGACCCAAAAAAATAAAAGATATTATTGGCAATAAAAAACAAATAAATATGATAATTGAATGGTTATCTAATTATGAAAAAAATAAAAAAAAATATTTGGAAAATTTATTACAAAAAGAAGATAAACAAAATGATCCATATAGCGATATATCTAAAAAAGAAAAAAAGAATAAATTAAAAAAAATAATTAAGCAATATAACATAGGTGATGAAAATAGTGAGGAAGAATATAATTTAAAAGATAATAATATAGAAAATGACATATTAAGTAATTATGTAAATTATAAAAAAATTAATTTGGATACATCAAAAATGAATGAAAAAAGTATGTTATTAATTATGGGATATCATGGAATAGGTAAAAGCGTAATGATAGATGTAATATTAAATGAATTAAATTATGAAATAGAATATTTGGATATAAATAAATTAAAATTAATGGAAGATAAAAAAAATAAAAAAGATAATATTAATACCAATATTAATATATTAAATAAAATAGCAAATAAAAATAATATATTTGATATGTTTAATGGTATAAATAATAAAAAATTAGCATTAGTCATAGATAATGTAGATATTATTAATTCTAATGATGTATCTTTATTGAGTAAAATTATACAAGAAAATGAAAAAAAATGGACTTTACCAATAATATTTATATCTGGCAACGATCACAATAAATTTATAACTGAATTATCAAAAAAAGCTCTGAATATTAAAATATATCAACCGTATGATGAAAATATGTTTTCTGTTTTGAATAAAATTTCATTGGAAGAAAATATTAAATATTCTAATAAAAAAGTAACTAATATAATAATACAAGAATCGCAAAAAGATTATAGAAAATTAATATCTACATTACAAGAATTAAAAAATATTCATAATAATGAAGTAATTACAGAAAATATTATAGATACATATTATAATATAGTTAAAAAAAAAGATGAAGATTATGATTTATTCAAATTTACAGGAAATTTATTATATAATTATAATGGTATAAAAAAAAATACAGAATATTACATGATTGATAAAGTAAATATTCCATTAATGATTCATAAAAATTATATAAAAGGTATAAATACACTTGGTTCTGATAATAATAATAATTTATCTTGTCAAATCGCAAATAGTCTTGCTAATGGTGACATCGTTGAAAATTATATATATTGTAATCAAAATTGGAATATATATGAATCACATTGTTTTTATGGTTGTCTATTACCTTCTTATTTATATAATAAAAATACAAATACTATAACTGAGAATATTTATAAATATGGAAAAAAAACAGATGAAACAATAGAAACAAAAAATTTTAAATTGGAATATATAGAAGATTTAAATAAAACATCTATAAAAAAAATGAATAAAAAAAATATCAAAAAAGTAAATAAATTTATGAATAATTTAAATGTTAATGATTATATAAAATTATCCTCGTTAATTAAAAAACTTGTAACAGATAATAAAATTATAGAATGTGCTGAAATGTTTAAAGATTATAATTTTACTTTTGAAAATATAGATAAAATTATGAAAATAAATAAATTGGGAAATAGCATTTTTGATATTACAACTAAACAAAAAAAAATTTTAATAAAAAATATGTAATTTTATTTATTATAAATTTAATTTATTATAAAATTTAATTTATTATAAATTTATAAAATTAAATATAAATTTATAAATTTTAAAAAAAAAATATTATTAATATAATATATACTTATTATGGATTCAAGACAATCTTATTCAGGGAATAGACAAGATGAAATTGGAAAACTTTTGAGAGAAGGTAAGGATGAAAGACAAGTCATGGATGATCTTAGAGATAAATATAATGACAAGGATTTAGTTAATAAAATCTTTTCTGAATACGAAGAAAAGATGGAAAGAATCAAAAGAAAAGCCTCCAAGTTTGCTCAATTAATTCTTACTAAATACAGCCACTATGGAACTAAGAAAATTATGGAAAAAGCCAGAAAACTCAAAAAGAAGTATAACTTCTCTGATGATGAATTTGCTGCTTTTACCAGAATTGCCCTAAGTGGTAATAACCCACTCCTTAAAGTTAATATTCCAACTTCCGCTGTTGCTAAAACTCTCGGTTTCGAATTACAAGGAACTGGTTCTAAATTACGTTATGAAGCTGCTGATATGCCACATGTCCAAGATATTCTTAAAATGCACCAAGAAAATATTCCTAATCACAGAGCTGCTATTTTACAATCACTCACTTATAAAGATTGTGCTACTGAAGCTATTACTGGTAGATATGATCCAACAAAGATGGATAAATTCTCACATATTCACCCAGTTCTCTTCGCTCTCTATGTTCCAAGAATCAATTTAATTGACCAACATACTCTTATTGGTTCTATTTCAAGCGTTATTGAATCTAAATACCATAACAGACAAATTAAGACACAACCAGATTATGAACTTTACTATGATATGGCTACTGATCCTAATGAAGTCGCCTGCACTGGTTTGAAAGCTGAAAAAGCTGTTGAAGACCTTAAACACAGAGTTAAAGTTCAAACTGAACTCTGGAAGGCTGTTAAAAATCTTAGACAAGGTGTTTATTTCAGTCCAGATGCCAAAAACTTTGATATGGCTCTTGCTCAATGCAGAAATGGTATTTACGATTCACCAGATTACGCATATGTTAATGATGAAGGAACTGTTATTAGAAAACTTATGGCTGTTTTCTCTCTCAGACCAACTATTGTTAGTGTTATGCCATATGGTGGTGCTATCTCATCATTTAACTATGATATTTCCAGACATGCTTCCGTTCAAGTTACTTCAATTCCTATCGTTAATCTTAAACTTCCACACAACCTTAGAAATGTTACTCTTACTGTTAATTTAGATGATGCTCTCACTCAACCAGATACTTATATTGAAAATAAAATGATTGTCTTAAAGATGAAGAACATTATTTACAGCAGAGACATGATCGTTTTCTATGTTAATAGAAGATTACAAAGCATTAACTTTGCTAGAATGGTTGCTCCATACAACTTCCAAGCTCTTCCATCTACTGTTCAAAGCACTGAGGCTCTTAACAATGTTTATGTTGAAGTTCCATTCAATATGCAAATTAGTGAAGAAAATTTCTTACTCAGATCTACTGTTATGCTTGAAACCACACCAAATCTCTATGGTAAGGATAATGTTAGAGAAATCATTGTTGGTTCAACTGCTGCTATTGTTATCCCAAGAAATATTGAGTTAGGTATTACACAAGAAACTCATCTTCAATATGACCCACTTAGTGCTTCTCACTTAGGAAGACTTCCAACTAATGATTTTAAACCAATTCAACCTGTTAGAGATATCACAAGTGGTTATGGTGGCGAAATTCTCGAAGAAATGATGGGTAAGAGAGGCACAATCTTCGTTTATGTTAAAACTCCTCCCGCTTTTTAATTTATTAAATATTAATTCTTTTAATTAATATTTAAATTTGCCAAGCACTTGTTAATGGTGGTAATGTTTTCCTACCAGCTCTATTTACATTAATAGGTCTATCTATGGGTTTAATTGGTTCATTAATTTCCTTTAAATAACCATAATATTGTTTAATTTGTGATATCATATCCGGTAATATATAAGCAACAACCTGTTCATTTAATTTTTTAACTTGTTTTACTAATTGAAATGGTAAAAATCTACCATGTTCCAAAAAAATAGCCCTCATACAAACCAACATATCGCTTTCATCCTGTTCTGCGTCCAATTTAATTTTTCCTTTACTTTTAATTAACATTTCTTCTCTTAATTTCTTTTGTATTCTCTTAATATTTTCTTTGGAAAAAAATATTTTGGCTAATTCATTATTCTCTTTATCATTAAAATAACCTTTCATTATCATCTTGTCATTTCTGAATTCATAATTATTTTGACTTCTCGCATTTAATCCTATTTCTTGATATAATTTATATTGTTTATCTCTGTTATCATCCCCATTTCTAAAATTATTTTGATTATTATTTAGATTATTGTTTGGATTAGTAGAACTATAACTTGATGTAAAATCATCCATATCGTTATAAGCATTTAAACCACCATTATCTAAATTACCATATTCTATTCTACTTGTTATATTTGAATAATTCATATATATTATATATATAATATAATATAAACTTTATATTTTTACTAATTTAATTTTTTTTCATTATATATGTTTCTAATAATTCATCTTCATTCATCATTGCTTCATTTGGTTTGAAATTTTGTTGAATATTTTCTGTTCTATTATAATCTAATAAAGCCGTTGTTGGAATATCTTTAAATATAATTTCTTTATTAATATCATCTTTTGTTGCTATTTGACATAAACCTGTTTTCTTATCTTCTATATATAACACAAATCTATAATTATTGGCACCTATTTCGTGAATATAAATATTTCCCTTTTTTAATTCAGGAGTCGTTGTTCTTCTTATATTATTAATTTCTATTTCTTTTAATGGTGTTCCAATTCTATTATGTAAAAACATTGTCATAAACCCTAAAATATATTCAGAAATATTATTTTTATCACTTTTGCTTATTTTTTCAACTAATTTCATAACATTATCAGATGGCTTACAACCCCCATTAATAGTAAATTCTGGTGTAAACATATTTGTATTAAATGTATTTCTAAATTGTTCAAATATTTGTTTCTTAATTTCATGTTCATTTGTATCTCCAAATATTTTACCCTCTATCTTGAATTTTTTATTTGCTCCTGGTAATGTTTTAGATAATACACTGGTATTAATATTGTTTATATTGTGATATGAAGAATCAAATAATACTAAATATCCATAATTAGGAATATAATATTCAATATCATCTATTTTATATTTCCAGAATTTAGTAGCTGAACCAGTATTTGTTAAATCCTTGACAAATATATTATTTTCAAGACTAAAATTATTAAATAATATTCCATGGTTATGTAACTGATAAAATATTACCATTAATTGGAATAAAACAGAATACCACACGTTATCTACATGATAACCAGTATGAATCATTCTTCTAATATTTCCATCTTGAACATATGTCTTAGTGCACCATTCATAGAAATTATACATCGGAGATTCTGTTAGTGACACTATTGCTTTTCCTGTATATAATTTATCCGTAGCTATAATTGTTTTAATAGTATTTTTTGAAATTAATTTGGGAATTAAACTAAAATCACTTCTCGGTTCAGCATCAATTTTTTCTATTTTTTCCTCATATTCTTTATCCTTTCCAATTAATTTTGATTTACCTTTAATATGTGCTAACTTCTCAAAATCAACTTTGGCATTTAATGAAATATAATATCCATACATAATAATAAAATTTGGTGATTCATTTTTCTTGACTATATATTCTCTTACATATTCATAATAGGCTATTTCTCTCCATATATCATATGCCATCATATTTTTATCTGGTCTATCATCTTTATTAATATTATATTCAATATCTAATAATTTATAAATCTTAATATTAATACCCATAGAACCCCTTGAACATTGAACTGAACTTGAAGGACTATGATGTTGAATAGGATAACATGAACTAAATATGATCATATCATCTGGTAATCCTTTATATGGATTAGTAGAATATTTATAAGTATTAAATGGATTAAGTTTTAATAATTTCATATGCTCTAATAAATTATTAGCAGGTCTTCTTTCAACTGGTAATCCCTTCATTCTTCTTTCTATTCTTTCATCTTCTTGACCACCTTTTCCTCTACCTTGTAAATTAACATCATTTCCGTCACCCTGACTAAACATTACTGACCTAAAGAAATTATGAACATTTACTCTTTCATTAATTGTATTTCCTGTTGTGGAAAATGTTGATGCTGGTAAAACATCTTCATATATCATGGCTATTTTTGGATGATCGCCTGTAATACCATCAACATTAATATTATATTGTTTAATTAAATTGTATGGATTTCTACCAGTCATACTCCAAGCAGCCATATAGGGCATATTAAACATATCTACCATTTGTTGTTTTCCTGGATTAAATGGTGTTGCTACTGCAGGAGCCACAAATGTATTTGGATCAAATGTGGTAGCAAAAGCTTCTCCTGGTTGCATCTTTGGTTTTTGTGGTTGATATACTTGTAAATCTACTAATTTTTGCTGTTGTGGTTGTGGTTTTTCATGAGCTTTTCTTTCTGTATATATTTCTTTTTGTTCTTTAGAATGATATGGAACATTGCGTGTTTCCTCATATAATGGTATGACTTTTCCTCCCTTTTGATTTTTCTTTTTATTAATTTTATTATTTTTTTTTTTTTTTGCTCCTCCATCTTGTGTTAAGAGAGTATTATTTAAAGCCACACCATCATTTAAAAAAAAAAAGATTTTAATCTATCTTTAATTTCCTCATCAACTGCTGATAATTCATCATTTATGTCTCCCATTCCTCCTCCCATTTGTAAATTCATGGGTGATTGAACCATCATTGGTGATTGAACCAGTTGTGCTTGTGACATTACGGGTGATATACCTTGTGACATATTATTTGGCAACATTGTTGTTAATGGTAAATGAGCTTGTTTAATAGCTGCTGAACCAACCATCGCTGGATTAATCATGCTTGGATTTACTTGTGATAACATTTGTTGTGCCATCATATTAGGATTCATCATCGGATTGGCCATCATTCCTGGATTAGTCATATCTGCTTGTCCCATTTGATTCATATTAGTAGTAAAAATATCTAAATGAGGTGGTAATTGACCACTATAACCATCTGGTAATTGACTTAAAATAGCATTTTGAATAGATGGATTCATCATATTTTTATATCCACCTGAAATTGAACTACTGGTATTGCTCGCTGATTCTGATGCTTCTTTATCTTTTTTTCTTTTATCTTTCTTATCTTTCTTAGATTTTTTTTTGCCACCACTTAATTCACTTTTAACAGGTGTTGAACTAATAGTAATACTTGAAGTTTCTCTTTTTAATTCTTTTTCTTCTTTCTTTTCATCTTTCATATCTTCACTCATCATTGACATTTCTGCTTTTTTACTATTTTTATTTTTTTTAACAATTTTGCTTAATTTACTAACAAAATCATGTGCTTTGTCTGATTCCATCGCACTTGTAACTGATTTAATATTTTCACTTAAATTATCAAGTGCTGAATTCATTTCTTTATTAATTTTGTCACTTTCTTTTTTTGATTCTCTTTCGCTTGAAGCAGAAACATTTTCAGAACTGCCACCTCTTGAAGCAAAATATGCTTTTTCGGCCATACTTAAATAATCATTTGATTTTTCTTCATCCATATTATTTTGATTTCTATATAATAAATTTCTGGAACCTTTAATCATTATATCTTTTATATTATTAGATAATTTTTTTTTTTTATTTTCTATATTTATTGCGAATCCACGTTTAAATTCTTCAGATGGTTCTGTAATAGAATTTTCTGATAATTTATAATTTACATTATCCATTTTTTTTCTATATCTTTCCATTTTTTCACTTTTTATATTATTAGATGATGCTGTTATATCCATTATATATTTTGAAAAGAATATATTTTTTTTTAATATTATTGAGCTTGTTATTATTTTTGATAAATATTTATCTTGTTTTACTTCATCAAGACCTGCAAAATTATTTTTATTAAAAACAAATAATTCTTTTGGTATAATTTCATTAATTAATTGATATAATTCTGGAATATTTATTTTATTTTCTTTCAAAAAGAAGTATAAATTATTTAATAAATAATGAATGTCAAAATACATATTATCCGTGCATTCAATACCACAATCCATTTTTTTATTATAGTTCTTATTATAGGATTGTGAAAAATCATATATTTTAATATCATAACCTATATTCGGTATCTTAAAAATTACATCACCTAATTTATATTCAATATATTTTTCTTTATTAATATTTTTCTGAATAATCAAATTATTTATAGTTATACCATTAAATCTAAATATTCCATAATAATCATATAATTTTTGGATTGTATATAATATCTGAAATAATATAACACTAAAAGTTTTCAAATCCCTATTCCTTAATAAATAACTTTCCAAATCCTCAGAATCTGTATAATCCTCAAAAACTCTAAATAATAAATTATTACCATCTTTATATTTATCTCCTATTTCCTTATAAATGGGTTGTGATAATTCTTTCATTTTGTTTTTTTCATATTTCATATTAAAATTACATATATTAATTAATATATGTTGTGTAATAGAATTAAAAACTAATTCAGATGCTACATAAGAATGAAACATACCATTCGTATTATAATTTGTATCATCTATATTAGTAGATGGTATATTATCAATAGTAATCATAATTAGAGTTTTATTTTCTTTACTCACCCTTTCAAAAAATATATTTTTATTTAAAGTAAATAAATATTTGAAATTAGCTTTAAAAAAATTTATTTTATTATAATCAAAATCTAATGGCTTTTTTACATCGTCTATTTTTATTTCTTTAAAACTTGGCATTTGAATTTCATATTTTTCTTTATTTATATATATGGCTTCATATACCATATTAATTATTGAATCAAAATCATTATAATTTACTTTATTCATATAATAATATATTATATTATTATATTAAATTAATGTTTTTTTCTAAATTCCTCAAAAAATGGATCTCCTGACAATACATCTTTTGGTAATAAATATTCGTCATTAATTAATATTCTACCTCTTTTATGAATATATTTACCTTGTTGATATTTTTCTGGCACAACTCTATTAATAAATTCCTTAACTTCTTTTGGAACTTTATCATCTGTCATAATTTGGGGTAAAAATCCCTTTTTAATTAAAGTATTAAAAAAATAATGCATATCATAATATCTATTTTGTGTTGGTGTTACATTAATTGATTTACACCATTCAGCACTTACTTTACTATTATCGATAATATCTGGAATACATGCAAAATCAAAATCCCATATTTTTATTTGATATAAAATATTTGGAACAGTATATTTATGATTTGCTGCTGTATAATTATAATAACTTCTTTTATTATCTGTTTTATGAATTAAAATATTATTTGCTTTCATATCATTATGTCTAAAACTTGGAAACTTACTTTGAATTACCGTTAGTGTAGAAATAATTTGGAAAAAGATTACTTTCCAATGTGTTAAAGTTAATTTTTTATAATATTTTCTTAAAAAATCTAATAAATCACCCCTATTTGCCCATTCACTTATTAAGATACTGACATCATCATGATATTCTCCTTCTTTATATTTTTCTAAAAATTTTACATAATTCTTATCTTCCTCATCTACACATCCTGTATCTAACAAATTAACAAAATTTGTGATACTTGTATTAAAATATGTAATAGGTAATACTATGTGGGGAGTTTTACCATTGACCACAAAATAACTTAATAATTTAATCATTAAAAGTTCAGCATTCTCTGGTCTATCTGCGTCTATAATACTTCCATATCTATCTTTTTTTGGATAAGCTACTACTTTAACTGCGTAATTTATTTCTTCTCCTGTCACATCATCTTTTATACTTCCCTTAAATGTATGACCTGTCGCTCCACTTTTAATATATAATAATCTTCCCCCAATTTCACTTATAATATTAATAAAATTATATTTTTTCTTTTTTTGTTCTAATCTATGTCTAATATCTTTATCATCCGGACTATCTGAATTATCCATATTCATACCCATAAAATTCTCTGTTTCTACATTATTAAAATCTACCATTGGTTTGATAACTTTTCCATGTAATAATTCCTTAATAAATTCTATTCTAATAGGAATTGTGTGTTTCTGTAAATTACCAGATGTTAATGAATTCCTACTTCCTGAACTTTTATTTGACATTATATATATAAAAATTATATATGATGTTTTTTTTATAAAACGCAATTTTTAAATATATTTTAAAATATTATTTATATACTTAAAATTTTATAATATAATAAATTTTATATTATAATTAAAATAATTGAAATATGGATAATCAAGATTATTTAGATAATATTAAAAAACTATTTGAACAAAATAAATTTACTGATATTATAAACTTTTTGGAAAAAGAAAAAAAAATTATTGATATTAATATCAAAGATTATTTATTGCTTAATAAAAAAGTTACTATTAAAAAAGAAATTTTTATGGAATTATTATTTTTATTAGCACTATCTTATCTTAAATTAAATAATGCTAATAATTGTATAAGTATTTTATTAAAATATTATGAAATTAATAAAGATAATAAAATAGTAAATAATATTCTTGTAGAATTATTTATTTCCAAAGCAGATAATATTAATCTTGTAGAATCAAAAATTAATATTTTTAATGAATGCATATTTATTGATCATAAAAATCCATTACCTTATTATAAATTAGGTTATACTTATTTTACAATTAATAATTATGTTAATGCTATTAATAATCTTAAATTGTGTATCGAATTTGCTGAGCTTGAATTAAAACTTAAAAGCTATTATCTAATTGCTTATATTTATAATACTATCTCGGAATATTCAAATGCTTATTATTTTATTAAAAAAGCTATTTGTCTATCTAATACAGAACCAAGTATTAATAATATTTATGGTGTTATTCTTGATAATATGCGTTCTACTAATTTAAGTATTATTGCTTATAATATTGCTATCAATTACATCGATAAAAGAATTATTGAAAGAAATAAAGATGAATTATTATCAGAAATTTATACTAATATGTCTTGTAGTTATCATTCTATGGGGGATAATAAAATGGCTATTGATGCTTGTGAAAAATCATTAAAACTAAAAAAAAGTATGAATACTTATCAAAATTATTTATTATTTATTAATTATGATATTAATAATTACAAAGATACTATTTTAGAAAAACACAGAGAAATAAATAATTATTATGAAAAAATTAATTTAAAATTTAATTATAATTTTAATAATAAAGAAAAAAAAATTGGTTTTATTTCAGGAGATTTATTAGATCATCCTGTTGAAAATTTTGTCAAAGTTTTTTATAATCTTGATAATTTTTATTTTTATTCACAAACTTTTTATCAAACTAAAAAACCCAATATTAAAAATATTAAATATATATCTAATTTAAATACTTTAGAAGCTGCAAAACTAATTAATGAAGATAAAATAGACATTTTAATTGATTTATCTGGTCATACTTCTAAAAATAGATTAGATATTTTCAAAGTAAAACCAGCTCCAATTCAAATTACTTATGTCGGATATCCCAATACAACTGGTTTAGATACCATAGATTATAGAATTACTGATAAATATTGTGATAATCTTAAAACTCAAAAATATTATTCTGAAAAATTATTATTTATTGATAATTGCTTTTTATGTTATTCTCCACCAGATATTTATCCTGAATTAAAAGAACCACCTTTTATTAAAAATAATTATTTAACACTTGGTTGTTTTAATAGAATGAATAAAATAACTGATGAATATATTAATGTTATTAATCATATATTATTAAATTCTAATTGTAGAATTATTTTTAAAACAAAATGTTTCGATGATGAAAATACTTGTAGAAACTTTTTAAATAAATTTGATAAAAAAGTTATTAATAAAATTTCTTTGAATTCTTGCACAGTCGAAACTTTTGAACATTTAGATTTTTATAATAATATTGATATCGCAATCGATACTTTTCCATATTCAGGAGCTACAACAAGTTGTGAAGCTTTACTTATGGGTGTTCCTACTATTTCTAAAAAAGATATAATTAATCAGTTTCATGTTCAAAATGTTACTTCAAGTATTCTTATTAATTCTAATCTTGAAAATTTTATTATTACTAATAATGATGAATATATAAATAAAATTTCTGACATTATAAAAATATGTGATAAAGATTTTAAAAAAAATATTAGAAATAAATTCCTTAATGGTTTTGTTTGTAATAAAAATTTATTTATTAATAATTTTATGAATTTACTTACTAATATTTAATATAATTTGTGTTTATATTTTCTTATATAATTATCTTATAAATAATTATATAATGTCCTATTATTCTGGATATGTAAATTCCTCATCCGAATACAAAACATTCGGACAAATTATTAATTATCCACTCAATATGAATAATAATGCTATTAAAAATTTAAAAGATCCTGCTGATATCAAAGACGCAGCCAATAAAGAATATGTTGATACTAAAGTTGCTAAGGCTGGCGATACCATGACAGGACAACTTAATTTATATTATACTAATCCTAATTTTTTTATTGGTAATAGCAGTAATAGTGGTAAAATACAATTTATAAATGCGAATAATCAATTTAAAATTTCGGCTTCTGACCCAAGTAGTAATAAATTAGCTGTTAATATTAATGATCTATTATATGCTCATACTAACAATAGAATTGGTATTAATAAAACAAATCCAAGTTTCATGTTAGATATATCTGGTGATATTAATTTCACTGGTAATTTATTTCAAAATAACTCGATTTATGTACCATCGACTCAATGGACAACCAGTGGTTCGAATATTTATAACTCTAATGTTGGTAATGTCGGTATTGGTATTACTAATCCATCACATAAATTAGATATTGTCGGAAATATAAATGTTGCGTCAGGTAATACTTATAAAATTAATGGTTCTGATGTTTTAACGACGACAAGTTTAGGTAGTAGTGTCACTTCATCGAGTTTAACAAGTGTAGGCACTCTAACCAGTTTAACTATTAGTGGTGATTTAACTATTGATACCAATACTTTCAAAGTTGATTCTTCTAATAATAGAGTTGGTATAAATATAACTAATCCATCAAATTCTCTTAGTGTTAAATCAACTGATAATATTATGGTGTCTTTTAGAAAAACATCTGATACAGGAAATGCTCTTCTAGAAGTAGGTCAAGATTCTACAAATAATGCAGCTTATATTGGTTGGGAATCAGACAAAGTAGTTTTGGGTAGAAGAGGGGTTGCACAAATTTTGACTTATGACTCGTCTGGAACAAATTTAGTTGGTGGTAATATTGGTATTGGAATATCAAATCCTAGTTATAAATTAGATATTAATGGTAGAACAAGAATTACTAATGATGGAGATCAATTAATTATCAATAATTCTACAACTAATGCTTCATGGAATATAATAGAATTTAGCACAGGAATTTATAATGGAAATACAAATAGAAATGAATCAAAATGGGAAATAGGATTAAAAACAGAATCAAACGGAAGTTCCAATGATTCAGATAGATTCTATATTGGTCGTGCTGGCATTCCACTCAATGATTTTACAGTAGTAAAAAATGGTTATGTAGGTATTGGAACAACTAACCCAGGAACTAAATTACAAATAAATACACCTTCTGATAATTTATACGGAAATAATAGTTTTAGTGTTTTAGATATTGCGATATTTGGTAAATCTTTTACACCATCAATTAGTGGTAATACTAATATGGGAGGTACATTATTTATAAACAGTAATGATAGTTTCGCTGTTGGTTCTGGTAGCAGTATCGCTTTAGGTGGTAGAACTTTTAATTTTGGGTCTGGTAATCTACATATGACTGCTGCTCGATTATCTGGAATAATAACAAATAATGCTTATGAAGGCGCTTTAACACTAGAAACAATGAATAATGGATTAATATATGAACGTATGAGAATTAATTCAAGTGGCAATGTTGGTATTGGAACAACCAATCCATTATCAATTTTAGATGTTGTTAGTAATAGTGGAGCAGATGCAGGTAATCGTCGTATTCTTACTAATTTTGTTAGTTCATATACTACTGCTGATATGACCCATAATTTAAGATTACAATGGTATTCTGATTTTTGGGATATGGGTGTAACAAGAGGTCCCGCAACAGGTATTGAGGATCTAGTTTTTAGAAGAAATGGTACTGAAAGAATGAGAATAACTTCAGGTGGTAGTGTTGGTATAGCAACAACATCCCCTCTTACACGATTAGATATTAGATATAATAGTTCCACATCAACATTAACAGGTACTACTGCTTATGGTTCTATTCATTTAGTTCCTGCCACTAATAGTGATGGTACATATGCAGGTATATCATTTGGAGCCAATGGTTCAATTGGAGGACTTAGAACTGGTTCTCAGGCTGCTATATTATGTCAAACGAGTGATACTCCAGGTGGTTCTTATACCCCTGGTAGTGCATTACATTTTTTAACTACTGATGCTTTTGTAGATGGACAAAAACTAAGAATGACTATAAATAAAGATGGCAATGTTGGTATAGGAACAACCAATCCTACACAAAAATTAGATGTAAATGGCAATATTTCATGTTTAACAAATTTAATTTGTAAAACAGGTGATCCAACTATATTTACTTCTTTATCATCTGCGCGAGGATATGGAGCAAGTCTTATTTTATCAGCTAATGAAGGAGGAACAAGACCATATGAAATTATTAGTAGTTCCAATGCTGCAGGTTCTGGTGGCGGTCGTTTGGCTATATATGATGGCACAGTTGGAGTAGCTGCGTATAGAACAATTTTATGTGATGATTCAGGACGAATGGGTATTGGAACAACTAATCCAACACAACTTTTAACACTTAATGCTATTTATAATAATGGTGGTGACCCAACACAACAAATAAATAATAGAATTAAAATGACAGCCACTAATAGTTTTGGATGTGAAATACAGTTAATGGTTCCTCCAAATGCAACACTAAATGATTCAAGCTTAGTTTTCACAACTCCTAATAATGCAGGAAATCAAATTCAAAGAATGACTATACTTGGAAGTAGTAATTCTTATGGTGGTAATGTCGGTATTGGTGTTACTAACCCGGCGGGTGCTTTAACGATAACCAGAAATTATGGAAGTTTACAAGGAACCGAACAAAATACTAATGAATTAAGATTTCAGTCTACTAATTCCGACTCTATTTATTGGTCGGGAATTAGATTAAGAGTACGTGGTGATCGTTTCGTAGATGAGGGAGACTTGCAATTTTTAACAACATCATCTGGTAACCCTCCTCCACCCCCACAAGTAAGAATGACAATTAAAGGTTCATCACTGCCATATGGTGGAAATGTTGGTATTGGAACTGATGATCCAACTGAAAAATTACAAGTTAATGGTAATATATATATTCAAACTTATGGTTTTTATGGTTTAACAGGTGGCAATTCTAATGGTTATTTATATGGTGCTTTTAATACTCTTGGTGATGGAATACATATTGGATATAATTATTATAATAATAATACAAATCATGTTATTACAAATGTCAGTGGTGAAACATCAAGAATTTCAATGGGATATGGATTTGTTGGAATATATACTGGTAGTGTCAATACAGTCCCAAATACTTTAGGATATTATCAAAATTCAAGTGGCAATGTGGGTATTGGAAAAACTAACCCCGTGCATAAATTAGATGTTGGTGGAACATTAATTGTTTATCCAGATGCTAATAATTATATAGGATTAACAGCAAATCAAACATATGGGGCGGCTATTGCCATGTATCCAGCAGGAACGGCAAATAGTAGGTCATATGAACTAATTAGTTCTAACGGTAATGCTAGCATAGGAGGTAATCGCCTGGCTATATATGATAGTACGCCTGGGATTAATACTTATAGAACTGTATTATGCGACTCTAATGGTAATATGGGAGTAGGTGTAACTACAAATGCAACAATTACTGAAAAATTACAAGTTGTTGGTAATATAAATGTAGGTGATGGTTTTGGTTCAGCTAATCTTGTATGTGGTATTTCTCGATTTTCTATACAACCAAGTGGAACTGAGAGATTCTCTATATTACAAAGTAATGGCAATGTTGGTATAAATATTACGAATCCCAGTTATAGATTACATGTTAATGAAAATTTAGTAACAACTGACTTAACAGGAGCAACTATGAAATCACAATTGTGTGTAAGTGATGGAGGACAACAATTATTACTAGGTTCTTATTATGAAGCCGGTGTTTATCAAGGTTCTGCTATACAATCACAAGAAACAGGTGTTGGCAATATCCGATTGTTACTAAATCCAAGAGGTGGTAATGTTGGTATTGGAATGACGGTTCCAACAGGTAAATTAACAGTTTATGAAGAAAGCTCTGATACATTATCTAATAATACAACAAGTTCTTTAATGTTAGTTAGCGATGCTGATTATGGTTTTCCAGGTGGTAATGATATTGGTTCGAGCATTTTATCTTATGGTAGATTTGCATCCAATCGATTAGGTTCACTTGTTCCATATGGAAAAATTGGTATGTATAAAGAAAGTGGTTCAAATTACACAGACAGTTATATGGCATTTTTCACAAATAGAGACCAAGATAGAGTAAATGGTTCAAGTTCTTTATTATCAGAAAAAATGCGCATAACATCAACTGGCAATGTTGGTATAGCAACTAATAATCCTCTTACAAGATTGGATGTAAGATATAATAGTTCCACATCAACATTAACAGGTACTACTGCTTATGGTTCTATTCATTTAGTTCCTGCCACTAATAGTGATGGTACATATGCAGGTATATCATTTGGAGCCAATGGTTCAATTGGAGGACTTAGAACTGGTTCTCAGGCTGCTATATTATGTCAAACGAGTGATACTCCAGGTGGTTCTTATACAGCTGGTAGTGCATTACATTTTTTAACTACTGATGCTTTTACGGATGGACAAAAATTAAGAATGACCATAAATAAAGATGGTAATGTTGGAATTGGAACAACTAATCCAGCCAGAACTTTATCTGTTATATCATCTGATTTAAACATGGGATCTTTTAGAAAAGTGAATGATACAGGTGATGCCTGGATAGAAATAGGGCAAAATACGACAGCTAATGCTGCTTATTTAGGTTGGGAATCTAATAAAGTAGTTTTAGGTAAAAGAGCCACAGCACCGATTTTAACATATGATGCATCAGGCACAAATTTAAGTGGTGGCAATGTTGGCATTAATAATCCAAATCCAATTGTCAGATTGGATGTTGCGGGTCAAGCCTCTATTTATAATCCATCTAGCACAAACAATTATGATGAAAATCTTCGATTACCTGTTTCTAGTGGTGGATTTAGCACTATTGTTATGGGTAATAGTGTGACTTCAACTACCGGAATGGGAACCAATGTTTGGGCATTACTTAAAGATGGTGCAGTTTATAGTCATAATTTTAGTATTAGATATAATGGAAATAGAAGTGTTGTCATAGATCAAGCTGGTAATTTATATTGCACAGCCGTTAATCCATCTGATAGTAGAATAAAAAAAGATATTGAAATTATTAGTGATGGTGATGCTCTTAATAAATTAAGATTAATAGAACCCAAAACATATTATTATAAAGATCCAAAAAAAGAAACACAAGGAAAAGTATATGGGTTTATAGCACAAGATGTATATCAAGTATTGCCTGACGCAATCAAAATTGGTATAAATGTAATACCCGATATATTGGAAAATGCTAATATAAATAAAAATATAATAACATTTTCAAATAATATTAATTTAAATATAGGAGATAGAATAAGGTATACACTAAATGGAGAAGGGAAACTAAATACAATTATAGAAATATTAGAAAATAATAGTTATAAAATAGATATAAGTGATATTAATATAGATGTAAGTGATAATAATATAGATGTAAGTGATAATAATATAGATGTAAGTGATAATAATATAGATGTAAGTGATAATAATATAGATGTAAGTGATAACGAAATAAATGAGATATTTGTATATGGTCGAGAAATAAATGATTTCCATTTCTTAAAGAAAGATTATTTATTCACTTTAAATTTTGCTGCTACCCAAGAATTAGATAGACAAATACAAAACTTAACCCAAGAAAATAGTTATCTAAAAGAACAATTAAATAATTTAATGGCAAGAATTGAACTACTTGAAAATAAATAAAATAAATTTTATTATTTATAAAAATATATTAATTTTTGAAAATAAATTAAATAAATTTTATTATTTATAAAAACATATTGTTTTTTGAAAATAAATAAAATAAATTTTAAAAATAATAATTCTTTTGATTAACCAAAAGATATTTAATACTATTTTTAATATAGTTTATACCATTATCAGTTATATTTGAATTATTATACATATTTAAAAAATTAATTTTTTTTAAATATTTCAACCCCTCATCTGTTATATTATTATTATTCAATAAACATAATTCAGTTATATTTTCTAATTTTTTTAAACTATCGTCTGTGATTTTAGTATTTTTATTTAAATTTAATATTTCCACATTTTTTAAATATTTTATTCCATCATCTGTAATATTTTCATTATCTTCTAAATATAATTCTTTGATATTTTCTAGATATTCTAAACCTTTGTCACTTATATTTAAATTAGCATTTAATGATAAAATTAATATATTTTTCAAATATTTTAAGCCTGTATTAGTTATATTTGTATTCTCTGATAATCTCAATTCCCTAAGATTATCTAAATATTTTAAACCTTCATCTGTAATAATATTATTCATATTCATATCTAAAATTTCAATATTTTTTAAATTTTTTAATCCATCATCAGTAATGTTATTATTATTATTTAATAATAAGTATTTTAAATTATGTAAATCTTTAATTCCATTATCTGTAATATTATAATTATTATAAGATGTTAATACTTGAATATTTTTTAATTCTTTGATTCCTTTATTTGTAATATTTATATTTTCATTTATATGTAATATTACTATATTATCTAAATATTTTAATCCATCATCTGTAATATGCGTATTACAGTTTAAATTTAAAACTTTAATATTTTTCAAATATTTTAATCCATTGTCAGTAATATTATTATTAGAACATAAATCTAAATTTTTTATATTTTTCAAATGTTTTAAACCATTATCTGTGATATTTTTATTACTACCTAAATCTAAAATTTCTAGATTTCCTAAATATTTTAATCCTTCATCTGTAATTATATTATTATTTGGTAATTCTAATATCTTTAATTTATTATTTTTTAAATCATTGTCACATAATATATTTTCTTCCAAATCATAACTCAAAATTATTTTTTCTAAATAATATATATGTTTATTTATTAATTCTCTATTAATTTTATGAAAAACATAATTTTCTAATCTAAATTCATTATTAATAAAATAATGAAATTCTTTACTAACTAATTTAAAATTCATAATTTCATTTATTGGCAAAAAATTTAGTATATGTTGGAATAAATCAATATTCATATTCATTTTTAATTATATTATTATAATATTATATAGCTATTTTATTTATCAATTTTTTTTAAAAGCAATTAATAATATAATATATTAATATATGGCAACTATATATTATAAAAATAATAAATATTCAGTATTTGAAATAAAACATAATAATATTAAATATCCAGTAATTTTAAATTATCAAGATTATCAGTATATTAAACATTTAAATAAAAGTTGGTTAATAAATGAATTTGGCAATATATATTGTAATCATACAATAGAACATAAAATAAAAGAAATCTATTTACATGATATTATTATGAATCTAAAAAATAAAGAAAATAATATCAAAAATTTAAATAAACCAATAATTCATGTAAATAGATTAGGTTTGGATTTAAGAAGGGAAAATTTATTATATGATATCATTAATAAAGAAACCAATAAAAATATGGTAAAGAAAAAAAGAAATATAGATTTACCAAATATTAGAAGCGAAAATATTCCCACTTATATTTGGTATATGAAACCTGATAAAACTCATGGAGAACGATTTTTTATTAAAATAGCAGATGTCTCATGGAAAACATCGAGTAATAAAGATTTATCTTTGAATTACAAATTAGAAGAAGCCAAAAAATTTTTAAGAGAATTAAAAAAAGATAAACCTAATTTATTTGATAAATATTCAATGAATGGTGAATTTACAAAAGATGGAAAAATAAAATTAAAAGAATATTTTGATATTATAGAAAAAGCAGGAATCAATAAATTTGAAAGACTTGATAAAGATAATATTACTGATTATTATTTAAAAGAAGATTTTTCAAAATTAAATAATTATGAAATTAATTTATTAAATCAATTAAAATTTAATTTTTAATTCATGTTATTTTTCATGAATTAAAAAAATAAAATGATATTATATAATGGCTGGAGGTTTAATAAATATAGTTTCATATGGTTCTCAAGATTTATATTTAACTGGAACACCCGAAATAACTCATTTCAAAGTTGTTTTCAGAAGGCATACTAATTTTTCTATGGAATCTATTGAATTAAAATTTGAAGATAAAGTTGATTTTGGTCTTGAAAATAAATTAGTTTTCCCACAAATTGGAGATTTAATACATAAATTATATTTAAAATTTGTTATTCCAAGTATTACTCTTAATAAACAATTAACTATTGCCCAAAGAGATACATTAGTTCAAGCGAAATACACTGCTATGAATGATGCTTATATTAATATGATTGTTATTTTAAATTATACTAATGTAAATACAGAAGCATATAGACAAGCTTATTTACAATATTTACCAGAAAGTGATAATGATAAAACTAATATCAATAATATGATAAATGTTATTAAACAAACTTATAATGGTATTGTATTAAATAATAGTGTTATTTTGCTCAACAAAGATGTTTCTTTTATTAATAAAACTATTCAAGATTTTACAACTTTAATTACTTTAAAAGGTTTTGTCTATGATTCTGTTGGATTAAATATTTTAGCTAATAAAGTGAAACAAATTATTATAAATGATGTTAGTGGCAATTATACCAAAGATTTATTTTTACAAGATATTTTGAATAAAATAGATTATAATAATAATATAGTAAAATATTTTGAAAATATATATCAGAATGCTTATAATGAATATAATGCTATTATTTCAGAAGTATATAATTATAAATTTGCTTGGGTTAAAAAATTAGCACATTCATTAATTGAATATATTGATTTATATATTGGTGGTGAAAGAATTGATAGACAATATGGAGAATGGGTTGATATTTGGTATGAATTAGCTGGATATAAAGACCAAGAAGAAACATATAATAAAATGATCGGAAATATAAGTGAATTAACAACATTTAATGCCACAACTAAACCAAGCAAAATTTTATATGTTCCTCTTAATTTTTGGTTCAACAGATATAATGGTTCAGCTATCCCCTTAGTTGCCATGGAATATTCAAAAGTTTCATTTAATATTAAATTAAGAAGAATTGAAGATGTATGTTATATGGAAGATATTTCTGGAGGTGATGTATCTTTATTATATGAATTATTTCAAAATGCGATTCAGGGTAGAAATGGTTTAGAAATGACATTATATACAGATTATATATATTTAGATTCTTTGGAAAGAAAAAAATTTGCGCAATCAGGACATGAATATATTATTGAACAAGTGCAATATAATATTTTAAATAATATTAATATAAATCAAATATCTACGAGATTAGATTTTAGTAATACTGTGAAAGAATTAATTTGGATTTGTCGGAGAAAATCTTTTGTAGATAATTCAACAGGAAAAAAAGAATGTAAATGGTGGAATTATGGTGTTAATAGTGATGGAACAAAAAATCCAATCAATTTTGCTAATTTAGAATTTAATGGATATACAAGAATAGAAAAATATGACGGTTCATTTTTTAATTATTTACAACCTTTATATCGACACCGTAATACTCCATCTGACGGAGTTAATGTTTATAGTTTTTGTTTAAATCCAGAAGAAAATCAACCAAGTGGAACTGCTAATTTTTCCAGACTAAATATTTGTAATTTAACATTATATATAAATGATAATATGTTTATAAATAACTCTGAACCAGATTTAATTGATATATATATATTTGCTCCCACTATAAATGTTTTGAGAATTATTGGTGGATACGCCGCTTGTGCTTTTGTATAATGTATAATTAATTATTATTTATTCGTTATTATTATTATTGATTTTATATAAATAGATATTATAGATCTATTTATATATGACAGGTAGTTTATTACAACTTGTAGCAAAAGGTTATGAAGATAATATATTAACAAAAGAAGCCGAAATATCTTTTTTTAAAACGGTATTTCGCAGACATACTAATTTCTCCAAATATCCAGATGTATTAAAATTCCGTGAAAAAACTAATTTTGGTTCATCAAGTTCATGCACTCTTAAAAAAGATGGTGATTTATTAACAGAATTAAGTTTATTAGTAGATATAGATGATGTTTACATGAAATATAATTCCATAACATATGGTGATCTGATAAATTTAATGAAAAAATATGGTGTTGATAATTATAATGTTCATGGTAATAATTTAGATGATATAGTTACACAAGATTACTATGAAACTTATTTATTAAATGATATTAATAATATAATAAATAGTGCCACATTAGAATTAAATGATGTAAGTCACTTTAATAATATCTTGAATTGTTACTTAATAATGAAAGACCAAGATAATAAAGACATTGGAACGATTTTTAAATTTAAACCGAATGTTAATTTACAACAAAATACTGAAATTATCGAAAATATAACTTATAATTATAATGTCATTAATGATGAAGGGTCGCAAATTCTAAGATTATATGATAATAAAGATAATGAATATTTTTATAATATTTATCGTGATATAGATGATAATTTATTGTTAATTAATTATCTTTATACTACTTATAATTTGTTTATTTATTTTGATGATCTTAAATTTAATACTTTGTATAATCATTTTAGATTAAGAATTGGAGATTTAGGTGAATTAATTATAGAAGAAGTTTATAATAAAAAAAATTATATAACATCATTAGATGCTTCTAATAATACAATTTTAACTATTTACTATGATAATCAATTAATAGATCCAATTTTAAATAAATTTAAAATATATATCAATAATGATATAATTGTAGTAGAAACATTTAATAGTGATTTTGATAAACACAATTGGCGATTTATTTATAATAATTTTTATAGTTTTCTATCCATAGATCAGATTTTTTATAATAATCTTTATAAATATAATTTATTAGTAAAAGATTTTGCCAATCGTGATTTTTATTTTTATTTAAAACAAGATAATGATAAAAAAACTTTTATTCAAAGTTTAAATGAACCTGATAAATATTTTAATTTAGGTGTTAATGTTGATGATAAAATTAGATTAGATTTTTCATATCAAGATATTCCATATCAATATACCATTGATTATATATATAATGTCGATGCAATAGATTTAAATAATAATACAAATTTTGAACCATTATTAATACCACAACCAATTGGGGGAGTTTTACCATCTAATTTCATAAATTATTTATGTATCTATGATAATAATTTAGATCCAAATAATAATTATGATACCAGTGGTAATTATATTTTGTGTAATTTTGAAATTTTACAAACACTTGTTAATAATAATAATTATTATATGGAAAATGTAACACCTATTATTATCAAAAATTATACTTTTTTTGTTAGATTTTTAACTAATACATCAACTTATAATAATTCTTTCAGATTAGATTTTGAAGGCGATTATGAATTATTAGAAATTTTAGATACTCTTAACACAGACAAAACAATAGATGCCAGTAATAATTTAATTATTGAATTAAAAGATGCCAGCAATAATGTATTAAAATCAATGACTGTTATTATTACAGAAACAAATGGATTTACTAATTATGAATTAGATGTCTCTGCTAATGAATTATTTTTTAATATTAAAGATGTTTCTAATAATATTATTAATATTATAACATGTGATTTAACAAATTTAACTTTTACAAATACTAATTCAATATCTTTTAATTATTATTTTATGTATAGTATTTATAAAAATCTAAATACAAATGACAACACACAATTAATTAATAAATTCAAAATAGAAAGAATTAGTAATATAATATATATTAGAGAAATTGATAAAAATACAAATGTTGTTTTGAATACTTTAACAGTTGATACATTGGGTAATAAAACAGGAACAGGCACATATTATCAATTATTAGAAGATAATTTTAACAATAATTTACTAATATTTTATACTGATATTTCAAATAATGTGGAATTTGGTAATGGATTATCTATTACTTTTAATACTAATAATGATTTTATTATTAGACAAAAAATAAGAAATAATTTTGTAGCTGATGGAACTAAACAAAATAATTTATTTATTTATTTTATGTATATTGAAGTTTATTCCGAATCTTTTAATTCTAATTTTATAAATAACACAACACCACAAAATACTGTATTAAATAGAATTGTTTTAAGAAATAATTATATTAATTCTTCTACCATTACCGAAATTAATGATAATGATAATAATATTTTTAAAATTGATATTAATAAATATAATACATATTTTATTAAAATTTATAATAAAAATGATAATAAGGAATTATTTAATTTTATTATTAATATTGATTCACTTAATTATTTAATTGATATTCGCCGTGTTTTAAATTATGAAATAACTTATGATTATTATTATAATAATGTATTAAATCTATTTTATAATAATAAGGCATTTACTTATATTTATGATTTAAAATATGTTAATATAGATTTTACTAACACAAGTCCTACTATTTATCTTAATTATACTTTTCAAAAAGATATTAATGATACCACTGATAAAAATTATATTGTAACATTTTATGTAAATAATAAATATGACAAATTAGGTGTTTTATCTATACAATTAAATGATAATAATAGCATTACAGTTCAAGATCCATTAGGCACATTAAATTATGATTTTATTTTTGATATATCAAATAATGTTTATTATTTATCTATTTATAAAGATACGGCTAAAACTTTTTTATATGGTGAATTTGAATTTACCAATATTTCAGATAATCCTAATTTAACTGTTCAAAATATTGGTCGTATATTAGATCCTACTATAATTCAAACAGATTATATTATTAATGAAGATAATTATACTTTGGCTCCTATTGTTGATCCAAATTATAACTATAATATAAAAATATATACGGATGTTAGTAAAAATGATATTTTGTATGATTTTGATTTATATACTGATAAATTTAATTATATTAAATACAATATTCAAAATATTAATATCACACAAGATGTTAGTAATAATATATATACATTAAATATTAATAGTGATAACATTATTATCAGTAAAGATAATACGAAAACTGGATTAGATAGAGTAGTAGTAGATGCCAGTAATAATATTTATTATAATCTTTATCAAACTAATTCAAGTGAATATATGTTAATTATTTATGATGAAAGTAATAAAATTATAGAAAGATATTATTTCTTAATTAATTTTGATTTTGATAATGTTATGTATGTTTATAGATATATTATTTCTTATAATTTTGAAATAAATTTATTAAATAATAATATTATTTTAAGAATAAAAACAGATGAACTAAATAATGATAGATTATTCTTTATTAATAAAAACACATTTAATAATATTTATGTAACAGATGGTAGTATTAATATTACTTTTAATTTTATTTATAAGGGTATCGAATTTTTAATAGATATGTTGCATCAATTTAATAAATATGTCATTTTGAATTATAATGTTTATGAAAAAGAATATGTCTATAATAATAATTCTATAACTAATATTAATTATAACAAAATAGATCTTAATAATTTAACTCCTACTGAATTAAACAATATTAAACAATATTTTGATAAATATGATAATTCTTTATTAAATTATTTTAATGCTTTTTACAATGATGCTGATTATATTGTTTCTGATTATAATTTAATGGGTTCTATACCGCAAATTACGACTAATTTAGTTTATAATTATAATGATTTTATTTCTCTCTATTATAATTTATTGTATAAAGAAGTTGTCTTATTACATACAAATTATATTGATACTTCTGGTATTGCTATTTTATCAGATAAGTCTAATAGTATTGTCAATGCGATTATAGATAATGTTTTATTTTATTTTGTATTTTATAATTCAAAAATAGAATATAATGGTTCATTTGATTATTTATTATTACAAAGTTTATATGAAAATGTCTTAAATAGAGATTATGGAATTTTATCACAATTTACTATTACTAATACTTCAAAATCTGGTAAAATTACTACTAATAATATCCAATTGACTAATATTACGCCTTATTTGTATTATGATTCATATATAAATACATTTACTAATTTTCTTAATACTTATGATAATTTTTCATATGAAACACAAAATGATATTGATAATAATAAATTATTATTGATTAATAATATCAAATGGAATGTTTATTATGATATCTTATTATTATCACAAATTATTAATATATTTGAAACTAACAATGTTAGCAATAATGAACAATATATTTTATCTCATAAATTGAAATTTGAATCAGATCCAAGTGGAAATTATTTTAATACTGAAACGATACAATACATAGATGGAGTATCCAATAATAATTATTTGGATAAATTAAATAATAGATTAACAGTGGAAAAATCAATAAATGCTCCAAATGATATTATACATTTTTATGGTAATTTTGTTACAGAAACAAAAAATAATTTTTATTTAAAATACAAAAATACTTATTTAATTAATAATTTCCAAGATTATTTTGAAAATATTGAAATTTGGGATATTATAAAAACCACAGATTTTACTAATTCTTTTGATGTTTCTGATAATTTAATTATTTCATCGATGGGGGCTTATTATGTTATTGGAGATATTGAATCAGAAATTATTTCACAAGTTAATAATGAGGAAACTTCTATTTATTCTTTTGATAGTTCAAATAACGAAATACAAATTTTAGATACAAGTGGTAATCCTGCTACTATTGTCACTTTTATTGACACCAATGTATTAACTGAATTAAATAATTTTAAAACAAATATGGAACTAATATTTTTAGATGTAAGTGCTAATTATAGTTATTTTGATGATTATATAGATAATGTTAAAAGTTATTTACAGAAAATTATTTCTGAGGGAACTATTAGTAATCGAACATTATTATTTTTATTTAAACCAATTGAATTATTAAATATAAATATGATGCCAGATTACAATAATATAGATGCCAGTGGATATTTTAATTTTACAAATTATAATGAAAATCAAGGTTCTTTTAATTTAGTTTATAAAAATTTTATTACTGAATTATTAAAAATAAATAATAATGATATTGGTTTGGGATATTTGGGAATAGTAACAACTGATATTTACAATTATTTTAGTAAAAATTTGACACCTATACAATTTGTTATTCATGCTTATATGTTAAAATTACTTTATATTATCAATAATATTAATTATATTTCTTTATTAGATCCAACAACAAATACTGATAAAAATATTTATGATATCAAAGTTTATTTGAAGAACTTTTTGATAAATAATATTATGGAAAATTACAGATATATTTATGATGGATATAATTTTACATCTGATATTGATGAATTATATGAAAATTTAATTAATATTGATGACTACCAAGATACTATTTATCCTATTAATATATTTATACAAAATTACACAATTAAAAATAATAGAACTATTCCCACATTTATAGATTATCAGAAAAATAATTATTCATATTTTAATATTTCTAACATGACAAATATATTAGTTCCTGATATTTCCAGTAATATTTTACCAAATTTGAATGCACTATCAACTATTATTTATTATATTGAAAAAGATAATATTAATCATTTTAATAATTTATTCAGTAGTATATTAAAAGATACAAAAGATTACGGTTATTATGGTGGTGGTGATGTAACTACATATACTTATAATAATATGTATTATAGCATTTTAGATTATTGGAATACTTATTACACAGTAGATTTTTCAGGTAATATATTTTATAATCCTGAAATTAATTTGTTAGATGATGCTTTTACAGATTATTATATTATTCAATCAAATATTAATATAAGTGATACTATAAAATTATACACAACATTATATTCCAATATGTTTGATGGTTTTAACGATTACCAAAGTGTCGAAAATTTCAAAACATATATGAGAGATATTAGTGATAATTTTGTTGCTAATAATTTCTTTAAAAGTATTACTTATGGTTTTTATGACAATAGTGGTAACTTTATTTATCAAGATCCAGACGGTAGTGGCAATAATACTGAACTTTATAATTATAATTTAGTATATATCATGGAAAAATTAATTAAAGATGAAATTAAAGCAAAATACTTTACATCAAACATTAAAGATAATTTATATGATTCTTTAGATCCATCTAATAATATTATCTATGGTATTTTATCTACTATTAGGAAAGAAATATTAAATTATAGTATTTATGGAACTATTGATCTAAGAGATATATTTTACGAAGAATTAGTAACTACAAGCAATTTAGAATCTAATCAGAATCCCTATAATAAAACAATGTATTTATATATATGGTTTGATAGATTATTTGACCAAAAAATTACTTTAAATAATAATATGGATATTTCTAATAATTACATAAATTTAATTAATAGTAATTTTTCATATCTTGATACCAGTAATTTATATAATAGTAATATGGTAAAATCAATTTATAATAATTATTATAGTTTTGGCGATATTTTAAGACATATGATAGATATTAAATTGGCTGATATAGGTTTCCAATATTTAATACAAATTAATAATAATAATTTAGGTTATAATACTAATTCACAAAAAGTATTTGATGATATTTATATCAAAAATTATAATTCAGTAAAAGAGTATTATCAAAATTATATTAATACTTTGGAAAAGAAAATTAGTATTAATGAATTAAATAATTTGATATTTAAAAAAAATAATTTCAAAGTAATAAAAAATGGTTTTACAATTACCAAAGAAATGTTACTTGTTTATAATAATTATGATGAATATAGAATAGCCTACAATATGAATAAAGTTTTATTTGATATCACAGAAGAAGAATTTAATACGATCAAAAATACTTATACTAAACCATTATTTAAATGGGTTAAAAAATTAGGACATAGATTAATTGAAAAAATTAGTCTTAAAATTAATAATCAAACGATTGATAGTCATAATTGGGAATGGATTGATATATTTGTAAATTTATTTTTTGATAAGAATCAAGAAAGAGGATATAATATTATGATTGGTAATACAAAAGAATTATATGAAGAATCCAATTATAATGATGATATTTATAAAAATAATAATTTAGTTAAAAAAGGAGCTAAATTAATTATTCCCATATTTTTTTCATGTTCCAGAAGTATTGCGCATTCTTTACCAATGATTGCTTTATTACATTCATTAGTCGAGATAGAATTAAAATTAGCAAAATTAGAAGATGTGGCTATTTGGGATGAAGATGCCGAATTTATAAAAAAGCCAGAAATTAATTGTAGAATATTGGGACATTATATTTATGTAGAAGAAGAAGAAAGAAAAACCATTGCTGAAAGTAAAATAGAATACATATATGATGTTATAGAGTCAAGTGGAATACAAACTATCAGTAATAAATTTGATAATAACATTCAAGGAATTTCAACAAATATCCAATTATTCTATGTTAATCCATCACAATTTTTAGTTTGGAAATTAAGAGTTGAAACAAAAAATCCAACAAGAGAACAAATATATGATTGGACTAATAATAAATATATAGTTGATGGTCAGAATGTTCCCATTATTGAAGGATTTAAAATTAAATTTAATGGTAGAGATAGAGAAATTACAAAAGATTATACTTTTTATAATAACTATCAACCTTATAAAATGAAATGTAATAAATTAAATGATAATACATTTGCTTATACTTTTTCATTAGAACCAAAAGATATACAATTTAGTGGTAGTTGTAACATGGGTAAATTAAATGATTTAATGATTCAAATATTTATTAATCCAGAAATTTATGATAAATTATTGAATGGAGAAATATTTATAAAATTCTCGAGTTATAGTTATAGTTTAAATATTTTGAGAATATTTAGTGGTATTGGAGCATTGGCTTATTATGGATAATATTATTTAATTAAAATAATATTAATTTATAAAATATTAATTTTCGAATACGAGACCTCCTAAACCACTGGCGATTCTTAATATATTATAACATAAACCATAACCTCTAAATTTAGCGGGATTATTATTAGAAATGGTGTTTTTTAGTATAAATTGTATATTAACATTATCAATCATAGACATATTACATGAACCAGTTGGAAAAACCATTTGTGGGAACAAACAAAAAGAATAAACATTTATACCAACACCTGGATTATTTTTAAAATGTTGATATGGTTGGATATTATTAAAATATTCATATTCTCTTAAAGATATTCTTTCTTGTGAATTCAATATAATAGTCTGTTGATTGATTAAACTTTCACCACTTGGTTTATTATTTACATATATATTGCTATCTGTATAATTGAAATAGTCATAATTATTTTTATAATAAAATGGTTGAACAATCCATGTCATAAATTTACATGGATATAAAATATCTATATTAACATTAGTTGTGGCATTTTCTAAAGTTCTTTCCGTAAATACTTGAACTTGTTCTATAATATAATCATGTTTTGATTCTGCGAACTTAATTCTTTCATCTTCATCTAAATATACATAATTAACTAATAAATATCCATCACTAATATTTATATTTGGTAATTGTTTGTAATATATTTTTGGAATTACTGGAGTATTAATATTAGTTGTGTATTTGGGCATAACAGCGTTACCAGATGTTTTACCATATATGAGATATTTACTATTATCATAAAAATAGACTAAGTTATTATAATTAGTTGTGCTAATATTTTGTTTTGAAATATCTAAAGATCTAAAATCTGTATTTGATAATTTTAAATAATATAATCTTTTAGTTATAACATCATAATAATTAAAAATACCTGTGGCAATTTGTCCATCGATATTTTGTTCAATATATTCACCTTCTTTTAATCCAACTAAATCGTTTATAATTTCTATATAGTTAGATGGATTTATAATTAAACAATGGCTTAAATCATTTAATTGTAAATTAACTTGGACTTGTGAATATTGTAATGCGATAATTGGTAAAGCTAAACCTGCTGATCTACTGAACCAAAATTTAATAGGTAAATATAAAGTATATTCATCTTTTTCTGTGGTAAAATCCGTTAAAGTATCAATATTTCCGATTAATATATCTAATCCTCGGTCGCGTTCATCTTTTTGAGTTAATTCATTCCAAATATTAATCCATTCACCATAATGTCTATCAATTAGTGTTCCACCAATTTCGATTTCTATATAATCTACAATGGCATAGGCTATTTTTTTAACCCAAGCTATTTTAGTTAAATTATCAGTTTCATTATTTTTTGTAAAAGCTTGTATTTTTGGTAATCTAAGAACTAATGTCATGTTATCTAATAAGTCGCCATTTTTAGAAATAATACACGAAACTTTTTTATTAAAATCTGGTTGATGGATAAAATTTTGTCTTATATGTTCTGTTGAAAAATTAGTATGTCTTCTATATATTGTTTTAAAAAAAGTTATTTGTGGATCTTTTGTTAAAAATATATCTTGAATTCCATATGCTACTAATTGTATTAAACCTCCGGTCATTATATTAAATGAAAATTATTTAATTTTATATAATTAGTTTATTTATTATTTATTTATTATTTATTATAAAATTATTTTTTATAATAAAATTATTTTACAAGTCACCAACAACATTTTCATCCTTTTCGACTTCTTTGCTAATATCCATCATAACTTTAAGGAGTGATTTTTCAATATTGTTATATTTAAGTAACATATTGTTATAAGAATCTGTGAGTTGTTTAAGTTTGCTTTCATCGACAACTTCATGATCATAATTTTTAAAAACTTTAAGATATTTAGCATAATTTTCCATATATTTAAGAGTTTTAAGAAGTGTTTCCTCACTAATTTTCATGGAATTAATTGCATTACTAGCATTATTTTCAGTATTAGAGCTTAATTTTTTGTTGTGACTTTCTAATTCTAATTTAAGATTAGAAAACATATTTTTCAAAATTTGGGAACCAACGTGTGGAGAAAGAACATATCTGGTAACCATAGAACCACCTGCTTGAACACCGCCAAAGTAAGTTGGTAAAATAGTGTCACCAAATGGTGTATTTAAGCCTCCGAGTAATCTATCATATTTAACAAGTGGTACTCTTCTTTGGGCTGCTTGTTGATATAATAAAGATAAATCGTAGTATCTCTTCTTGGGTTCAGTAAACTTTTGTTGAATTCCAAGTTTCTCAGCGTATGCACTTCTTGGTCTTCTAATACCTCTACCCTCATCAGTTGGTCCATGATAGTCTTTATTGAGAATAGCTGGGTTAGAATTAATAAAGGCAACAACATATTCAAGATATGAAAATAGTTTTTTATTTTTATTTCTATTTTCATCTACTGTCTTTTGGTCAAAACCATATTTTTGTGTCAATACTTCTTCACACCATTGTCTAACTGAGCAAACTTTTCTAAGATTCATGTTAGCAGTAGAATCAAAAGCAGTGCATTGTTTGAATCCTAAGTTTTTAAGTAAATCCATGGCAATTTTTGGATCCATATTAGCAACATCATTTTTCATCACTTCTGGGGTTACATCTTCGAAAACTTTTTGCATTTCTGCATTATCTTTGACTTGGCTACCTCTATCAATTAACACACGCCATAAATTATCACAATTTTTATCTTCTTTAACACCGGCTCTCTTACATCTTAGGTGTTTATACATTATGGAATCAGCGGCGTATTCTTCTTCAGATGGACCGTCATCGCCTCTTCTTAAATTATTTTTACTGTCTCTTCTCCAAATATTATCAGTTGGTTCAACCATTTCATCATCATCAATTTTCTCTACTTTTTCATCCTTAATAAGTTTCATTGTTTCTAACACAACTTTACGGCAGTTGAGGGTTCTAAATCTGTCTGATTTCGCATAGGTACCACCTATAGTATATAAACCCGTAGCTTCAGGGTGCATCTTGGCTTTAAAATTAGCTCCTTCTACTTTTAATCCTGCAGGATTATATGGAATCACATAGCTAATAAATTCTTTGAGACTTGGTGATAATTCGTCAAATCTGCTAACAATAGCTTCAAATTTAGCTGGAGATAAACTTTGGTGATAAGCATAAAGACCTTTAATAAAATCCTCAAATTCTTTAGTAGTATTACCATGATAAAATTCTGGTTTCAAAATGCAATCATTTCCTTCGACTCCCTTACCATCGACCAAAAAATGGTGGAAAACTAATCCACGTTCATCACCATAAAAGCCAATAAGGGCTTCTCTATCTGCTTCACTGTAAATTGACATAATTAATATATAATAATTATTAGAAAATATTTTTTATTATTTATATTAAAAAAATGCTAAAAAAAATGTATTTTATATATATATAATTATGAATAAACTATATATATTATTAATTTTACTTATAATTTTACTTACTTTTGTTATTTTATTTGACTATTACCAAAGCCCAAAAAAATACGAAAACTATAATGATTTAAATAAAAATAAAGAACAAGAAAAAAAATGTAAATTAATGTTATATTATGCTCCATGGTGTGGATATTGTAAAGCCTTAATGCCCGAATGGAATAAATTAGAAGAGTTTTTTAATTCAAAAAATAATAGTTTGAAATCCATTAAAGTAGAAGTAGTTAAAATTAATTGTGACGAAAATAGGGAAAAATGTAATGCCGTATCTGGTTATCCTACCATTAAATTAGAAAAAGATGGTAAAGAAATTGAAATGGACGGTAAATATCAACGCAATAAAGATAGTATTTTACAATTCATCAAAGATAATATGTAATTATTTATTATTTATAAAAATTTATTATTTACTATTTATTATTTACTATTTATTATTTATAATTAATTATTTATTATTTATAAAAATTTATTATTTACTATTTATTATTTATAAAAATTTACTATTTATTATTTATTATTTACTATTTATTATTTATTATTTACTATTTATTATTTACTATTTATTATTTATAATTAATTATTTATTATTTATAAAAATTTAAATAAAATTTTTTACCAATTTCATATAATTCTTTTTGATAAGGTTGTTCCATATTTTTGAGTAAATGTCCTGGAATATCTCCAAAACCATATAAGATACCATACCAGCCACCAGCAATTGCACCAACCGTATCAGAATCCGCCAAAGTTAAACAAGTATAAGATAATAATTTTTCAAAACAGTCACCACTATCAAGTAAAGCATCATAAGCACAAATTATTGAACTATAACCATTAGTTCCATAATTATCAGTAGATATTTTTTTATTACTAAAATTATCAACAAAGAAATAAGTTCTAAATAAAATATTTTTAGTTGATTTACTAACAATAGGAATACCATTATCAAATCTAAGTTCAATATATCTTTTAATATTATCTATAAAAGTATAATAATCTTCAACAATATTTTTATTATTAAAGTCAATATATTTTTTAATTTTATCACTATTCAAAAGTTCTAATAATCGGGGCATCCATAAATATATATCAATACCTTCAATAGCCAAAGATGTAAAATAAGCGCTTGCTAAACCACCTAAAAAACCAATAGGTGAATTATGTGTTAATCTACTTGATTCAATTGCTAGAAAAATTAATTTATCAAGATTTTTTTCTCCATGATAAGCCAAACCTATACAATGTGTTCTCATCGCACAACCATTTCCACCACTTCTATTATTATATGGAGCATCTCTTTGGTCTTTATATTTTTTATTAAATTTTTCCACAGCAGTAACAGTCATAACACCTGGATACCTATTTTTAACTTTATCTTCTACCATATATTCCACAGATATTTTAATTAATTTTTTCATATCCTCTATCATTTTTTCATCTGGTTTATTATTATCTAAAATACCCATCGCAATCGCTATATGTAATAAAGTATCATCAGAAACAATCCATTCACTAATATTCAATCTATTTATACCACCATAGGAAATAAATTCATATAAATATTCTAATGATGCTTCCAAAGAAATAAACAAAGATTCACCAGCATTAAAATATAATGTTTTATTAAATTCCCAAACACTGTTTTTAAAACCAATAATATCACACAAAGAATGAACAACAAAAGAAGCAATATATTTATCTTCCATTGTATATTTTGTTTCAAGTTTTGTTATATTATCCATCTTATATATATATAATATAATACGTTTATATTATACATCTTATATATAATATAAAACGTTTCTATTATATATCTTCTATATATAATACGTTTATATTATACAAAAAAATATAAAAGTAAATATTATATGGACAAAAAAAGCGAATTAGACTATTATGATATTTTAGGAATTAAGGATAAAAAGGCTCCACAAACAGAGATTAAAAAAAAATATATATCTTTGGTGGCTAAATATCATCCAGACAAAAATCCTGACAAAGATCCAATTTATTTTGAATTAATTCAGAGAGCATGGGAGTGTTTAGGAAATGAAGAAAATAGAAAAGAATATGATTTTTCACAATCTATTAATCAAGAAGCCATCAAAAATGCTCATTTTAAATTGAGAGATAAATTTAGAGAATATAAAAAATTATCTAATTTAGAAGATAATGAAAATATTAATAGTGAAAAAGTAGCAAAAGCAACTTTGGAATATAAAAAAGCATCAGAAGAAATGAATAAAAAACATAATTTTAATAATAAAGAATTAAATCATAAATATGATAATAGTGAATTAAATAATAGAATTGATAATTTAAAGCAAATTAGAGAACAAGAAGATATTGAATATACACAAGATAAAATATTTAATTCCAAAGATAACTTTAATCATTATAAATTTAATGCTTTATGGGATGAATATAAAAAAAAAGATAGTAATAATTATATTCAAAAATATGATAATTTATCAGCATTTAATGATATTAATAGTAAATCCAATTACGCAGGATTAAATAATTATTCTGATTTATATGAAGAAACACAAGAAAATGGGTTATATAGTTCATTTTCTAATAAACACAATGATATTAAATTTAATTATAAAAATTATAAAAATATAAGTGATTCATCTTATTATTCAGGACACAATAAAAAAGAGGAAAATTATTCGAAAAATTTAAATGAATTATTGAAAAAACATAAAGAAGAAAGAGACTATTTAAGTAAATTACCAATGAATGAATATAAAGAAATTCAGGATAAAGTAATTTTGGATGAATTATTTTATAATAGTAAAAAAGAAGAATATTTAACATATAATGATAAAAATCATGATAAAGATTTATTAAATGCTTGTAATGATTTAGTTGAATTAGAAAAAAATAATTAAAAATTAATAATTAAATAATAATTATTAATTAAATCTATTAATGAAATATTGATTAGCGATATCATAGCCTTGTTTTATTAATTTAATTTTTTCATTTTCATCTTTATTAAAATCCATAATAGAAATATTATTTAATGGGATAATAATAGTATATTTTTTATAATTTTTAATAGTATTTTTATTAACACCAACAGACAAAGTATAATAGATATTAAGAATATAATCATTAATACTTTCTATATTTTCTATATTTTCATAGCTATCCATTAAGTATATACCAATTACATTTTTCAGACTTTTATTAAAAAGATGAATCGGAAAATTATCAATACAACCACCATCTATATAGATTTTATTATCATATTCAACTGGTATATAATAAAAAGGAACAGAAGAAGTTATTCTCAGTGCAGTAATAATTTCCATATTAGGTGTAATATCGTGAGAAAAGTATTCTATTTTTTTAGTATTAATACAACTACCTGTAATAATTATTTTTTTTTTGGTAATATTATATAAATCTTTAAAAGTAATATTTTTTGGTATATTTTTATATTCCATCATTTGTTCCAAAATTAGTTTTAAATTTTTTCCATCATCAATGCCTTTATTATTTACCATAAAATCTAATTCTAAATTTATAGAGGCCATATTCAATAAATCAAATTTTATAAAAAATTCTTCTAATTCTATTGCTTTCCATCCAATACTTAATAAAAATCCTAATAATATTCCACAAGATGTTCCAGCGTATGTTTCTATATTTTCTAATATATTTTTTTCTTCTAATAATTTAAAAGCACCAATATGAGATAATCCTTTAACTCCACCCCCGCCTAAAACAATAGTTGTTATTTTGTTTTTCATTATTTGTAAAAAAAATTGATTAATAAAATATATATTAAATTAATAATATATTAAATAATATATTAATTATATAAAATATTCAATCTATTTAAATATATATCTAATGAATAAGAGATTATTTAATGAATTAAAAACAATTAGACAAGAAATTAAAACAAATAAATGTCCATATGTGGAAAGCATTGATTTAAAAGACAATAATATTTTAATATGGAAAGCAATAATGAAAGGTCCCGAAGATACACCATTTGAAAATGGTAAATTTGAATTAGAATTAACATTTCCAGATGATTTTCCATATAAACCACCACGAGTATATTTTAAAACAAAGGTATATCATCCTAATGTAGCAGATAATGGAAATATATGTTTGGATTTATTAAAAGATAATTGGAGTCCAATATTATCCATATCGAAATTATTATTATCTATAAATTCTTTAATGGCATATCCTAATCCTGATGACCCATTAAATGGAACAATTGCCAAACAATATAAAACAGATAGAGAATTATATAATGAAACAGTAAAAGAATGGATAAAATTATATTCTTTATAATTATTTATTTATTATTTATTATTTATTATTTATTTATTATTTATTATTTATTATTTATTATTTATTATTTATTATTTATTATTTATTATTTATTATTTATTATTTATTATTTATTATTTATTATTTATTATTTATTATTTATTTTTAATTTAATATAATATTTTTTATATTTAGTTAATATATATAAATTATGAATATTGGACATAGTTCAAGATTGGGATATGATAAATGTTATTATCCAGATAGATTACATGAAAGTGTAGGACCATTAGGATATAGAATTAATCCAGTGCAAATTCAAAATTGTGATGAATGTTTATCTACATTAGGTCCCAGATCTAGTTATATGGGTCAAGGTGTAAGCACATATGTTGGTCATCCATTAGCGACATCACAACAATTAGTTGATATTGAGTCAGTTTTATCTAATAGAAATGTTAAAACATCAAAATGTAAAACCGGACATTTAAATGAACTTGATGTTACAAAATTAAAATTAAAAAATATGAAAATTTGTGATGATTATTTAAATCCCATGTCATCCAGATTATCTTATCCTCCAAGCAATTATAGAGATACTGCTATTAATAGATTTTATAATTTACACCAAAATCCACAAGAACCAATCTTTTATGATTTTGCAGTTAATACTAAATTAGAAGCCAAAGATAATTTTATTCCTAAACTTCCCAAAGTTAAAGCTGTTACTGGATTACCCAAAGAAATTTTAGGTATGAATAAAGCTTGTATGCCCAGTTCTGATTGTGCTGCTTATTGCCCTCAATAAACTTATTATTATTATATTATCTTATAATATAATAATGGATATATTAGGTGGTTTATTACTATCAAGTTATATTATAAAAAATTCTAATATAAAGAATACTAATTTAAATAATAATATTTCTGTTAAAGATAAAAACTATAATAATATATATAATATGAACAACAAAAAAAGTTCTAAAAATTTAATTAATAATATAGCAAAAAAAAGATACGATGATAGCAAAAATCCAGAAAAAACTGGTATTATTCCTGCTTTTTATAATAAAAAAAAGAAAAATAAAAAAGTATCATTTGATATAAGTGAGGATTCTGTTTTTTCTGATGATAATAATAATATAGAAACTTTTGATAATACTACATTAAATGCGACTAATCCTATGGAATTTTTAGAAGCTGGTGAAAAATTAATTAATTTTAATAGTTTTTCTCAAAATAATAAAAATGAATTTCTAGAACAATTTGAAGATATGAAAATTGATAATATTGGCGAACCTGTATCTTATAATAATACACCAAAAATTATAAATAATAATCGACAAAATATAGAACGTGAAATGGCTCTTAATGGAGGTTATTCTTTATTTAATAATAACGATGATATGACATATGGTGTTGTTAATAAAGAAAATTTTACTCATGATAATATGAAACCCCAATTTAAAAGCAAAACAAATATGGGTTTATTCCAAGAAAAAACTTATGATCTTTCTCAAAGAAAATTACAACAATTTACTGGCAGTGCTGATAATATTGAATATCGTCCCAAAACAGAAAGAGTCCCATTATTTAATCCAACTGCTGGACTTTCCAATTTATATGGAAATCCAGTGATGACTGATTATTTTGAATCAAGAGAAATTCCTGGACTTGAAAGAAGAGGTGAATTACCATTCCAACAAACTCGTGTGACTCCTGGTCTTGGTTTAGCTCCCAATGAAAACAGCAAACAAGGTTTCCATGATATGACAAGAATTTTACCTAAAACAGTTGATGAATTAAGACCTAAAAATAAACCAAAACTAACTTATAAAAAACCAATTATTGAAGGTATGAAAGGACAACGTGGTCCCATATCTTCTAAAGTTTTCAAAAGAAGACCAAATACCTTTTTCGAAACAGATCCAAATGATATGCAGAAAACCGGTAGAAGTGATTTATCAGCACCAACTATTCATGCTCCTGTTGATCCAAATAATTTAGCCACTATTAACAGGGGTGTTAAAGGAACTGAATATATTGGTCCAGCTAAAAATCAAGAAGCTAATCAAGCCAGAGGTCATGATTCCAGTTATGATCCAAAAATTACAGAAAGAGGTAAAGAAAATAATTATATTGGTCCCGCTGGTGTTGAAAGAACTGAAAAATTATATGCTTATGATAAAAATAATGCTATTCCGGATGCCACCAAAAGAAGTATTCACGCAGAAACTGATCGAGCTGGTGCTGGAATGGGTATTCAACAATTACAACAATTATATGCTTATGATAAAATTAATAATATTCAAGATCCAAATATGAGAAATGTTCATGAAAACTTTGATCGAGCTGGTAATGCTATGGGAAGCAATCAATTACAACAATTATATGCTTATGATAAAATCAATAATATTCAAGATCCAAATATGAGAAATGTTCATGAAAACTTTGATCGAGCTGGTAATGCTATGGGAAGTAATCAATTACAACAATTATATGCTTATGATAAAATTAATAATATTCAAGATCCAAATATGAGAAATATTCATGAAAATTTTGATAGAGCTGGTGTTGCTATGGGAAGTAATCAATTACAACAATTATATGCTTATGACAAAATTAATAATATCCAAGATCCCAATATGAGAAATATTCATGAAAATAATGATAGAGCAGGTAATGCGATGGGAAGTAATCAATTACAACAACTATATGCTTATGATAAAATTAATAATATTCAAGATCCCAATATGAGAAATATTCATGAAAATAATGATCGAGCGGGTGCTGGTATGGGTAATTCACAAATAGAACAATTATATGCTTATGATAAAATCAATAATATTCAGGACGCAACCATGAGAGATATTCATAGTAAATATGATCGAAATGGTAATGCATTAGGAAATGGACAATTAGAAAAGGCATATGTCTATGATTATGTTAATAATATTCAAGATCCAACGATGAGAAATTTATATGAGAAAATGGATAGAGCAGGTAACGCATTAGGTAATAGTATATATCACAAACCACAAGCATTTGATAAAGTAAATGCTATTCCAGATCCAACCATGAGAGATATCCAGGTAGAGAAGAAACAGCAAAATGGATTATACGCTGCCTGGGGTGATAAACAAAGAAATAGGGGTGATTTTAATAATGCTCAATTAAATGAATCAAAAGAAGTGATTTCACGTGGAAGAAAACCAACTGATTCTAATTACACTAAGGGACCAATTATGGATTATACTAATTTCAGAATGTGCGAACCGATACAAATTAACAGAGAATTATATCCTGAGAATAAACATGTAACAACTGATAGATTACCATTTTACGAAAATAAATATAAACATAATTTACCACAACAGAGTTGGAGATTTTATGATTATACACCAGAAGTTTTAAATAATAATCCATATATAAATAATGTTATTCATAGAGCTGTTTGATATAATTTATTTTATAAAAATTTATTTTTTTTTTTATAAAAATATATATATGAATATAGATTTTAAGGAAAAATATCTTAAATATAAAAATAAATATCTTAAATTAAAAGAATTACTGGGTGGAGCAAATCCATTTAACAAAAATACACAAAAAATATATTTTATGTTTAAATTAAAGGATACTGGTGTTCCATCAAATACTTATCAAAGATTTATAAAAAGATATGCAGATGCCTTTGAAAATACAAATATAATGACATCAAAACAAAATTTTAAACCACATATAACTTTAACAGAAATTAATGTAAATATGAAGAATCCTAATGCACAAAAATTCATTGATATTATAAAAGACACAATTTTTTTGAAAAATTTAAAAAATAAATTTGATAATATATTAAAAAATAATCCAATAACTATTGATAGTGGATATGGTAATTATAAAAAATTAGGTAATTTTGTAGCCAGAGAATATAAATTTAAAAATAATCAAGAACAAATTATTACTTTATTAAGAAAAGAATTATATAATAAATTGGTTTCAAATTATCAAAAAAAAACAGGATTAACTATTAATTTTCCACCAAATAAAATTCAAGACAAATTGGATCAAACTAAATATCATTATATATTTCAAGATTCAAATAATCAAGATTTATATGGAATACCTGATTATTATTTTGGTCAAGGTATTATTACAGCACATGTATCAATTAGAAAAATAGATAATAAATTTGATGAAAATGGAATTAAAAATGCTTTCACAAATGTAGGCAGTAATTTACCTGTATCCAGGATTGATATTCCAAAAGATGGAGATTTTATTTTAAGTTATAGATATTTTGACCCAAATAATTATAAACCGATTGATCAAGAATATATAATTACATAATTTATTTTATACAAATAATAAAATAAATTAATTAAGATTATTTAATTCTAATTCCAAATATTTTAGAATAGTTTCATTAGTTAGTTCTTCATTTAATATGATTTTATCATATATTGATAATAGGTATTTATTAATATATTCATATGCTTGTTTAATTTGATAACAATTAACAGCACCAGTTATTACAATAGAACCTTTTTCAAATATAAGTATAGAAATTTTTTTATTATTAATATCATAACCTACAATAACACCAGCATGGACATCTGGTTCAAATCTACAATCGATACCATCTTCGATCATATATTTATATAACTTTTCTCTATTTATAGCGAATCCCATTTTAAAATTACTATTAATCATTTGTATAGTAAATTTTTTAATATTTTTAATATCTAGAATATCTTTATTTTCAACAAATGGTTTTTCAATGATTTTTTTATTTTTATAATCCATAATAGCTACTTCTTGTTTTAATTCATAAAATAATTTAGTTAAAGCTTCATAAACACCTTCAATGCTTTTACATCCTGTTAATTGTATTGAACCATTTATAAATAATTTTAGATTTATAACATTATCTTTTTTTGTTTGAATTTTAACTGTTGCTTGATTATAAAAATATTTTTTCTTTTTTTTAGTTGGTTTTGAATTTCTCTTTTTCTTATAAACGAGACTTCTTATTTTTGTTCCGCATTTTATAGAAATTATACTATTCATATTTAGATTTATATATTCTGTAATATCTATTACATTAAAAATTGTATTAAAATGACATGTTATAGTCATTGTTGATATTTTCATTTCGGCTGGTTTATTTTCTATATCAAAATTATATCCAATTTTTTCACCATAATTTTTATTTCCTTCGATTTCTTTTAATTCGCTTTTTGTTTTCAGATGATTTTTTAAAACATTTTCGAAATTACTACCTCCAACAAATTCTTCTATATTATATGTCATTTATTAAGATAATAATATATATATATAAGATAATTATTTATACTATTCATACTTAATATAAAAAAATCAATTTTTTATATATAATTTTATACTTAAATAAAAGTAAAATATATTATATAGAAATTTTTAAGAAAAAATGAAGATATTATCATTTGACGTAGGAATCAAAAATTTAGCGTATTGTATCATAAATAAAAATGTTGATAATAGTTTTGATATATGTGATTGGAATATTATTAATTTAGAAGACAAAAAAATGTTATGTTGTGGAAAACAAAAAAATAAAGAAAATTGTGATTCACATGCTACTTATTTTATTACACTTAATGATGAAATAAAATATTATTGTAAAACACATGTTAAAAATTGTCAAAAACAAGAAATTATTATTAGAGAGTTAGAGAAAAATAATAATAATTTATGTTGTTATTTAGTTAAAAATGAATCTTGTAATAAAAAATCATTTTCAGAAATTAATAATAAATATTATTGTAAAACACATAGTAAATTACAACAAAAAAAATTAGAAAAAGATAATTTACCTAAATTAATTAACAGAAAAACTTCTGGAGATATGGGTGTTGATGATATGGCATCGCGATTATTTAAAGCATTAGATAATTTACCACAATTATTACAAGTAGATGAAGTTATGATTGAAAATCAACCAGTTTTAAAAAATCCAAAAATGAAAACACAATCTACATTTCTTTATTCTTATTTTTGTATAAGAGGATTTATTGACAAAGAAAAAAATAATTCAACTATTAATAAAGTTTGTTTCTTTTTGGCTTCAAATAAATTAAAAATTAATAAAGAGAAATCAGATTTAATTTTAAATAAATTAAAAGAGGATAATAAAAATGAGAAAAAAACTAAAATAGATAGTATTATATATAAAAATACCAAAAAATTATCAGAAGAATATGTTAAAGTTTTGTTAAAAGATTATCCAGACAAATTACAATTTTTAAATTCTAATAATAAAAAAGATGATTTATGTGATTCATTTTTACAAGCTTTTTATTTATTATATAATAAAAATTTACCTGATGAATATATGAAATTATTAAATAAAACAAGTGATTTATATTTAGAAAAATTAAATTTAAATGAATAATTAAATTTAAATGAATAATTAAATTTAAATGAATAATATTATTTATAATTACCACAATATCTACACATATAAGTTGTATGTTCATCTCTAAAACTACGATCTATATACCATACGTGAGTGCATTTTAAATTAATATTAGTATTAATTTGATTTTTTATATTTTTTAATAATTTATTTATATTTAATATTGATTCTTCTATTATACAAATATTTTTTTGAAATTCATTTAATTCATAAATATTCATATTTTTCATATTAGATATTTGTTTATTTAAATATTCAATAACATTTTGATAATCATTATTAATATTCATTTTTTATATTATACATAATATTCGTATTATATATAAATATCAATTTTTTAATGTTTTATTTAATAAAGGAGTTATTAAACATAATATTAAAAAATTAATTTCAAGAAAGCTTTGTTTTCCTTAGAAATCAATTTTTTACAAATAATTTTTTTAATTTAAACACTTTTTTCTTCAATGTAAAGAGATACAGGGACTAATGGTGGTAATAATAATTTATAATTTTTATTTTTATTTCTAAATTCTTCAATACTTAATATACCGCCAAAAGCTGTTAATATTTCTTTTTGAGGTGCTAAATCTATTTCTTTATTATCTCCAATAGCAATATTATACATTTTTTTTAATAAAGTATATCTTTCATTTACACGATAATCTCCCATATTTAAATTATATGAAGCGGCGCAATTGTATGAACAAAAACAACCAAAAACATAAAATATATTGTCATCGAATTTATCTGGTATAAAACACATATGATTATCAAAGTCATGACAACACCACCAACATTTAATATTTTTTTTATTACTTAAATCATCAATACTATAGATATTATTACTAATATTATGATAAATAATATCAGATTTATTATATTTTTTATTAGTTAAATTACTAATATAATTTTTTAATGAATTAATAACATTATCTTTTTCTTTCATTTCATTTAATAATTTTTTAATATTTTCATTATTTTCTATTATAATTTCATCGTGTGTATCTGATATATCAGCTATAAATTCAGATACTTGATTTTCATTTTCAATAAGACTTTTTTGATTTGAGTTATCATGTTCTGAATCATCTGAAATAGTAGTTGAATTTAAATTAGTATTTATATTTGAATTTAATTTAATTGGTAAATGTAGAATAATTTCCATATTATCATTATATTCTATAAAATTTTCTTTTTTGTATGAAATTTCTTGTTCTACATTTACTTTTTTAGGTCTTCCTCTCTTTTTTTGAATCATAATATTAATCATTAATATTATTATTTCTTTAACTATTTATTATTATTAAATTTCTATAAAAAAATTATAGATTTATAGATAGACCTTTTCCTAATTTTGATTTACGACTAATTTTACTAAGTTTGCTTTCTTTGCTATTTTTGCTTGTTTCATTTGATAAATCTTGACTAGGAACATCTTTTTCACTAACTATATCTAATTTAACTATTTTATCATTGTTTAGGCTTAATTTAGTTGCACTATTTTCATAATCTTTTTTTGTTTCACTTAATATTTTATTTAAATTTTTATTTAATGAAATATTTGAACTTGAACTTAGAGAAAGATTATCATTTATGACATTAATCATATCTTCATTAATGGAAACATTTTTTGTTTTGGATTGATTAGACAAATTAGATTGTTTTGTTGGAGTTTTTGAACTTTTAGATGTTCTCGAAGATAGTTTGGAGTTTTTTGATTCCATACTTTTAGTATATTTTTCACTTAATTTTTCATCTAATTTTTTATATTGTTCCATTTTTTTTAATTCATTGAGATATTCTTGATGTAGTTTTGCCTCTTGTAATCTTGCCATTGATTGTTGTTGTTCTAATAATTTTTGTTGTTGAATCATTTGTTGTTGTAACATTTGTTGCTGCAACATTTGTTGTTGTGATATTTCTGGTTGTCTTGGAATATTATTTTGTTGCGCCATCATTCTTTGAACAGATGGGTGAATAGTTTGGGAATTATTACCTGATAATTTATTTTTTAATTCATTTAATTCATTATTTTTTTCTAAAATTTCTTTTTGCATTCTTTCATATTCTAATTCTTGTTCTTTTATTTTTTGTAAATCTAATGCTTTTTGAATTGCTATATCGTGTTCTTTTTCCATCATTTCATTTAATACTGAATTATTTTTTGTTGTTTGTTGTTTTAATCTTTCTGCCATTGCTCTTTTTCTATATTCTTCTAATAATTGCGGATCACCGTCCATTTGTTCATTCAGAGTCGATGTTTTGCCCATAATAGTATTACTCAGATGGAATTTTAATGCACTACCAGAAACCATTAAAAGTAATTTTAATTCTGGTGCCATATTTTTTCCTGGTTGATTATATTTTTCATATAATTCACCGAATACATCATAATAATTATTAATATCAGCATTCATTGCTTCTGACCATCCTTTTAATTTAATACTAAATGGATCATAATTTTCATTTAACATTTCAATACCATAAATCATATTAAGAGTAATATTACTTAACCAATTAATACCATTTTGTTTTGCTCTTAAATTTTTATGTAATTCATATTCATATTTCATAATTTTTAAATCAGAATTCATATTATAATTTTGTGATAATTTAACACCAGCTTGTGCTAACTCTGATAATTTTCTTAACATATCTAATTTTTTTAACATTAATTCTTCACCAGATAAATCATCATCGTCACCTAAATCTTCACCACCTTGTTTTGTAGCTGTATATGTTTCTGTATATGGTGCTTTATTTTGTGAAAAAGTAGCAGAATTATTTTTGCCAACAAATATATTTTGATTATTTTGATTAGTTGGTTTATCTTTTGTTACATATTTTTCAATATCATCATCTAAATTATTTGTATCTGGCATCCACCTTCTATTTTCTGTAATTAATTTATTTGAATTAGCTAAATAATCAACCATCATATTTGCTTGCGTTGTTGGTAATTGTGATGTTTTAATATCATGATTATCATTATTACTATTTTTAAAGCTTCCATTAGTATCTCTTGATGTTTCCGAAAAATGACTCATATATTATATTAAATTATATTTTATACTTTTTAAATGACGCATAATTTATTATTTTTTATTTTAAATTTATATAGTTTGTTTATTAAAAGTCATAATATTATATATATAATATATAATGTATAGTAGTTATGAAGATGCCTTTAATCAAAATAATGAAGAACTTGATAAAATGGCAAAGGAATTTTTAAATAATAAAAATATTAATTATATAAATGCTCAGGGAACTTATTCTCGTGATAATATTTACGAGAATACAGATAATAAAATAAGTGAAAATTTAAATGATTATCAAGATGGATTAGATTCTATTTCTGATATTATGACATCTGTTATAAAAAAAAATAAATGTGATAAATATGATAAAAAAATAATTTTTTCAGATGATATGAGTATTAATAGTATATCAAGTATATGTAATATGAATAACCATATTAATAAATGTAAAAAATGCCAAAAAAAATTTAATAATATTATTAATAAACGTTTGAAACTTTTAGAAATAGAAAAAGAAAAAATTAATAATAATAAAATAATTAATAATAAAATAATTAATAATAATATTAATAATAAAATAAAAGAAAAAAATAAATTAAATATAGATGAAATAATATTAATGTTATTAGTTGGTATCGGTATTATGATAATTATCGATGTTATAAAAAAATTTAAAAAAAATTAATAATAGTTAATATTTAATAATAGTTAATATTTAATAATAGTTAATATTTAATAATAGTTAATATTTAATAATTATTAAAAATCTTTATTTAGTTCAAGATATTTCCAAGTAATAAAAATTGTATTATTTTCTATAATAAAAGTATCAAAATGATTATTTTTAAGTTTTTCTTGAATATATAAAATACAATTTTTTCCATTATATTCTGGACATTCGACTATATAATTTGGAACATTAAAAAATAAATCATATTTATTTACATTGTTTTGTTGTGTTATTTTTTCAACACATATTTTATAATATTTTAAATATATATTAAGTAATTTTTCACGTTTTTCTATTCTTTTTTTTATTAAAATATCAGCATTAAATTTTAAAATATTATCATATGAATTAGCTAATCCAACATTTGATAAACTATTTATATCAAAATCTTTAAAATCATAACTCTCATTTTGTGTTAAATTTTTTATATTTAATTTATCCATTATATAAATTAAATATATTTTATAAATTATACTTTGCCACAGAATGTAGTTACTGGGTCTTCATAACCTGGAGTTTTCATCTTTGGAATATTATTATGAACAATAGGGCATAATTCTGGAGCAAAAACTACTGGCACATCTTTGTCAAATGTAGAAAAGCATGATTGAGACTTTTTGCATTTTGGATCATATTTCAGTTCAGGGCATTTGCTATTTGCTCTTGTAATATTTTTTAATTCGGATTCTACATCAACTAAATCAAATGGTCTATAAAATTTATCATAAATACACTTATCACAATTTTCCCATTTTCCTTCATACAATTGATAAGCTAATGGTGATGTGCTTTCGTGTAATGTTTTTTGATAAGCACAATTATCATATCTTAATCTATTAAAAGAACCAATATTAGTGCATCCTTTTTCTTTACATTCGTATTTATCCATAGTATATATATATTAATATAATATTTTTTTATTATTATATTAAATATTAATTAAATATAAATAAATATATTAATTATAAATTTCCCTATTATAATTTTTATTTTTATATTTATGATTATCCGCTCTTGTTGATATTCCACCTCTTGGAAAAGGCATCACCACATGTTCTGGATTTTGAATATCATCAGTTATATAATTAAAATAATGTTCTGATGGATTTTTATATCCATATGATTTAGTTCCCTTTGTTGGATAACTACATTTCATATCATTTTCAACACTAATATCTCTCAAACCCTCTTTTGTTCCCATATATGGAATTGGTTGATATTTTTGAGAATTGGGCAAACATTTTTTATTATAAAATCCAGGTATCGCTACTTTTGCTTCATGATCTATTTCTCCATTACTCTGATATATTGTATTTGTCTTTGAAACATAACTATCATAATTACCTATAATATTATTAATTTTTTCATCATGATCATGTTTAAAAACCTGAATATCTTCCTCATCTTCTTGAATATATCTATTTTGTTGATGATAAGCAATATTTGGTTCATTATGTTTTTTATTAATTCTTTCAGGTCTATAATTTTCTCTATATTTTTTTTCTATTTTCTCAAAATTATTTTCTAAAAACATATTATTACTTGTATTTTCATAACTTTCAATTTCTATTTTACTACAATCTTTCATATTACTATAATTATTTCTTTGTTCCATTGCTTTTCTATCTCTTTCCATCTTAATTTTTAATCTTTGTAATCTTTCATCTTCTATTTTTGAAAATTGTTTCTTTTCAGGTTCTACTAAATTTAAATATTTATTCTCATTATTTTTATTATATATTTTTAAATTACCAGAAAAATGTTGTCTTATTAATTCTAAATCTTCTCTTGTTATGCTATAAGTAATCTCTAATGGAATAGTTGGTTTAATATTATTTCTCTCATAATATTTTTTTTTTTCTATATATTCTGTCAATCGTGGCTCTATGGTAATATCATCGTTATTTAATAATTCAAACATTAATATATATAAATATATATATAATATATTTATTTATAATTAAATGAACCCTAATAATATAAATATAGGTGAAATTGATATTGATGAATTAATATTTGATTTATATACAAAAAAACCTGAAAAAAATATTGCTTACAATATAGTTCCTTCAAATATCGATTTAGAAAATATTAACAATAAAGAATTAATTAAATCAACTTTTGAAATATTACTTAATATTTATATGGAAGGAATTACCAGAATTTCAATGTTAAATAAAATTCTTAATAATGTTGAAATTGATAATTTTAATTATGATGATATTAATGTTTATAATATTAATCTTGAATCACTTAATTATCTTAATCCCTGGTTTAATTCCCTCGGTTTTAAATTAGATATTAAAGAATTTGAAGAAAAACAATTTAATATTAAAAATCATTATTGTAGAATTATTTTAAAAAGTAATCCTCATGATCATACATATTTTATTTATAAGAAAATCGACTTACCATATCATTTTTTAATTAATGGTTCCTCCGGAATCATTCGTGAGAAAAGCGATGCTTTTCTCTCGAACGGTGATAATAAAAAAGAAATTACAAAAATTACTGAAATGTACGCAATATTCCAAAAACCAAAAAATTACAAAATCAAAAAAGACACAGATAAAATATATACTATTTCTTTTATACCTTTTTAATAATAGCCAGTTATTATTATATTATTATTTTCCCTTATTTTAACATAATAAGAAAAATTATTTTTTATTATAAAATTACAACTCTTATTGCGTATCCCACCATTTAAATTATTCATTTTACCTTTATTATCTAAAACTATTAAAATATTTTGTATTAAATCACCCATTTTTATTTTTTCTTCTGATAATTCATTTGTTCCTATTTCGTTATATATTTCTGTTAAACCTGTATTCTTTAATATACTATTATATCTAATTTTGCTATTAAAACTAATTTTTGGTATAATTACTTTATCCATAACAGTTAATCTTAGATTTTTTTGTATATCATTATAAATATTATTAGTAAATATTTGATTATTACTTTTTATAAATCCAAAACTTAATAAATTATCATCAGTTATTAATTCTATGACTTGATAGTTTTCATCCTCATAATAATAATAACTTTTTTTATAACTTACCATTAATTCTATATCTTGTTCTTTTACCACTTTGTCAAATTTTGTCATCCAATATGGAGATATAATACCCATACTTATACATATAATTTCTCTATTATTAATTAAATTATTTAACATACTACTTTTTAATATATTTGTAATTTTATTTTCAAAATAATTATTCAAATCTTGATTTAATTTATTGATATTTATATTTTGTAAATTATATATTTGACATACTTTGGATACATATTTTATATAATCTGAATTTAAATTATTGGTGTATAATAAAATTATATTTTTTATATTTATATTTTTATTATTATTTAATATATTATTATTATTTATTAAATCATATAATACCAAATCTTTATTATTAAAATTAAAATAATTCTTTATTTCTATATTTTTATCATTATTTGTTGAAATAGCATGATATAACATACCAAAAAAATTTACAAAACCCAAATTATAAATTAAAAATTTATTTTTTAGTAAATTACACATATTATCATAAATAAAAAAAGCATATTCATTATTATAATTATTTATTGTTTCTTCTTCCTCATCTAACTGAAAAACTATTCCTGATGTCGGATCAAAAGAATCAACTTTAAAATTAGATACTTGTTGTGATTTATCATAAATATCAAATTCTAAATTTGGATTATAATATTTTGATTCCTCCTTTTTTATATTATAATTACTTCTCAATGGTAATCCATATTCATAAAATTCTATTTCAGGCTCTTTTTTATTCATTATATTATAATTAAATTTTATTTAATCATAATTATAAACTAAAACATTAAACTTAATACTTCGTGTTTCCCATAATTTCTAAAAGTTATATCGTCCATGAAACCTTTTTTCAAATAAAAATTATATAATTTTTCATTATCTTTATCTGTTGTCAGCATTAAACCATCTAATTTATTTTTAAATTTATTTTTAATATTATTTATTAAATAAGAAGCTAAACCATTATTTCTATATTTTGGTGATATATATACATAACTTATATAATAAATATTTCTACTATCTGTTAAATTTTTTTTTTCACCTATTAAATATCCTATAATTTTTTTTTCTTGATATACTAATAATCCATACATATTATTATCTGTTAATAATCTATCTAATTCTTTAATATTATGTTGTAAATTTGGATATTTTTTAAAATAAATAAAATTAGCATAAATTATTTTTGCAAATTTATTTATACCACGATCTAAAAAAAATAAATTATTTACCTCTTTTATCTCCATTATATATTAATAAATTTAAAAAATTTATTATTATAAAAAATTTATTAAAAATATTTACTAAATTTTGATTTAAAATTTTCTATTATTTTTTTATTCTCTTCTAAATTATTATATTCTTCCAATTGTTCGATTGTTAATGGGTTGCGTGTATAAGGATTACTTTTATTATTATATAAATGTGTAATTATACTTGTTTTATCCATAATATATTTTACATCTGGTATGATTACCGGGTCTCTAATTCTTGAGCACAAAATAGGGTCTAACATTTCATCCGGTAAATCTATTTCATTATCTTCATAAATATTATTTGTTAAATATTCTATAATAGTTGCTTTTAATAATTCATCACCTTGTTCTAAATTTAATTCAGCTACAAAATCTATATAAGCATTTTTAGTTTCATTATTAGTGTTTTTAACATAAATATAAGTAATATTTAAAGTATAATTAATAATTTCTCCAAGTGCAAAACTTAAAATATTTGTTATTTTAAAATATTTCTGATTAAATAATTTATATAATTTTATTAACATTACATTTGTATTAATAAATATATCTTGTATTATTTTATTATTAAATAAATAATTTATTATTATAATATTATCAAGCAAATAATAAGTTATCTTATTTATTAATCTTTTTATAGTAAATGTTATTCTATTTGTCTCACACAATAATTCCTCTAAATTTCCTAATAAATTATTTGTATAAGATATCAGTTTATAAATAAAATTATTTATATTCTTATGATTTATATTAATTTTTCTTTCAATTAATATTTTTACTATTTTATTTAAATGTAAATATGATATATGATTTTCAAATACATAAAATATATTGAAAAAATCAGAAGTAGCGATATATTCCATTAATATATCTACTATATCTCTATCTTTAAATTTATCTAACAAAATATTACAAAAGTTATATTTAATATGTATATTATTATCTTTATTAGTTATTATATCTGATATAAAATTATAATATATATCTTTATCTTGCTCACTTAATATATAAAAATTATCACAAATATATCTTTTTATAAAATAAATATAATCACTACAAATATAATATTTATTATTAATACATTTTATTATAAAATCATTTATTATATTATTAGATTTTAAATCATTAGTTATTCTTTCCTTATAAGATGTTATTATATTACAAATAGAACCATTATCACTTTTTAAAAATGTATATACGAGTGTTAATAAACGTGCCGTAGTGACTATAAGTTTATCATAAATATCATCACTTTTTTCATAAATATATTCATTTCTCATAAAATAATTTTCTTGATTCTTCATATTATTATTCATTTTTAATATCATTGCTTTTAATACAAAATATAAAAATGTTATAGGTGTATTATTATTAATATCCATCAAACATAAATCATCATAAAAATATGATTTATTAATATTTATTAATTTATTAATATATGAAATAAATTTATGTAATTCCTTTTTATTATCCATATAATTATTTATAATTTTTAAATAAATAGCATTTACATCATCACTAAAAGTAAATTGAAACCATCCTAAATATGGTTTTAAATGTTCATAACTACCTCGCCACATCTTGGAAAATTTACTTAGATATTTAAGATTATTTTTAATTAAATTATCTAAATTAGTCAATGGAATTATATATTCATTTTCACCTATATACCTACTTTTATTAATAATTTTATATATTAATCTTGTGTAATATTTTTTTGACAATATTTTTTTAAATTTATCCATTAATTTTTCAAATATCTCCACATCATCTATATTTAATATAAAATCATATGAATTTGATTTAGCACATTTAATTTTTTTTTCATAAATATTTTTCAAATAAATAAAAATTAATTCATATTCATAATTAATTTTTATACTATTTATTGCGTAAGTTATTATATCATTTAATTTATCATTGTATATTTTATTTAATAAAAAAATATCTGGTGTATTTCTAATAGTTTCGTATTCTTTTGTATTAATATTCATTTTAAAAATTTCTAAAATATGGTCTGTCATTTATATAATTATATATAATTATATAATTTTAAATAAAATTATTTTAATTATTTTTTCTTCTTAACTATTACTTTTTTGCCTTTATTTTTATTATTTTCATTTTCTTCCATATCATCATTCATTTCCTTAATCCATTTATCATAAACACCTAAAAATTCTAATATCTCTCTTTTCCACATCTCTTCCACACTTGTATTCTTATAATCTTCATATTCTTTATTCTTAGCTAAATATTCCTTATTTAGTTTTTCTATCTTCTCTTCTGTTAGTGCAAATAATGGAATATCTGTAATATATTTATAATTTTTCATTTCATCTGTTGCTTCCACATTTGAATGTAACTTTGGATATTCATTCTTTTCAATATCTTTGAGAATATCAACTTCTTTTCTTCTATTAATTATAATTTCTTCATCTAATACTTGTCTAATAAATTTGACTTTATATTTTAACATATTCATTTGATTTTCTAAATCTTGAACCATATAATTTTTTCTTTTCTTATACATGTCAATTCTAAAATTATAGAATGTATCGAATATATCATAGATATATTCATATTTTATCATACTATCGTTTTTATCATGAGCATACATATTAGTCAAAGTTATCGGACTAATTAATTTTAAAGTTCTTTCGATTGAACCTTCTTTAATTAATTCTTGTAAATTATCGGCATCAAATGTTAATTCAAAATTAATTGTATTATTACCACTGTTATTCTTATATTCCAATAATATCTGTTTGTATTCTTTTTTCCTTTTACCAACTGTTTTCTCCTTTTCCTTCTCTTTATCTTGTTTAAATCCAATAACAAGTCTTTTAATAAAATCTTCATAATCTTCTGTCCAAACACCTATTGGCAATTCCGTAATTTTTAAACTTGTTTCTGATATTAATTCATAACAACCAATAGTTTCATATTTCAAATCTCCAATTTTATTTATCTTTCCCTTAAATCCACGATACCATGGTTTAATCTCATTAATATTCTTGTCTTCTAACATATTTAATACATTTTTAGCAATATCAATTGGATTGAAAGATGGAATCGTTGTGCTAAATCCTGTGCCAATTCCTTTACAACCATTCATTAAAATAGTTGGAATAATCGGAGCATAATAAACTGGTTCTATTGTTTTTCCATCATCTTCATTATAAGTTAATATCTTATTATCTTCTGGTCTAAATATATATGACATCAAATAATTTAATTTTGTAAAAATATATCTGGCATCAGCAGCATCATCACCTCCTACTCTTCTGTTTCCAAAATTTCCAATTGGAACAAGATAATTAACATTATTTGCTCCAACAAATGTTTGTGCCATATTTACTATGGCTTCAAATAATGATTTCTCTCCATGATGATAATCTGTATTTTCTGCGACATATGCACCAAGTTGGGCTACTTTAATTTCATCATTTTCTAATTTTCTCTTAAAAGAAGCATATAAAATTTTTCTTTGAGATGGTTTCAATCCATCACATATAGAAGGCAACGATCTCTCATTGTCATAATTTGAAAAGTGAATAAAATCTTTATTGAAAAATTCACTAATTGGAATATCTCCTGCGTAATGTTCCAATACAGTATTTTTACTATAATTATATAACCAATTCTTTCGATCATTTGCCCTCTTTTTATCAAAAGCCAATGTTATAGCATCATAAGATTTGCTTGTAATATCATTATCTTCATCACTTTCTTCTTTCTCTTCGTCTTTAGATTCATCTTTTTTAGAAATATTAGATTTATTAGATTTGTTGGATTTATTAGATTTATTATCTTCTTCTACTTCTTCTAACTCCTTATTTTCTTCATCTTTATCCTTTTTATCAGATATTTCCCAAATATAATTAATAATTTTATTATCAAAATCTTGAAAACATTCTTTTGCTTCCTTTTCAGTCGATGTACCCAGACCCTTATAATATTTAATAGTCCATTTTCCAGTATCACCTTGTAATTCATTGGTTACCCAATTTTTATAATCTGTTAAACTATAAAATATTTTAGGATTCTTTTTCTTAGTATCTGATTTTTTAAATGCTTTTACAATCGGTGTCGACATGCTTTGAACAAAACCCTTAAATTTAATTAAAGATGGCCAAAATCGATGAATCATGTTCATAATCAATCCTTTAATATGTAATCCATCAACATCAGCGTCAGTTAAAATTAATATACCTCCATATCTTAATTCACTTCTATCATTATAGATTTTACCTTGTTTTAAACCTACAATTTTTTTAAGTTTTGTAAATTCCTCATTACCTAATAATTTACTGGCTGTGGCATCTCTCACATTCAATGGTTTTCCCTTTAATGGAAAAACACCATATTTTTTTCTACCAATAATATCTAAACCTGATAACGCAAATGATTTTGCTGAATCTCCTTCTGTTAAAATTAAGATACAATCTTTTGACTTTGCTGTTCCTGCGTCTTCGGCATCAACAAGTTTATCAACATTTAATTTACCTACTTTTTTACCATCTGATGTTTTTAAACCTGACATATCTTTAAATTGGGCAAACTTAACTATTTCATCAATAATACCTGTTTTACTCAAATTTGTTATAAACTCATCTGAGATTTCACATTTGCTACCAAAATTTGCGACTTTGCTATTCAAAGTTTCTTTTGTTTGTGATGTAAAACTTGGATCTTCAATAATCGCATCTACAAATACGGTAATATTTTCTTTAATATGTGAAGGTTTAACATTTACATTTTTATATTTACCAATACCCTTAATATGATTAATTAATTTTCTACACAAGTTATCAACTATGTAATTGACATGCGAACCACCATAAGGTGTCCAAATACCATTAACAAATGATGTTTGTTGAAAACCTGTTTTATTATCATAAACAATACCATATTTCCATCTATCACCGCATTCTTCATAAACAATATTTTTATGTCCATATAATTTAATATAATCTTGGAAATTATTCATCTTAATTTTTTTACTATTTAATTCAACTGATACTTGCGAACAAGTTGAACCAGCAATATCATATACTCTCTTTTTGAATAATGCGACCATATCATTACTAAAACCCTTTGCACCAAATCTATTAAAATCTGGATAAAATGTAATTTTTGTATAACTTTCTTTTTTATTATATTCTTTAACTTCTGGTTCATTAATTTTATACATATTATTTTCATAAATCTGGGTATATTTCTTTTTATTCTTCGTATCTGCAGTTTCTACAATAAATTTAGTTGAGAATATATTAGTGCAATTATGAGTAACAGTAAAATCCTCTATTAAGAATCTTTGATTTTCGTCAGTTTCAAAACCAATATATTCACCATCTCCTATATCATTTACAGTTATATAACCTGTTGATTTAGAAGTATTATGACTAATAGGACTTGCGCATTTTTTCCTTGGCAATAGTGTTGGTAAATCCTTAACATCATCACCAGATATATTAATATTATATGCTAAACCATATTTCTTCTCGCCTTTCCATGTCCATGATGTATTTTTTTTTGTTAATTGACAACAAAATCCCAACGATCTTGCTAAAAATACGATATTATTTACTAATTCTTCATGTTCAATACATTGTGTTATAGATATACGCGTTCCTTCTCTCATAACATGACCATCAGTATCAATAATTCCAGCTAATACTTTTAATCTTGTTTCTCGATCATTAATAATATAGTCTCTTGGAATATGTTTATTATTAGTTAATTTATATTTATCTAAATGTTTTTTCAAAGGTGCATAACCTTTTTTACCATAATTTTTTTTGGATGAAAATGAATATGTGTATTTTGCTGTTTTTTTAATTACACAATCATTATTTTCAGCCCATTTCTCCAAATAATCTATAATTTGTGGATCTTTTTCTCCGAAACAGGCATATCCATATCCTGCGGAATAACCATCTCCCAACCATAATCCTAATACATATGGATCTAATGAAACATCTTTATGAGGCCATTGAACACATTGTCCTCTTACACCAGCCAATCTTGATTTTGTAGTATTATTTAATTTAATATAATCTTTAATACTCATATCAATAACATTATCATCAGGAATATCCTTGCAAAATTCTTCCATTTTTCTACGTGCTTCTTTTACCTCATTTGTTTGTTCAGGTTCAATTGTTGGACTCTTTCTAGTTCTTTTTGGAACTTCTTTATCTTTATGTAATCTTTTATAATGTCTTTTTAAATGACTTGATAATTCAATACCGCATTCTTGACAAATTATTTTTTCTTGAGGATAAGCTCTGATAGATTTTTTTTTAATTTCTTTATTTTCTTTATCCCACCAAAGAACTGACCAACTATCAATAGTTGAGTTCCAAAATATAACTTTATGATCTGGCATATGTAAAGTTAAAATATGTTCATCATTAACTTTGTATGTATTTCCCTTTGACTGTTTAACTTCATACATTTTTCCTTTACCTTCTGTAATTTGTAATACTGTTCTCATAGTTCCATTATCACCAATAAGTTTATCTCCAATTTTTAAATCTTTGGCTAGAATAGTTGGTCCATTCCAAAGAGGGATAAATGTATCACGTGAAACACATTTACTACCGTATCCGTTACGCCCCCCTACAATTTTTTGTTTAATATCATAATTAGAACCTGTCAATAAATTGGAAAAAATCATTTGTGGAATATAAATTTTTTCTTCTTTATGGATTTGGACAGGAATACCGGCTCCATCGTTCCAAACAGACACAAAGCCTTCTTCTTTATTAATTTCGACTTTAAAGTTTTTGCAGTTTTTATCTCTGATACTGTGATCACGGGCATTAACAATAATTTCATCAAATATTTTAAATAGACCCTGATTATACATAATATCTCGTTGAACCATGCCTTCTTCGTCATCATAAACCCACAATTGGCGAACATCATTTTCAATACTTCCAATATAAGTATCTGGAATTTCCAAAATATGTTGATGTAAATTTTTCTTCTTGTAAATTTCCTCAATCGTCTTTTCTTTATCAGCAGTTTTAGATGACATGTTTTGAAGTATAATATATAATATATTAGATGATACCCTTATATAATGTTTATATATCAATTTTTTTAATGGAACATAATATAATCTTATTTTGTTCCATTAAAAAAACTAATTTCAAGAAAACTTTGTTTTCTTAGAAATCAATTTTTTATTATATAAATTATAAATTATAATTAATATTTATTAATATTAAGTATAATATAATGTCTGCATTTGGTAATAATCAAATTAATAACAAATATTTTAACTTTATGAATCCAAAAGTTAATCCTAATTATGATAATAAATCTAAACAAGAGGAATTAGAATATGTAAAAAATCAAAGTAAAATTATCACTGAACAAAATAAAAATATACCAGATAATTATAGACCTAATTATGAAAAACTACAAGCTCCAATACCTGGTTTATACGGTGTTCGATTCCCACCAACAGAAAATCCTTCAAAATCAGAAAATTATGAACCAATGGGTGATTTTTTATTTCAAAAAGGTTTATTAAATCGAGATAATACATACAGATATGTGACAGAATATTTAAATATCGATAGTTCCCAAAGAAATAAAATACCAAAAATAAAATCAGAAAATAATAGAACAACTAATTTAATTCAAGACCCCTTAGTTTTTATTAGAGGAAGCAATCGATTATTAATTTTAGATAATAATATTAATCCTACTACTAATGATAAAATTAGTATAACAGGTATAACACAACAAACTAAATTACTTAACATGATTAATAATGCTGACCCTATTTTAACTTTTACCGATGGTTCCGAATATGCTACTATTAATTATTTTCATATGATGTCTTTTAATTATTTAATGTTTGATAGAATTTTGGATGTAGAAGCAAAAAATTATGATCAATATAGATTTTCTTATATACAATCCTATGATACAAGTGATTTATATATAGAATTAGCTGGTATTAAAGGTTTTCCATCTAGTAATTTTATTAATAATATACCAATTAGCACATTAAATGGAAAACACCGAATTTATTTACTTAATCCAGAACAAATAGGAAACAGAAAAAATATTAAAATTAATAATACTGTTAATAATAGATTAAGTGATTATTATAGTGATAAAAAATTTTATATAAAATTAGTTAAAAAATATAAAGAAGATACAAGATATGTGCCTATAACTAATTATAGTTTTCAAATTACTTATTATTATTACGCAGGAATACCTATTAATCGAATTAATTCCAGCTATCCAACTAATTTAGAACAATTACAGGGATATTTAAATGTTAGTGAGCCATCTAATAATATAGATAATTATTTGGTAAATTTTCCAGGTAAATTTATTAATAATAATGTTTATGACAGTATTACTAATAAAATTATTCAAAGTGACCAAGTAATTATGGATTTATATAATAATTTTGTCACAAAAAATGGTAATACAAGTAATTTTAATGGATTTATTATTACTTTGCCAAAAATATGCACTGGAGTATATTTTGATTCTAAAGATGGAATAGATTTAATTATTAATCCAGATACAAGAACTGATTGCACTATTTTTATTAAAAATGTTGGTGGTTCTGAAATTATTATACGAAAATTTGATAATTTAGAAATTGCTTATCCTTCTCCTAATAACTATATTATACCCCTTGAAAAAACCTATAATAATGTTGTGATGTTTAAAATGGTAAGTTCAGAATTTCCAATATCTGATTATATTATTAAAAAATATCCAACTTCTAAACAAAATAATAAATTATATTGGCAAATATTAGAAGATGGAGAAACTGTTTATTCTATTGAAATATTACCTGGAAATTATACACCAGATTCTTTAATTAAAGAAATAGAATATAAAATATCCCAAGTTCCAAGAATAAATGGCTTGAATAATGAAATAAAAATTAATATTGATACTTTTACTAATTTAGTTGCTTTTTCCTGTTTTAAAACTATTATAACTGCTCAACCATTAAAATCTTATGTATTAGACAATATTAATGTTACTATTACGATTAATCACAACGATCATAATTTAAATGTAGGGGATACTATAATTATTTCACATAGTTTAGATTTTTATAATATTCCGGCTAATTATATTAATACAACACATATTATTAGTGAAGTAATAGATTCTAATTTTTATAAAATTATAATTAAAAATATAAATTTTTTGAATATAGATTTGAATACATATGTTGAAACCAAATATGGTGGTAATAATGTTAATATTAAAAATTACATAAATTTTAGATTAGATTTTAGTTATACTGATACTTGTGGTGTTATTTTAGGTTTTAGAAATTGTGGTAATAGTAGTTCTGTCACCAAATATAATTATATAGTCAAAAATAATGATGCTTATGAAAGTGAATTAACGAAGGATGCTTTTGGCAATGATATTGTAATAAAAAATAATTTTCTCAAATTTGATAATGATGATTATATTTTAATAGTTAGCAAACAAATATCAGGTATATATAATAATGGTAAAATAAAAGAAGCTTTTGCTAAAATTATTTTAAAAAAACAAAGAGATGGGAGGGCTATTAATACTTTTGTAAATACACCGATTTATCTTAATGAACCAATACCTAATTTAAATGAATTAGAATTTAATTTTTATTCAAAAGATGGCGAATTATATGAATTTAATGATTTAGATCATTCTTTTACTTTGGAAATAACAAGTTTGAAAGAAATTCCTATTGGAACAGGTATATCTTCTAAAACTGGAAAAATTAATTAATTTTCATGTAAAATTAATTAATATTAATTAAATAAATTATACATTAAATAATTTATGCATTTTTAATAAATTACCAATATCTATATTGTAATTCATATAACCTTGAACAAATAAATACATTTCTTCTATTAATATTTTTGTATATTCTCTTACATAAGGTATAATATTTTCCTCTAAATTTTTGGAAAAACTAGTATTGCTTAAATTTTCCACACCATTAGTATAAATTACATTAGATAATAAATTAAATTCACCATCTATATCAATATTTTTATTTGTATCAAATGGTTCATAGATCTTTGTAACTCCTTTGATTACTTTTTTCGATAATTTATTTAAATATTTTTCAATATTTGATGTATTAATTATTTCTTTAACTTGTGTTTTTATAAAATCAATATCTCCATCATTACTAATCTTATTTTTTTCTTGATAATAAATGTATAATGCTTTTTGGATAATATTTAGGACTTTGCTAAAAATAAATGTTTTAATAACAAAATTCATAATATCAAATACTTGAGAAAGAACATAGTTTTTATTTAAAGAGTATTCTTGTGGTAATTCTAAATAATCTTTTGATACTGGAACAATTACTTTTCCAAATAAGTTATTTATTAATTCATAATTATTATATAAATCTTTTTTATAATATTTGAGGGAAGCTGGTATGATATTATATATATCTTTTAATATTTTATCATTTATTACTATTTGATTATACAATTGTATAAATATTTTGTCATCTTTTAATTTTTCTTTAATATCTTTATTAAAATCTTTGACATTTGAATGTTTATTTACTATAATATCATTTGTTTTTATTGATAGTTTTGTGTCTGGAATTTTATTTAATAAATCATCTATTTTAATAATTTCATTTTGTATTTCTAATATATTTGTCTGATTATTTCTTATTTTTGTGTTGATATTAATATATTCAGTTTTTGTAGTATCAAAATTTGTTTGCTCTTTTATATATTGATTATTTTTAAACATTAAATCCAATATTTTCTTTTCTAAATTATTTTTTATTTTTTCGAGTTTATCTTTATTTGAAGATAAAATATCAGAACCATCGGTTTGTGGAAGTTTATCTAAATTTTGATTATCTAAAAATTTGGGCAATATATTTACACCATTTTCACATTCTATTCTATTGATTTTTTCACATAATTTAGCCATATCATCAAAAGTCCATCCATTAATATATTTTTTAGCATAAAAATAAAACATTTGATTTAGCATATAAGAAAAGATAGGAATGATATGTTTGAAATCTTTTATAGTATTATTTTTGAAAATATTTTGATTTTTTATTATTTTATTATTAATTTCATCATTTATTTTATCTAAAATATTATTATTTGGAGATACTAATACATCTAATTGTTTATTTATTTTATTTTCCAAAATATTATATGGATTTAAATTTAATTTATTTTTTAATTTTTTTAAAATTTTATTTATTTTATCTTTATCATTATTTTTTTTTATAATTTCTTGTATTTTTCCAAATAATTCTGTATTTTTCATTTCTATTATATAATGAATTGGTGTATTACCTAAAACATCTTTGGCATATATATTAGCTCTATTTTCTATTAATTTATTTGCCATATTATTATCTATTTTGAAACATGTTTTATGTGTTCTATCTATCAAAGAATAATTATGTACTATATATTGATGTTTTGGTAATAATGGTTCTTCTGCCAATATATTAGTATAGGCAAGTGCATATTTTTCTTTATCATCAATTGGTGTTTTAATATTTAATAATGAATCAAAATTTTCATTTAAATTAAAATTATAACCAAAATCAGGAGCCATTTCTTTTATATCATATGTAACTTTATCTTCCAAATTTTTACCCATTATATATTTTGCTAAATTACTTGAACCAATATCTATATTATTTTTAATAAAATTAACAATTAAATTATCAACTAATTTCAAAATTAATATATTAAAAATATTTTTTTGTATTGTCGCATTATCAATTATTTTATTAATTTTATTAATAAATTCTGTTTCTAATTTATTTAAACTAGATTTTTTATCATAAAATAATTTTAAGATATTATATTTAATAATATTCAAATAAGTATCAAAATCATAATGAATGATTGGATAAACATGTTCATTTAAATAATTATCAAAATTGGTTATACTATTTTTATCATTTCCTATTTTATCAATTCCTATTTTACCAATTCCAGAATTTGATTTATTTTCTTCCGCTGGTTTGTCACATTGATCACGATAATATTTAGTAACAATAGTTGAATCTATATTAGTAGTAGCAGTGGTAGAAGGAGGAGGAATCACAGTGTTATCAAAAATAAATCCACATAATGATGGGTTTACTGGAGAAGATGATGGACTTGCTTCATAATATATTGGATTATAAAAATTATTTATTGTTATTAATATTTTTGAATATAGATCCATTTTTAGATTATTAATTGTATCTTTATTTAATTTATCAAAATTTTTGTATTTATTGATGTATTGTTCATATTCATCGTCTGATAATAAATTTGAATGTTTCTTTAATTTTTGATCTATAAAATTAAAATTTAGAACTGGTTTTTCATCTACAAATATATTTACAAATTTTTTAAATGAATCCATATTAAATTCTTTTTCTATTTTGTAATTTACATATTTAATAATATTATTTAAAGTTTCACCAGATTTTTTAACAATTTTATCTATGATTGATAAATTCTTTTCAGAATCTTCTAAAACTTCAACAGCTTTTTCCAAATAAATAGAATAAAAAATTCCTAGTGTTTTGTTTTTCTCTATTTTACTATTATAAATATTTTTTAAATTATCCAAAACTTTTTTAATTTCACTCTTATAATTTTTTAATTGCTGAATAATTAAATAATAATTGTGTATATGTTCCATAATTTTGGGAATTTCTGTATTATAGGCATCTGGTAATTTATTTATCTTAGTTTGAATTATATTAATTCCTTTAACTTTATCATCTAATAATTCTTCAAAAACTTTGAGTGGTGATATAAAGATAAATTCTTTGTCAGCGTTGAAATAATTATTTCTTTCAGGAATATATTTATGTTTTGGTGTTGCAGCAAGTCCCAGTAGGGGTGGAACTCCGGGTGCTCCTAATGGTGCTCCTGGAGGAAGTGGCGGTGGTGGTGGTGGAGGTGCTGCTGGACTTATAGCAACAAAAATACTTTTATTATCACAATGATAATTATTATTTCCTAAATCATGGAGTTTAATATCCTTAAATATTTCCAAACATTCGTCAGAATAATCTAAATAATCACCTTTAAAATTTTTATAATTAATATTTTCGCCCTTTTCATAAACATCTTTTTTAAAATCTTCATCTTCTCCACTAACATTATAATTTATTTTTAAATAATTATAATAAGCTCGATCCATTGTTATTGGTAAAGCTTCGTGTTTAACTTTTTTATTCATTTTTTTTATTTGAGTTAATCTTTCATTCGTAATACGTAAAAATTTGTATTTATCTTTATCATATGTTATTTTGCTATTTTCTTTATATTCATCTTTAATATTAATGTCAATTTTTTCATCATATTTTTTTCCCAATAAAAATCCAATATTTATATTAGTTCCATCTAAATATTTTGTCATAAATTCACCATCTTTATTTCTTAAAATATCACCTATTTCAGTAGGTGAAACAGAATTATCACTTGCATCATTATCACCATGATTTTGATAAACACCTTCATTTAAGAATATAATTTTTTTGTAAGTGTCAGATAATTCATTAATTATTTTTTTTAAATCATTTTTATTTTCTTCTAATCCGGTAGTATCAAAAATAACCTCATTAATATCTTTCATATTGTTGCGATAATATTCTGCGTCTTTTGTAGTTATATTATTATTTAAATCGCCATCAAAATTTGTTTCGATTAAAACACTTTTAATATTTTTTTCAATTTCATTGATTAAATCTTTTTTTAAATCTCTTAATTTTTCGTTAATTTTTTTTCTTCTTTCTTGACTATTTTGGTTTTCATTAAAAATATTTTCGATATCTTTTTTTATATTTTTGGAATATTTATTACATTCATCATAAATCATTCTTTTCAAATTATTATAATCAAAAATTTTCTTAATATGTTGTAAATATGGTGTAAATTTAATATCTCTCAGATTTTTTAAAACTTCTTTATATAATTCTTCTATTTCTGGTAATAATTCTTTTTTATTTTCACCTAAATCTAAATTCATTTCATCAATTAAATCTTCTTCTGCATCAATTAAATTTCTAAGCATTTCTTTTCTGACAGTTCTACATTCAGTTGAAGTTCCCTGAACAGCATAATGTAATGGTGTCATATAATTATTATCAGTAGCATTAACATTTGCTCCATATTTAATTAACGTATCAACTATATTATTTAATTGATATTTAGAAGCCAAATGTAAAGGAGTGATATTTTCATCATTAAATCCATTTACCGGAGCACCTCTTTCTATTAAAAAATTAGCAATTTCTGTTTTTTGATTATCTGTTAAATCGCCATTTTTTAAGACAAAATGTAAAATAGTATCACCTTTTTCACTGCGAACATTTAACGGAATATTGGCATTTACCAAAAATTTTTTTAATTCAGTAATATCACTATTTTGTGCTTTTAAAAATAATTCATTAATTAATTCTTGATTTTGTATATTATCAGGGACATAATATTTATTAATTGTTTGTGTCCTTGTTACATAAGGTTTATAATCTTTCATAGGATTTATATATTTACTCATATATACTATTATATAAATAATATATATGAAAAAAATTATATTCTTTATTTATGTAATCTATAATCTTCTAAATTTTGACATTTGAATGTTGCTTTTTTCATAGCGGCTTGATTATAGTTATTTCTTTCTTCAACAAACATAGGTGGAACAACTCTTGTTGGATAGTTATGAACACAATTATTTACAAAACATCTTTTATTTTTTTTCAAATATTCCCACTCATTCTCAGTAATTTTATCGGTATTTTTTTGAAGAAACATTCTATAATCATCATCTCTAACAATATCATTAATGTATTTTACATATTCTTCTCTTCTTGTAGCAGTTCTATAATCAGTAAATAATCTGCCATCAGACATTTTAGCAGGGCATCCTTTAAAAAAATTATCCATATCTATATATATATTACAAAAGAATTTTATTATTATTATTAAAAAAATCTTTAATTTTATTTAATAATTCGTCTTTGTTATATACTTTTGTTTTTCCTTCAACTTTTCCACTGGTTGGAACATTATTTTTTTTAGCAAATATTTTTAATTTTTGATAGGAATATTCATTTAATTTATTTATTTTATTTAATTTATTTTCGCTTTTTTCCTCTAATTCATTTGTTGTATCACTTGTATTACTTTCAATCATATCATTTTTTGTATTATCTCTTGATTCTTTATTACCAACAATATCACTCATATATAAACTTTCATTATTTTCTTTTGGTTCCTCCGGAAGCATTCGTGAGGAAAGCGTGGCTTTCCTCTCGAACGGTAATTCCTTATTTTTTTCTTGATTTTGTGATTCAACAATTTCCACAAAATTTACACCACTATTTGTATTATCTTTTTCATTATGTAATTCATTCATATTTTGTAATAAAGTTGTATCTAGAACACAGAAAATGTCTCTCAAATCCATTTTTTCATTTTGTCCAATTATTTTAAATGATTCTGGAATAAAACCCCTTTTAACTTCTTGTTCTTTGTTATTGGGATTATATAAAATATTTTCAGGTAAGTCGTCTGATGTATTAGTTTTTTGAGAATCTGAAATATTCATATTTTTATTTACTTGTGTCATATTTTTTGGCATTTCTGGAGTTGTAAAATCATCTGATGTCATAATAGTTTCTGTATCACTATAATGATTTGACATAGCCTTAGTAATTGGTTGATTTTCAATTAAATTCATTTTTCTAATTTGTTGAACACTATCCTGATTATGATCTTTAATTTTAGATAATACTGTATTTAAATCATTTTGAATATTTTTTCTTAATAACATATTAGAATCATTAATTTCTGCCCTTATTTCATTATGAAGTCTATCAACATCTTTTTTTAAACTGTTAATTTGAAGATATAATAAATATATGATAATTCCAAGTAAGAGCAATAATATAATAACTTTGTAATCCATATAATATAAAATACTAAAAAAAGATTTATATTTTAGACCTAATATAAAATAAAATTTTATAATTTGTATATATATTATAAATGCTTAGTTACTTTATCATAACTAAAAAAGATATTAATAATATTCTATTTGAAAGTTTCAGATTCTCGACACATCTCTTTTTTTTAACTTTATTATATTCACTTATTGATGGAAAACATGGTATAACCAGCAAAACTTTTTTAAAATCTGTTTTATTCACCATAATTTCTGTTATATTTTATAATATTTTCCTATTCAAAATATATAAATATTATATTAAAGTTGATATAAAAAAAGATGAAAAATAAAAAAAATTGATTTTATTTTTATATAATTATTTAATTAAATATCAATAAATATATTTAATTAAATGAAAATACTTGTGTTCAAAGCTGGATTTTTTATTGAAGTTAAAAAAGATAAATATGAATCATATGATATTTTCTTAGAAAGATCTTTTTATATGATAGATTTAATTATCAAAGGTTATGATTACAATAAAGCCTTATTAGAATCTAAAATTTGGAGAAATTCTATATCTAAAAAATGCGAATATTAACTTATCTTCCTGAATTTAATTTATTTTTAACATATTTAGTATTAATATTATCGGGTTGAGAAATTCTTCTTGAATTATTCCATTCCTTAACATCTAATGGAGTTCCTGTGGTTACTGCTGGACATACTGGACATTTCTTCTCAGCTACACATACTGGTGGGAAAGGTGGTTGTGGATACCATTTCTCTGGTGGTAAAAATGAATAACCATATTCAAAATCACCACTATTTTTCTCAGCCATTGGTAAATGATGGTAATCAGTGTATTCCATTTCATCATTCATCACTCCCATCTCAGCTCTGGTTTCACCTCGTTCAATACCCTTTTCATTGTCATAAGCTCTTCTATTTTCATATGTATATTTACCTTTCATTTCGCGTCTCATTTCTTGTTTTATTTCTTCTTTTAATTCCTCTTTTAATAATTCCATATTACTACCATTCGAAAGCCTCTCTTTAAATTGAGACTCACGAATGCTTCCGGAGGAACCATTCATCATAACATTTTTATTTTCTGGTTGTGCCATTTGTTGAGCTTCTGGCTGAGCTTCTGGCTGAGCTTCTGGCTGAGCTTCTGGCTGAGCTTCTGGTTGTGCCATTGGTTGTGCTTCTGGCTGAGCTTCTGGCTGAGCTTCTGGTTGTGCCATTGGTTGTGAAATATTGCCATTCATATGTTCTTTATAAGAACCCATATTACATGAGCTGTTACAAATACCTTCTACGTTATTCTTATTACAAGTGCCAAACAAATTATCAAACAAGATATAAATTAATACAATAATAGAAGCAACTAATAAATTATCTTGAATTTCCATATTAGAATTTGGAATAAGTTTTAGAACAATAAAAGCAACAACTAATAATAAAATATATTTTAATAATTTAATTACTAAAGTGTTCATATTATATAATAAATAATATATAATAAAATATGAAAAAATTATTTTATTATATTAAATAAAACAATCATAATTTGGATCATTATAAAATAATATTTTGACAGCTCTAAAAAGAGTTATTACAACTGTTATTAATACTGTTGCTATTAAGTATAATAATTTAGGTTTATCATATAGTGAAATTATAAAATCTTTTGTTGATTTATTTAATAATAAATCTGAAATTAAACCATAACCAATCATACCAGCTATACTTGTTTCAAAACTTTTATATAAAATTAAATTCAAAGATAATTTACATCCTCCTAAAACTCTATAAAAAGTATTAGTAATAATACCAAATAAAAATAAAATAGAGAAAATTATTAATTTGTGTAATATATAACTATCATTTTTAATATCAGGTATGTTAAATAAAAACATAATATAAATAAAAATAAATATAATAATAATTTCAATTAATAGATTCATATATTATTAATTAAGAATTCTTTTTATAATTTAAAATTATAATTATGATAAGAAAAATAAAATTTAAGATAACCAAAAAACATAAAAAAAGAAGATGATAAAAATATCTATTACTCAATTCTTGAAAAATTGGATCTATTAAATTATTAATTATTTTATTTTTTGTTTCATCTTTTTTTATTTCTTTTGAAAAATTTTCAATAATATTATTTGTAATTATTTTTATATATGACATAAATTAATTATAATAAATATATATAAAAATTATAATAATAAAAAAATATATTTTTAACATGAATTTAGATTATAATAAAATTTTAGTTTGTAGAGATAGATTTAATTATAGATTTAGTTATAATTCGTCTAAATTAAAAATACAAATCAATAATATTTATTTACCTTTTGGTAAAGAATCATATAATAAAAAAGATATTATTAATTGTGAAATAACTAACAACGATAATACTAATAATAATATTATACATGATGCAATATTTTTAGAAAAAATTTTTGATAATTTTTCGAAAGAAGATGATAATCGTGATAAAACATTACCATTTATTAAAATACCGTTTGATTTTTTAAAAGAAGTTAAATATAAAAGTTTATTATCTACTATCAAAAAAAGTTTAAATGGTTATATATTAAGAACACATATGACAAAAAACACAGAAATTTATAAAAAATCATTAAATAATAAAATATTTTTAAAAAGCAGTGAATTAAAAGATAAATATGCTAATATAGAGGTTGAATTAAGTAATATCTGGGTTTTCCAAAATTCTTATGGTTTTGTATGGAATATTAATAAAATAGAAGTGCTCTAATTTTTATAAAAATTTATATTATAAAAAATTTATTTTTTAAATTTTTTATTTAATTAAATTTATTTTTTTTTCTTATCTTTTGAAGTTTTTGTTTCTTTTTTTTCTTTCTTAGTTTTTTTGGCTTTTACTTCTGTTTCAGTATCTGTCTCAGTATCTGTTTCTTTTGATGAAACTGATGAAGGCGATAATGTTGTTTTTGATATAGTAGTTGTAGGTGTATTTGTTTTATTTTTTCTTTCTTTTTTTGGTTTTTCTTTTCTATAACTTGAAATTAAATTTTTCCATTTTTCAAAATCAATTTCTTCAAGATTTTCTTTTGTAACAAGTTTTTCCATTTCAACAGCTCTATCAAAATTATTTAATTCTGGTTGTTCATTTTTGACTCTATTATATAATGCTGCCTTATATATTTTAGCATTTTCTTCTGAGATATCAAGAATTTCTGCTATTTTTTTAACAACACGATCATGAATATCTGATGATTCTCTGGCAATTAATCTTCCGAGTTCGCTTCTTTCTCCTCTACTTGATTCACTCATAAAATCTAATAATTCAGAATTTTTTTTAAGATATCTTGAACCTTTTGAATATCCAGCATTTTGATTGTATTCATCAAAAGTGTTTAAATCTCTCATGCCCACAAAAGAACCACCTTCTTGTTCTAAATTATATTCACTAAATGTATTTAAATCTCTCATACCCATTAATATGGAACCAGCATTTTGTGAAGTTAAATTATCAGATAATGTACTACGTGTTAAATGACTGCTTGCTTTAATAGAAATATTTCTAATTAATTCACTTGTATTATTAATTTCATTTAATTCACCATTATTTCCTCCTTTTTGTATTTTTTCTGAATTTAAAGTATATTTATTTACAATATTTTCAATATATTCTGTTGTGCTTGGTGAAGATTGTGATTCAAATTGTTTTCTGATATTAATTAAATTTTTAGGAGAAGCTGAACCTAAACTTTGTTGTGTAAATCTTTTTTTATTTGAAACAATTAATTCTTGGGGAGGCATAAAAACACCAGAACTGGTAGGACTTATAATAAAACTACTTACTATATTAGAGGCATTTCTTGAAATAGAATCTGAATTATTTTTTTTAATAAAAATACTATTATCTCTTGATTCATCACTTTGACTATTATTAGAATCTTCCGTTGATACATAAAAATTTTCATTATTTCTAATAGTTGTATCACCTCCCATTGACACGAATTTATCCACTAAATCATGGTTATCATTCATAACACCAAGATGAATAGCAGTATTTCCTGTTTTATCTTGATTATTAATAATAGTATTGATATTTTTAATTTTTAATATTTTTTCTAATAATTCTTCTTTATTAGGAATATTTTTGTAATAAATAGCCAATTTATGTAATATAGTATGACCTTTATCATCTACATATTTGATATCAAAATTATTATCTATCATTTGTGATAAATCATTAAAATCTTTGTTGTTAATTTTTTCAAAAACTTTAACTGTATTACTAATATTTTGAGTATAGTTTTTAATATTATCTAAACCATTTTGAGAGATATTTAAAGCACTTAAACCAATTGACGATGTATTTTCTGTTCCTAATGATTCCAAAGAAGTTTTAATATCTTCTATATCTCTATCTTCAATATAATTAGTTTTATCCATTATATATAATTATTTATATAATAAATATATATATTTTATATTTTTATTAAATAAGATAATATAAATTTAAAATAAATTATCTAATTATATATATATATATTATATGCCTTTATCAGACCAAACAAAAATATTAATTGTGGTTATCCTTGTTCTTGTTATTATATTATTTTTATATCAATATTCCAGAGAAAATATGGAAGTTGTAAGTTCAGAAAAAAATTCCAGATCTGAATCAAGATCTGAATCAAAATTATTTACAGATTCAGAATTAATGGAACTTCAAGAAGGTCAAAATGAATTAAGTGATATTCCTAAAGATTCTCCTTCTGTTATGGGAGAATTAGACCAAGAAAGTGCTAAACTTAAAAAGAAAATGGTTGGCAAAAACTCTGCTAAAAGTGGCGAATATAAGAGATTTAATTATGTTGGTGGTAAGAGAGATAAAAGATCCAATGAATTTGATGATTATGTTGATGAATCTAATAAAGCTATTAAAGATGTTTATCAAACTGCCACAGAATTTAATGCATTAGATAATACACAAACTTTAGCTCCTTATATGAAAAGTGATAAATATAAAGTAGAAGATGAAGAAGATATTTTCAAGGCTGAAGATTATCTACCAAAGGAAAAGAAAGATGATTGGTTCGAAGTTATGCCCGAAGCCATTTCTGTTAAAAATAGACATTTAATTAATGTTACAAGACCTGTTGGTGTTAATACTATTGGAACAACTCTTAAAAATCCATCTTACGACATTAGAGGTAATCCACCATGTCCCAAATTTGTTGTTAGTCCTTGGATGCAATCTTCCTATGAACCAGATACTAATATTAAAGGTCTTTGCTAATTAATTTAATTTTATTTAATAAATCTCTTATTAAATAAAAAAAATTGATTTAAAAATATAATAATTTAAATTTTAAAATTATTATAAAGAATGGATAATCTAAATAATATGAATAATATAGATGATATAAATATTATGGATGGATATGTAGAAATTATAAATATATTTAATATATATTATAAATCACTATATAACACAGAATTGAAAGAACATTTATTTAATAATATTAATATAGAAGATGATACAGATACTAATAGACAAATGGAATTATTATATGAATTTATGGATGAATATAAAGTAAATGAAAATAAAAATAAAGAATTAATAGAATTGTATGATTTAGATAATTTTAATATTAAATGTGATAAATTATATGGTTTAATAATTGATTCAGAAATTATTAAAGTTAGTCCAAGTATATTTTCATTATTTATATATTTACAACAAGAAGAATGGATAAATATAAATTGGAAAATTATGATACTAAAAGATAATTAAGTAATTTATACTATAATATATAAAGTTTTTTTTATAAAATAAGATTATATACATGAGTGCCAAATATAAAAATAACGAAATTAATATAGATCCAAAAACTATAAATTCTGAATCAGAAGATAATTCTGGTTCTGAAGATATTGATAAAGAAATAGAAGAAATGGAATCAAAAGCTGAAGAAAAGGCTGTAAATGATTTATTTAAACAATATTTGGAAAAATACATAAAATATGATAATTTAATTAAAGAGAAGAATCAAGAAATTAAAGAATTAAAACAAAAGAAAAAACCATGTGAAGATAATATTATTTCTTTCTTGGAAAAACATAATAGAACCCATATAGATTTAGAAAAAACAGGAAGTAGAATTGTTAAAAATACTAAAATTATAAAAGAACCTATTAAAGAAATTTTAATTAAAGAATCCATAAATATGGGTATGAAAAAAGAAAATATAGTAATAGATGACAAAAAATGTGAAGAAGTTATAAGTAGTATTATGGAATTATTAGATAGTAAAAGAAAAACTAAAACCAGAACTTCTTTATCAAGGAAATCTAACTTAAAGAAATAATAAATTATTATAAATAATCAAATATATATTTATCAAAAATGGATTTATTAAAAGTAAATTTTCAAAGAAAAAAATTAGAATATTGGTTAGAATCTAAAAATAATAAATCAAATATTTCAAACACTCATTTGGATAAAATTGTAGCAATAAATGACTTTAATTTATATTATGATAATAGTTATTTAGACATTGATGTAAAATTAAATGATTATTTAGAAATTTTAATGATAGAAGCCGGTGAAACATCATTTTCAAAAAAAAATATAGAATATTATTCAACAGGACAAAAAATATTTATAAATCCATTTTCAAATAGATTTTATCCTTCACAATTATTCAAATTATTAATTAATTATAATCAAAATATTAGAGATATTTTTTATCCTTTAAATTCAAATAAAAGTATTAAAATTAATATTTTTGATAAAACTATGAAAGAAAAATTTTATGAATTTTGTAAAGATAATAGAATTAAATAATTTTTATAATAAATATTTATTAAAAATATATAATATTTAAAAATATATTATAATAGAAGATTTATTATAATATGAAATATCATTTTGATGTGGAAAATGATTATATTAGTGACAATAGTATTGAATCAAATGAAGGTAAAATAGTTGATATAGAAACAGAACAACATAAAACAAAAGAATTAATAGAAGAAATTATTTATGATATGTGGGAAAATGTTATGAAAAATGATTGTGATTTTAATAAATTTAGAAATTTCATTATTAATAATAATAAAAAACTAAAATATATTTTATTAAATAGTTAATAATATATTAAAATTATATTATTACAAAAAATTAACCCCAGAAAGCAGAGGAAATATCAATTTCAACATATGGTGTCAATGGCAAAACAAAGTTAGGAATGAAAACACTGGAATATCCAACATAATTATATAAATATGGAGTATACCACCAATAAGTAATAGGATGACCTAAAGCACCGTATTTTTTCATTTGTTTATATAATTTTTCATCAGAAGAAGAGGATGAGCTATCTTTTTCACTTTTATCTTTTCCACCTACTTGTCTGCTAAGTTCATCAGCTTTTTTCTCTAATTCTTTTTCTTGTTTTGGTTTTAGTTTAAGATCGAGTTTTTTAATTTTATAATTAACTTTTTTACCATCTTGAGATTCTTCTACCATAAAATGATACAATTTACCACCCTCTTGTTTAACGGAAAATCCAAATCTGGAAACAGTCATGGCAACATGTTTGGAAATATTGTCCCATAATTCTTTAGCAGCATTTTCGGCATTTGAAGCAGAAACAGTAGTTTGAATATCACCCATTAATACGGGATTTGCTAATTTAAAACTTGGCATATTATTATATATTAATATTATAATATTTTTTTTATTATTATTATATTATTAAAAAAATTGATGAAAAAAATAAATAAAATTGATAATTAAAATATATAAAGATTAATTTAAAAAAAGTATATTATAATGAGCGAAAAAATTATTGATATTACCACAACTCATACTATTCCTTTTAAAACACTTATTGAAGTATTAAAAGAAAATTTAATTGAAACAGTATTTGAAATTACAGGAAGTGAAAAAAATAGTCAAAATAATGATGATACTGATGATGAAGAAACAGAACAAACTGAAAAGTCTGAACAAACAGAAAAAAATAAACAAACAGATAATGGTGGTGGAATAAAAATAGCTGCTTGTGATAATACTAAAACTATATTTATTAATATACGTCTTTATGCTAATGAATTTACTAAATTTATTTGTAAGGAAAAAGTTGTTAATATTGGAGTTAAAATAGAAGAATTATCTAAAATGTTAAAAAATCTTGAAAAAGATGAAATTTTGAATATGTATATCTACAAAGAAGAAATACAATATTTATATTTGAATGTTTATAATTCTGATAAAAAAGTAAGAAAATCATCTAAATTAAAATTAATGGATATTAACAAAACTAATTTTAAAATTCCACAAACTAAATTTGATGCTAAAATTAATTTTAATACCAATGATTTTCATAAAATTTGTCGTGATATGAATCAAACATCAGAACACATTGAAATTAAATGCACTCCAAATACTATTACTTTTTCATGTTCTGGTGATATGACCGAACAACAATATATTTATCAACCTGATGATAAAAATAATGTTTCTATTAAATTTGATAAAAATGCTAAACAAATTGTGCAAGGTATTTATGAATTGAAAAATTTAATGAATTTTACAAAAAATTCTAATCTTTGTAATGATATTACAATTTATATGAAAAATAATTATCCATTATGTATTCATTATAGAATTGCCAGTTTGGGTAAAATGCTTGTTTGTATCAGTCCTTATAATACTGAAATTGGAGCTGATAATTATTCTGATGATGATGAAAATTATGATGATGATAATGTTAAATACAAAAAATAATTTTTTTATTTATTATTTAATAAAAATTAAATAATAAAAATTTTAATAAATTAAATTTTAATATTCAGGTACATTTTCTGTAAATCTTGGTGTTGCCATATATTTTCTTAAAATATATTCTGGAACATTTTTTGATGTATCAAATTGTGCACTCCTATTCCATATCTTAAATAATCCCCAACTATTTTTAACAGAAATTGAAAATCCGTTTATATCATCCATATTATTTGAAAAACTTTCGTTTATAATCATTATTCCAAATTGTTCGATGATATCATAAATTTTATCTTTGGTAAATCTTATAGAACATGTTCCACCGTTTCTATTTGTAGGATGTTCCCATGTCGGACATGATTCATCTCTCATAATATAAAATTGATACTTCACAAAATCAAATTTTTCTATATTATTAATAAATGTCCAAAATGAACTTAGATCCTCTATACAATAAATTATTTTATATGTTTCCGGTCTCCAATTCTTACTATCCGATATATGTGTCCATACATACCATTTATTTTTAAATTTATAATTATCACCATTTGTTAATTCTGTTTTTATTTCCTCTTTTTTATTATCTTCTTTAATATCTTCTTTAATATCTTCTTTAATATCTTCTTTAATATTATTAGAATTATTAGTTTGTGGTAATTGAATTTTTTCTTGTAATACTCTAACAGAATTAGAAGTATTTCTATTATTCTTTTTATTTTTATATTTTTTATTATTAGAATGTGTAACTCTACTCCAATTATTATCTATATCTTCTTGTTTATTATCTTCTTCTGTTTCATCTATTAAATTAATATTTTTAATATTATCTAAAATATTTTCTTCTTTTTTTTTATTGTTGTTTATATTTTCTTCTAAAATAAATTCATTATTATTATTATCATTGTCGCCAAAATCATCAAAATTATTGGCAAGTTTAATATTTCCAAACCCTCTCAATCTATTAAACATGGTATATTCTGAAGATTTAGCCTGTTTTCTATTCATTTATATTATCAATTTTTTATATAATCTTTATATATATTTTTATATATTTTTATAAATAAAATATACTAATTAATATATATATATTAATATTTTCATCATATGAATTAGATATATTATACTCTAATTCTTGTAAATTTTTTATTATTTTCATATAATATATTTCATTTATATCATAATTATTTATAATATAATAAAATATTTCTGTTATAACATCATTTATTGAATATGAATTATCTTTTACAAGTTTCTTAACTTTTTCAACACATTCATATAATTCATATTTTTTTACATATTTCATAATTAATTTAATATTAAATTTACTTGGATAATTTAAAAAATTATTGACATATTTTTCTGTAATAAAAAGATTATCAGGATTCGTTTTTTCTTGATTGCTAAAAAGTGATAAACTTTGTAATATATTTAATACTTTTCTCATATCTCCATTAGATCTATTTATAATCGCATTTATACCTTCATTACTTATATTTATTTTCTCTAGATTAATAATTTCTCTTATTTTTTTTAATATAAAAACATCTGGTATTGGAGCAAACTTAATACACACACATCTTGATTGAATTGCCATATTAATTTTTTTAATATAATTACACAATAAACAGAATCTCAAATTAGTTGTATATTTTTCTATTATTTTTCTTAAACTTGCCTGTGCATCTATTGTCATCGAATCTGCTTCATCTAATATTACCAATTTATACATATTATCGCCACTGAAATTTATACCTTTATAACATGCAAATTGTGTAATTTTTGTTCTGACAATATCTATACCTCTCTCTTCAGAAGCATTTATTTCCATGGTCATTGTATCATAATTTTCTTTATATAACTCTTTTGCTAAACTTTTTATAACTGATGTTTTACCTGTTCCTGGAGGTCCATAAAATAACATATGAGGTATTTTATTATTTTTTATAAAATTTCTAATAATATCCATTGTTTCTACATGTGATACCACATCTTCTAATTTATCGGGTCTATATTTTTCGACCCATGGTAATATAGTATTATCCATATTTAAAAAATATTATAACTTATTATTTATATAATTATTTTATATTATGATTATTTCAATTTTTATTAATATAGCCTCATTTTTAATAAATATATATCATGTATCAATTTTAATCAAATATATTAAATATCTATACAAACTAATATCATTAAATTGTAATATTCTTTATTCTTTTTTTAGTCATATTAATAAGTTATATGCTTATGATAATAAAGGCAATAAAAAAAATATATTATTCCTATATTTTTTAAATAAATTACTATTTAATTTTTATAATAAAAAATTTGATATAATTAGAGTTAAATATTTTAATGGCCAAAATAATAAATACATAATTTATAATAATTATGAATTATCACAAATTTCTAATAAAAAAAATGATACCTTTTATCAAAATAATTTATTCCCGTTAAATATTATTTTGAAAAATATTTATCTCAATAATAATAAAAATATAAATTTAGCTAAATATTTTACTAAATATTTTAATTACAATAATAGCAATAATATTAAAAATATTTTTATTATTGAAAATATCAAATATAAAGATGAAGATATTATAACTTTTGAATATTTTAATTTATATAAAAAAATGGTAAGAATGTTTTTTATTGAAAGCATTATATATGATAACATTAAATGTATTTTTGATAATTTATAAATATCATAAAAATAATTAATATTTTTATGTTTTTTGTATTACCATATATAAAAAAAATTGATTTAAAAATATAATTATTAAGTATATAAAATATATAAAATATTATATACTATAATATATAAATATGGGAGATACGGAAATATATTCATGGGAAGATAGGATTAAACCAATTGACAGGGTCGAATTCTCAATTTTGGGAAACGAAGAAATTAAAAGAATGTCAGCGCTTGGTTCTAATTCCATTGATATCCCAGATTTATATGAAAAATCCGAGCCAAAACAAGGAGGATTAATTGATCACCGAATGGGAACAAGTGACAATCAAACAGATTGCCTTACATGTGGTTTGAATAACATTTATTGTGTTGGTCATTTTGGTCATATAGCTTTGGCTGAACCAGTATTTCATATCGATTATATTCAATACACTAAAAAAGTTTTATCATGTGTTTGTCTAAAATGTTCAAAATTATTAGTTTATAAAAATGAAAACGAAATAGCTGAAATGTTAAAAAATAAAACTAATAGAGCAAGAATGACAGAAATAAAAAATCTTGTTAAAAATATTCAAAATTGTCGTAATTGTGGAACACCTGTTTCTAAAATTAAATTGGAATCTAATAAGAAAAATATTTCTTTTAATTTGGTTGCTGAAACATCACTTGTCACAACTGGTGATAATCAAGAAAAACCACAAGAAGAAACTAAAAAGAAAAATAAACAGAATTTAACACCTGATATTGTATATGATATTTTGAAAAATATTAGTGATATTGATTGTTTATTATTTGGTATGGATCCAAAAAAATCAAGACCAGAAAACATGATTAATAAAATATTTCCTGTTCCACCAATACAAATCAGACCTTCTGTTAAAGCTGATTTTATGAATGCGACTAATAAAGAAGATGATTTAACTATTAAATTAGCTGATATTGTCAAAGCGAATAATAGAATTAAAAAACAAAAGGAAACAATGAATGAAAATACTTTGAAATATTCTGATGATAATATCCAATTATTACAATATCATGTAGCAACATGTATTAATAATGAAACTTCTTTATTACCACCTTCTGAACAAAAGGGAAAAACTATCAAATCCCTTGCTTCTAGATTGAAAGGAAAAGAGGGTAGATTTAGATTTAACTTACAAGGTAAAAGAATTGATTTTTCAGCCAGAACTGTCATTACATCTGACCCAAGTGTCAGTATTAATGAACTTGGTGTTCCTATTAAAATTGCTACAAATCTTACTTTTCCAGAAGTAGTGACACCTGATAATATCGAACAAATGAGAAAATTAGTTAGAAATGGTCGCGATAATTATCCAGGAGCAAACTTTGTTTTCAAAGCAAGTAACATGATTCCTGGACAACCAATTTTGCCTATCGATTTGAAATATAAAAAAGAAAAAGTCGATTTGCGTTATGGTGATATCGTCGAAAGACATCTAATTAACGGTGATATTGTCTTACTTAACAGACAACCGACACTTCATAAACAATCTATGATGGCACATCGGATTCGAGTTATCAATGACCCTAATCTCTGCACTTTTAGATTATCAGTAAGTGTAACACTTCCTTACAATGCCGACTTGACTTCATATGTAATAATACAAATTATATTAGTATGAAAAATTGATATTAAAAATATATAAATTATTAAATCAATATAAATATATTGTTATCACTAAGCAAATAAATATGTCTGAAAATAATAAAGCAAATAACAAAACCCCTATTAATTCTGACAATAAGAAAAAGATAATTATTGTTAGAAAGAAAAAACAAGCCACTAATTCTCCGCCAAAAGTAGAGAATATTGAAAATGTTGATAATGAAAAAAAAAATCTAGAGAATATTTCTCTACAAGCAGAAATCAAAACTGATTTTATTCCTTTGAAAGAAGAGACAAAAGATACAGGAGTAATTTATATGATTGAAAATACTGAAAATGATAAAAAATATATTGGTCAAGCATCTTCTTATATTACTAGACATGGTAAATTAATTAGACATGGAGCAGAAAAAAGATTTAAGGAGCATTTACATGACGCAGAAAAAAATAGAAATTTTATGCCAAATTTTTATGAAAGTATTAGAACTATTGGTAAAGATAAATTTACAGTCAAAATTTTAGAAATATGTAATTCTGAATGTATAGACGAAAGAGAAAGTTTTTACATTACAAAATACCAAACTAATATAAATGGCTATAATTTTTTTGTAGGTAATTTTCCTGGCAGAAAAAATAATAATCCAGAAAGAATTAATAAAATTAAGGAAACTATGATTAACACATGGCAAAATAATGAAGAATATCGTAAAAAGACAACTGAAGCAAATCTCCAAGCTGTCATTAAACGTGCTGAATCTGGTCAAACAAGAAAAGAAGAAAATAAAGATTTACCTGCTAATATATATGAAACCGAAAATGGTTATGATATTAGAATTATGCGTGATAATAAATTTAAAATTACTTCTGTTACAGGAAAAAATAAAACAAAAGAAGTTCTTTTAGAAGAAGCCATTAAGAAGCGTGATGAAATAATGAAGGCTTTTGAAGATAATACTATTGATGATATGGATTTTGAAAAGAAAAAAGATCACAATGGTAATGATTTACCAAAGGGTATTATTTTTATTAAAAGAAGAGGTCGTGATGCTTACGAAATAAGAGTAAAGGTAGGTGGAAAACAAATTAACAGATATGTATGTGATTCAAAATTAACTTTGGATGAAAAGCTTGAAAAAGCAAAAGAAATACATCAAAAGTTAGAAAATTCCACTGAAGTTCCAGAAGATTTAAAGCCTAATAATAAAAAGAAAGACGCTCACGATGGTTCAAAATTGCCAGATGGTATTAGCTATTTAAATACAGCTCAAAAAGGTGGTATTTATGTCGTTAAATATATGAAAGATAATGTAGCTAAAAAGAAAAATTTTACTGATAAAAAAATGTCTCTCGATGAAAAATTAAGAAAAGCTCTAGATTTTTATAATCAACATAATAATAATAATAATGATAATGATAATGAAAGTGATTAATGATATATTTTAATAATTTAATAATTTAATAATTTAATAATTTAATAATTTAATAATTTAATAATTTAATATAAATACTAATATAATATTTTTTAATACATCAAGGTCGGAACAGGCAGGTGCCTATATAGTTGTCATATTCACTATATGGGGAAAACACTGTAAAATATGACTATTACTTTAAAGTAATATATATAACTGTCTAGTCTATTTTTATAAATAGGCAACACATTCAAATTGTTCGGGAAAGTCCTAAAGCTCATATTACCAAGTTATATTGGAAACAATATAATGGCTAGGGAGAAATATCTTAGGTAAGGTAAAAATATATGAGATTATTATATTTATTATAATAAATGGATCATCCGCAGCCAAGTTCCCTAACTATTAATTAGAATACAAATTATTTATAATAATAGAGGGAAAAGGTTCAGAGACTAAACGGATGTGGGTTATCTTGTAATTTTCGAGATAGCTTAAGATATAGTCCAATGGCATTCGAAAGAATGTAACACATAGGAATTTTATATTATATAATTATAATATAATTCATTTCAAAAAACGTTGATGGAGACGAAATGAATATATTCCTATGTCAGAATATAGCATCACAGATAGAGTTAGAAGAAATTGCTGATGCTAAAAGACAAATTATTTCACCAAATGATTCAAAAACAACATTTGGTATGAAAGAAGATGGTTTGTTTGGTTCATATAATATGACAAATGCAAATATTATAATAGATTGGAAAAGTGCGATGAATATTATTGCGAATACTCAATTAGATAATTATAGACAAATTAAAAAAGAAGATTATAAGGGATATGAATTATTTTCAGAAATTATCCCTTCAAAAATCAATATGAATAAAAGTTTGAAAATTAAAAATGGAAAAATATATGAAGGACAAATTAGTAAAGACTTTTTGGGTCCAAAAAAAGAATCCGGTATTCATAAATTAATTTGGGATGAATATGGAGTTGAACAAACAAGAACATTCTTGGATAATTCACAAAAAATTACAAATAGTTTTAATCAATGGAGAGGATTTACAGTTGGTGCCGGAGACTTAGAATTATCTAATCATGTTGAAACACAAATTAAAAATGAGTTTCTCAATAAGGATACAAAGACTATTCAAATGATTACTGAATTAGAAAATAATCCAGAATTATTAACAGAAGAATTATTTGAAAAAAATATTTTTGCTGAATATAATACTGTGAGAGATGATATTTCAAAATTAATTATGAATAATTTATCTCCTAATAATAATTTTAATATTATGATTAAGTCCGGTTCCAAAGGTGATGCTACTAATATGGGACAAATTAATGGTTGTCTTGGTATGCAAGCCTTCGAAGGTGGTATGCAACCCAAAAAAATTAATAATAGAACATTACCTTACTTTTTCCAAAATGATGATAGAAGTGAATCAAGAGGATTAGTTAAAAATTCTTGTTATACTGGTATGAATTATGTTGAATTATATTATCATACTGGTGCTGCTCGTCAGGGTTTAATTGATGCTGCAGTTAGAACTGCTGATTCAGGATATGCTCAAAGAAAATTAATTAAAATTTTGGAAGATTCTATGATTCAATATGATGGAACCGTTAGAGGAGCTAATAGTAATATTATCCAATTTATATATGGAGATTCTGGTTATGATTCTACAAAACAATATGAATATAATTTTGTGATGTTAGAAAAAAATAATAAAGAAATTAAAGAAAAGTATACTGTTTCAGATAATAAAGAAAACAAAGATTATTTTGAAAAAATAATTGGTATGAGGGATTTTATGAGAAAAAATCAGCATAAATTCAAGATGGATTATAAAGTCTTGACTACTAATTATAAATTCTGTGTTAATATTATTCGTATTATTGATAGTGCTAGATATAATGAAGATTTATCCAAAAATAATGAAGAGCTTACATTCAAATATATTTTGGAACAATTAGATGAAATAGCTAATAAAACTATTCTAATGAATAAAAAACAAAATAATATTATTAAATCCAAAGATGAAGAATTATCAAAAACATTATTTGTTATTATGCTTCATGATTCTCTTGCTCCAGCAAGATGTATTAAAGAATATAAATTAAACAAAGCACAATTTGATGCTATTATTGAACAAGTTATTATTAATTATAATAAAAATATTGCTGAAGCTGGTGAAATGGTTGGTATTATTAGTGGTCAATCTTTGGGAGAACCTTTAACACAGATGACTCTCAAATCATTCCATAGTTCTGGTATTGCTGCTATTTCAAATACAACACAAGGTATGCCCAGATTAAAAGAACTATATAGTCTTACTAAGAAAATGAAGACACCACAAATGATATTATATTTAACTCCAGAATATGCAATTAGTAGAGAAATGGCAAATAAAGTTGCATCTTATGTTAAATATACAACTTTGGATGATATTAGAAAAAGTATTAATGTCTATTTTGATCCAAATCCAAATGATAAAGATAGTTTTACTGTTTTAGATAATGCTAAAAATATTTATCAAAGTTCTAATATAAATAGAAATAGTTGTCAAACAGATATTTATGGATTACCTTGGTTAATGAGAATTGAAATTGATATTGAAAAAATGTTAGAAAAAGAAGTAACATTACTTGATATTAAAAGTAAATTCTGTAATGCTTGGCAAAAAAGATATAGTGATACTAAAACTATTAAAAAAGAAGAAAAATATGTTTTTGATAGAATAACACAAATCGCAGTTATTAGTAATTCAGATAATGATGAATCACCAGTTATTCATATTAGATTTGATATGACTGAATACGATATTCAAATTATATATAACTTTATTGATCATATTGTTATACCATTTAAATTAAAGGGTATTCCCAATGTTAATAATGCTGGTGCTGTTAAAGAAATTAGAAAAATATTTAATGATGAAACAGGAGATGTTAATAATATAGAAGAACATAATATATATACTGATGGAACTAATTTGACAGATATTAGATATATTAATGGTATTGATATTTATAGAACTATATGTAATGATCCAAATGAAATTCTAAGTATATTTGGAATTGAAGCAGCAAGAGCAGTTTTAATGAAAGAAATTATTTATACTTATGAAAGAGCTGGACAACCTATTGGATTCCAACATTTAACATTACTTGTTGATAAAATGACAAATGGTGGATATTTAATGTCTATTGATAGAGTTGGTATGGGTAAATCAGATGTTGAACCTTTATCAAAAGCATCATTTGAACAACAAGTTGAAACATTAATTTCAGCTGCAGTTTTTGGTGAAGTAGATCATATGAAAGGTGTATCATCAAGAATTTCTGCTGGTTTAGTTGTAAAGTGTGGAACAGGATTATGTGATCTTGTCTTAGATACTGAGATGATAGAAAAATCAGAATACACCGTTGATATTGGACAAAAATATCTAAAAACTTATGAATCAATTGAAAGTAATAATATTAATGAATATATTACAAAAGAAGTTGAAACAGATGTATTCATTCCTGAATAATACATTTTAATTTAATAATACTTTAATTTATAATATATATTAATTAAAAAAATTGATATATAAAAAATTGATATTTAAACTATATAAGACCCAATCCTTAATATATATAGTATAAAACAAAAAAATGTCTCAACAAAAATCTAGCATTCTTAATCAACATAACAAGCTTAGTGTTAAACCTAAAAAAATTAAATTTGAAAAACTCCAATTCCAAGAAATTGATTTTAAAAACAATACAAATGAATATAATTTATATGGTTATATTAAATATGAATATAATAATATTGATAAAGATAGAAATTCAAAAAATCTTGCTATTGTTACAAAACCCATTAAAATGGTGAATTATAGCGGACCTTCTATTTATGAAGAAAAATATAATGATTATTTTAAAATTCCATATGATCCCGAACAACCAGAAAGTCTCGAATTATTTAATATGTTCAAAAGTCTAGATGATTATATGATTAAAAATCAAGAAGAAATTTTAAAAAAAATATTTCCAAAAAATATTCATAAAATGATTAGCAAATATAATTATGAACCTATTATAAAAATATCAAAAAATAATAATAAAAAAAATATTTATGCAGATAATAATGAAAATAAATATGTAACTATTAAATATAATTATGAATATACTACTAAAAAAGTTACAACAAAAATTTTTGTAAAAGAAGATAATATTCCAGTAGAAAAGCAAACAGCTACATTTAAAGATGTTGCAGAATATTTTACGAGTGGTTCAACTGCTCAATTTCTTATTGAATTAACTAGTTTATATTTATCAAAAAAACAAGATGCTGAAGGTAAATATAAATTTGGATTAAATTTCAAATCTCCACAAATTGATATTGTAGCAAAATCAGAATATGTAAAAAGAGAAAAAGATAATTCTGTATGTTTCGATGATAAAAGCATTGATTTTAATACTTTTGATTGTAATAATTTAGATTTCCAGAAAATTAATACCGAAAATGATGTTAATAAAGATAATAAAAAAGGATATATAAGTACTATTAATTATGGTATTAATAAAAAAGATAATATTATCATTACAACAGATAATATAAAAATAACTTCATATGGGCCTAATAGAGAAGAAATCACAGATGCTAATAATACTTCTGGTAAAAAAACATTTCAATATTTTGATTCATTCAAAATACCTTATGATGAAGAACAACAAAGTTGTGTAGAGTTATTTAAAATTTTTGAAAAAATTGATAATTATATTATTCAAAATAAAACAGAAATCCTCAAAAAAATGTTGCCAGAAAATGAACAAAAAAAAATTGACATATATGATTATATTCCAATTATAAGAACACCACAAAATGAATCATATAAAAAATATGCAAAAATCAAGTATGATTTTAATAAAGATACTAAAAAAGTCGATACTTATATTAATGTTATTGAAGATAATACTAAAACACATAAGCATGTGGAAACATTTCAAGATGTGGCCGAATATTTTAAATATAATTCTGTAGCTAAATTTGTTATTAAATTATCTAAAGTATGGTTTACAAAAGCACTAATGGGAGGTAAAAAAACTTTTCTATTAGGATTCAAAGCTCTTCAAATCACTGTCTCTGAAAAGCAAAAGCAAAATCAAAATAAACAAGATTATTCACAATATTGGTTTGATAATAATAATGATGATGATGATGATGATGATGATGAAGCAGAAAAAAATCAAGATAAAAAAGAAGTAGAAGAAGAAGAAGAAGAAGAGGAAGAAGAAGAGGAAGAGGAAGAAGAAGAGGAAGAAGAAGAGGAGGAAAAACCAGCACCAAAGAAAGTTATTAAGAAAGTAAAAGAGGAAGAAAAACCAGCACCCAAGAAAGTAGTTAAGAAAGTAAAAGAGGAGGAGGAAGAGGAAGAAGAGGAGGAAAAACAAGCACCCAAGAAAGTAGTTAAGAAGGAAGAAGTAAAGAAACCAGTTAAAGGTAAGAAGTAATACGTTTTAATTTAATTAATTTAATACTTATATAATATTATAATATGAGTATTAGTATTGTAAAAATAAATGATATAAATATTAATAAAATAGTTTTATCTAATGCTAAAAAATATGATAAAGAACTTATTATACCTATCGCTTATAATAAAGTGAGCTTATTAATTGAATTACCAAAATGTTTTTGTGAAAAATTTAATAATAATACTTTGGACTTAGAATTACCTGATGAAATAGCAAATATATTTAATAATATAGATGAACATATATTAAAATTATTAAAAAATTATTTAATGAATCTTATTAATTTACCACAATATAAGTCTTTTGACTTTAGTAATACTGATTTTAAAAATACTGTTATTAATAATGTATTAAAAATTAAATTAATTCATAATAAACATTTTAATACAAAAGTATTTGACTCAGACAAAAATATAATTAATACTGAACGCCTAGCGAATACTTCCATAGGAACCGAAAATTATAATCTTATTTTTAATAATACTAATTATTTAAAAACAATTTTGGAAATTAAAGCAGTTATTTTTAAAAAAAATACATTATTTTTATATATTATCACACATCAAGTAGCTTTGTGTAATTCAAAAATTAAAAAAATTAGCTTAGATAAATATTCCTTTTTGGATAGTGATAGTGATAAAAGTAATGATAGTGATAATTTTGATTTAGATATTAATTCTGAAAGCGAGGCTCTACATGAAAAAAGAAAACTAACTAATGTTCCTCCAGAAGCATTCGAGATAAAAAAAATGGAAGAACCTATACAAAAAAATATTAATCAAAATTTAGGTGTTAATAATAATAACTTTGCAGTTTCAAAACACTTAGAAAATAATACTAATTCAAAATCTAATTCTGATGAAGAAGCATCTTTACCAATTAATAAGATTGAAAAGAATGAAGTACAAATGGTGAAAGAAGAAGCTTTATCGCAAACATCAATAATTAAAGAAGAAGAAACTATATCTGCTTTGCCAACATTTAATAATAAAAATAATATAGTAAGTGAAACAAGTTATACACAGGATAAAATTATTATTGGAACAAATTCTAATGTATCTTCCAAAAACTCTGCAAATTCCAATGAGTCTCCTAAATTAAATTCAAATATAAAAAATAAAATAGAAACATCTGAAAGTTCTTCTATTAGTTCTACTAAAATGTCTCTTCAAAGTAATATAGATAAGAAACAAGATAATTATGATATAACAAGTGTTGATAATAAAGTAAATAAATTAATAAATAATGTATATCAAACTAATAGTGAAAAACAAAAATATATGTTGGTAAAAGAAAATAGTAAAATAAGTGATAATAATTTTATGAATAAATTATTAAATTCTGCAAAAGAGTCTAATTATAAAATTAATACAAATGACGTTCAAGAGAAAAGGGATGATTTCCTCACGAATGTTTCCATTACCGAAAATAAAATAGAAGATTCAGAAACTGATAATATAATAGACCAACAAAAATTAATGGAATTAAATAATATTACAACTGAACATGCATAATTATTTATTAATAAAATAAATAATTAAAATTTAATCAAAAGTTAATGTTAAGTTATCATCAAAAGAAAAAGAAACTTTATTATTTCTGCGAATATCGGGGGAAAAAGAATTATCTGTGATATTTTTATTAATAATAATAGAATTTGAGGAAATTTTTTTCATTTTTAATTTTTTTAATTTAATCTCTTTTTCATATTTATTTGAAACATTCATAGCTTTTACTATTTTATCAATATTATTTTCCACATATTCTATAATATCATTATTTATAGCCCATTTAAAAAAATTAAGTTGTCCCAATGTAGTATATAAAATTTTGGTTTTTTCTTGTTTATCATAATTATAATTAAACTTTTTTCTTCTTCTAAATGGATCAAAATATTTTTTTTTATAAGATTTTAATTGAGATTTATAATTTAAATTAATATCAAATATTTTATCAGAATTACAATTCTCTAAATTTGATTTCTTTTTTGAAAATTTTGTGATAAACCAATCTAATACTCGCAGTGAAATATTAGATTCTCCATCTATTATTTTTTTTATTTTTTCTATTTTATTTATATCACAACTTTTATAAAATTTATCAATCATTATATAATAACATAATTCCTTAGAATTAAAAAAATTTACTGGATCTAATATATCTTTATTTTCACTTTTTTCATCTCTTGTCGAAATAGTATCTATTGTATCCGTTAAAGATTCACTATCACTTGATATATCTGACATTTATATAAGACATAAAAATATATTTTTTTAAATATATATAAATGAACGAATACGAAATATTAGGAATTAATAAAAATGCTTCTTTGGAAGAAATAAAAAAAAAATATATTAAATTAGTATTAAAATATCATCCAGACAGAAATAAAGATCCAAATGCTTCTATTGAATTTATTAAAATTAATGAAGCCTATAAAAAAATAATAGCTAATAAAAATATTAATATAAATAATATAGATAATAATATTGATAATTTTTATGATAATTTAAAATTAGTTATATCAAAATATCCAATATTAAATAAAATTATTGATAATTTAATAGATGATTTTTATCCAAGTTATACTGAATTTATAACAGATATTAATGAAATGAATTTTGTAAAAATATATGATACAATTATTAAAAATATTCATGATAAATTTAATAATAAAAATCTTGATATATATGGAACTATTTATACAAATTTATATGATAAATATCATAATAATTATCAAAAAATATCTATAAAGAGAGAAACAAAAGAATCTATAATTTTATATATACCTTTGAGAGAAAATTATATTATATATTTTGGTGAAGGGGAATGTAATAATTATTTTAGTGGTGATATATTAATCTCTATTATTTGTAATAAAGAAAATAATTATTTAATTAATAATAATGATTTAATTTATAAAAATAAGAATCAAGATAATATTTTTATAGATCATTTTGGAGAAAATTTAGATATATCTAATTGTAAAATATTTATTAATAAAGGATTACCATATTTACATGATAATATATTAAAAAGAGGAAATTTATATATTATGTAAAATAACATATAATTAGAAAGAATAATTTATATATTATTTGATAATATTTTTTGATTATTATTTTTTAAATAATTATTAAGTATTCTTTGCAAAGTATTAAAATTAAATCCTTCTTTATCTAAGTAATTAATAGAATTATTAACATCATAACTTATATTTAAAAGTTGATGAATATCTTCATCAATTCTATAGACTCTTTTATCTTGTTCATATATTAAATTTCTTTTTCTTAATACATTATTTATAAATAATTTAGTTATTTCTGGCAACGATAATTTTTTGTTTTTATCTATTTCTAATAAATTTGCTAAATTTATTGGTATTTCTTTTTTATTTATAAATCCTATTTGTATTGTTTGTTTTTTTCTTTTTTGTTTCCATAAATTATTGATATCTGAATCGTATGTTTTTTTTATTTTAATAATTTCCATTTTTGTATTTTTTAATTCATTCATTTGATTTTCAATAGTTTTTAAGATATTATCTATTTGATCAGATAATTTAAGTTCGCTTTTTATTTCTGTTGGAACCTTATTATTATTCTTATTTTTTTTTATTTTTTCTACTTTTTTGGTATCTAATTTGACTTTAAAAGTAATTTTTTTTGGATTTTCTAACAAATTATCATCTAATATTAAGTCGTCATCTGAAAGTGATTCGGTATTATTATATAATTCGTCATCATCGGAAATATATAATAATGCGGAATCAGTATCAGACAAATTTTTAATATTACTTAAATTTTTATCTAAAATCTTAGAAGCCATAGTTTTTTAATATACTATATATTAATAAAAAAAAATTAATTATTATTTTTTAAATAATTATTAAGTATTCTCTGTAGAGTATTAAAATTAAATCCTTCTTTATCTAAGTAATTTACAGAATTATTTACATCATAACTTATATCTAATAATTCATGAATATCATTGTCAATTCTATAAACTCTTTTATCTTGCTCATATATCAAGTTTCTTTTTCTTAATACATTATTTATAAATAATTTAGTTATTTCAGGTAATGATAATTTTATATTTTCATCTATTTGTAAAATATTAGATAGTTTTTTTGGTATTTGTTGTTTATTAATAAATCCAACTTCTGTTAATTTTTTTTTTTTATTTTTTTGTTTCCAAATTATATTAATATCTGCTTCATAAAATTTTTTAATTTTTGAAATATCTAATTTTGTTTTTTTGAGTTCCATTATTTGTTCGCTAATATTAGATATAATATTATCTAATTTCTCTGAAAATTTCAATTCACATTTAATATCATTTGGAATATTATTTCTGAATTTTTTTATTTTATCTTTATTATTATTATTATCATTATTATTTATTTTAATATTTTCTAATTTAAGAATTATTTTTTTTTTATTATTATGATTATCTAACAAATTATTATCTAATATTAAATCATCATCAGAAAAAGTATCTTCTTCACTAATAGTAGTTGTATTGTCAGTTTCAGAATCTGAATCTTGTAATATAACTTTTGGTTTAGTTTTTTTTTTATTATCACGTATTAACGCCATTTTATAATATTATTTTATATTATAAAATATGTATTTACAATAGATACGATGTATATTCATTTATACTTATATTTTCAAGTGGTAATGCGTCTAATTTTTCTTTAAAAATTATTTTTTTTTCATTATTTCGTAATATATTAAATCTTAAATCAAATTCTTGATACGGTATATTTTGATATATATTATATAAATATTCAAATATACTTTTACTCTCTATTTTAGGAACCCATAATCCATTATAATTATTTTGTGAATTCTTATTATTAATTATTCTAAATCTTAATTTCTTTTCTAATATTTTTATTATATTTTTTGATAATTCATTATCAAAACCATATTCTATTATATTATATTTATTTAAATTATTTAATATTTCTTTTAATCCTATATAAACTTCAATCGATTCTTTTATACATTTTATTTTTATAGTTAATAATTCATCTTTTGTATAATTCCTTTTAGTAAATGGATCATGTAATAAATTAGGTTTAGGATTTTCCATATCAGAAGCACATAATTGATTACCTAAAATATCAACTAATATTCTTATATCCCAATATTTATCCAATTTAATTATATATCTTTGTGGTATCTCCTTCCAACTATCATATATTCCTAATAATGTTTCTATATTTAACTCATCTAATTTTTCATAATATATTTTATCTTGATTATTAATTTTATTATTATTTACAAAATATATTTTAGATTTATTGTGATAAAAACAAAAATCACTATTTTCTAATTTATTTCTAGAACATCTTATAGAGTTTTCAACTTTACTTTTATATGACATACATATATTATCATTCATTAAGTATAATAATATATATTTATAAATTTTTATATAAATTTAGTAACTATTTTTTATTCTCATTAGTAGCATTATATAATTCAAGTTTAATTTCATTCTTTTTATTGCTATATACTGGTTCATTTTTACCATTAATATTATCTATTAATTTACCAACAGACATATATATAGATGTTAAAATATTTGATTTTTCATCATCTTTTAAATTAATATAGACATCTTCCAATTCATCTACTCTAATATCAATTAAATCATCCAATAATTTATCCATTTCTTTTGTCATAATTTTTCCATTATTCTTAACTTTACAATATTTAGATTTCAAATTAGTAATTAATATATTTCTATTATAAGGTTTTACTTCATTATCACAATTAACATATCTTATATATTCTGTAAGTGCATCATAACCTTTATTTAATATATTTATCTTATCTTTTGATGAAAGATCTATTTTCTCATTACCTAAATTTAATATAAATTGAATATTATTATTGCTATTAATATTATTATTACTATTAATATTCTTATTATTATGAGTATTATTATTAGTATTACTAATATTATTAATATTATTTGTATTAATATTATTTAACATGTTTTCGAATTTATTTATTTTTTCCATAATAATATCCAAAGTATCCTGGGTTTCTTGAGCTTCTTGAATATCTTGAGTTTCTTGATTTTCTTGAATATTATTAATAATTTCAGATTTTAAAATTTTACATCTTAAATTTTCATGAATTTTTAAATTATATTTACTTTTGAATTGCTTGTTGCACTTTTGACAAAAATATCCCTTATTTTCTTCAATTTCTAAATTTTCATTTTTTATTAAAAAATTTTCATTTTTTACGCAAAATTTTGTATTTTTAGAGTTTTTTGGGTTTTTTTGCGTAAAATTATATTTATTACAAATATTCTCGTGTTCAACCCTTTTCTTCAATTCTTCAAATGTTATAACTTTATTAGTTTTGGTATTATTACTTTTTACTGGTTTTACACATGGAAATTTACGATTAAGATGTCTGTCATAATGACATTTTTGTTTAAAAGACATATGGCACTTATCACAAATATATTCAACCATTATATTTTAATTACTATATATATAATTTTATATAGAAAAAAAATAACCTATTTTTAACCTATTTTTACTCGATTTAACCGTTTTTTTACGCAAAAAAATTCCAGGGGGGGAGATTCAAAAAAAAATCGGTTAAATTTTTTTAGAAATTTTAAAAATCATTGGAAAGTTTTGGAAAATCATGATTTTTTTTGATTTTTTTATTTTTTTTTTGACACACAAATTTTACAAAAAAAAGATACTACGCAATTTTAATTTTTCCAAGTTTTGCGAACTTACCGCGTGATCCAAGGTAAAATTTTAAGTAGTTTTTTGCTGAAAAAGATATATGAGTAATAATTAGTGAAATAATTTTATGTTACAAAGTGCTCGAAAACTCATCTTTGAGAAGATAAAAAAATTTAAAAAAATAGGAAAAAATGGGAAATTTTTAGAAAATAAGAAAATTTTAATAATTAAAAAAATTGATTTTTAAAAATAATGAATTAAACTTTATTTTAATATATTATAAATAAAAATGGAGCTGGATAATTGGTATTTTATGTTTTATGATAAGTTTGATGAAAACAGTAATATCAATAATCCCAAAACATGTAAAATATCTTTGAATGATTTATTCAATGGAAATTACAAAGATATATATAATCAAGAAGCAATTGAAATATTCAATAAATCATGTTTAGTAATAAATAAAATTCCAGAACTTGACTTTGATTTTTATAAAGTGATCATTTTCACAAATGATAATTTTAAATCAAGATATAATGTATGTGGTATTAATATACCTTTATTAAAAAATTATATTGAAAACAAAAAAGAAATTAATAATATTAAATTTTTATTAGAATTATTTAGAATTAATAGTTTGTATCAAAAGGTTCAAGAAAATGGTAATATTGGTTTTTATGATTTAAAAGAACATATAATAACTAATCAAAAAAATGTTAAAAACTTAATTATGTCAAAAACAGGTGATATTACAGATAAAATGATTACACAACCAGATTTATTAAATATAAATCTTTATGATTATCAAAAGAGAACTATTAATTGGATGTTTGAGAGAGAAAATAATCAAAAAATAATTAGATATACTCTCCTAAATGAAGTATCGTTGGGAGAAGTAGTATATTTTCCATTAAAAAAAGAATTTGGATTAATAGATGAACAAAAAGCTATTATTTTTAATGGTGGAGCTTTAATAGATGAAGTTGGACTTGGTAAAACAATACAAATGATTACTCTGAGTTTAATGAACAAAAGTAATAATAAAGATGATAATAAAGATTTTAGATTATTTAGTAAAGCAACACTTATTATTTGTCCTACACAATTATGTGGTCAATGGAAACGAGAAATAGAAAATAAAATTAAAATAAGTGGAGAAAATAATATTAAAGTAGTTCAATTATTAACAAAACCACATTTTGATAAAGTTACTTATCAAGACTTGCTAGAAGCAGATTTTGTATTAATATCATATGCTTTTTTGGATAATAAAAATTTTATTGATACTTGGTTACCACATGTAACAAAAATAAAGAATTATCATAAAAATAATAATTTTATTAAAGATAGAAATATATTAGTTAAAGAATTAGAAAATATATCAGAAAAAATTAAAAAAACTAAATATTTAAATACTACTAATTGTATATTGCCGATAATTAAATGGCATAGAATTATTGTAGATGAATTTCATGAGATTTCTACAATCCCAAAATATATTTATATTAAAAATATTTTATCAATATTAGATGGAAAATATAAGTGGTGTGTTACAGGTACTCCATTTAATCAAGAATCTACATGTTTATTAGATATGGTAAATTTTGTCAGTAATTATACAAATAATTATGAAGATAGAATATTTACAAATAATAATATTATTAAATTTTTAGAAAATAACTTTTTTAGAAGAAATACTAAAAAAAGTGTAGAAAGCGAATATACTTTACCTCCTATAAAAGAAAGTATTATTTGGCTTAAATTTACACCAACAGAGAGACTAATGTATAATGCTTACCTCGCTAATAATTGTAATGATAAATATAGTCCATTTTTAAGAAAATTATGTTGTCATCCAAAATTAGCTGAAGAAATTAAAGATGATTTAGCCGGATGTAATACACTTGAAGATATAGAAAAAAAAATGATTAGTTTTTATAAAAAGGCAATGTTAGAAGCCCAAGAAAACATGGTTATCCAACAAAATAAAATTAAATTAATAGAATATAAATTAAATAAATATATTCTAAAAAGACAAAAATGGTTATTAAGTAAAAAATATAAAGTTATTTTAACAAAACCAGAAAAACCCAATATTGATGAAAAATATATTATTAAATATTTTAAGAATGATGATGATATTAATTTAGAAGAATTATTTGGAAATAGTGATAGCGATAGTGATAGTGATAATGATGATGACAAAAATAATAAAAAGAAACCATTAATAAATGTATCTATTAATAATATTCAAGATAATATAAAAAAAATAGGTAAAGCGTGGGAAGAAGGAACTTTAACTCTATCTAATAAAGAAGATTATCTGAAAAAAGCAAATGAAAATTTGAAAATATTAACAAATATTTATAATGGTAAAAAGACAACTTGGGAATTTTATAATAATTTATTAGAAAGAATTAGAAAAACAGTAAATAAAGCAAAAAAATCTAATAAAGATAGTGACAGTGACAATGATAGTAGTGATAGTGATGAAGAGGAAGAAGAACCTTGTTCTATCTGTTTAGATAATATCCCAGAAGCAGGAATTGGTGTTACAAAATGTGGTCATATGTTTTGTCATGAATGTATTATGGAAGTAACAAAGAAAAATCCAAAATGCCCATATTGTCAAAAAACAGTATTACCAAATGAAATTATGCATATATCATATGAAAATCCAAATAACATAAAAGAAACCAAAGAAAATAATGGAAAATTAAAATTAATAAATAAAATTGGAACTAAATTAGCTAATTTAGTATATTATATTAAGAATACAAAAGAACATATCATTATATTTTCACAATGGAATGATTTATTGGAACATGTAGGTGCTGTTCTCAACGAATATGATATTAAAAATATCTTTTGTCGAGGAAATGTATGGCAAAGAGATAAAGCTATTAGAACTTTTAACGAAGATAATAATATGAGAGTAATTATGTTATCTTCCGAAAGTGCTGCTTCCGGAACTAATCTAACCAAGGCTTCCAAAGTTATATTAATAGATCCTGTATATGGTAATTATGAATTTAGAAAAAATACAGAATGGCAAGCTATTGGTAGAGCACATCGTATGGGACAAACAAAACAAGTTGAAGTTGTCAGATTTATTATAAAAAATACCATAGAAGAAGAAATATATAATGAAAATAAAACAGAGGATGCTAAATATATTAATAATAAAGTAATATTTGAGATGAATGAAGAAGAAATTATATTAAATGAAAGTGAAGAGAAAGAGATTGAAAATACAGTGAATAAAAGTAAAAAAAGAGTAACAAAATTAGATAAACAAAAAATTAGAAAAAAAAAAGAATATAATAGTGATAATTATGAAAGTGATTAATTTTGATTTAATTATATGTCCAAATATATATAATATTTTTTTTAATGAATATTATATATGAATCAAAATTTTTTTAATAATAATTTGTTGAATAGAAATAATCAACAAAATTTAAACCAACTTCATATGATGCAGATGTATCAAAATATGATGAAAATGAAACAAGATTATAGTAATAAAAAAATAGATGATAAGATGATTTATAATGCTATTATTCAACCCAATAAAATAGAAAGAGGTGATCAAGAATTAAATAAAAGATATAAAGTAGCAGAAGTTAATTATAAACCAGAAATTGATGAATGGAGGAAAAAAAGAACTAATATGCCATATAAAGGTGTTTTAAAAAATGAGAATTATAATAAAGATTTTAAAAAACAAGAAGATTTAATTGTTCATAAAGTAACACAGTTAGATAAACTCGGTCTAAATGAAGATTTTAACAAATTTGTTACAGGTATAGAAAAACATAATGGAGAATTAAAAGTTATTTATTCAGCAAATAATAAAAATGAAAATTATAAAAAGTTTGAATATAACCAGAAATTTAAATATAATGTCCAATTTAATCCCAAAGATTTTGATGAATTAAAACAAGACAAAATTAAATATCTTGAAGAACAACAAAAAGAGTTAGTTAAAGATAAAGAAAATACTGATGAAATTATTAATATATTACATATGAATGGTATTATTGATGATAATGAACTTAAATTAGTTGAAACACAAACAGAAGAAATACATGAAAAAGAAGATACAGGTGCTTCAAATAAAAAAGGTATTAAAAAAGTCGTTTCAAAGAAAATAGAAGAAAATAATAATATAGATAATGTATCAGTATCAGATGATTTATTAAGTAAATATAAAAATAGAGCAAAAAAATAATATAAATGCGATTATATATTTCTATTTTAAATAAATATTATTATTATATGATGGATAATAATAATAGTGATGCTTTAATTAATGATTTTTTTAATACAAATCAAGATATTGATAATAAAATACAAGAACAAAAATCACAAGAAAATATAATATTAGGTATAGATTTAGGAACAAGCAATACATGCGTGGCAATTTGGAGAAATAATAATTGTGAAATTATACCAGATGAATTTGGTAATCAAACTTTTCCCTCTATAGTTGCTTATACCAATAAAAATAGATATATTGGTTGCGAAGCAAAAAATCAAAAAGAATTAAATCCAAAAAATGTATTTTATGAAGTAAAAAGATTAATTGGTAGAAAAATTACTGATGAATGTATTCAAAACGAAAGAGAATTATTAAATTATGATATCTCTAGTGATAAAGAAGACAATATTTTATTATTATCTGAATATAAGAAATATACACCGGAAGAAATTAGTGCTTCTATTTTATCTAAGGCAAAATTAATGGCAGAAAATTATTTAGAATGTGAAATAAGTAAAGCTGTGATAACATGTCCTGCTTATTTTAATGATTCACAAAGACAAGCAACTAAGGACGCCGCTACTATTTCTGGTTTAGAATGTTTAAGAATAATTAATGAACCAACAGCATCTGCATTGGCTTATGGTTTATTATCAAAAAGTGAAAAATATAAAAATAAATCTATGAATATTATGGTTTATGATTTAGGTGGAGGAACTCTGGATGTTTCTTTATTAACTATTACAGATGGTATATTTGAAGTTTTAGCCAGTGTTGGAAATACTCGACTTGGTGGAGCTGATTTTGATAATAGAATTCTAAAATATTGTATAAAATATTTTATGACAAAAAATAATTTAGAAAATATAAATGAAATATCAAGTTTAAGTCTTCAAAAACTTAGAAAAAGTTGTGAAAATGCTAAAATACTTTTAAGCACTAATAATATGGCTATTATTGCAGTTAAAGATTTTTATATGAATAAAGATTTATTAATTAAATTAAAAAGAGATAAATTTTATGAATTATGTAGAGATTTATTATTATTATGTATGAAACCAATTGAAGATGTTTTATTATCATGTAATATGAAAAAAGAAAATATTGATGAAATATTATTAGTTGGTGGTATGACTCAAATGTTAATAATCAAAGAAAATATAAAAAATTATTTTAATAAAGAACCTAATTGTAGTGTTGATCCTAATTTAGCAGTGGCAATTGGAGCAAGTATTCAAGCATATATTATGGGTAATCATAAAGATCCATTAATAGAAGATATTATGTTGTTAGATATTATACCTTTATCACTTGGTGTAGAAACCATGGGTGGAGTGATGAGCACTATTATAAAAAGAAACACTTATTTACCAGTAACTAAAAAAAAAATATATAGCACTGACCAAGATTTTTGTGATAGTGTATTAATTAAAGTATTTGAGGGAGAAAGAAAAATGACAAAAAATAATTTTTTGGTTGGAGAATTTGAATTAAGTAATATAGAAAAAGTTCCGAGAGGTATTCCAGAAATAGAAGTCAAGTTTCATGTAGATATTAATGGTATTATACAGGTTACTGCAGAAGATTTGAAAAATAATAATAAAAAAACAATTACTATTACTGGAAATAAAGGTAGATTAAAACAAGAAGATATTAAAAAATTAATTTTGGAAGCAAAAGAATATGAATTAAAAGACAAATTAGAAAAAAATAAAAAAACTATTTATTACAACATAGAAGAACTATATAGTAATATTAATATAAATCTCAATAATGATGAATATAAAATTGGTCAAAAAGAAAAAGAAGTTATAAATGAAGATTTACAAAAAATAAAAAATTGGTTAAATGAAAAAAATTATTTATTACGTGAAGAAACTGAATTACGTGATATGTTAAAATATATTAAAAATAAATATGGAACACTTATTTTAAGAGTAAATAAATTGGATGAGAATATTAAAAGTGCAGATAATAATAGTAAAGGAACTAATATCTATGACGATGAAGAAGAAAATACAGAAGTATTTGAACAAGTAGAAGATTTAGAGTTAGGAATTAATAATATGGAAAATCAAGAAAAACAAGAATTAAAAAATATTAGAAATCAATTAATGGAATTATGTAATAGTGTATATGAAGTATTACCAAATTTAAATATCAAAGATGAAGATAAAAAAGATTTGAGAGACTATATTGATGACACTTTATTATGGATTCATATCCAACAAAAAGTAAATAAACAAGATTTACAATTAAAAATAGAAGAAGTAAATAATAATTGTAATAAATTATTTAATGAATATTCAGAAAATATATTTGTAAATAAATCCAAAAAAGAAGAATTATATGAAATGTGTATGAATATAAAAAATATTTTGGATAATAATATGTTTGAAGTAGATTGTAAAGATTTAAATGATATTATTAAATTATGTTTGGATAATATAGAAAATTTGGAAGAAACAAAAATAGAAGAACTAATAAATAATATTAATGACTTGTTTGGTGCTTTATATTATCAAACTTTTAATAATTAAAAATCATTTTATACAACCAATCTTTTTTTGATAACATATTGAATTTTTTTTCTATAATTTTCTTGGAATAAGAAAATTGAGAAAGAGAGAATAATATTAGTATATGCTTCACCAATTTTGGTATTTTGATAAATAAAACTTGGCATATTTTGGATAGCTTTAATAATTAAATAAACAGAGAATGAAATAATAATAGATTGAATAAATATTTCTAAAAAAATTGAAATGATATTTTTTTTATCATATTCTTCTTCATGAAAATGTCCATAAATTTTTTCAATAATAATAGATGACAATAATCCAAACGATAAATATTGGAAATTAGTAAAAGCAATATTTAATGTTTTGGTAAATAAATGTTCTAAAATCATAATCATAATTATATATTAAAAAATCAATATTATTTTTTAATATGTTTCAAATAAAAATTATAAAGAACTTTATTCATACATGTATTTCTGAGAAGGGCGCAATTTCTTAATTTATTAATACTTTCAATGGCATCAAAATAAGAATAATTTTTATACTTGATGAGATAAGCAGCAATAATGGAAGCTGATCTATGATGGCCTTTTTTACAATGAACTAAAACTGGCATATTATTATTCAAACAATAATGTATTAAATTAATAATATATTCAAATTCTTTTTGGATATTCATATTACAAACTTCTTTATCTCTCACTAATAAATTAATATATTTAATATTAAGTTCTTTATCATTTTCATATTTATTGGGTATCTTACTAACATTAATAATAATTTTAATATTAAATTTTTTGAGAAATTCACGAGAATAAGCCAATTTATAATTACCTAACCATAAATTATTTATGATTAAATTGCCATCTTTTTCGTTAGGACATTTATTTACCTTATTTTCTTCATGAAAATTATTATTAAGCATATATATTATTGAAGCAGATTTTTAGAAATTGTTTTATAATTATTAATACTATCTAATAATAAATTATTAAAAAAATTTATACTTTTATTAATAGACAACAAATTATTAATAACATTAATTTGTATTTCTTCTGTTGTTTTTAATTGCTTTTTAATATCTTTATATTCTTCTTTTATTTTAATAAGCGAACTATCCATATTTTATTTAATTATAATAATTAGAGAATATTTTTATATAATAATTATATTATATATAAATTATATATGTTATCTGCTAAAAATATTGTTTTAAGTATGAATCAAGATAAAAATATTAATAATTCTAATATTAATAATACAAATGTTAATAATAATATTCAAGATATAGAAGATATTGAAGATATTGAAGATAGTAATAACAATAACAATAACAATAATAATAATAATAATAATAATAATAATAATAATAATAATAATAATAATAATAATAATAATAATAATAATAATAATAATAATAATAATAATAATAATAATAAAAATAATAATAAAAATAATAGCGATGATAAAGAAAAAATAATAAATAATAATATAAATAAAAATAATAGAGAAGAAAATTTAGAACCTAAATTAGAGAAAGAATTAAAATTAGAATTTATACCGTTCGAGGGGAAGGCATTACCTTCCTCACGAATGCTTCTGAAGGAACCTCAGAATCAAAGAACAAATAATGTTGAAATAGCGAATAATAATAGTTTTAATTTATTAGTGAAACATGAGATAGATGTTTATTCACAAGATAGTAAATTTTCATTTTATGATAATAAAAATAATTATTTAGGATTTATAACAGTAAGACAATTAATAAGATTTATAGCTAAAAAATGGGATGAACAATTTTTAAACAATATAGATATAAGTATGGCTGTTGATTTAATTAGAAAGTTAATATGCACAGTTAAAATAGATAAAGAATATGGTGAAATACAAATAAATCTTAAATCATATATGGATTCGCCATTTATGGGTAATATAGGTATGTTAATTAAATTACTAAATGGATTAACAGAGTATGAACAAAATTATTTAGAAAATGATTTATTAAAAGTGGAATCTATGAAAACGAGAAAAAATATAAGAGTGTCAATTAAACAGTTTATTATTCAGTATATGAATCATATATTAAAAATAATATCAAATATAAGTAATGAAATTAAAAATGACGATACTAAACAGGAAATAAAAAATAAATTAATAAAATATAGTGTAGGTATAACATATAAAATTTCGATGTTTGTAAAAGATTTTGTAGCTTTACAAATGGACAAAATAAATAAAAATAATGAAAATTTATTAAAAATAAATGAAATTAAGAATGGTTTAATTAAAAGAATGGATAAATTAAGTTATAAAATAGAGGAATTAGAATATAAAATAGAAAATATGTCGCAAACATCTAAATCTCAATATAGTGATACATCATATGAGATATCAGGTAAAATATTAAATAGTTCTCAGAGTAATATTTCCAAATCTAAAACTGACCAAGATGAAAGTGCTTATATGTCAAATTCTTATAAAAACACTGATCTTTCTTCTAATATTTCAGGAAGAACTGAGAGTTCATATGATACTGTATCAAAAATAGATACATCAAGTCTTCATTTAACAAATATTATATCAGAATTATTAGCTGAAAAATCAAAAAGTGATAAATCGAATGTATTTAATAAAAAACACGAGATATCTTTAAAAACAGATAAATTTAACAAGAAAATAAATGATTTAATGGAAAAATCTTCGGAAAATGGGTTTGATATGGGTGAAACAGAAGATAATAATATTAAATCTTTAACAACACATAGTGAATCACAAATGTCAGCTATTTATTAATTATATTTTTATTATAATATAATTAATTTAATTTAATTTAATTTAATTTAATTTAATTTAATTTAATTTAATTTAATTTAATTTAATTTAATTTAATTTAATTTAATTTAATTTAAGCACTTGCAGTTTGAACTGGAGCACTTCCTCCCTTTTTAACAGTCTTTTTTGCTACTTTCTTTCCTTTAGTAGTTTTGCTTGCTTTAGCCTTAGTTGCTTTTGGTTTAGTAACTTTTGTTGCAGCCTTTTTAGCTTCTTTATCAGTAGTAGATTTCTTGGGTTTTTCAGTTTTAGTTTCAGCTTCTGCAAGTCTTTTCTTATAAAGTTTGTTAGTAAAATGATATGGAATTTGTTTATCACCCTTTGGAACAATAGTTGGTTTATCAAGTTTAACTCTCTTACCAGTATATGAGAAAGTCTTTCTCTTGCCTCCTCTGGTGCACTCAACCATTTGGAATTCAAATTCTCTTCCAACAACAGCTTCATCACCACCTTCATTTTTGCAGATCTTAGTTAAAGCCTTATTACCTGCTTGTTTTGGTCTGCTGGCTCTATATCTGCCAAATACATTACCATTATATACACATTTAAAGTGTCTGACACGTTTTCCGCCTTCTTGATTTTCTTCGCCTGCCTCGACATTTTCAGCCTTGGATTCAGCAGCAGTAGCAGCAGCAGCATCTTTTTGAGATTTAGTAGCTCTTGGTTTCTTACCAGAACTGGCATCTTGGCTACTGGCAACAGGTGTAGCAACAGGTGTAGCAACAGGAACAGGAACAGCAGCAGGTTTTGATTTAGTTACTCTTTTAGATGTAGCAGGTGTAGAAGCAACAGATGATGAAGCAACTGAAGAAGAAACAGCAGGTGTGACAGTAGAAGCAGCAACAGGAGCAGATGAAGCAGCAACAGAATCTGTATTGTTATTAGCAGTTGTGTTAGTAGTAGTTTTCTTGGTATTTTGTCTTGCCATTATTATATATTATATTTTAATATATTTTTTTTTAACAAATGAACACACATAAAATACAAAATAAAAAATTAAAAACTATATAATAAAAAAATATACCATACCTAAAAAAAAATTATAAAATCTATATATTATAAAATTTTTATAACTCATAAATATATATTATCATATAATATATATGATAAATATGATAAATATGAAAAATATATTAATTAATATTTTACATAATGAATATAAAATAATATCTGTATTATTAAATGATTATAATAAATTTATAATGGATTGTTATAATAATAATATTTTATCAATAAATGATAAAAATAATGTAATCAAAAATTTAACAGAAATAATAAAAGAATTAAATAATACATTTAATAATCAAATAAAAAATTTTAATTTATTGGATAATATTTGTGATATTGAAATAGATAAATATTTTAATTTTAAAACAAATAATAATATTAATGAAGTAATTAAACTGTTTATAAAATGGAAAGAAATGGGAATAAGCGAATATAAAAATATAAATTTAGATAATTTTAGTAAAATAATAGGAAAAATAGAAAAGATAACCCAAAAATATGGTATTGATAAAATAAAAAATTTATTATTATTATCTAATCTTCATTATAATAAAAAGATTTTGGAAAATGAATATATAGAAATAATTAATAATGAATTTATCATATTAAATTATAAAAAAGAGCCTTTTAGTAGCATATCCAAAAATATAAATAATGAAAGTAAAAATTATATAATTAAATTTAAGCAAATAAATAATATAAATGAAGTATTATTAGATAATTGTTGTGAAATAGAATTAATAATTCCAGAAATAAAACAACATTTTATATTAAATGGTTATTTTAAAAATGATTTAACAGGAACTATAATTAAAACATCACAAATAACAAGACCTATATTATTTGAAAAAAAAAAGTTATTTACAAATGAATTAAATAAAATAGGATATATTAATGAAAAATTTAAAAAATCATATATTAAAAATTTAAATTTATGTCAATATTTATCTTATAATTCAGTAATATTTATTGAAAAAATAATGAATGATTATGATATATATTTAAAATTAAGCAAATTAGTTTTCAAAAATTTATTTAATGAATTTATAAATGATAATTCAACAATTAAATCACAATTTGATATCATAAAATTATTTTTAATAGGAGGAACAGATGAAAATAATAATATGGCTGGATTATTATTTAGTATAACAAAAGATAAAAAATTTGGTAGTGAATATATATCAGATATTATTTATAGAAATTTATCTTATACATCTCAAATAAAATTAAGAAAACTAACCATAAATATAAAAAATGAATTAGATAAATTAAAAAATATAAATTTAGATAATATTGATATGAAAAAACAAATAGTTGTTTCAAAAAATATGCCTCCATATGTTAAAAAATTAGCTTTTGATAAAATTGAAGAAATGAAAACAGGAAGCAGTGAATATTATAAACAAAAAACATATTTAGATGTTCTTGTTAATTTTCCATGGATAAATGAAAATAATAAAGATGATATTTTTTATAATTTAAGACATGATATTAATAAATCAAAATTATTATTAGATAATGTTAAAGATAGTTTAAATAATTCTGTATATGGACACGATGAATGTAAAAAAGTTATGCAGGAATTAATTGGAAAATGGATCAGTAATCCTAATAGTATTGGTAAAGCTATTGGATTAGTGGGACCACCTGGTGTTGGAAAAACATTAATCGCCAAAGCATTAGGAAAAGCATTAAATTTACCTTTTACACAAATAAATCTTGGTGGAATGGAAGATAGATGTATATTAAGTGGTCATTCTTATACTTATAGTTCGGCACAACCTGGTTTAATAATTAGAAAAATGATAGAAGCTGGTAATCCAAGATGTATTATGTATTTTGATGAATTAGATAAAACAAGCACAAAACATGGCATAAATGAAATTTTTAATGTTTTAATACATTTAACAGATACAAATACGAATACAAATTTTAATGATTCATTTTTTAATGAAATAACATTTAATTTAAGTAAAGTATTATTTGTATTTTCTTACAATGATACAGAAAAAGTAGATAAAATTTTATTAGATAGAATGGATAAAATAGAAGTCAAACCATATTCTTTGTATGATAAATTAATTATATCCAAAAAATTCTTATTAAATGAAGTATGTCATGATATTAATTTTGAAAAAACAAAATATGAAATAGATGATTCTACCATAGAATATATTATTGATAATTACACAATGGAAGCAGGAGTTAGAGAATTAAAAAGAAAGTTTGAGTCTATATTTATGAAATTAAATTTGGAAAAATATTTTAATCCCGAAAAAGAGAAATTTATTATAGATAAAGTTTTAATAGATAAATTATTAAATAAACCTAATTTTAATATTAAAAAAATTCATAATGAAGATGATATTGGTATTATAAATGGTTTATATGCCACAAGCAATGGCATGGGTGGTATTATACCTATTTTAATTTATGATAATCATACTAATAATGGTAAATTTATATTAAAATTAACTGGTAGTCAAGGAAAAGTTATGAAAGAATCAGTATCATTTGCTTTTACCATAGCCATGAATTTAGTAAAAGAAGAATATAGGGAAGAATTTAGACAAAGATGTAAATATGGTCTTCATATACATACACCTGATGGAGCAACACCAAAAGATGGACCATCAGCTGGGTCAGCATTTACAACGGCTTTTATTTCAAGAATATTAAATAAAAAAATTAAAAAAGATATTTCGATGACAGGAGAAATAGAAATAAATGGTAATATTACGGCAATTGGTGGTTTAGTCTATAAATTAAAAGGAGCAATTAAAGCTGGTGTCAAAACTGTTTTTATTCCCAAAGATAATGAAGACGATTATAAAAAAATAGTAGAAAAAGATGAAAATATAATAAAAGAATTAAATATTATATTAGTAAGTCATATTCGGGAAATAATACCATTAGCTTTAATAGAACCATCAAATGAATATTTTTCCTATAATAAATATTTTATTAATTAATTAATTATAAATAAATAATTAATTATTAATAATATAAAAAAAGTATTATTTATTACTTATGATGATTACACATAATTTTATAAGTTTTTAAAATTACTACTGTTTTAAATATAATTATTCTAATAACTATATATTATATGATTTTATTAAATATATATATATATATATATATATATATGTACAAAAAATATTTAAAATATAAATTAAAATATAGTAATGAAAAAAAAAAATTAAACAATACGGTGGAGGATGTAATTCTGGTGATTTTATAAAAAAATTAGCTACTTATAGATTAAAATTATGTAGAAGATATTATGATTTATCACCATCTGAAATACAAGAAAGAAGTTTAATATATATGCCCATAATTACTTATGCTTTTTTGTGTAAAAACAATATTGAAATTCCAGAAATTTTGTATTTGGAAAGTTATATTATATATGGTTTAACTGAACTTTTTATTATAGGTAATAAAGATCAAATGAATTCTTTGTTAAAAGATATTTTTGATACAGCTATAAATACAATGCCAAGTAATATTAATAGTTTTAATAACTATTATAAAAATAATGACTTTTCTAAAAGTATTGGAATTATACCGAAAGAAGAACAAATAGTATTTCTCAAAAAATGTGTTTTTTTACCTGATACTCAAAAAAAAATTTTTGATACCTTACAAATTAATTTAAATAATATATATGAATATTTAGAATATTTGCTAACAAATATTAAATATAATAATGTAATTAATACTTCAGAAATTATAAATAATAAATTAAAAGATTATAAAAAATATAATGGAACTGAAACAATAATAATTCCTGGTAAAAATACTTTTTTATTTGTATATTTTCCGGGTTATGATGAAAAGTTATATGGTATAAATAAATTAATTAAATTCCAAAATGTAATAAATCATGCTATGATAATAATAGATTGGAATGATATGTGGTACAAAGGAAGTTATGATAGAATAGCTGATACTATTAAATGTTATATAAAAAATTATAAAATCACAAAAACAATATTATTTGGTCAATCAATGGGTGGCTATATGGCACTTAAAATGAGCTGTTATTTGGATAATATTATATGTATTTCAATGTCACCACAAACATTTAATAGAAAAAAAAATAATATGTTATTATCATCATCAGTAAAAAATTTTGCCGATGCACCTATTTATATAAATGATATTTATGATGAAATAGATAAATCAACAAGTAATTCAAAAAGATATATACTGGTTGGTATATCAGAATGTAATCATGGTGGTTATTGGGGTGATTTATTTTTCGCCGGAAATTTAATTCAAGCAAAAAAAACATATATTTTATTAGTCAATCAAAATATTCATCCAATATATAAAAATATAAAAGCCGAAAGTTTGCGTGATTTATTAATAAATAATTATGATATATTATATAATAATCCATCAGAAGGATTAAAAATTTTAGATAAAATAGAATATTTTTCTGATGATTCTAAATCTTCTGGATAAATTAAATTTTATTATATATGATAAAAATATATAATAAAAATAAATTAAATAAATTAAATAATTAATTATTAATAATAGTATTACAAGTTATGCCAAATTTTTTAAACTTTTCAAATAATTCTGGACTAACATGTGGTTTTTTTAATTCTTCACTAACTTGATTAAGTATTTTATCTACTATATCATTTTTATATAGAATGCGTGAATATTTTTCTAATTTTTTCATTGTTTTATTAATAGTAACTTCAGAAATATCTAATTTTTCAGATAAAGTTTTTCTATCTAATTTATCATTACCTTCTTTTTCAGCCATTAATAAAATACTTACTACTGCAATTGAATGTGGTGTATGTTCTGAAGCAATATTTAATCTTTTAATATTTATAGCAATATTTTTTGATATTTCTGTTTCATCTTTATTTAATTTTAATTGTTTTGCGTATTTTATTACATAATTTTCAGGATGACTCACAATATCATTTTGTTTCATTGTAGTTTTTTTTAATAATTTTTCCAATATTTTATAACCTTTTGTTAATTCAGTTTGTTTTATTTCAAATAATTCAGCAATTTCTTTAAAACTTTTTGTGACATTCTTTTTTTTACATGCCATTTTAACACAAGAAGCAATTACCGCTAATCTATTAATACCTCTTATAATAATAGATTTATCATTATTAGTAATTTCATTTTTACATTCACTAATATGTTTATACATAATTTTAGCATCATCAGAAATACATTTTAATAAATCCACTTTTTTACATTTACTATCAATAATATTAAATACTTCACTAAGACTTCTTTCTTTATAGGGCATCGAATTCCAATTATGTAGAATTTTAACTCGACATTTCCATGATCCTCCACTTATTGTTGTTGCCATTGATGATTGAGGTAATAATTTATTTATAGGCATGGAACATCTATTCCCAGAATCATCATCATCATATGATCTCCATTCAGCACTATAATCAATCGCAATATTTAAAACTTGACCACAATTTACACAAACTAAATGACTATATTGAATATCTATCTCAATATTTTCTGATTCACAATTTGTGCATTTTTTATTTTCTTCTTTTGTTATTTTATTTTGTTCTCCCTTTAATAATAAATTATTTTCAAGAGTTGTATTCCTAATATTTCTTTTTTCTTTAAAATTATCATTTATATTATTTATATTATCATTTATATTATCATTAAATGATAAATCTAATATATCCCTTATATTATCTATATTAATATCTATATTTTGTATATTAATATAATTATAACTCATTATAATTAATTATATTTTTTTATATATTTATATAAAACTTCTTTATATATTTAATTTCATTTTTTTTATATATGTTTAACTAAAAATATATAATAATAAATATATATATATTATAATAAAAATATATATATTATAATAAAAATGAATAAGCAAGAATTATTAGATAAAATATTAAAAAATTATAAACCAGCAGAAATAAATTATGAGAAAATAGGTAATAATGCTTTATTTAAATATAAATATAAATTAAATGATTATCAAATAGTAAAAAATATAGAAGATTTAAAATATAATGATTATGTTAAATTTGTTGATATTAATTTAAGAAATATATCAAAAACATTTTTATACAAACATATGGCTATCATAGATTATAAAGATAATGAACCAGTATATTCCAGTTCTATTTTAAGTTTGGAAAATAGAAAATATAAAAATGAAATTACTATTAATTTTTATAATCATATATTTTTTAGAAAACTAAATAAAACAATATCAAAAAAGCACAATTTTTTATTATAATATTTTATATTATGATAAATATTTTATATTATGATAAAATAAATAAAATATCTTACTAATTTATAATAACTGTGATGTGTTTTGATATTTTTTGTTTTCTATGTGGAAATCCATGTCATGGAACAATTAGTTTAAAAGAAATTTATTTAGAATCAATAAAATATTATGAAGAAAAAAAGGATTCAAAAAGTAAAAAGCGTAAATTTATATATGATGAATTAAAAATAATTTATGATTATCATTTAAAACATCCGGATTTTGTTAAGAATATCAAAAATTATGATAAAATAACAAAATGGATGAATAATATTACTTTTTTAACATTAGATAATAAAATCATACATAAATGTATTATTGAAAATTGCACTATTCAATTTGAAGATTCAAAAGATAACAAATATATTCATACAGACAAACAGAATTTATATAATAATTATGGTATATTTATTCATACTGATTGTTGGAATTATGTAAAATCTGAATATAAAATAAGTTTGAATTTTTCATATTTACCTATAATTTCCCCAATATTTGAATCTTATTATAAGAATAAACCACTTTTTAATAATATCAAATATATTCCGAGTAAATATTGGATTCAAGATTATAATTTTATTTTAGCAATAATTGAAAATCCAGAATTATTATTCAGTCCAAAAAATACAAAGTCTCTAACAAGAAAACAAATAAAAAAAGTTATATCAAGTATGAAAATAAGATTAGATAAAAATAGAAAGAGTCCAATAAGTAGTGCAAGTTTTTATAAAGAAGGAACTTACAAAATAGGTTTGGATAATAATATATGGTATATAAAAAATGGTAAGTGGAATAAAATTGACAAAGAAGTAAAAAAATAAAAATAACTATACCAATAAATAATATAAATATTATGAAAAATTTAAGTTATATTGGAGAGAAAAATACACAACCAGCATTTATTATTAATCGCTATATAGATAAAAAAATTATAGATCTGGAAATTTTATGCACTTCAAAATTATCTAAAGATTTAATATCTAATATTTAATATTAAATATATATTTAATAAATTATATATTTAATAAATTATATATTTAATGTAAATAATATATGAAACTCGATATTAACAATATTTATGATTTAAATAATCCATTACCACAATGTTTGAAATGTGGTAAAGTAAGTCAAAAATTTGTTTTTTGTATAAAACATATTCAAAAATATAAAGAAATTATTTTTGATATCATAGACAATATGTTATTGTATAATGAAATATTTGATATTTTTGATACTTATAAAAAAAAAGCAAAAATATTTGGTGAAAAAATAGAAGAAATTAATAATACTATTTATCACGATAGAGTAATAAAAGATTATCAATATGAAATTTATGATTTTTTTTCAAGATGTGTCAATATATTAAAATACCAAAAAAATACTTCTAATATAAGTGAAAAAATAAAAGCTCATTTTGCAAAATATGTGAATAATATTAATATGAGCAAAGAATATTTACTTTTTGAAAAAGCTTCTTTATTATATTACAACAAAGATAATATTATTAAAAATCTTGGTTATGAAATAGTTTTGGAAAATAAAGTAACTAATTTTATAGAATATTTTAGAATTCCTCTATATTTGGAAATAAATGGTCGAAAAATAGGTGTATTATTTCAAGATAATCAAGAAAATAAAGAATTAAATCATGATTGTTTTACTAATAATATTAAATGTGTCAGTGTTAGAGATTTTCTATTATACCTAAAAAAAATATTACCAAAATAAAAATTGATATATAAAATATATAAGTAAATAAAATATCTTAATAATAAATTATATTATTAATATAAAATGGATATAATATCGAAATATAATTATAATTATCAAAATTGGCAGGAAAAATATTTGAATATACAAAAATTTAAATTATTAGATATTTCTCATGATTCATCGTGGGAAGAATTCTTTAATAAGATAGATAATAAAAAAATAAAATATATAGAGGAAATATTGAATTGTTTATTAGAAGAGGAAATTATATTACCATATCCCAATTTACTTTTGGCTCCATTCTTATATACTAAATATGATGAAGTTAAAGTTGTCATAATTGGACAGGACCCATATTTTAATATTCAGGATAAAATTCCAGAAGCAATGGGTTTATCTTTTTCTATTCCAGTTGGAATACCTATACCATCATCATTAAAAAATATATTTAATAATTTAGTAAAAAATAATATATATCAAAATATACCAAATCATGGAAATTTACAAAATTGGGCTGAACAAGGAGTATTATTAATGAATGCTTCAATGACCGTTAAACATGGTGAAAAAAATTCCCATGCTTATATTTGGAATGATTTTACAGATAATATTATAGAATTATTAGCAAAAGAAAAAAATAATATAATATTTGTATTATGGGGTGCTTTTGCTTTAAAAAAAAAGGATATCATCGATAAATATAAACAAAATAATCACAAATTAATTATTACATCGCATCCATCAGGTTTATCATGTAATAAAAGTTTAGGAGAATATCCTTCATTTATGTCTTATGATGTATTTGGTAATATAAATAAAGAATTAAAAATAATGAAAAAAAAAATTATTAAATGGTAATAATTTTTAAAAATTATTAAATTAAAAATTAATATATAAAAATTTTATAAATATTTAATAAATATTTATAAACAATGATTTTATTTGAATTATTTGGAATTTTAAATGTTGTAAATTTCTTTTATTTATTTTATAATATTAATAAAAATACGATTATTGAATTATTATTTTTGTTTAGTTGGTATATTAATGGTAATTCTTATTTTTTTTTTAATTTAATAACAACTGGATTAATTTTATTTTTATATTTTTATAGCGATATAAAAAAAAATTATGTTGAAATTAAAGAAAATATAATTATGACAAATGCTATATATGCTAAAAGAGAAAAACCAAAAGAAATTTTAATGATAAATAAATTATTTAATTTTGTTGATTATTATGTCTGTAAAATAAATAAATACGATTATCAAATATATTTAGATAAAATAAATATGATATCAGGAAAAATATATGAAAATTATTTAGTTTTCTTTGATTATATTAAAGAACTCAATATTTCTAATTTTGATAAATTAGTAAATAAATATAATTACTATTATGATATATATAATAAAATTAATATATTTACAGAATTAACAGAAAATAAAGATATTAAACCAGAAAATATGAATGAGGAAATAATGAAATTGATGACCACTTTTGGTTTAAAAACAAATACACAAAATAATTTACCATCTTTAACACCATCACAACCTCCACCAGCAGTGCAAAAACCAAAAACAAATTCCCAACAACAACAAACAAATACAAATACTAATAATACAAATAATAATGCTAAAATAAATAATACTGTAACAAATAATCCTTTATTAAACAATCAACTATTAAATAATCAACTATTAAATAATCAACTATTAAATAATCAACTATTGAATAATCCCATGTTAAATAATGTATTAACTACAAACATATCACAAGATTTAGCAAAAATATTTGGGGGCATGGGTATGGGTGATATGGATATGAATATGAATAGTGAAGAAACGAATTTATTTAATAGTTTGATTGAAAACATGAGTAAATTAACTGCGAAACCGCAATCAGCTTCAGTAGCAAAAACCAAAAATGGTAAAATAAAAAATAAAAAAAGAAGATAAAAAAATTGATAATTAATTTATATAATAAAATATTAATATAATAAAATTATATTAATATGAGTAATTTTAAAGACATCAGAAATATGTGGGAGAAGCGTACTTCTTCTACAGCTAATTCAAAAATTAATGAAAATAATATACAAAATAGTGTAAATAAAGAAAAGTTAGAAAAGTTTAAAAAAAATATAAAAAAAGAAATAGAAAAGAAAAATAAAAAAATACAAGAACTTGAAATAAAATTAGCAGATAAGAAAGCAGAAAAAAAGGAACTAGAAAAAAAATTAGAAATCACTGATTTTAATGAAATAGATATTCATGAATATGAATTATATATGAAACCTAATAAAAAAATTATATCTAATAATAAAGATGTTATAAAAGAACCAATTATACAAGAAGAAAAAAATATAATTAATAAAAATAATTCTATTAGTAATAATAATATTTATCAAAATAAAGAAGATAAAAATAATATTCAAAATGTTATAGAAGAAAAAAAAGAGGAATCTCTTATAGATACTAATTCCAAAGAGTTGTCTGAATTTCAATGTGACACAACTAAAACTCCAAATAAAATTGTAGTTTCCTCTGAGTCCCACGGTGATACATCTAAAGTAAAACTTAAAAAAAAGAAGATAATAAAAAAAAAACGAGATACAAATAAAAAAGAGCCGAAGGAGTCCAAAGAATTCAACGATAAGGAATATTTAGAAGCTGAAAAGGAGTTTTATAAATTGATGTATCCTTAATATTTTAATTTATAATTAATATTTTTTAATTAATATTTTATAATTAATATTTTATAATTACATATTTATAATAATATATTTTATAATTATATATATTTAGTAATAATAAACTGCTAAATATATAATTAAAAAAGATATATATAGCGTCTATTAAAAAAATTGATTTATAAAATATATATAAAAAATATATAAATATATATATAATAATAAGATAATATGAATTTATCCAAAAATAAAATGAGTAATAATACATTAGAGCATCCTGATATCTTTGGATTGACGGATCTATATTTTGAGAGATATGGTATTATATACAGTCATTTGTATAACTCTTACAATAAATTTATTGAAGAGGATATTAGATTATTTTTGGAAAAAGGAGACCATGTATTTTTTGAGTTCATGGCACAAAATAAATTAATTAAATACAAGTTTATCTATGAAAATATTGGCTTTAAAGGAAAAGAATTAGACGGGGAACCAATGTTTCCGATGGATGCGATGGATAGAAATTTAACATATTCAGGAAAATTAATAGCCAAAGTAACACAAATTCAAGAAATAACAGATATTACAACAGGTGAAATAATTAAAAAAGTTATTGGACATCCAGAAGAAGCACCCGTTGCCATTTTACCAATTATGTTAAGAAGTAAGTTTTGCTCCTATGTTACTCAGAAAGGATATAATAAGAAAGAATGTTTTTATGATCCTGGTGGATATTTTATTGTTAAGGGATCTGAAAAAGTTATTATCTCTCAAGATAAAATGATTGAAAATAAACCTATGGCATTTATTAAAAAAGATTCAGGTGCTAATTTATATACAGTTCAAGTTAATTCACGTTCTTTCAAACCAAATGGTATGACTCAAATATTAAATATCAGAATGAAATCTGATGGCATTATCAATATTCAAGTTCCAATTTTAACAGAAGTTCCAGTTTTTGCTATTTTCAGAGCACTTGGTGTAGAATCTGATAAAGATATAATTGATAGCATTTTATATGATGAGCAAGATAATGATATATTAGATATTTTGAAAATTTCTCTTGAAAATTGTCGTAATGATAAGGGAATAAAAATTCAAACAAAACAAGACGCCATAGATTATTTAATAAATAAAATGAGAGTTATTAAAAAATATTCTGAATCAGATTTGAAAACTAAAATAGAACAGAAAAAATTACATTTAGAAGATTTATTAAAAAATAATTTTATGCCCCATATTGAAGGAAGTAACATGAAAAGAGCGAAGTATCTTGGATATATGATAAATAAACTCATAAGATTATATATTGGTAGAATTAAACCAGATGATAGAGATTCATATTTAAATAAAAAAGTAGAAACACCTGGTGATTTATTATTTGAATTATTTAAGCAATATTATAGAAAAATGATTAATGAGTGTAATAAATTTTTCAAAAAGAGAAATGCTAGTCATGAAACACCATTAAATATTATTAAACAAATCAATCCTTCTACGATTGAACAAGGTATTAATTCTTCTCTTGCTACCGGAGCATGGCCAAGAAGAAAAGGTGTGGCACAAGTAGCACAAAGAAATAATTATATTCAATTAATATCTTTTTTGAGAAGAGTTGATTCTCCAGGTGGTGATGCGTCATCAAGTAAATTAACATCACCAAGACATTTACATTCATCAGCAACAAGTTTTTTATGCGCAATTTCAACACCAGAACATGCTAAAGTTGGTTTAACTAAACATTTAACATTAATTGGTTCAATAACTATTGGTCAAGCATCACAAATAAATATTATTAAAAATTATTTGAAAGAAAAAATTATTAATATAGAAGATGTAACTCATAATGAACTACAAAAATATATTAAAGTATTTTTGAATGGTGATTGGATGGGAACGAGTATGGAACCTATCAAGTTATTAAATGAATTGAAAGAAATGAAATATAAAGGTGATATATCCAATCAAATATCAATTGTATTAGATGTCATAGAAAATGAAATTAGAATTAATACAGATAGTGGAAGATTAACACGACCTATATTTGTTGTTGATGATAATAATGAAATTAAATTAACACGAGAAATGTTAAATAAAATTAGTATTAAAAAATCAATGGCAAATAAGGGTTATATTACTTCTTGGGATGAATTTATGACTAAATATCCTGGTGTTATAGAATATATTGATGCAGAGGAACAACAATTTGGAATGATATCTTATTCACTTGTTAAATTAGAAGAGGAAAGAATTAAAATGATTAATTCAATTGAAAAAGTAAAAGAAGTGAAAACAAATAAAATTACAAATAGATATGATGATATGTTATATGTCAAATATAGTCATTGTGATTTTCATCCATCTTTGTTATTGGGTGAAATACCAATTAATATTCCATTTTGTAATCATAATGCGGGTCCGAGAAATATCTTCTTTTATGCTCAAGCTAAACAAGCCATGGGAATATATGCCAGTAATTATCGAGACAGATTAGATATTTCTTATATATTATATCATCCTCAACAACCATTAGTTAATACAAGAACAGCTAAATATGTTTATGGAGATGTATTACCAACTGGAGAAAACGCCGTAGTCGCTATTATGCCCTATGGTGGTTATAATCAAGAAGATTCTATTGTGTTTAATCAGTCAGCATTAGATCGAGGACTATTTAGATCTATGAATCTTAAAAAATATGTTCAAACAATTCAAAAAAATCAATCAACATCTCAAGATGATTTATTCATGAAACCAGACCCTAATAAAGTAGCTGGTATGAGACATGGAGTTTATGATAAATTAAATGATAAAGGTTATGTTCCAGAAGAAACACAAATAGTTAATAACGATATTATTATCGGAAAAGTAACACCTATCCAAACATATGGTTCTAATACCACTAAAATTTATAAAGATAGTTCAGAAATCTATAAATCAAATGTTCCAGCTGTCGTTAATAAAGTATATTCTGGTATTATTAATTGGGAAGGATATGAAATGATTAAAATGAGTATTCGTTCTGAAAGAAAACCAGGTATCGGTGATAAATTCTCTTGTTATGATGAGAATACTGAAGTATTAACTACAAATGGTTGGAAATCTATTAAAGATATTACTTTAGATGATTATGTTGCTACATTACAAAATAAAAATACTTTGAAATATGAAAAACCAACAGAAGTTCAATCTTATGATTATAAAGGTGATATGTATTATGTAAATAGTAATCAAATTAATCTTTTGGTTACTCCAAATCATAGAATGTTTGTTGGTAATAGAGTAGGTAAAAACTATGAGATGGTAATGGCTTCTGATGTTTATGGAAAAAGAAGAACTTATATGAAGAATGTCGAAAATATCGATACAAAAGGACTTACTGAATTTACTATTAAAGGTTTTGATGGAGAAAGTGACCTTGTCCTACCTATTAATGAATGGCTCTGGTTCTTCGGTATCTGGATCGCAGAGGGATGTGTGGGTAAAATTAGCGATAAAGCTGTATTTATATCTGCGCATAAACAAAGAGTCAAAGATAAATTAACAGAAATCGAAGAAGCATTGGGATTAGAAATTAAAACTAAAAAAGATGGTAAAGAAAAAAATAATGATGATGGAAAAAATATATGGTATTTCAGAAATAAAACATTATGGAATTATTTCTATTCGTTAAATGTCAAAGCTATTACTAAGTATTTACCAGATTGGGTGTGGGAATTAAACAGAGAACAATGCCAAACATTAATTGCTGGAATGGTTTTAGGTGATGGTCATACTATGGATAATGGAACTCAAAGATATGATACTTCATCAACAAGATTAGCGGATGATTTCCAACGTCTATGTCTTCATGCTGGTTGGTCAGCTAATAAATCATTAAAGGCACCAAAAGGTAACACGACAATTATGAAAAATGGTTATGTTATTAAATCAAATGCTGATGCTTGGAGATTAACAATTATTAAATCTCAAAATAATCCCTTAGTAAATAAAAATATTAAAACTAATGGTGATCAAAGAGTTGATGAATGGGTGGACTTTGATGGTAAAGTTTATTGTTGCACAGTTCCTGGAGATGGAATTATTTATGTCAGAAGACAGGGCGTTGTAGGGTGGTGTGGCAATTCCCGCAACGGGCAAAAAGGAACTATAGGCATCACAATGAAACATTCGGACATGCCATTTACTAAAGATGGAATAACACCAGATCTATGTATTAATCCAAATTGTATGGTATCAAGAATGACGATCGCACAATTGATTGAAACACTGACTGGAAAAATAGGAGCCATTAGTGGTTCCTATATTGATGGAACACCATTTGTTGGCATAGATATCGATAAAACCAAAGATGAATTAGAAAAACTTGGATATCATAGAACAGGTTACGAGTATTTAATTAATGGTATGACAGGTTTGAAAGAAAAAACAATGATTTGTATTGGTCCAACATATTACCAGAGATTGAAACATCAAACACAAGATAAGATTCATTGTTTAACGCTTGATCACGAGGTATTAACAAACAAGGGTTGGAAATATTATAATGAATTAACTTTGGAAGATAAAATAGCAACATTAAATCGTGAGACACGAGAATTAGAATATCAAAAGCCAACACATTTACATTATTATCCAAATTATGAGGGTAAAATGTATGAAATTAAAAATTCCAATATTAATTTGAATGTGACTTATGAGCATCGAATGTATGTTGCTAAAACAGAAGAGTCGCAATTTGAATTAATTATGGCGAAAGATATTATAAATAAACCAGTTAAATATATGAAAACAGCTATTTGGAATAAGGAAAATAAAATAAATTGTGATATTTACGATAATTTTGATATTACACAGTTATCAAGAAAAAAATGTGATGAATTAGTATTATCTTATGTAAATAATAATAGTGGTTATCATAAAAAATGGCAGTCATGTCTCATTGGTGATGATAAATTAATATTATTTATAAATAAGGATAATTTAAATAATTGTAATAATATTAATGATGAGTGTAAAATAAGTGAAGAAGATATTTTAAAGATGGCTGACAAGATTCAACATTTATGTCTTCATGCGGGATATTATGCTGATATACATAATACATCATCAAATATTACAGTATTAATAAATTTGAATCATAAAAATGTGAGTATTCAAGATGATAAGAATTATGAGGAAAGAATTTACAATTATACTGGGGAAGTATTTTGTGTTACAGTTCCTAATGAGATATTTTATGTGAGAAGAGGAGGAAAAGCATGTTGGACAGGTAATTCAAGAGCCAGAGGACCGAGAACAAATTTAACAAGACAAGCACCAGAAGGCAGAAGTCGCGATGGTGGTCTTAGACTAGGTGAGTCATATAGGAAGCATCCCCTATATAGCTTTCCATTTGGCAATATTTGCTGAATGGTTAAAAGCCATTTCGCCTAAAAACCAATACAAAATATTGGTTAGTCTGTGTGTGACAGGCAATGCAATCAAATTGCGGGGAGTGCCCGTATTTATTACGTAATATATAATTTTAAAAATTCACTTAAAAAAATAAATATACTGAATTATTATAAGAATAATTGATTAACATTAACATAAAAAAAATATGGAAGGATTTAAGAAGATAGGAAATCATCCAGAATTAGAAAATTATTTAATATCTGAAAATGGACAAATTTATAATGTTAAAACAGGTATAATAAGAAAACAACATATTAAAAATGGCTATTATATTGTAAGTATTAAAAATAAGGCTTATACTGTTCATAGACTTGTTGCTGAAACTTATATTAAAACAGATGATTATAGTCTCTATATTGATCATATAGATAGAAATAAAATAAATAATCATAAATATAATTTGAGATGGGTAACACAAAAGGAAAATTTAAAAAATATAGATAAAGATATTTGTCACCCAAGAAGAGTAATTAAAAAGGATTCAGAAGGTAATATATTAGCAACATATAATAATGTTACAGAAGCAGGAAAGGCTAATGGTGTAACTCGTTATGCAATTTCTAAAGCTTGTTTAAAACTTAATAAAACTTGTCAAGGTTTTGTATTTGATTACGAAGATGATAAATTTAAACACAAAGATATAAATATAAGTAGAGGTAAAAAAATAGAAAACTATGAACACTATATAGCTTTTAAATCAGGTAAAATATATAATACACGACGAAAAGCATATTTAAAGCCAATTAAAAATGCTAATAGTTATTCTTATGTTACATTATGTAAGAATTTAACTAAGAAAAATTTTTATATCCACCAGATTATAGCAAAAGCATTTTTAGAAAATGATGATCCAGAAAATAAAAGATATGTTAATCATAAAAATAAAAAACGTTCAGATAATAGAGTTAAAAATTTAGAATGGGTTACAGCAAGTGAAAATAATATTCATGCACGTTCGAGATGAAGCTATGCTTTTATCACGAATGTTAATCGCCAAATAAAATAGATATTTGGCTTATTACGTAATAATGTAGGTATATAATACCAAGTTATATTAGTGATAATATAATGGTTCATGTTAATCGCATGAAGTATGGTAAAAAGTTATATACAAGGGTTAATCCGCAGCCAAGCTTCTATATATTTTAATAATTTGTATTTTGAGCAATACGATATAGAAGAAGGTTCAACGACCAAACGGTTGTGGGTGATTTTTATAAAAATAAAAATTGCTTAAGATATGGTCTAGACTCACTGGAAACAGTGATATAATGTAGCCTTTATTATCTCACATACCAAATATATTGGTTGATAATAAAGTCGAAATTATATACCCTATTTTTGATAATTAATATTTACCTCGTTATAGGGTAGTGTAACAGAGATGGAGCGTGATGCAATTCTGGCGCATAGTATAGCATTATTCTTAAAAAATAAGATGTTAGATACAGCAGATTGCTATACAACTTTTGTGTGCGATAAATGTGGTTTATTTGCGCAGAGATTATATAAGAAAGATAATACGAATCAGATATCAAGAAATGATATATTTTATTGTCCGGCTTGTAAGAATTATACGGAGATATCAAAGATAATGATTCCGTATGCATTTAAGTTATTATGTCAAGAATTAATGACAATGAACATAGCGCCACGTATTAGAGTAAAGAAAGATTAATTTAATTTATAATATATTATTTTTTATAATATATTATTCAAAGTCTTTTGGTAATTTGGAGAAATCAGTGCATTGAATAAGTGTAGCTGGATAAAACATTGTTTGAACATAATTAAATTGATTTTTTTTTGAATTAAGAATATTATTATTAATTTTATTTAAATTAGCTTCTTTAGTATAAGAGGCATGAGTAATTTTAAAATCAAAAAATTTTACCAAGTTATAAATATAATTACTGGTATGGTAAGCACCAGTATATATAATCATATTAGTGATATAATCTTTATCTAAAACTCTTCTTAAACAATAAATATCAGTTAAATATAAAAAAGTTTTCATAACACTTAGATTAATTTTATCTAATAAAACAAATACATCATAAATTAATTTTGAAAATGTAACTTCATCAACTCCATAATTAATTTCATTTTCTAATACAAGTTTTTTTTCAACTAATTCTGCATTTAACTTATTTGAACTAAAATTTATAATTTCTTCATTTCTTTTTAATAAATTAATTAATTCTGTAATTCCATCTATTGCCGTATCCAAATAATTTTTTACATTCAAAAACATATCTTCTAATTTATTTTTAATATCTTGATTATGATAACCATCATAAATTTTATAAATAAAACGCGGCATTGGTCCTGTTTTATTTTTTTCATCTATTTTTTTTCGATTAATTTTTTTAGCAAATAGCATAAGTTTCCAAATATTCAATTCCATATTTAAATTTACTAAATTATTAAAAAAATCTTGTGATATTTTTTTATTTATTCTTGATTTTTGTTTAGAAGAATAATACAAATCATATAAATTATCGAGAAAAATAGAAATGTTATCATGGATATATTCTCTAATATCCATATAATGTAATCTGACTTTATTATTACTTTTGGCAGTTTTCATTTTATTTTCTTTATCATCATAATTAAATTCATTATTAAATAATTTAGTAACTTCCCATATATATTTCTTTCTATCTATTAAATCTTCGTGAGTATTTTTTTTTATATAACTTTTATTAATTTCAAAAAAGAAATCAAGATTTTTAGTTGATGATTTAATATTTTTATATAAAAAGTTTGAAAAATCGATACTATCAAATGTAGGACATTGTGTTTGTTCATAAATATCCATATGAATATCCATAAATAAATACAAAATTTTTTTAATATTATTTATTTTACCTTCTAATCTAATACAATTTATAGGGCCATTTATAAAAGTCATATCTATATATATATATAAAAATTTATTATTTTATGAATTATTATTAAAAATGGTTAATTTTTTGTCTAGATGGAAACAAAAAAGATTATTAATAAAAAAAAAGAAAAATGAATTTAAAAAATATTTATTAGAAGATGATATTGAAAATTTTAATAAAATAAAAAATATAGGATTCAAAATTATGAGAATTAATAATAATATTTCTCAACAAATAAATCATATTATGACTTATAATCAGAAAAATATATTAGATAATTATATCAAATTATATTCTTTGAAATATAAAAATATTATTTTTATTTTAAATAAATCAAATAATTCTTTAATTAATTTAATTTATAAATATTTTTTACATATCAAAATGAATAATAACGAATGGTCTAAAATATTAGTTAAACTCGTAAAGAATAAAAATTGGGATTTATTTCACTATATACATATATTTGGTTATAAAATAATTAAATCTCAACAATTGGAATTATTATATAATAACTATCCCAAGTTAAAAAAATTAAAAAAATATAATTATGATACAACTGAGTATGAAAAAATTAAAAACAAAATGATAGATGACAATAATATTAATTATGAAAAATATAATTTAGAAACAGATTATTTTAAAGAATTAGTAAAAAATAATAAAATTAAATTAAGTAAAAAGATGTTAGATAAGTTTATTAATAAAAAAAATATTGATTTGTTAATTTATTTGGCAGAAAATAAAAAATATCCATCTAATAAACAATTAATCAAATTATTTTTCGGTATGGAAAAATTAATAAAATATTCCAGTTATTTTCAAAAATATAAAAAAATGAATGAATATGATATAAATAGATTAATAAAAAAATCAAGATTTGATTTTAATAAAATAGAAGACAAACTTATAAATTATTATGAATTAATTAAACATAAGAATTATAAAATATTTAAAAAATCTTATTTTGGTAAATTAATATTATATCATGATTTATTTAATTTATATGAAAAAATGAATGAAAAGATAAAATTTAAATTAAAAAATTCTTATTTAATTTTAAAAGAAAAATATATGGATGATAATGTTGATTTTTTCAAAAAAATTGTTGAATTAGAAATATTAGATTTAAGTAAAAATAATAAATATATGATGAATATTGCTATATTAAATAATAGTAAAAAAATTATTGATTTTTTAAATGATTTACATATTAGATTTGATAAATCCAAAAATTATCATGTTTCAAAATATAAAAGAGAAAGTTTTATAGAAAATTTATTAAAAATTGGTTATGTTTTTAATTCAAATGAAAAAATGTTATTTAGAAATTTAAATATCAAAAATATATCTTTAATTGAAGACAAAATAAAAATAGATGAAAAATTCTTTTTAAATTATTTGAATATGGCTAGAAATATTGATAATAAAATGATAAAATATATTTATGATAAATTAGAAAATAAAAATATTGATTTCATAAATAAATATTTTAGTTATATTAATCAAATATATAATACAGAATATTCATATAAAATATTTAGATTTTTTGAAAAAATACAAAATAATATTATTTTAAAAGATAAAACAATAATTACTATTCATTGTATTAGTGATATATTACTTTCATATGTTAATAAAAATTATGATATTATTTATAATAAATATGTTATTGAAAAATTAATACTTTTATTTAATGATAGACATCCATATTATTATAAGAAACAAATTAATTTATTTATAAAAAATATAATTAATTATATTGAAATAATTAAAAATTTAAATGAAAATTACAGACAAATTTTATTAAAAATATTATTTGAAATTAATAATTTAAAATATTTAGAGAAATTTATGGATTTATTTGAAATGGAATATAATGAAATTAATTTTGAATTATTTAATTCACCTGAAAATACTTCTTTTTTTAATATTTTGGATTTATTTACAAATAAAGGATTTATTATGACTGATAATATTTTGTTTGAATTATTTGATAATATTTATAGTTCAAATGTATTTAATAAATTATATTTTAGATATAATAAAAATATAAATATGTTAAATTATTTTACTAACAAAAAAATTAATGAATTAATAAGTAGAAAACAAATTATAAATATATTATTAGATTTACAAGAAAATCATAATTATAAAATGAATTTATATACATTTGAATTATTGTTATCTAATTATGATTTAAAAGAAAATGAGTTATATAAATTTTTAAATAATTTTAATGATATAACGGAAAATATTAAAAAAAAAATAAATAAAAAATACAAAAAATATAATATTAATTTAGATAAATATAAAATTATTGAATATATTCCACCACAAAATGAAATACCACAAAATAATTTAATAATTAATAATATTAATAATAATAATAATTTAGATGAAGTAGATTTAGCATTACAGGAAGTAGAATTTAATAATATTAAACAAATATAGTTTATAAATATATATTTTTTACCTTTATAAAAAATATATGAATAAATCCAAAAATATATATATATTAAATTTAAATGAATTAAAAAAGGAATTAAAAAAAGAAGAGTCGCTACGTGACACATCCAAAACTAATAATAATAAAATGAAAATAAATATTTTAAAAAAATTAATTAATGAAAAAGAAAAACAAGCTAATATAAATAATAATACAAATAATAATAATACAAATAATATAGATGATTTAATAAATGAAATGAGTAAATATGAATCATATGAAGAATTATATAATAAAGATATATTAGGAGATAGAATGATGGAAAATCGTGATTATATAGATGAAAAATATGCATTTGAAATCGAAAGAGATGAAAAGAATAATAAATTAATGGATAGATTAAATAGTGAATTAGAAGTTAGAATATCAGGTTTTAATAAAAATATTATATCAAAACCTTATGAATATGATGATGAAAATAATTTTGATAAAGCATTTGAAAATATTCCTAATAATGATTTTAGATTTAAAAAAATATTAGGAAAAAAATAAATTATAAATTATAAAAAAATAATAAATTATAAATTAAGTTGTATTAATATTACCTTTTATAACAATTCTATAATAAACACCAATACCTGATATTTCAGATGGTCTATAAATTCTAAATATATCTCCAATTTTAGCATTATAATATTTAGCAACTGGATCTGTAATAAAAATTTTTGGTATATCTTTTTTTTTTAATTTATATTCTTCACATAATGCTTCTTTTTCTTTTTCATTAAGCAATTCATGTTTGGGAACGGCAACATGTTCAATAATATTTATTAATAGTTCTTTTTCTAAAAATATTTGTGTATTTGGGAAAGATGTTTCAATTTGTAAATTGGCTTTTGGAACAATATTAATAGCAACAATTATTTTTGGCTGATTTTTATATTTATATAGAAACTCACCAATAATAGAAGATTTTGTTATTCCTGTTATTTTTTGATATATTAATTTGATGTACATTGAATCAAAACCTGAATCATAATATAATTTGGGATTATCAAGTGTTATAGTATATAAATAATCATCATTATTATTATCATCATTAATTATTTTTTCTATATTTTTCATTAAATTATCTTTTTGTAATAATCCTCTTTCGGTTAGCATTTTAATAATATTTGAAAGAACCATAATTCTTCTCTTCTTGGAATTAATTTCTAATGGTAATTGTTGTGGTATAATTGACATGTTTATATATTATATTAGTATTTATATTAATTTTATATATTTATTATCAATTTTTTTATTATAACAAAAATAAAGTAAATAAAAATTGATTTAAAATTATAATAATATAGTATAATAATAATTATCGTTTCTATATTAACTTTTATAAAAAATGGATTTTTTAGGATATATATTTATTATTATCTATTTTTATACAATTATTATAAATTATTTATATTTAAAATTTATATTAATGACTATCTTTTTTTAATTTAAAAAAAATTGATTTATAAGAAAACAAAGTTTTTCTTGAAATTATTTTTTTTTTGATTTACTGTTATATTTGCAAGATACATATACATCGAATCAAAAAAAAATTGATATTTAAATAATTATAAGGATTTATTGTAAATATATACTTATAAGCTATAATAACATAAATGTCATATTCGATACCTATAAATCCACCAGCACCACAAATGTCTAATATAAGAAAAGAAGATATCAACTTTACTCAATTTATCAAAAATAATAAGACAAAAAAAAATACTTATATATATATTGCTATTGGTTCAGCTCATAATATTGAACAACAAATCCATCCATCTTTTAATAATGAGAATTCACAAATATCTAATAGCATATTTTACATAATATTATTTGATTCTATGTTGGAAAACATACCATTATGTCTTTTAGATAATACCTCAGAAAAAAATATACAAGAAAAAAAATACATAAATTATGTTAAAGAAGATAATATATTTAAATTTACAAAAAATACCAATGAATATTATCTATTTCATTATAATATAAATATTAGATATAAATTTAGAGACCCATTTGATATAGATAATATAGATATAACAGATGAATTAGAAAAATTAAATAAGTTAGCTATAAAAAATAATTATTTTGTATTAGTCACTGATTATAGTGGTGGCAATATAGATTTATTAGCATATCATTTTGATGAAAGTATTGGCGAACATTATAATCATATAATTTATGGTTTTCCATCAAGACTAAATATATTATGTTTAGCTGATTTTAAATTAAAACATGTTCAATTAGCATTTATTAATGCTATGGAAATATTTAATCCCCAAAAGTTATTATATATGAGTGGCGATGAAATTATTAATTATATAGTAAATTTAGAAGATGAGCCACGAAGCGACACATCCAAAATTCCTAATAAGTTAGGAGTTTTGTCTGAAAATTTGGAAATAAATAAAAATTTAGAAATAATAAGGGAACAAATTAAAGAATTCTATAAACATAAATATGAAAATTTTAAAAATACTTTAAATTTATATAGAAGAGTTTATATGAAAAAAATAGGTCATAATTTAGAATTAAGTAATTATGAATTCTGTTATATTAATTGTCGATATCATCAAAATTTAGATTCGAAAACAAATAATTTATTTGATATTATCGATGAATTTTTTAAAAGAGAACTTTTGGAACTTCTAAGATTGATAAACATGGAAGATAATTATGATGATATAATATATGATATAGAACATGAAAAAGACAGCTATAAGAAATCTAATATTATGATTAATTATATTAAACATCATTTTTAATTTATTATTATTAAATATTATAATAATATAATTATTATAATAAATGAAACATAAATTACATAGAAAGATTTTAGAAAATAATTTACATTTATTATTAATTAATATAGACAACGTAGATAACGTATCATTTGGTATTTTTATAAAAGCGGGTTCAAGAAATGAAACAAAAAAAAACAATGGAATTGCTCATTTTTTAGAACATATGGTTTTTAAGGGAACAAAAAAATATTCAACAGATTATGTATCAAATAAATTAGATAATTTAGGAGCAAGATATAATGCAGAAACATCGTATGAATCAACTGCTTATTATGTTAGTGGTCATAAAAATGATTTACATACATTTATAGATATTCTGAGTGAAATTTATAAAAATCCAGCTTTTAATAAAAAAGATATAAATGTAGAAAGGGGAGTTATTATTGAAGAAATAAACATGTATAATGATGATGCTCACGATATTATGAATAATAAAATTCATGAAGAAATATTTTATAATTCAGCTTTATCTATGCCAATAATAGGAACAAAAGATAATATATTAAAATTTAAAAGAGAAGATTTTATAAATTTTAGGAATTTATTTTATAATCCAGAAAGAACAACTGTCGTAGTAGCTGGTAATTTTAATATAAAAGAAATAGAAGAAAAAATAACAAAATTATTTGGTTCTATTAAATCCCAAAATAATGATTATAAATATGAATTAAAACCAAGATTTGAAATAACTAATGATTTTATTATTCATAAAAAAAAGGTAGCCCAAACAAATATATATATTACTTTTGAATGTGAAAATATGTATTCAGATAAAGTAAAACATTATGATGTAATAAGTGATATATTAAGTTCTGGACAGAGTTCTCGATTAACAAATATTTTAAGAACAAAAATGGGTGCTATTTATTATAATTATTCATATAGTATAAATTATTCTCATGAAGGTGTATTTATTATAACAGCAGGTGTTGATAATAATAGAATAGAAAAAGCAATTAAACTAATATTAAAAGAATTAAGAAAATTAAAAAAAAATGGTATAACAATAGAAGAATTAAATAAATCAAAAAAAATGAGAAAAACATCTTTTATTTTGGGATTACAAACACCGTATAGTTTAATGCATTTTTATGCTAATCAAGAATTAAATTATAATATCAATGGTGTTCCTAAAGGTATTAAAGCTAAAAATATAAATGAAATTTTAAAAGAATATGATGAAATTACTATTTCTAACATAAATAAAACTATCAAAGAACTATTTGTTAAAGATAAATTAAGAATATTTGTATATGGCAAGTATTAAAAATAAAAAAAAAAATTGATAAATAATTTATATAATCAAATACATATAATATAAAAAAGTATTTATATTATATTAATAAAAAATGTCAAAAATACTTGTTATTGTTGAATCTCCTGGAAAAATTAAAAAAATTAAATCTATTTTAGGCAATAATTATGAAGTTATGGCTTCTGTCGGTCATATCATAGATTTAAAAAAAAATGAATTATCATTTGATCCAGAAACATTTGAACCTAATTATAGTCCAATGGATGGAAAAGGTGAAGTTATTAAGAAACTAAAAAAAACAGCCAGTATTTCGAAAGATGTTTTATTAGCAACAGATGAAGATAGAGAAGGTGAAATGATTGCCTGGAGTTTAGCTCATGTTTTAAAATTAAAAGAGCCAAAAAGAATTGTATTTAATTCTATTACAAAAAATGAATTATTAAATGCTGTTAAAAATCCAAAAGAAATAGATATGAATATGGTTGATGCCCAAAAAACAAGAAGAGTTTTAGATAGATTGGTTGGTTTTAAAATATCACCAATTTTATGGAAAACTATGAGGGATTCTTTATCAGCTGGACGTGTTCAATCTGTTGTTGTTAGAATTATTATTGATAAAGAAAATGAAATTAATGAATTTTTTAATAATAAAGAAAATAATTCAAGTTTTATTAAATTTCATGCTAATTTTAATTATGGAAAAAATACTTCCATGAATGCTTTATTATATACTACAAAAAAAAATAAAACTTCTAAAAAAGATAAAGAAAATAATAATAATGATGATGAAAATGATGACAAAGAAAATGATAATGATAAAAATGAAAAAGTAGGTGATAAATATTTTATAGTAAAAATGGAAAATATTGATGAAGCAAAAAAATTATTAGAAGTATTTATGAACAGTATTTTTACTGTAAATAATATTACAAATAAGCCATCTATTAGAAATCCACCACCTCCATTCACAACAAGTACATTACAACAAGAAGCCTCCAGAAAACTTGGTTTTCCTGTTAAAAAAACTATGTCATGTGCTCAAAAATTATATGAAGCTGGATTTATTACTTATATGAGAACTGATTCGACTAATTTGTCAGATGAGGCTATTAATAATATTAAAAAATATGTGATACAAACATATAGTGAAGAAAATTATAGATTTAGACAATATAAAGATAAGAAGGGAAATACACAAGAAGCTCATGAAGCCGTCAGACCAACAGATGTATTTACTGATAATGTATTTACAAGTGATACTATAAATATAGATGAAAAGAAATTATATAATTTAATTTGGAGAAGAACAGTGGCTTCACAAATGACTCCAGCTGAATTTAATATTACAACAATTGAAATTAATATTAGTAAAGCTAAAGATTACTTATTTATATCGCAAATAGAAAATTTAGTTAATCCAGGATATTTATTAGTATATAATATAAAAAATATGGATGAAGAAGAGGGAGAGAATAAAGAAGATAATAATGGAAAAATTCCTAAATTAAAAACTAAATTAAATGTAGAAAATATCAATGCGACACAAGAATATAAAAGACCACCAACCAGATATAATGAAGCAAGTTTGGTTAATAAATTAGATCCAAAAAATTTAAATATAGGTCGTCCTTCAACTTATGCCAGTATTATAGCCAAGATTCAAGAAAAAGGCTATGTCAAAGTTCAAGACAATGAAGGTATCAGTAAAGAATGTATAACTTTATTATGGGATGGGAAAAGTGATGAAATAGTAGAGAATAAAAAAATAATTAAATTAGGTCAAGATAAAAGCAAATTAACTCCAACAGATATGGGTAAAAGAGTGAATACATTTTTGGTTGCTAATTTTCCTAATATTATGGATTATAAATTTACCTCTAATATGGAAACTAATCTTGATAAAATAGCAGAAGGTGAAATTATTTGGAATGATTTATTGAAAAATTTTTGTGATAAATTTAATCCAGTATGTGAAGAATTATTAAACAAAGAAATTAATATTCAAGATGATAATTTAAGAATATTAGGTAATCACCCGGAAAAAAATCATGAAATAAGTGCTACTATTGGTAAATATGGTGCGATGGTGAGAATGAAAACGGGAAAAACTAAATATATTTATGCTCCCATTAAGAGTCCTTTAACATTAGAAAAAATAACTTTGGAGGACGCATTAAAATTATTTGAATATCCAAAAGAATTAGGAAAGTATAAAAAAAATAAAGTAGAATTATGTAAGGGAAAATATGGATTATATATTAAATATATGGATAAGAATTATAGTTTAAATAAAGATAAAGAAACACAAGAGGGAGGAGATAAAGAAGATAAAGAAGAAATAGATGAAGCAAATATAACATTAGAAGAAGTTATTAAAATTATTGATGAAAAAAATAAAGATGTAATCTGGCAAAAAAATAATATGCTAATTAAAGAAGGTCAATATGGAAAATATTTAATGATTAAAAATAAGATTCCAAATAAAAAACCAATGTTTGTATCGATACCTGATGATTTTGATATTACAAATATTAGTGATAAAAGTATTAATGAATTAATTGAAAATAATAAGAAAAAGAGATATAATAAAAAAAATAAAGGAGAAAATAAAGAAGATAATAAAAAAGATAAAGTAGAAAAAGAAGAAAATAAAAAGAGTGAGAAAAAATTAGTTGTTAAAAGAAATAAAAAAGTATAATTTTTAATTTATAAATAAATTATATAATGACTGATATAAATTATCCGGCTTTGTTAAATAATAAATGTATTAATATTTGTCATATAAATGATAATGAAAAAAATATAATTTATAATTGTGAAAAAGATATAACAGAAAATTTACTTAGTAAAAAAAATACAGATGGTTATGATATTATTTATGAAGTAGCAGAACCATATATCGATGTTTATGAATTTCAAATTGAAAATTATATAGACAGTGGTAATCAAATATATTCCTTTAATTTTAATGAAATAAAACTTGCAGAAAAAAATAAATGCGAAAATATAAAAGTAAAAAATCCAGTTACTCAAAAAGATGAAAGTAGTAGTTTATCTAGTTGTGATTATATCACAAGTAATAGTGGTGGAGCAGTGGTATTTGATTTATCATATAAAGAATTTTATAAAAATTATACAATTTGGGGTTCAAAAAGTTATGGATATAGTGATTATATCGAAAAAAATAAAACAGAATTACAAAACAAATTTATAGAAAAATTAGATAAAGCAAAACAAATACATACAAAATATTGTGATAAATATAAATTAGGAAAAGTAATACCACAACACGAGGATGCACTTATTTATCATATAAAAGCAACTGATAATCAAAAAATTGTGATGTTTGGTGATTTTCATGGTAGTTTTCATACTTTTATTAGACATATAGAAAGATTAAAAATAATGGGTATATTAGATAATAATTTGAGAATAAATGATAACTACATGATTATATTTTTAGGTGATATATTGGATCGTGGTCAATATTCATTTGAAATTTTAAACATTATATTAGATTTGATAATAAAAAATAATACAGAAGATAAATTAAAAATTATTTATAATAGGGGTAATCATGAAGAAGAATCTACATATGAACATTATGGTTTTACAAAAGAATTACTCGGAAAAAAGATATTTGATAATGATATCAAACAAAAATTAGTTAATTTATATAATTATTTACCATCAGCTATAATTCTGCAGTATAAAAATTATAGATATTGGTTATCTCACGGATGTATTCCAATTGTTGATACTATAGTTAATAATACAAATTATAAAGATACAATAGAACAAATAAAAAAAATAAATAATAATGAAATATTACACATAGATAATAAATATTTACATGAAGATATTAAAAATCTACCTTTTCAAATTAGATGGAACGATATTTGTATTGATTCTTCGTGTGATAATAATACTTACCTGTTAAATCCAGGCAGAGCATTAGTTTTAGGTGGTAAATTTATATTGGAAAAAATAGCGGAATATAATTTGGATTTCATAATAAGAGGTCATCAAGATAGTATTGCAAATTCATTTTTATTAAGTAATAATAATCCATTTATTTTAGGGAAAAAAGAAAGTCGTATTAATTTTACTCCAGAATATATATATTATAATAATATGGAAAGAAAAATAGAAACAACAAAAAAAATAAATTTAGCAAAATATTATAATGGGTCTATAGTATCACTTAAAGCAAATTTTAAAAATATTATTTTCATAGATGATAGTGGTAGTTTAAATCCGATAAATAATAATTATATAAATACTGATTCAAAAAATAAAATTTATCCTGTTCTAACAATATCAACTAATACAGGTGAAGGACGTGAATTAACAAAAGATAGTTTTATAATATTAAATTTACCACATCAAAAATATGAATTTAAAGATAAAAATGGAGTTTTATTAAAAGTTGGTGATATATTAAAACCTAATAATAATAATATTAAATTTAAGGTATATGACACTAAAAGTAATAAAATTAAGGAAATAACTTATCAAAATAAATTGGATGAAATAAAACCCGAAAAAGGTTTCGATTTATTATTAAATAAATTTAATTATAAAACAAAAAAAATAGAAGTTCTATTAGATATTAATTCTGGATCAAAATCAAGATATATATCAGAAGTAGATTCTAAAGATATTGAAAAAATTTAATTTATAAAAATAATTATAAATTAAAAACTAATTAATTTACTATTTTGAGTTCATTAGCTTTCCATACTTCGATAGTTCCATTGGGCATAGGTCTATGAATAATTAATGGAACAACACCTTTTTCTAATTCCATTTTTGCCATTTCTTTGGGAGTTAATTTATCAAAATTTTTAAGCATTGGTTTAGCTCCACCCAATAATTGTTGTGTTCTTGTTCCTAAAATTCTAACTCTTTCATATTTTGTTAAATAAGGTTTTGAAATTCTATCTTCACCATAAATATATTTATTTTTAATTTCTGTTTTATCTTCTTCTTCTTCAATACCATCATCATAATCATATTCGTCATCTTCTTTTTGTTCTGCATAATCATAAATACATACTTCTTCTTTTGTTTTAATTGCTTTTGTTTTTTTTTTATCAATAAATTCATCCTCTACTTCTTCTTCACCTTCTTCCACTCCACTTTCTTCTCCTTCTTCCACTTCTTCATCCTCTACTTCTATTTCTTCCTCACTATCAACTTCTAATTCTTCTTCTTCTAAATCCTCATCTTCTTCCTCTTCTTCATCTTTTTGTTTTGTTTTAGTTTTTAGTCTATTTATTTTTTTCTCAATTATTTCATCATCTTCAGTATCTAAATCAATATCTTCTGTATCAACCTTATCAACAGATTCAGATGGAATAATTAATCCAGAACCTTTTTTATTATATTTTTTAGGTGGCATTATATTATATATAATATTATAATTAATTTTATATATTTTGATAATCAATTTTTTTTATTTAATAGATAATTAAATAAAAATAGATAATTAAATAAAAATTAAAATGAATTATAACATGCTGTGCAAATATATTTTACTTTATAAGTGTTACCAATTCTGAAAAATATGGCTTCTCTCTTTGAATCATCTTTATTTGAAATACATTTATCATTAGGACATATATAATTTCTTGTTCTTGGATAAAATTTTTGTTCAACATATAATTTATTTTTTTCTATATTATCAGTCATTTGATATAGTGTATCAACTGATTTTCTAACTATATTAGTTCCTGGTGGTATTTCTTCATGATTACCGCAATTACTACATAAAAAATATGCACGTTTTGATATATCTTTTTTTGAAATATCATTAGAATTACTTTGAGATGGAGTTTTAGTAGTTGATATAGTATCGGGTGTTTCTGAAATTGAATCATTTAAAGAGTCACGGCCACCATTTAAAATTACTGTGGGAATATTTTTTGATATGCTATATAAATTATTACAGTTAGGACAATAGAACATTATTATTTAATAATTATTATATAATATATTTAGTATATTTAATTATAACTCTTATATATTAAAAGAATCAATTTTTTAATTCATGATTAAAAAAAATTGATATAAAGAATATATAAAAATAGTTGATTTAAAAAAGTATATTTAAAATAATTAATTAAAGATGGAAGATTCATTTTTATATAAACTTGAATTTACGGAACTAATGGAATCCGTAAGGCTTAATAAAAACCAGGAAAATGGTGAAACTCCGCATACAGTTGTTTGTTTTGGAAAACCATGGGGGAAATATAATATAGATGACACAATATATAATAAATTTATTAATTATTATAAAAGAGTTGTTTTTTCGGATGATTTTCATATTATCGAAAGACATGTAGGAAAAAAAGTGGGACCATTATTACTTGACATAGATTATAAAGTTGATAAAAAATATGGTGAAAGATTATATCGTGATGAGCATATATACAAATTAGTAAAATATGCCACAAATATTATTAAAAAATATTTAATATTATCAGAGCCTTTGGAAGCTTTTGTAACAGAAAAACAAGTTCCATCATTTATTCAAGAAAAAGGAATATATAAAGATGGTTTTCATATTCATTTTCCAATAGCAGTAACACCTAAAATGAGATATTTCTTATTTAATAAAATAAAGCAAAAAGGAATAGAAAAAAAATTATTTGATGATATTCCATTCACTAACGAAAAAGGTTATGATGAAATATTTGATGACAGTGTATTAGAAAGAAATGGTTGGTGTATGTATGGCTCAAAAAAAGAAAAAGGACAATTATACACATTTACACAATTATTTAAAAATGGTGAATATGAAAATATAAATAAATATGATACAGATGAATTAGTTTCAATATTATCAATAAGAAGATTTGTTGATGATGATGAATTAGAAATAAAGGAAAAATATAAGAATGATCGGGAATTTTTAGATGAATTAGAAAAATATTATAAAGAAAAAGGTAAAAAAATTAAGATAAGTAATAAGAATGAAGAACAAGAATATGTTTCTGCCTATAAACAAGCATCTAATAAAAAATTATCAGAAAAGGAATTAAATACAGTTAAAAAACTTGTCAATTTATTATCTAAAAAAAGAGCCAGTAATTATAATGATTGGATATATGTTGGATGGGCATTATATAACATTGATGCTTCATCTTTATTACCTACTTTTAAGGAATTTTCAAAAAAAAGTCCAGAAGATTATGATGAATATGGATGCGATAAAGTATGGAAAACTGCTAAATTATCTAATTTAACAATTGGAAGCTTACATACATGGGCACAACAAGATGATAAAAATGGTTATTTAGAAGTTATAAAAGAAGATATGGGTGAATTATTAAAGGATGCCGAAACAGGAAATCATGATGATATAGCAAAATTAGTATATGAGATATACAAATATAATTATATATGTGTTTCTATTAAGAGCAATCAATGGTATGAATTTCAGAAACATAAATGGGTGCCAGTAGAAAATGCCTATACATTATCAAATAAATTAAGTGATCATGTAACAAAATTCTTTCTTCGTTTAAGGAATGGTTTATTAACAATAGCACAAAATCAGGACGGAGAAGATTATGATAATACAATGAAAAAAGTGGAAAGACTTAAAAAAATAGTTGATAAATTAAAAAATCAAAGTTTTAAGAATCAAGTTATTAGTGCATGTGCTTGTAGATTTTATGATAAACAATTTGAGGAAAAATTAAATAATAATAAAGATATATTTGCTTTTGAAAATGGTGTATTTGATTTGAAAGAATCAAAATTCCGAGATGGTTTGCCCGATGATATGGTAAGTATAACATGTGGTTATGAATATAAAGATTTTAAAAAAAATAGTCCAGAAATTATGGAAGTATTACATTATTGGAATATTATTCAAACAGAAGAAGATATTAGAGAATATACATTAACAAATTTGGCTACTTTTACAGATGGTCATGCTCGTAATCAGAAGTTTCATATTTGGACTGGAACTGGTTGTCATGTAGAAAATACAAAAATATTAATGGCGGATGGTTCATATAAAATGGTTCAAGATATTAGTTTTAATGATTATATTATGGGTGATGACTCTAAATCAAGACGTATAAAAATGTTATTTAGAGGAGAAGAAGAATGTTATAAAATAGTTTTAGATAATAATATAGATGAATTTATAGTTAATAAAAATCATAAATTAGCATTAAGATGTAATTATAAAGTAGAACCTTATAAAACATTAAATATATTTGATGAAGAATGTTATGGAATAAATTATTATAAATATTTGGACAATGTGCCAATAAAAATGTCAAGAACATTTGATACATTAGAAAAAGCAGAAGAATTTATAACTGAATTAAAAACGAGAGATGAATTTTTCATAGATTATGGACAATCTATACCAATTAAGGTTATGGACTATATTAATATTACAACTCTTAATTATATTAATAATGAAAATAATGATTATAATGATATTAATGATATTAAAAAACATTTTGGAATTTATACAAATCCTATTATTTTTAAAAGAAAAAATATTTCAATAGAAGAAGTAAAAAAATATTTAGATAGTATTGATATTATAAATTTAGATGATAGATATAATAATACAAGTTATAATATTAGAATGTATATTTTGGGATATATTATTGAAAAATATATGATCTCAAATAAAGTTCATTCTTATCTTTTGCCATATAAGATAATAATTAATGAAAATATTAATTATATTATAAGAAGTTTGGGATTAAAAATAATAAAAGAAGATGATAATATTAGAATAGTGGGGTATAATATAAATGATATTGTAATATCAAAAGAAAAAAGGACAAAGAAAAATCCAACTAATACAAGCAAATATTATTTTGATTATAAAATAAAAGAAGTTATAAGTGTTGGTAACCAAAAATATTATGGTTTTGAATTAGATGCTAATAATAAATATTATATGGGTAATTTTACTATTACTTATAATTCTAATGGTAAATCTACTACTTTGGATTTAATTCAATATACATTTGGTCAATATTTTGGTGTTTTGCCAACAACAGTATTAACAAGAAAACGTGGTAATGCTTCAGGAGCGACACCAGAATTAGCCGATAAAAATGGTAAAAGAGTATTAGTTATTCAGGAACCCGAACATGATGACCAAGTTTATGTTGGATTGATGAAAAATTTAACAGGTAATGATTGGATAGAAGCGAGAGCATTATATGGAAATCCATTTAGATATAAACCACAATTTAAATTAATTTTGATTTGTAATAAATTACCAAATATTCCTGCCAATGATGGTGGAACATGGAGGAGAATCAGAGTTACACCATGGGAATCTCAGTTTGTGGATCATGAACCAGATATAAATAAGAAAGAATTTAAAAAAGACCCGGGTTTAATTGAAAAATTAGAAAATTGGAAACAAGCCTTTGCCTGGATATTATTAAATATATATTATCCAAAATATATCCAATGTAATTATAAAATAAATGAACCGGCGAAAGTGACACAATATACAGATAATTATCAAAAAACATCAGATACATATTTAGAATTTATTCAATCACATATTATAGAAACGAGAAAGAAAAGAGAATATGCAACAATAAGTACTGCTTATGAAGTATTTAAACAATGGTGTAAAGTAACAGGTTCTAATACTACATCTATTCCAGCCAAAAAAGATTTCTTGGAATATCTAAAAAATAAAAATTATGATATAAAAGATGGTAAATTAGTAGGATATACTATTAGTTATAAAGTTGATGAAGATGAAACATGTGAAGATGATGATGATGAAGAAAATAATAATGATTTAAATACTGATAAAAAAAATGAAGGTAAAAAGAAAAGTAAAATAAGTAAAGCAAGTAAAAATGCAAATTAATTTTAATTTATAATTTATATTATATATAAAACATATATATATAATATGCATGAATATTCAATAGTAAGAATAACAACTTATATATCAACAATAGATAGTTTAAAACCTTATAAAAATATAGATGATAATGATAAAAATATTGGAACAGGATTTTTTATAGATTTAAATGGTTATATATTAACATGTTATCATGTGGTAGAAAATGCTATAAGAGTTGTAGTTAATATACCAGCAATAGGTAAAAAATTATTTGAAACAGATATTATTTCTATATGTCCAGATAGAGATTTAGCATTACTTAAAATAAAAAATTATATAAATAAAGAATATTTAATTTTGGGAAATTCAGATGAATTAAAACGTGGAGAAAATGTAATAGCTTTAGGATATCCATTAGGTCAGAATGAATTAAAGGAAACAAATGGTGTTTTCAGTGGTTTATATAAGCGATATTTACAAACAAATGCTTCTATTAATAGTGGAAATTCTGGTGGGCCATTAATAAATAAACATAATCAAGTTATTGGTATTAATTTTTTAAAAGTTAAAAATAATATAGCTACAAATATAGGATATGCTAGACCTATTAATGAATTTTTATCTATACAATTAGATATGTTTAAAAATAAAATAGTTTATGAACCACAATTACATTTTGAAATAAATATAACTAATAAAGAATTATTTAAAGTATTTGATTATCCATATGATACTGGATGTCTTATTACCAAAATATATAAAATATCACCTTTTGTTAATAGTATTCAGAATGGTGATATTCTTTATAAATTTGATAATTATTTAGTAGATATGTATGGATATTGTATAATAAATAATAAAAATAAGATTCATCTATATAATATAATTGGTCGATATAATATACATGATCATATAAATATAGAATATTGGAGTATTAGAAATAGTAAATTAATTAAATCTAAAATCTATTTTAATAATAATCAACCAGCAATAAGACAAATTATATATCCACATGAAAATTTTAAATATGAAATATTTGGTGGAATAATAATAAGTGAATTAACTGTAAATCATCTTAATAATATTTTAAAAAATGTAAATATAAATCAAGATAATATAGAAATATTAAAATATTATAAAAATAAATATGAACCAAAAGTATTTATATCTCATATATTTCCAGGAAGTCAAATAAGTGTTTTAAATATTTTAAACGAATATTCAATAATAGATACAATAAATGGTAAAAAAATTAATAATATAGAAGAGGTAAGAAATGCTTTATTAAATCCTATAATAAAAAATAATAATTATTATTTTTCTATTAAAGATAATGATAATAATTTTATGATATTAGATATTAATGAAATATATAAAGAAGAAATAAATATTTTAATTCCAAGAAATAAATATAATATATCAAATATTTATGATAAAATATTAAAATAAATATAATATAATAAAATTAATAATATAATAATTAATTTATATATTTAATTATTATAATAAAATATTAATGAATTATAGAGTTACAGATTTATTAAAAAATTATGTTGATAAAAATTCAAAATTGATATTAATTCATGTTACAAATAAAAGTATTAATAATTTATTAGAGTTAGTAGGAAAAACAAATAATTCAAAAATATATAGTTATAATTATGATAAAATTTATGAAATATTAAAAGAAAATAATATAGAACCAGCAGAATATACTTTTCTTTTTTACATATTTTATAATGAAACTGTTGGATTTCCAAAAAAGCTGTTATTAGCTCATAAAAGTATTACAAGTGCTCCTTTATCATTTATGGAAGTTGAGAAATATGGTAAAGGTATGATTTATAAACCAGTAGGTAAAAAAAATTATGATGCTTTTGGTTTAATTTATGCTGACACAGGAATAGTTAAAGATAAAAATATTAATTTAATAAAAAATGAATATTTAACTGAGATAAACAATACTTTAAATACAAATGGTGTTGGGACATTAAATGAATTCAGAACTTTAAATCACAGAAATCATAAGAATTATGAATTTTTAAAATATAAATTTTTAGAAAAAAGTGGTAAAGAATTTAAATTAAAAGATTATGATAATAGATATATAACAAATTTAGATGATGATTTAGTTTTAAGAGATAAAAATTACGAAAGATATCAACAAATAATTTATACATCAAATGGAGAATTAAATATTAATAATAAATGTATTAATATGGAAGATAATGGAAAATTATCTTTAAAAAAATGTGAAAATAAAATAGAACAAAAATGGTATCCAATAGATAATAATATTGTATCTGAAAAAAACAATCAATGTATTAGTTCTATAAATCAAGAATTGTTAGTAGATGATTGTTCTAATTTGGATAGAGAAACTAAAGAATGGACTTTTGAAAATATTTCTGGATTTGGTGTTAATGATTATCAATATCCTAAAAATAGAGGTAAAAGAGTCGTTTTAGTTAATTCAGATAATCCATGGTATGTTAATAAAGATATTACACAAATAATACCTTATATGGAGTATAAAGATGTAGAAGAGGCAGAAAAAAAAATACAAATTAAAGAAAATAGAGAACAAGAAAGAATAGATGAAAATAATGAACTTTTAATAGATCAATCAAATTTTGATCTACATATGATGGATCCGCGATATTCTAAATCAGCTAAATTTATTAGTAAATTTAATTTAGATCCGACGCGTCAGGATATGGGTTATGGTTATTCATATGCTTCAAGACAGGGCAAGAAATGTGATGAAAATATAGTTGAAGGCTTTGATTATAATTATTTTAATACACAAAATATTATTTTATTTACTACTATTGTAATTTTAATTATTTTTATTGTTAAATATGTGAATTATAAAAATAAATAAATAATATTAATTTAATAAATTAATATTATATTCTGTATCTATCAGCATCTATATTAAATCTTCTAATATTAATAGCGTAATTGCTAAAATATTTTGGTAAATAACCGATTAAATTTCTATTATAAAGATATTGAGTATTATTAAGTATATAATAACTATATTCAAAAGGATTATCTTTTCCATAAAATCTAACCATTTTTTTTTCAAATGTATCAGCTAAATAACATTTATTATCAATTAACCATATATAAAAATCTTTAATATTTAATTTATTTTTTGGTTGCTCAGTTCTATATATTTTATTATAAATAATATATATTTCATCTTTATCTTCACCATCTAATATTTTAAAGGGATCTATTTTTTCTAATTTATTTAATAATAAATAATCAAATTTAGGTTTTAATTCCATATTTAATACTTTAACATCTTCATATCTTTTTTTATTACTTTTTAAATAATCAATAAAGTCAAGACAATAATTACCACCTAAGATATTGCCATATTCTTCTTTATTAACATCTCCTAAAATTTCGACACCACCATCTTGAATAATTCTTTTATTATTTATATATTTTTTATTAATTTCTTGGTATTTATCACAAGATAAATATTCTGCATATATAATAGAATATGGAATACCAAAATAATTACCAACGCTTGCCATAAAATTTAAATATTCTTCATCTGTTATTATATCTCTTCTATTTGAAGGTGAAAATCTAACATAAAAATCAACATGTAATTCTGGATAATTATTATTTAAACCTATTTCCATAAAAAATAAAATATTATTTTCATGGAAACAATATATAGAATAGCCATTAGATATTTTAAGTGCGTAAAATGGTGAATAAACTTTTGTTCCATCATAATATTCGCATATACTTGTAAATATTTTATCTCCAATTTGGATATTAACTTGTTTATTTTCATTAACATAATTATTATTAAAATTAGAAATAATATCATTTAAATCTCCATTAGTTTTATCTAAATTAAAAAAATTAATTGTTTGAATACTTTCTATTATTTTTTTAGCAGGTATAACTAATTTTCCTGGTTCTATTAATGTAAATTCATATTTTGTAATAACTTTTTTTTTGAATTCTTGATTTGTATGATAATATTCAAAATCTTCATCTTTTTTATCTAATCTTAATAATGTTTTTGGTGGTAAAATTATTTCTTGTTCATTTGGAAAAAAAGAAAGAGTTTCTATACATAATCCAATACCTTTTATATTTTTTGGAATTTTAATTTTAATTAAAATGTAACCAAACTTTTGTTCCTCATTATTATAAAATGGATCTCGTGTGGTGCTTGTAAATCCTTCATCCATAAAAATATCACCTATTTCTAAATTTTGTAAATGATTATCATTAAATATAAATCTATATAAAATATAATCTTTATCAAAAGCAGGAGCATCCGAAATTAATTGACACATTTCATTAATAATTTTATCTAAATAAATATTATTTTGATTTTTATTACTTCGCAAATATTGATTTATATAATAACTACCATGTATTGTATAATAAAATATTAATCCTACTTTTTTACTTTCAATTATATAATTATGATGTTTTAACAAAATTTTATGGGATAAATCATTTATTCTTACTTTTTTACATAATTCGTCTAAATCATTTGTTTTTTTTAATCCCATATTTAAACTTAAATTTATAATTTCATTTTTTGTATAATATGGTGTTATATGTTTAAAATATGTAGCAAATGATGGTTTTTCACATAAAGTAATTTTTTTTCCAACTTCTGGAGAATATTCATAAAATACTTTAATATATGTTTTATATAATTCTTCTAAATCAAAATTTTCCATAAATTCTATGGATACTTTATATTTTTTTAATTTTCTTTTTTTTAATATTAATACATCTCCGCTATAATTATCTATATTTTTTTCTAATTCTTTATATTTTTTTTTTGTAATTTCTATATATTCTTTACTTGGAAATCTATAGTTATTATAGACTACACGATTATACACATTAATATCATTTATTAAATATAAATTATCAGAATATATATTATATAAAGGTAGTTTATTATATACTTTTGATATATCTTTTTTAATTTGAGTTAGAATATTATCTTTAATTTCTTTATTTGTTGGCAATCTCGCTCTTAAATAATATAATTCATCCATTACATCATTTTCTTTATATTCTCTTATTTTTTCTTTAACTTTATCATATAATAATATTGTCATATATCTAAATATATAATTACATAATATTATATATTTAATAATAAAGATTAATCTATTTATACCATTTGATAAGTAAATCTAATATTTCCTATAAATCAAAAATATTCTATTTTAAATAGAACTAAAAAGCGATACTGATTAGCTTTGCTATTTAAGTTTAATTAAATATAAATCAAAAAATTGATTTCTATGAAAACCAAGTTATCTTGAAAAAATTGAAAAAAAAAATGTCTATAATATTTATACTTATGGGGCAGTATCTATATATTTTCTAATAATTTTCTTAATATTTATCTATATTATTTTTTATATTTAAAATGAGTTCCAAAAAAGATTTTGAAAAATTTTATCAAAAAATGGTTGATGAAGGTAATAAAAAATATGGTAAAAATATTTTTGATAATTATACTCCAAATATCAGTGGTGTTTCTTATTGGGAAAATACTGGTGGTATAGCGGGTCATTATTATTCAACTAATTATCATTCATATAGTTCAGGTGGTTCGTATAATCAATATGGTGGAAGTAATACATATTCATCACCATCAATAAATACTACAATTTCTACTATTGGAATAAGTCGTCCATATTGATTATATTTTAAAATATTTTAATATTAAACTTAAGTATGAAATTAATTTTTTTTTATCTAAATTTGATAATAAATTATTTTCTATTTTTTTATTTAATCCTACAAAATTAATTTTTTCAAATCCTTTTACCATTCCATTTTTTTTATAATATATATCATTATTTATATTATTCTTATTTTGATATATAAATTCTTTATTATCTAAAATATTTTGTATTAAATACATATGTAATCTATTAATATTATATTTACCATGATTATCTGGATTAAATAATATTTTGCCTGTTAATAATTCATATATTAAACAACCAAATGACCAATAATCTATATTTTTATCTGTTTTTTCTCTTAATATAATAGAAGGAGATCTATAATATCTTGTTTGTAAATTAAAAGTTTTTTTAGTATTTAAAATAATGCTTCCCAAATCTGATATTACAATTTTATTTATTTTTATTTCTTCCATATTATCTTCTTCACTTTCTTCTTCTGAACTAGATAATATATTATTAGTATCAAGATATTCTCTTCCAAATTTATATTTTTTTATATTATCAAATTCACGATCACTGTAACTTTCGCTTTCACTATCATATTCATCTCTATTATTTTTTTTATTAATTTTATTACAAAAATTTTTAATAGTTAATTTAAAAGCACTTTTCTTAATATCTTTGGCATGAAGTTTTTTTTCAGATAAAATGCCCGACTTGTTAGGAGTTTTGGAAATGTCGCTACGTGACTCTTTTAATAATATTTTTTTTGTATTTAATAAATCTTCATTAAATTTTTTATCAAAATAATTTAAATATATATCATATTTTTTACATGTTCCTCCTATTAATATATTTTCAGGTTTTAAATCAGCATGTATGTAACCTTTATGATGTATTATTTTTAATCCATCGTCTATTTTTTTTATTACATTATCAATTAATTCATAATTAATTAAATAATTATATTTTTTAATAATATCATATAATGAACATATCATAATTTCTAATACAATACAATATTTTTTTTCATATTCGAATTCATCTATTTTTTTTATAAAAATATCATGATTAAATATATTTAACATTTTACCTTCATTCACTCCAGTAGAATAATCACCTTCGTAATGTAATTTAATTGCTACTAATTCTTTTTTTAATTTATTATATGCTAACCATACAACTGCGTAAGAACCAGCACCTAATTTTTCTAACATAATATATTTTTTATTTAATTCACAACCAGTCCAATCTATAAATTCATCTTCATCTGCTGAATAATTACTATTAGATGACATAATATAATTATAAATAATAAATAATAGAATATATTATATAATAACTTTATATAATATTACTTATTTTTATTTTTTTTTAATTTTCTAATTTTATCTTTAAACGTATCTATTTTTTTATTTAAAATATTAATTATTTCTTTGTAATCCCTAATTTCTTTATCATGCTTTTCTTTTAATTCTATAATATTTATTTTTTTAAAAAGAATTGAATTATTTAATTGAACACTCCATTTTAAATTACCAGATTCTAACATTATATATCCGTCTTCTATATTTTTCTTTAATACTGTGCCTCCTAATCTAAATTTATTTTCCTTATTTTCTTTATCAATTATAAAATATCTAATATGGGAACCTAATAGTATTTCATCATAATTATTCACTGCTTCATAGTCAATTAAAAATTCATCTATTTGTTCTTTTGTTAATGTATCTGTATATGTAACTTGTGGTCTTTTATAATCACTTATTTTTTTATTTGATGTTGTACTCGTCGTTATATCCATTTAATGTTTTATGTAATATATTATATTTATATATAATATATTAATCACTATTTATATCAATATCATCACTACTATCACTATGATCACTATCATTAATTTCATCTAAATAATTATTTATATTAAGACCAGATTGTTCAATTAATTTAATTTGTTCATTTATATTTAAATTATTTATAATTTCATTAAAAGATAATAATGTTTTATCAGAACTAAAATTTTGACATTTAAAACACTTTTCATCATCTAAATCTAATAAATTAAATTCCGATAATTTATATTCAGGTTCTTTATTCTCAGATGGATATAATCTATAATATATATTCATATATATATCAAAATTTTTTTCTTGATTTAGTAATTTTTCATATTCCATAAATTGGAATATATTATATTTATGTTTAAATAATGGTGATATATTTTCTTCTTTTATTTTATTATTCATAATATCTTTTGATATTTGATAATAACAATTCAAATCATTATTAAATATTCTTTTTCTTTCTTCATTATTTTCTTTATATACACGTTCTAACATTTTCTCACCATTTTCCTGACAAATTTTATTAATATATATTTCATCATCAATAATATTTTCCTTTTCTTCTTTTAATTTATTTTCGAGTCTTTTTTTTTCCTCCATTAATTCTTTCATCATTTTTTCCATTTCTTGTAAATTTTCTTGAGATTCTTGAGAATTATTAGATTCTTTAATTTTAATATTATCTAAATTATCATTGACTAATTTTACAACTGGTTCTATATTATTACTGATTATTTCTTCTTGTAGTTTAAAATTATTCAAATCATTATTAAAAGTATTTATATCTTGATTATTTTGATTAAAAATATTATTAAGTGAATTTAATAATTTTAAATTATAATTAGCTAATTTATTACTTTGCATAATTTCATTATCAATATAAATATTATTATTGTAATAATAAATAATATGATGGATTATAGGAAATGTTTTATCTTTTATTTTTTCAATTTGTAAAATTTTAGCATTACAATATTTAAATACACATAAATAAACAAGCATTTCATGGATGGTGTTGTTTAAATCATCGGAAGTGTAAATTTTAAAGTTATTTATGTATAAAATATAATTCATTATTTATAATTTCTTATTAAAAATTAATTTTTTAAGTATTATATATATATATATGAATAGAGAAAACGAAAATAATATTGATGAAATAGAGATAATAAAAAGTGATTTGAAGTTTTATAATAATATGATAATTAATATATTAAATGAACAAATAAATATTATAAAAAAAGTAAGCGATGTAGAATTAAAAAATATGGAATTAAAAAAAGATTATTATTTTTTAAATAATAAATTTTACATTTTAGATAAAGAAAATCAAAAATTAAAAAATAAAATTGAATATCTGGAAAATAAAAATAATAGGGAATTTTTTTTTGATAATATATCTTTTAATAGTATTAATAAAGAAGATAATGAAGAATCAGAAGATAACGATGGAGATAATGGAGATAATGAAGATATTGAAGATATACCTTTACATACAAATACTAAAATATCAAAAAATAAATCTCTAAATAGTTATTCTAAAATATATAATTCTAAAATACATCCTTCAAAAAATTTTCCACGCAGTGACATATCTAAAACCCCCAATAAATCAGACGATTTGTCTGAAAAAAATATTAATAATAAAATAATTATTAAACCATTTGAAAATAAAAAAAATCCACTAAATTTATTATTTGATTCAATTTTAATTAATATTATGAAAGAAAAAGAAAAAAAAGACAATACAGATGAAAATATTATTATGGAAGAAATTGATGAAAATATTATTATAGAAGAATTAGATATTAAAATAAATGATTTAGATGATTTGATAAATTTAGGCGATTTATATTATAAATTAAAAACTCAACCTATAAATAATATAAATAAAAAAGAAGATACAGAAAAAAATATTGATGCTAATAAAGAAATTAAAATAGATATATCTGATAATATAATTTATCAAGAGTTTCTTGTAGATACATCCAAAACTCCTAATAAATTTGGATTTTCGTCCGAGAAAGAAGGTAAGCAAAAAAATGGTTTATATAAATTAAATGGTAAATATTATTCTATTGACTTGGAAGTATTATCAAAATTACAAATACCATTATTAAAACTTAGAAGTATGATTGGTTTGAAAGATTTAAAAAATTCTATTATTGATATGATATTGTTTTATTTACAGAATTTTGATTTAACACATAATAATATGCTTCATACCGTAATTGAAGGACCACCTGGAGTTGGTAAAACAGAAGTTGGTAAAATTATAGCTGAAATATATGCTTGTTTAGGTGTTATAAAAACTAATAAATTTAAATTAGTTCGAAGATCAGATTTAATTGGTGAATATTTAGGTCATACTGCTATAAAAACACAAAAAGTTATTGATGAAGCAGATGGTGGCGTATTATTTATCGATGAAGCATATTCTCTTGGTTCAGGTAGTGGTGATAATAAAGATTCATTTTCCAAAGAATGTATTGATACATTAAATCAAAATTTATCTGAAAATAAAAAAAAATTAATATGTATTATAGCTGGTTATCCTGATGAATTAGAAAAATGCTTTTTTTCAGTTAATCCTGGTTTAAATAGGAGATTTCCATTTAGATATAAAATTAATGGTTATAATGAAAATGAATTAAAAGATATTTTTATTAAAAAGATTTATGATATTGGTTGGAATATTGATATTGATTTTTCTAATAAAGAAATGATAGAAATATTTAAAAATAATTTAAATAATTTTAGTAATTATGGAGGAGATATTGAAAATTTTATTACTGTATGTAAATTTAGTCACTCCAGAAGAGTTATTGGTTTAAATCCCAAATTAAGAAAAAAACTTAATAAAATAGATATTATGAATGGTCTAACTAAATTTATTGAATATAAAAATAAAAAAAATAATCAAGATGTATTAAAATCAATGTTTATATAGTTTATATAGTTATTTCGAAATTTATTAAATATTTCAAAATAATAAAAATATTATGAAGAACTACTTGTTTCACTATCTTTTGATTCACTATCTTTTGATTCACTATCTTTTGATTTACTATCTTTTGATTCGCTATCTTTTGATTTACTATCTTTTGATTCGCTATCTTTTGATTCACTATCTTTTGATTCACTATCTTTTGATTTACTATCTTTTGATTTACTATCTTTTGATTCACTATCTTTTGATTTACTATCTTTTGATTCACTATCTTTTGAATTTTCAGAAATAGTTTTTTTTGCTTTTTTACTTATTATTTTTTTATTTTCTAATAAAAGTGGAATAGAAGAAATAAACATATGATCTATAATAAAAATAAATATAATAATAACAATAGCAATAGGTATATATTTTTCTATTGTAATATTTTTATAATCAGAAAATAACAAATATATTAATAATAATAATATGATATATTTATAAATTGGGGAATATATATATTCGAAGTTATACATGTATATATATAATATAATTATATTTTTAATTGATTTAAAAAAAATTGATATAAAAAATATATGATAATATTGTAATTATATATAAAAGTAAATTATTTATACATATTTAATAATGGGAAAGAAAAAAGAAACAACTAATACTAACACAACAGAAGTCATGAAGGAAACTGTTGATAATAAAGATTATTCAGCTATTATTGATGATTTAATTAAAATTACACCATTAACAGAAGAAAAATTAAATTTATGTAAAAATATTGAAAGTTTTGATACTTATTTTGATAATTATAATTCTTTACTTTTTAAAATTAATGATATTAGATATAAAATGAAAATTAAAAGAATTGAAGTAGAAAATATACTTTCTAAAATTTATGATACTAAAAATAAATTATTGGGTGAAAATATTAATAATAATAATGAATTAGATATTATTGATAATATAAATGATAATTTTGATGATAATTTTGATAATAATGATGTTCAAGCAATTGAAGAATCAGATGATGACATAAAACCAATTAAAAAAGCTAAAACTAAGGGAAAAGCTAAATTAGTAAAAGAAGAACCATATTGCGATACATCCAAAACTCCTAATAAATTAGGAATTGTGTCTGAAAATAAAGAAGGGAAACAAGAAATTAAAAAACCAAAAAAAGTAATTAAAAAAGTAAATAATACACAAGAAATACCTGAAACACAGGAAAAAACAGAAACTGTTATTAAAACAAAAGCAAATGTTAAGAGACAAACAAAAGCAAAAAATATTAAAGAAGAAGTTAAAGAAGAAGTTAAAGAAGAAATTAAAGAAGAAGTTAAAGAAGAAATTAAGGAAGAAATTAAGGAAGACCAAAAAGTAAAGAAAGGTGGTAGAAAGAAGAAATAATTTATTTAATTTAGTATAAAAAATTGATATGAAAAATATATAATAATTAATTAATAATATTATATTAATTAATTAGATATTATAAATAATGGACAAAATAAATATGATAATTCATGATATTATATCAACATTGAATGAATTTAAAACGAATGTTAGTAATGGAAATAAATCAAATGATGAAATATCAAGTGAATTAAAAAAGATTTTTTTTGGATTCTTCATATATAACAAATTATTACACCATAATGATATTAATGATTTTAATAATATCAATATAATTAAAAATAGTATAAATATTCTAAGCAATGAACAAACTATTGATGAAATAAATATTTTTCTTCAGATTATAGATGATGTCATATTAGAAAAAAAGAATAATGAAATTAATTTAAAATTTTCATATAAAATAGATTATGATATACTTTATAATTTTTTAAATGACTCTGATTTTAAGAATTTTCAGAATAAAAAAATGGAAGAAATGTTAAAAGAAAGCATAATAAATTTAGAAGAATTAAATAATAATAAATTATTAATATGCAAAATAAAAAATGATTATGATATTGAATAAAAATGATAATTACTTTTAATTTAATCTAAAAAAAAATTGAATTAAAAAAAAAATAATATTTAATAATATATTAAAAATAAATATAATAATGTGTAATGATTTGTATATTTTTATTAATAATTCAAAATTAAAGACAAAAACAAAATATTTATTAAAATTATTGCCAAAAATATTATATATTAATAATTTTAACAAAATATTTTTATTAGTAACACATCCACATATAATTTTTACAGAAATAGATAAAGATTATATTTACAAAGAATTTAATAAAATTTCATCACCATTAATAGATTTAACAGAAAAAAATTATGTTGAATATATAAATAATAACATTTTAAATAAATTAGAAAATAATTATTTTTTAATTTTTAATAATGAAAAGATTTATCCTAATAATGAATATTATAATTTAATACAAAATTTAATTAATAATAATTATGAATTTTATTATTTTGATTATGAAATTTATAATGAATGTATTAAATTTAAAAATTATATTTACATAAATTCTGATAATGATATTTTAGATAATTATATATTAAGTTATAATTATTCATTAAAAGAACATGTTAAAACTAATATAGATAATTTTAATAATATAATAGAAAATATAGAAAATAACATAGATAATAATTTATATTATATTAAAAATATAATAAATTATGAATATTGCGAGTTTTTAAAAAAAAATGTTCAAGATAAAATAAATATAGAGATAAATATTATTTTATTAGATTATATAATATTAAATTTAACGCCAAATACTACTGATTTTAAAATATTAGAAAAACTAAATGAAGCATATAAAATCTTGTATCAAAAATTATTATTAGAAAAAAAACATGATTTAATTCCTAAAATTTCATGGTTCAAATTAAAACTGAATTCATATTTCAATAATTATTATGATAACAATAAAATTATTATAAAAAAAACAGAAGAAGATGATATTATATATAAACATACATATAATAATATATCATTGAAAAATTCTAAATTTAATATTAAATTAAAAAAAAGAATTCATGATAATATTTTGAAATATAACAATAAAGAAGAAGAAATTTTTTCAAAAATAAATAATGATAAATTAGATAATTTTATTAAATTGATAGAAGACACAGAAAATATAGAAAATAATAATTTATCAATATCTAAAGAATTTTATTATTCGGCATTAACAATGTCAAATTGGATTGATGAATTATCTTTCAATAATAGTATGGGTTTATTATTTAAAATAAAAACAAATGATTATGTCAAGGCTGGTTTTGACGCTTGTCCAAAAATTACAGGATATACAAATATATTTATGCCAGTTAAAGATTATTTTAGTGATATTATTAAATTTTTTGAAAAAAATAAAATAAATGATATTAATGATCAATCTATATTTACAGGAAGAGTAATTGGAGAAGCCAACGCATTATTACCTTTATATATTAATAAATATCATTGGATGTATTCTAAAAAACATTTACCATATATTCTTGGTTTTATTATGACAAATAATCCACACGGATTCATAGAAAAATATTACGATTATGTATTTTATATTTTATCAGATATGATATATTATATTTATTCTTTTAAACATTCTAAAAACATAGAAGAAAAAACATTTTCGCCACAAACTGAAAATTTTATAAAAATATTTATATCTTATTTGAGAACATGTTCTGAAATATCATATGAAAGAAAATATTCAGCAGGTATTAAAAAATATGTTACAAAATATTATGAATCTAATGATATGAAAATACATAAAAAATATAAAATAATTTTAGGACAAATTATTGCTTCTGGTTGTTATATAGAAAAAAATAATCTTATTGATATTACAAATTATATATTTGAAAGTTGTATTTATAAAAATTATGAAAAATATTACAAAAATGGAGATTTTTTAAATTATTTATATAATATTATAAGTGATGAGGAATTTAATGATGAAATGGAATTATTTTTGAATAAATATATAGATTTGATTACAAATGATTGTAAAACTCTTAGCGCTTTTGAATCTATATACGATATATTACAAGAAATTTATAAAGAAATTGGTGGATTCAAAAAATTTATTAATAAATTAGATAATAATTATGGAATTTTTGATGATAATAATATTTATAAAAAAATATGTAACAATATTAAAATAATAAATGATTATGATTATCAAAGTTTTAAAACTGATTTAGATTTTATTAAAATAATATTTAAATTTTTGGATGAAGAAAAAAGAGTTCAAAATACTAATTTCACAACTATTGAAGAATTATATCAAACATACAGAATAGCTTATAAAAAAACTTAACTTTTATTTATTATTAAATTTTTTAAAAAATTGATTTAAAATATATATTAAATACTAAATTTATATATATATATATACAAATAATGGTTAAAAAAATTTTTGATATTGAATCATTAGAGAGAAATCCTCTTGAATATATTAAGGAATTTAAACCAGCTAAATTAGTTAAATTATTAAAATATTTATCAGATGCTTATTATAATACAGGCGATGCTATTGTCAGTGATGAAATTTTCGATTTATTAAAGGATAAATTAAAAGAAATAGATCCAAAAAATAAATATTTAAAAGAAGTTGGAGCAGAAGTAAAAATTAAATTAGAACAAAAAAAATTACCTTTTCCAATGAGTTCTCTCGAAAAAATTAAACCAGATACTGACGCATTAAGTAAATGGATGAAAAAATATAAAGGAAATTATATTATCAGTGATAAATTAGATGGTATTTCAGCTCAATTATATATTAATAAAAATGGATTACCGGAATTATATACCAGAGGTGATGGATTATTTGGTCAAGATATAAGTCATTTATTAAATTATGTTATAGGTAAAATAAAATTAGATAAATTGCCAAAAGAATTAAGTATTCGAGGTGAATTAATTATATCTAAGAAAAACTTTGAAAAAATTAAAACAAAACATTCTATGAAAAATGCTAGAAATGCAGTGGCCGGTCTTGTCAATTCCAAAGACATAAATATAGATATCGCTAATGTCACCGAATTTATTAGTTATAATATCATGTATCCAAATTATAAACAAGAAACACAATTACAAAAATTAAAAGAATTTAAATTTAAAGTTGTTGATTACAAAGTATTAAATAATCTTGATAATAAATCATTAACAGAATATTTAATAGATAGAAGAAAAAATGCTAATTATGAAATTGATGGTATTGTTGTATATGATAATAGTGATTCTTATGAACCAACATCAGAAAATCCAGATTATGCTTTTGCTTTTAAAACTTTGTTAGATGATCAAATAGCTGAAGCAACTGTTGTTGATGTCTTATGGGATGTCACCAAAGACATGTTATTAAAACCAAGAATACAAATTACACCAGTGGATTTAGTTGGTATTACGATAACTTACGCTACTGCTTTTAATGCCAAGTTTGTGAAAGATAATAAATTAGGACCCGGAGCAGTAATTAAAATTATCAGAAGTGGTGATGTTATTCCATATATTCAAGAAGTATTAAAACCATCAAAAGAAGCAAAAATGCCAGATGTTAAATATAAATGGAATAATACAGAAGTAGATATTATATTAGATGATAAAAAAAGTGACTTATCAGATAAAGTAAATATTAAAAAAATGATATACTTTTTTAAAACCATGGGAATTAAAAATATAGATGAAGGTGTTTTAACAAAATTAAGTGAAGCAGGATATAATGAATTATTTAAATTATTAAAAGCAGATAAAAAAAAATTAGGTAATATCGAAGGATTAGGAGAAAAAAGCATAACAAAAATTTTTACTAATATAGAAAATAATTTGAAAAATACAAATATTGAAACTTTAATGGCTGCCAGTTTAGTATTTGGTAGGGGTCTGGGTGTTAAAAAAATTAAATTAATTATAGACAAATATCCTAATATTATGAATCAAGAAGAAATTACCAAAGATGATATTTTGAAAGTTGAAGGATTTAGTGATATATTAGCTACTAAATTTACAGATAATTTTAATAAATTTAAAACATTCTTTAATAAATTAAAAGAATTATATGACATAGAATATTTGATAGAGGAAAAAGAAGAAAAAGAAGAAGAACAAATATTTGAAGGTAAAACATTTGTTTTTACAGGATTTAGAGATAAAGATTTAGAAAAATTTATTACAGATAGAGGGGGCAAACTTTCGGGAAGTGTATCTAAAAAAACTTTTATAGTTATCTATTCTGAAACATCCGGAAGTAAATATAAGACAGCAAAAGATTTAAATATTAAATTAATGACAAAAGAAGAATTTGAAAATCAATATAAATAATTTTAATTTATTTTAATTTATTAATATTATTAATTTTTAGATATTAAAATTATATTATTTGTGTATAATAATATATTTAAAAAATGTTATAATATTATTATATAATTAAATAAATATGATTTTAGGAAAAAGAAAAAGAGAAATATCCAATAATTTGGATAATTATGATAATGAAAATTTAGATAAAAATAGTAAAAAAAGAAAATTAAATGATAATCTAACAAATTATACACCTAATTTTATTATAGTCTTGAATAAAAGTGATGATGAAAAGTCTAACAGTGATTCTGATAATGACAAATCTCGTGAGCAAGAAGATGATGAAGAAGAATATTACGAGGATGAAGATGAAGAAGAATATTACGAGGATGAAGATGAAGAAGAATATTACGAGGATGAAGATGAAGAAGAATATTATGAAGAGGAGGAAGATGATGATAGTGATGACAGTGGTAATAGTAGCGATGAAAGCAGTGATGACAGCGAACAAGATAATAATAATAATAAAAATAATAATAAAAAAAATGGAAAGAAAGATTATAAAAAAGATAATAAGAAAGATGTAAAAAAAAATAATAATAATAAAAATAATAATAAAGATAATAATAAAAAAGATAATAATAAAAAAGATAATAATAAAAAAGATAATAATAAAAAAGATATTAATAAAAAAGATGATAAAAAAGATAGTAAAACACCTATAAACTCCAATAAAAATAATAATAAAAAACATATAGATATCGATATACCATTATATATATTACCACCTATTGAATTTTCATTTCCACACTCTCATACTAATAAAAAAAAACCAAAAGAAAAAATAGACGAATCATGTAAAAATCCATTATGTAACCATAAAACAATGAAAGAAGATCCGACACCAATTAATATGCCAAATAAAAAAAAAATAGATAATATTATGGATTTAATAGAATTAGGAAAAACATATCATTGTAAGAAAAATACATCATTTAATGGTATTAATTTGAGATTATTAAATAATCTTGTAGTTCCTTTAACAGAATTATCAAATTTAGTTGGTATGAAGAGTGTTAAAGAAGGGATGGTTAATCAGATATTATTTTTTTTACAAGGATTTAATAAGGGTAGCAAATGTGGTAGTTGTGTCGATTGTGTATATAATTTACCATGTGCCAAAAATTTTGATGATATGCTTCATACAGTGATTACAGGACCACCTGGTGTAGGTAAAACTGAATTAGGTAAAATATTGGCAAAAGTTTATAAAGAAATGGGTATTTTAAGCAAAGGTCATTTTAAAATGGTTTCTCGTAGTGATTTAATTGGTAAATATTTGGGACATACTGCTAAATTAACTCAGAAAGTTATAGATGAAGCACAAGGAGGAGTATTATTTATTGATGAAGCATATTCACTTGGTAACGCAGAAGGACGTGATTCATTTGCGAAAGAATGCATTGATACATTAAATCAGAATTTAACAGAGAAGAGGGACTTTTTATGTATTATAGCTGGTTATAAATCAGCACTTGAAAAATGTTTTTTTAATATGAATGAAGGATTACAAAGAAGATTTACATTTAAGTATGATATTGAAAAATATAAATCTAATGAATTGAAACAAATATTTTTATTAAAAGTTAAGAAATCAGAATGGAAAATTGATTTTATAGATAATGAAACTATGGAAAAAGGAGAAAAAGAAAAACAAAATAAAAAATTAGATAATTTCTTTGATGAGAATAGGGAAAATTTTCCTAATTATGGAGGTGATATGGAAACTTTATTATTAAATTGTAAAATAATTCATAGTAAAAGAGTGGTATTTGAAGATGTAAGTAAAAAAAGATTATTAACTTTTAATGATATTGAAAAAGGATATGAATTATATGTGGAAAATAGACAATATAAGGATGGCTTATATAGAAATCCACCATCACATTTATTTATTTAATAATATTTATTTAATATTATTAATATATTTTATAAAATTATAAGTGTAATTGTTTTTTCAAATTAAGATATTTATTTTTATATTTAAGATATTTTTGATAATAACCACCTTTTTTTACGACCGGTTTACTTTTAAATTTATTCTGATTACTATTGAAAGTATTAGTAAGTATTTGGTTATTATTTTTTGTTTTAAAAGGTATAACTTCTACATCAAAATATTGATCTACGAATTTTAATTTATTAATTTTAACTTGTTCAAGATTTTTTATAAATTCATCAATTTGTTTTGTTGTATAATTATAATATTCATATCTGTCTCTAATTTCGCTAATATAATATTTTGAAACTAAATACTGTTGTGTTCCTTTAATTCTGTAAAAGTTTACTGGAATATTCATATAATCTTCACTATATAATAAACTATTCATTTCAACGATTAGAGCTTTTACATGTTTTTGTATTTCTCCTTCATTAATATAACTAGATCTGAAATCTAATAAAGTGAGTAATTTATGTGAATTATTTTTTAAATTATAATAAAAATAAACAGAATAATATCTAACAATATTTTCAAAAGTTCTTTTAGGTTTAACTTTTATAAATAAAGTTCCAAGAAGTTTTAAATTTTCTTCTTTTAAATCATTTATTTTTGGAAAGTTTTCAATTTTTCCTATGTTTTTAACTATTCTTATAGGGAATGTATTATTACTATTAGCAAAACATGATACGACTGCTTTATTAATATCTAATGACCATGATACTTTTGGAATATTTATATACCATCTAAAAAATGGATCAGAAATAAAAATACTTGAGCATTTTTGTAAAGCAAAACAAACATCAACATCACCTAAAATTAGTTGTCGATGTTCGAATGCTTCTTTCATATTATTATTTTTAACATAATGACTCCACTCAGGCATATATTCTTCGTAAATCTTATTTAAATTAAATAATTTTTTTATGCTATCCATAGATTTGTTATTAGATAAAGGATCAGTAATACCCATTTTTTCTTCGGTAGTAATATTTTTTAAATTATATTTATCTTCAAAAAAAACTTTTAAATTTTTTTTTATTATTTCATCCTTAAAAAGATATAATAATCTTTTACATAAGCTATTTGTTCTATGGTCAAAGTCATTTTCAATTGTAAATTTATGGTTATGACAATTATTAATATTATAATTTTCAATATCATTCTTTATATTACCATAATCCATTTTTGTCAAAACACATTTATATCTTTGATTATTTATATCATTTAAATAATCTTTTAATTTTTGATTATTTATATCTTTATCAAAATCTCCTAAATTATTTAAATTTTTAATTATTTTAAATCCTTCTTTTTTAATATCATCACAAGTATGGTAATTAAAATTATTTTTGGCTTGATAATCAAGATTTTTTCTTATTTCATATTCTCTTTCTTCGATAATTTGATTTATTTCATCTGGTTTGAGAGCATCTATATTTTTACGTTCTAATTTATTTACTTTATCACCCGTTAAAATTTCAGTTTCAGTTTTGGCTTTTTCATTATATTTATTTAATATTCTTAATAAATGATAAATAATATTTGTTTTATCATCATCATCAAAATCTTTATTTTTTTTTATAATTTCAATAATATCACCATTTTTTTCTGATAAAATATATATATTATTAAAAATTTTATTATTAATTTCATAATTATCTATGTTATTTTTATCTTTATTATATGGAATAAAAATATATTTTTTTGTATTATCTTCTTTAAATTTTTCTAAAATCGGAAGTACTTTTTTATAATTTTTAATATAATTGGTATCTAATTGTGCTAAATATTTACTATTTTTTTTCATAGTAAATAAATCATAAAAAGAAACACCATCAAAAAATTCCCAATTCAAATTATTATCTTTAAATATTCTATGCATCTCTGTTAGATTTTTATTATAATATTCAATTATTTCTCTTTTAGCATATCTAATATAATTTTTTAATATATTATAAAAATTATTATTATCTTCCTTTCTCAATATTATTTCAACTATAAAACTACGTAGAATATCTTTAGGTTGATATGGTATTATATCTTCATATTCTTTTTTTAAAAGTACATATTCATTGAACATATATTTATTTATATAAATTTTTTTTTCTATAATTGGAACATTAAATTGATTTAATTTGTAATCTTTTATTTTTTTATTAAAAAATAATTTGTTAAAAATTTGCTCATTTACATATTTTTTTTTTTGATTTAAATCTTTATCTTGTAATTCTTCTAAAATATTTTCATAAGTTATATTTATATTTTCAATTTTAATAATATTTTCAATATTTATTTCTGTTAAATTTTTTACATTTTCAAAATTATCTATATCATCTATATTTATGTTGTAATTGTTTATTTTGTTATTCATTATTATATATATTAATAATATAATAATATATCAAAATTTAAATTTATGTTGATATATATATATACATAAATGTTTATAAAATCTATTGATATAATGAATTATAATATTATTTATGATCAAAAAAAAAAAAAAGTAGATAAAGATTTTATAGATAAAAAAAATTTTGAAATATTTTCACAATTATATTTTAGAAAATATAAAATTTTTAATGAATTAAAAAAAAAAAATTTACATGAAGAATATTTATTATATTTATATAAAACAATAAAATATAATAAAACAATAACATATATAAATTTTTTAGAATCAAGAGTTACATTTGAATCTTGGGCAATATTAAATTACATGAAACAAATAATTAAAAAATATAATTCATGCTTAGTTATATCACGAAATAATTTTATATATGAAACTTCTAAATCTTTTTTTAATTATCATGATATTAATATAAAACAAAAATTTATTGATATTACTAAAAAAGATTATCCAAGTAATAAATCAATCAAAGAAGAAATTAAAAATATAACGATGTATGATATTATATTTTTAGATATAATTTATAACTTTTATAATTATGAAGGAACTGAAATATTGCCCTTATTTTTGTCATATCTGATAATATCACTAGAAAAATTAAATATTGGCGGTACTCTTTTTCTTTATTATCCAATAATAACAAATGATTTAAATTATAGTATTTTCTTATTTCTATGCAAATATTTTGATAAAGTAGAATATAAAACAAATACTAATTCTAAAGATAAATTTATAATATTGATAAATTATAAAGAAAAGCCACAATTAGATAAATTTTATGAAATTAATGAAAAAAATTATGAATATTATCCATCAGGATTATTAGATATTGATTATAAACCAAGGCTATCTAAAATATTTGATTTTAATGATAATACAAACAATAAAGAAGAAATAAAAAAAATTAATGATGAAAAATTAAATGATATGATTGACTCATTTAATAATTCTTATAATATTTTTACTATATTCAATGATAATACTAAATTTATTGAAGAATATGATAAAAGAATGTATTACGAAAGTGTTAATTTTGCTAATAAACATAATATACCATTATTTGATTGGGTTTTAAAAGATAAAAAAAAATTTTTTGATGATAATTTAAATAATGTATTAGGTCTAATACCACATACTTTTTATGATAAAATAACTCATAAATATAAGGTAGAAATAAAAACTTCACCAAATATACAAATAGATTTACAAGATAAGATGAATGAATTATTTTTCTTTTCTGAAAATTGTTATAAATATATGATGGGAAGTGAAATAGGGTTTTATAGTAAAATCGAATTATTTATTAATTATCATCAAAAAGAATTAAATAAACAAATTAAAGAAAAAAAAAATATTACAATTAATGATCGTTATGTTTCAAGGGCTTGGATGAAAATGTTGGAATTATTAATTGATACCAAATTTTTAGATAATATCAAACCAAAAGAAATATTAGGTTTTCATGCCTGTGAAGCACCCGGTAATTTTATAAATTGTATAATCTATTATACAAATAAAATAAATAAAAAATATATTTGGAATGCTAATACTTTGAAAGAAAGTAAAATATATGATGACTTTGGTTTTATCGCAAAAACACAAGATAAATGGGATTATGGAAAAGATAAAACCGGTAATATTATGAATTATGAAAATCTTAAATATTATTATGATAAATATAAAAATAGTGATATTTATGTTAGTGATTGTGGTGGTTCTGTTATGATTACTGATGAAGAAGGTAATAGAATTCACGACGTATATAGAAATTTAGGTGTATGGCAAATTATATATGCTTTATTAATTCCCAGAGTTGGTGGTAATTGTGTTATAAAAACAAATTCTGCCAATGTTAAACCACTCATGTTAAGTTTAATATATTTATTAAATAATTATTATGAAGAATTTTATTTATTCAAAAGTAATATAAACTTCTGGTCGACTGAAATATATTATGTTGGTAAAAATAAAAAAGAATTAAGTAGTAATGATATTAATGAATTACTTAAATTAGCAGAAAATTTAGATAAAAGAAATATGTCATATCCATGTGAAAAAATATCAAGCGAATTCTTATTAATATTATATTATATCTTGAATAAACATATAGCAAGTTATGTAAATGTCAAAAAATTCTTTGTATTTTTAACAGAAAATAAAGATATATATGAAGAAAATAAAGATAATATCATAAAATTAATAAAATCAAATAATAAAAAATGGTTTGATAAATATATGAAATAATTAATAATATTTAGGAATATTATTAATTCTAAAAGATTATAATTCTTTTTTCAAATTGAGATATTTATTTTTATATTTAAGGTATTTTTGATAATAACCACCAATGGTTTGTATATTAGAAGTTTTATTTTCCATAGGTATGACTTTTAAATATTGATCTACATATTTTATTTTTTTTATTTCAACTTGTTCAATTTTATCAAGAATACTTTTTATTTCATTATCACTAAATTTAAGTTCCTTATATTTTTTTTCTATTTCATTAAAATTATATCTGGAAACAAGATATTGATTTGTGCCTTTGATTCTATAAAATTTAACTTTATTATCCATATAATCTTTACTATATAATAAACTATTTATTTCAATAATAAGAAATTTAATATGTTTATGAATTTTACTTTTGTCAAGATAACAAGACCTAAAATCAACTAAAATAATAGAATCTTCCATACTATCATTAATATTTTTTTTTGTTTCATTATGATAGAAATATATTACAAAATAGCGTGTATGTTTAAATGTTGCTTTGCCACTAATTTTAATACATAAAGAACCTATAAGTTTATAATTACTCATATCTTTAATAATTGGATGATTATCTATTTCTTCTAAATCTTTAATAATTCGAATAGGAAATATTAATGGACTATTAGCAAAACATGATATAACAGTTTTATTTAAATCTAACGACCATATAATACCTGGTATATTTAATACATTCCTAACAAAAGGATCACTGATTAATAAATTGGAACATCTTTGAAAAATAAATGTCATATCAATATCAGCTAAAAGAAGTTGTCTATATTTAAAGGCTTCCTCATATTCGCCTTTTTCCATATAATAGAACCATTCAGGCATAAATTCTTCATATAATTTTATTATATCTTTATTGTTATTATTTTTATTTTCAAATGCTTTTTTAATAACTTGGTCTATATCTTTTTTAAATGATTGATGTTTAGTTAAACCTATATTTTCGTCAAGAGTTTTAGTAGGCAGATTTTCTGTTTCTTTAATTAATTTTTTAAATTCTTCTTTAATTTTTAAATCTTCAATGAAATCAACTACACGATTACAAGTAGTATTGCTTCGATGTTCATAATCATTTTCAATAGAAAATTTATATCTATGACAATTTTGTATGTCATATGACTGTTCTTTATTATTAATATTTTTATAATCCATTTTTTTAAGAAAACATTTTTGTCTTTTCAAATCAATTTCTTTAATTTTTTCAATGTTATTGTTATAATCTTCTAATTTATTAATATCATTAAAAACTTTTATTATGTCTGATTCATAATTTTCACAAATTGTATATAAATCTTGAGGAATATCTTTTAAAAGTTCTTCAATTTTTTTTTCTCTATTTTTTATAATTGGTTGTATTTTATCTTTATTAAGAGCTTTAATAGTTTCATATTCCTTATCATTTATAATATCACCAGATTCTATATCTTTAATAGCATTATCATCATAATTCTTTAAAAATTTAAATAAATTATAAACAACATTATTCTCGTTATTGTCTTTTTTATAAGTATCTTTTAAATATTCTATACAATCTTTTTCATTAGAATTTATAATATGAATATTATTAAAAATATTTTTGGTAATATTATAATTGTTGTCATTAAATTTAATTTTTTCATAATATGGAATAAATAAATATTTAATATCTTTGTTTTCTTGGTATTTCTTTAAAATAAAATTTAAATTATCATAATTATTAATGATGTTTTTGTCTTTTTGAGCTAAATATTTAGTATCTTTATTCATAACAAATAAATCAGATTGAGATGGAGTGTCAAATAATTTTATTCCTGTAATTTTATTTGCTTTATATATTTGTCCCATTTCAACCAAATTTTCTTGATAATTAATCATAACCTCTTTACTAGCATATCTAACATAATTTTTATTGTCTATATCAATACCATCTGTTAAAATTTGTAAAATAAAACTTCTTAAATTATCTCTTGGTTGATAAGGTAATATATCAGCTTTTTCTTTTAAAATTTGTTGATATTCATTATATATTTTTTCATTAATATATATTCTTACTTGTAAAATTTCATTATATATGTATTTAAGATTATAATCTTTATATTTTTGTTTTAATAAATCTTGTTTAATTTTCAATTCTGTTCTTGACATATTATTTGATGCATCAATTATTAATTCCTTTATATTTAAACTTTCTTTTAAATTAATAATTCTAATATTTTCTTCTTGTAATTTATTATATTCTAAATTCATATATAATATAATATAATATGAAGATAAAATCTATTGATAATTTTAACTATAATGTAATTTATAATAATAATAAAAATGAAGTAGATTCTGATTTTATAGATAAAAATAATTTTGAAATATTTATACAAATATTTAATAAAAAATCACAAATTATGGATGAAATAAAAAAAAAATATAATATAATTATTGATAATAAATATTTAGGTTATTTATATAATAAATCAATTACATTTATTATTTTTTTATTTAGAGTTTCTATTGAAGCATGGTCGATATTAAACTATAAAAAAAAAATAATAAAAAAATATAAATCATGCTTAGTTATATCACAAAATAATTTTATATATGAAATCTGCAAATCTTTCTTCAATTATAATAATATATTAATATATCCAACATTTTTTGATGTTACAATAAATAGAGATTTAAATAATAAATTTATAAAAGAGCAAATTAAAAATATGAATATGTATGATATTATATATTTAGATGTTAATATATATAATTATCAAGGAACTGAAATATTACCTTTATTTTTTTCAAATCTAATCATATCACTTGAAAAATTAAATATTGGTGGAACTTTATTAATTTATTATCAATTTTTAACTAATGATTTAAATTATAGTATTTTTTTATTTCTAACTAAATATTTCAAAAAAATAGAATATATTTCCAATACCACATCAAAATTTATGAGTATTATATTAAAAAATTATAAAGAAAAACCAAATTTAGATAAATTTTACGAAATTAATGAAAAAAATTATGAATATTATCCATCAGGATTATTCGATGTAGATAATAAACCAAGACTTTCAAAAATATTTGATTTTATAGATAATACTAATAATAGAGAGAAAATAAAAAAAATTAATGATAAAATATTTAAACAAAATATTGATTTGTTAAATACAGTTTATAATATTTTTACAATTCATAAAGATAATCAAACTTTTGTTGAAAAATATGATGAACAAACCTATTATGATAGTGTAAATTTTGCCTTAAAACATGGAATACCTTTATATGATTGGGTCTTAAAAGATAAAAAAACATTTTTTAAAGATAATATGAACAATATATTTGAAAATAACCAACTAACTTTTTCTGATAAAATAACTCATAAATATCAAGTTAAAATAAAAAATTCAAAAAATATACAAATAGATTTACAAGATATGTTAGATGAATTATATTTCTTCTCTGAAAATTGCTACAAATATATGGCTGGTAGTGATACTGATTTTTTTAAAAAAATAGAAAGTTTTATTAATTATCATCAAAAAGAATTAAATAAACAAATTAAAGATGACAAAAATATCACTATTAATGGACGTTATGTTTCAAGAGCTTGGATGAAAATGTTTGAATTATTAAATGATACCAAATTTTTAGATAATATCAAATCACAAGAAATAAAAGGTTTTCATGCCTGTGAAGCACCTGGTAACTTTATAAATTGTATAATATATTTTACTAATAAAATGAATAAAAAATATAATTGGAATGCTAATACCTTAAAAGAAAGCAAAATATATGATGAATATGGGTTTATTGCTAAAACACAAGATAAATGGGACTATGGAAAAGATAAAACTGGTAATATTATGAATTATGAAAATCTCAAATACTATTATGATAAATATAAAAATAGTGATATTTATGTAAGTGATTGTGGCGGTGCTACTTTAATTAAAGATGAAAATGACCAAATCACAGATGATATATTTCGAAACTTGGGTGTGTGGCAACTGATATATGCTTTGTTAATACCTAGAGTAGGCGGTAACTGTATTATTAAAACTTATTCTTCTAATTTAACGCCATTATTTACAAGTTTATTGTATATATTAAATAATTATTATGAAGAATTATATTTATTTAAAAGTAACATAAACTTTTGGTCAACAGAAATATATTATGTTGCTAAAAATAAAAAAGAATTAAGTAGTAATGATATTAATGAATTACTTAAATTAGCAGAAAATTTAGATAAAAGAATTATGTCATATCCTTGTGAAAAAATATCAAGTGAATTTATTTTAATATTAAATTATATATTAAATAAACATATACAAAGTTATGTTAATGTCAAAAAATTCTTTGTATTTTTAACAGAAAATAAAGACATCTATGAAGAAAACAAAGAAAATATCATAAAAATGATAAAATCGAAAAATAAAAAATGGTTTGATAAATATATGACATAAAAAAATTGATTTTAAAAATAAATAAACAAGTTTTATTTATATTATATATTATAAATAAAATGACTGGCAAAAAAAGAATTATTATAATTAAAAATAAAAAAAATACTACTACTAATGAACAGCAAGAGAATTCTTCTTCTAATTATATATTAGAAAAAACAAATAAAAAAGGAAAAAAATCTAAAAATAAAGAAGAAAAAATAACATTATCTAAACCAATATTAAAATGGGTTGGAGGTAAAACCCAAATTATTGATAAAATAATTAGTCAATTTCCAGAACAAATAAATAATTACAGGGAAATATTCTTAGGCGGAGGTAGTGTTTTATTTGCGATATTAAAATATATTGAATTAGGAAAAATTAAAGTAGATGGTAATATATATGCTTACGATTTAAATGAACCATTAATTTATGTATATAAAAATATACAAAAAAGACCAAATGGATTATATACTGAAATAAAAAAATATATTGATGATTATAACAATATATTAGATAATATAGAGGAAAAACAAGATAATGATAATAATGAAGAATTAGAACAAGATAATGATAATAGTGATAATAAAAAAATAATTAATAGAAAACCCACTAATATAGATGAAGCTAAACTATCAAAAGAAAATTATTATTATTGGATTAGAAATAATTTTAATAACTTAGAGCCAAAAGAAAAACAATCTTTAAAAGGTTCAGCGATGTTTATATTTTTAAATAAAACTTGTTTTAGGGGTTTATATAGAATGGGTCCCAAAGGTTTTAATGTTCCCTTTGGACATTATAAAAATCCGGAAATAATAAATGAAAACCATTTAAAAGAAATAAGCAAACTTATAAAAAATGTTATATTTGAAGTTGCTGATTTTACAGAATCAATAAATAATTATAAAGAAAATGATTTCCTATATTTCGATCCACCTTATGCACCAGAAAATACAAAATCATTTGTTGGTTATACAAATAGTGGATTTAAATTAGAAAAACATAATGAATTATTTGAATTATGTAAAAAACTAAATAATAATAATATTAAATTTATGATGAGTAATGCTGATGTTGATTTAGTAAAAGATAATTTCACATCAGAAGATTATAATATAGAAGTGATAGAATGTAAAAGAGCCATAAATTCAAAAAAACCAAATGCAAAAACAAATGAAATTATAATTAAAAATTATTAAATTAAAATATTATTTTTTTATAAATCTAAAAATCTATTAATTTTTTCAAAATAATCATCATCATCTCCATAAAATAATTTTATATTATTTTCTTCAAATATTTTTTTTAATATTTGATATTTTTTTATATTACTGGTAAATTTATTTTTAAGAAAATCACTAACGCAAAAAATATATTCAATTTCAAAATCATCACCAAAAACTATTTCGTATTCTCTTTTCAAGGCAACAGAAGACCATAATTTAGTTTCTACAGAACCATCTCTATTTTGATTCTTTTTTTCTAAGATTTTAATAATTTTTTTTCCATTTTTATATTCATAAATATATGCTTCGTCTGGATTTCTTATTGAATCTATTTTATAATTATTTTTAACATATTTTTTAAATTTAGATTGTGAAACAAAAATAATTTTTTTAATTTCAGATTCTTCTAAAATATTTTTTTCTAAATGCCCAGCTTTTTGAATAAAACCCCTATCTAATAATTTTAAAGAATTATCTGTTTTTTTTTCGAAACTTAATCCAGTTTTATTTGTATTAGCACCACCAGCTCCTGTGCCTTTATTTATAATTTTTATTTCTTCTAACTTGCTTTCTGAATTATTAATATTTTCTTTATTATTTTTTAGAGAATTATCAGTATTTCTTTTTTTACTATTATTATTTATTTTATTATTAATTTTACTATTTATTTTATTAGTCATGATGGAAATTATTTTTAGATATAATTAGATTGAATAGCATTATATTATAATTTCAATTTTTATTAATGTCACGTATTGATATGTATTAATAAAAATTAATAGTTAATTAAATAACAAATCGAAAATATATAAGAATATATAATTAAAAAATATTATATATTTTATGTTTATAGAGTAAAAAGATGTTTAATAAAAAATATTCAGTTGATCCAATTGGAGCTATGTGTCGTCTTATTATGTTAAATTTTAGACCAGTTAATACAAAAATAGCTATTCATAACCATTGTTTAATAATTCAACCACCATCAGGTATTCAATGGGCATCAAGATACATAAAAGGCGACGACCGCGATGGTGTAAGTGAATTATTTCCAGTTATTATCAGAGTAACAGAATGGTTTATACATCCATTATATCAAGCAAAGTTTAATAAAATTAAAAATCCAAAAATTATAAATAATATTTTTTTTGATTTAATAAATAAACAAGAAAATATTTTAGAAGAATTAGAAATACCAATTGAAAAAGAAGAAATATTTAAATTAGAAGACAAAGAAGTTGAATCATACTGGGGATGTGTATCTAAATTAGCTACTTATATGTGTTATGGTATGGAAAAATTACAAGAAACATATAATACTGGAAATGTTATTTTTTCAATTCAGTGTTTTATAAATATTATTAACGATGCTCTACATGGAAATCATAATAAAAACAAAATTCCAAAATGTTTAATAAATAATAGAGAAAAAGAAGATACTAAAGAATTAATTACTTTTAATAAAATAAGGGAATTATGGGATTATAAAAAACTAAATGAAATATGTGAATTATATGATAAATGTTTTAATGTTCAAGATGATAATACCATAAGTTATCATCATAAATTAGAAGCAATCGAAGGTTATTTAAAAGCCATCGAAAATTTATTAAATATCTCAGATGAAAATTTTATTAAATTAATTTTTGAAGATAAGAATTTATAATTTATAACAAAATAAATATTTGTTATAAAGTATTTAATATCAATAATTTAGATTCAGTAATTTTTTCCATAAATTCATGATTATTAATAAGAATTTCTTCTTTTTTTTTATGTTGTTCTAATTTATCTATTATTTTATTTAAGACACTTTCGTCACATGATATTTCTAATATTTCTCCTGTTAATATATTAAAAAGCCTGTATTTCTTATTTTGATTATAAATATATGCGTATAATAATAATTGTAAAATATGATTATTAGTTAAATCTTTTGTAGCTTTAATTTCATAAATAAATTCTTCATCCATATAATCCACAACACCTATAAACTTATCATTCTTAATTTCTGTTTCAAATAATATATTGTTATTTATAAATACTTCTTCACATCTTTTCACACATTTTTCTAAATCATTTTTATTTAACCAGTTATAATCTTCAATTTGATGTAATTTAAAATTATATTTATTCCTATAAGCAATATAATAATTTCCTAATTTTAATAAATTACTTATATTTATTTCTTTATTTTTTAATAAATAATCTTCTAGATCATTATAATGAGCCAATTGAAATGCATATTCTGTTTCCATTAAAAAATTATATATACTCATTTGTTTAGTTTTCAAATATTCATAATAAGCTAATATAATAATACCATTAATATCACTTACATCTTCTTTTGATAAATAACCCAAACATGATTGATTTGTGGTTGTATTTATATTTATTGCTGTATTTTTTTCTTTTATAATATTTATATTTATCATTTCTACTATTTCATTTTCTAATTCACATGGTATATATCTCAAATAATCACATACACCGGTTGGTTTATTATTATTATTATTTAATTTATTTTTTGTTGGATATTGATATTTATCAATTAAATCAATATAATTAAAAAATTTTTTATTATTAATAAAGGGAACAATATTAAATTTGCTATCATGGAATAATGTCATTTTTTCTTTACTTCTGGTTAGAGCTACATATAAAATATTCGGACATGTTTTTTTTTCTTCTTTTCTTGCATAAAACCTAAAATAAGAATAATCAAAATTCATCACAATAACTACTTTTCTTTCTAAACCTTTTGTTTGATGAAATGTCGTAAATACTAATTTATTATTAATAATATCTTGTTTCTCCAAAGAAGAAATATCTTCTGTATCATTGGAAACATAAATTGGTATTTTATTTTTATATTTATCTTTTAAATAATTAGATATTTTTATAAATGGTGTTTTATTTCTACATGATGGAGCTAATATAAATATATCATCCCATTCATAACCCATATTTTTATAATAAAATATTTCATTCTCAATATTCTGTGGTATATATGAATTACCTATGATATATCTAACTTTATTATTATCGCGACATGTATTTATTTTTATATCTTTTAACATACAATCATTTAATAAAGAACTCATTTGATTAGTCAGTCTATAACTCATTGTTAGAGAACATCTAATAAATTCTTTTTTATTAATGTTAAAAATATTTTCTGCTAATTTAATAAATCTACTGTCAGCATTATTAAATTGAAATATATTTTGTCTTTCATCACCTAATATACATATGCTAGAATTTTCTCTGTTTATATTATCTTTAAAAATTTTTAATATTGCTTTGTAATAAATAAATGTCATATCTTGGCATTCATCTGGTATAATTATATCATATATAGTATTATTTTTTGTTTCTATTTTTTTATTAATAATTTTTATCATATCACTATCTTTATAACAAGCATCATAATATTTACAAAAATATGAATGATAAGTATGACACTCTATATTATTAATATTATTTTCATCTATTTTAATATTAGTTTCTTGTCTTAATCTGGTATTATAAGTTAATAATAATATCTTTTTGTCAGGATATTTTAGTCCAATATGTAATATAGTAGTTGTTTTACCACTTCCGGCGACAGCATTAACTATAATATTATACGTTTCTAAATTATTGACTATATTTTTTTGTTCTTCGGATATTTCATAATTCATGTTATAGAATATATTGTATTTTTATTTTTATATTAATTAAATTAATTATTTTAATATTAAATAAATTGGTATATCAAAAATATTCTATTATTGTAAAAAAATTGAAAAAAAAATTTATTAAATTAACTATTCATCTAAAATTGCTATCTCATAGCTCTATAAGTATCATTAGTTTTACAGCTACTACACAACAAAATCTTGCTATTTTTCTGCCTAAAATGTCTTCTATCACTTTTTCTAATAACAAGATGTTCAAGAATAAGAAACAACAAAAGAAACAAAAAATGTCATTTGATAAGTTTCTATCAAAAATTCAAAATAAAAAGAAAGAAAATTTTGATAAAATCGCAGCTCCAGAGTATTGGCAGAATATATGCAGTTTCCTCGAAAATAAAGATATTCTAAATTTATATACAAGTTTTCGAGATATGAAATCTCTTGTTTCTATCTCATTAGAAATGAGACTTGAAGAGCGCAGGGAATTACTATGCAATATGTCTATAATGGCAACAATGTTTGTAAAAAATAATATATTATATATTACTGGTCAGATTTGGCAATATAACGATGAAGATCAAGACGATGAGAATGATGATAGAATATATAATATAAAAAGTATGGTAAAGCACAATATTAAATACAGTAAAGAACCAAAAATCAAGGGCAACTTTTCGCTATTGAAAAATGGTGAATGTAAAAATATTTTAAATAATATATGTGCCTTTTTGGAACCAAAAACTTTGGGAAGATTATCTCAAATTTCAAATGAGTTCCATATTTTAGCATTTCCGTATCTGGAAGAATTGAAAACCATAAGTTTTAATAAATATTATGATGCCGAAGTTGTATGCATTGAAACAGACGAAAGAAAGATTGAATATCGTCTGGAAATTAATAATTACGAGGATTTGATTAAGCAAGCTAGAGAAATATGGGAAGAAGTTGGAGAATATGAAGACGATGATGATTATTACGACTATGACGATGATTATGAAGGGGACAGGTGTGACGGATGTCGTAGTAGATTCTGCAGGGGTAATTGTTAGGAGATCATAAGTATTCATTTCTTAAATTATCAAGAATTTTAATCTATAAAAAAATAGAAAAAGTTGTGAAAAAAAATATATATATGATATATAATGAAAAAATATATTTTAAAAGGTGGTAATAATGAAATAAAATTATCAGAATATATTAAAAAAGATAATAAAATTGTATTTGATAAAAATAATTACGATTATATAATATACAAAAATAATAATCAAGTAATTATTTGTGATAAAAATGGTAATAAAATGGAAAATAAAAATATACCAAAATCATTAGAAGATGGATATCATATATATTATACAAAAATATTTAATGTTAATGAATTAAACGTGCCTGATAAGGATTTTGGATTAATAAATTGTGGTAATAATTGTTATATTAATTCATCCATACAATTATTAAAACATATTAATCATTATAAAAAAATAGAAGAATCAAATGATAAGAAATATCTTGAAAATTTTTTTAATTTAACATTAAAATATAAAGAAGAAAATGATAAAAATAAAAAAATACAACAAAAATGTGTGGATGAGATTAATAAATATAATTTTAAGGATTTAACAGAAGAATATATAATTCAAAATATAAATAACCAAAATGATGCTGCTGATTTTTTGAAATTTTTATATCCAACTGATACTGAAAACGCAATATTAAAAAAAGAACATATTGATACGTATGAATATAGCATAACATATTGTTATGAAGAAAAAAATAATATAGAAAAATGTAACAAAATTATATCAAAATCTCCACTAAATTATAATCCATTTATTATATTTAATATTTATGGAAATATAACAAGAAGTTTAATTACTAATTTAATGAATTATAAACAAATTATTGAAGATGAAAAAAATCCATTTAATATAAAAGAATATAAAAAAGAAACTGAAAAATGCAAACATATTAAAAATGATTATATTTATAAATATTGTAGAAACGATCCTATGATATATGCAGAAAATACTAATTTTATTATTATAATTGCAAAAATTTATGAAACTGATAATAATAATTTAAAAATTAAAAAATTAGTAAAAATTATTCCTGACAAAATTTTATCTATAGATAATAAACAAATAAATAATGATGTAGATAATATAGAATTTACACCCGTAAGTATTATTTCACATGGAGGAAATACTATAAATTCTGGTCATTATATTAACTATTCATTAAGAAAAAATCCAGATAGTAATAAAAATGAATGGTTTCAATATAATGATAATAATGTTTATTATATTGGCGATTATGAAAAATTAATATTAGAACTCGATAAAGATTTCAATAATAATTTTACGCCATACATATTTTTATATCAAAGAATTTAATTTATTATATTATTTATTATATAATTAATTATTTATTATATAATTAATTATTTATTATATAATTTATTTATATTATATAATTTTATTTATAATATATAATTTATTAATATAATGGAATTATCATTACCAAAAGTTTTATTAATATTTTATTTAATTATTGCTTCAGGATATATGAAAGATTTATATGGTCATCAATTTAAAAGATTATTGGAAGAAAATAGATTAGCTCAACATTTAATTTCACTGATATTTATTATGGTAATAATTAATTTATTGGGTATATCAAGTATGGAAAAAATGTTGTGTTATACTTTATTAATTTATACATGGTTTATATTGAGCACTAAATTAGATGTATATTGGAATTTATTATTAGTATCAGGTGTTGTTATCTATTATTTTTATGAATCATATCTTGATAATACTGAAAAAGAATTAGATGATATGTTATTTAGTTCCCAAAGTATCAATAACATAAAACAAAAAAATGATAATATACGTAAATATAGTTTATTTGCTCTTATTTTAATCACGATGACTGGTTTAGTTTTATATAATAATAAAAAAGGAATACAATATGGTGGGAATTATGATATAATTAAATTTTTATTTTATTAAATTTTTATTTTATTAAATTTTTATTTTATTAAATTTTTATTTTATTAATACTAACTATTAATTTTTATATTATAATATATATAATAATGAAGTGTCCAAAAGGTATGATTGAAAGAGTGGGATATACTCGTAAAAATAAAAAAGGTTCTAAAAAAAAATATAGTAGAGTTGAAGCAGCATGTGTTCCAGATAAGGGACAACCAGGTAAGGGACCACAAATATTGCCACCATTAGATAAAGAAATAAGTTTAGCCAGTTATGGTTATAGCACTGTGAAATCAAAACAATCCAGAGAAATAGCTTTAAAAAAAGCCTCCAAAGATATTGGCACATTACCAGTTTTAAAAAGAACTAATTTAATTAGAAATTATTCTAAATGGAATCCAAAAAGTTATGATGTTCTAAGTAAAGACGTTGAATTCTTAAAAAAACAATATTCAAGAGAAAAAGAAAGAAAAATGTCTCGCGCAAAGAGTAGAAGTAAATCTCGTTCTCGTAAATCTAAAAAAAGTAAATAATATATTATAATACATAATAAAAAAATTGATTTATAAACATTCTGAATACTTATCTAATAATTAAGTATATTTAAAAGATTAATTCAATAGAATTTATTTATATTAATAATGATGACTGTTAGAAAGAACCAAAAGAAGACACCACAACAAGAAACACCAGAAACCACAGAAAAGGTTATTGAACAAGAAGTTAAAGAAGTAGAAGAAACACAAGAAAAAAAGAAGAGTATATTGGATTTCAATCAAGAAGAAATTTCTCAATTGGATCAACAAGTGTTTGCCAAGTATGATAATAATACTTTGCTTAAAGTATTATATGTCAGAAGTGTAGCTAATGGAAATCCCAGTTTGCATTTTGCTGTGAAGAAAGCACTTCTTTCAACAAACTTTGAGTTTGAACAGAAGCAAAGATCACATACTTTTGATAATTCATTTAATCAAAGAGGTAGAGGAAACTTTAGAGGTAATTTTAGAGGAACTACCAGAGGTAGTTTCAGAGGTAAGCCACAAATTACCAGAGGCGGATTCAAACAAAGAGAAACTCATGAACAAGTATATGAGCAACAAGAAGAATAATTTAATTTATAATAGAAATATTAATTAAATAATTAATTTATAATTAAATAATTAATTTATAATTAAATAATTAATTCTGCTTCAACAGGTATATGATCTGATGGATTAAGATCTTGTGAATTAAAATGAATAAGTTTAGGTATATTATTCAAATTAACAATATTATAATTATTTAATGTTTTATTTGATATGATGTGATCATAATGTTGATTAGCTCCTTTATATGTATTAAAGCAATTATTATCACTAATTATCTTCCCAAAAATTTTAATAGGTTTATTTTGTATTTCACAAGCACTATGGTTTGTATTTAAATCTCCTGCTAATAAAATTATATCATCATCATTTATTTTATTAAATATATTATTATTAACTGCATCAACATATACATCATTTAATACTCGAATATCATTTGTATAGCCTTGATGAGAAAAATGAACATTTATTAAAATTAATCTTTTATTATTTTGTTTATATGTAGCATCTATTATATGAAAAGGCCTACCATTACCAGACATAGAAACTATGATATTGTTAATATCAAATAAATCAGTTTTTACAGCAGTAACCATTTCTTCTACAGCAGGTGCTTTTCCAGAACGACTTATAATCAAATTATAATTTATATTATTAAATATTGTTGGATGTGTATTTGTTCCGTGGGCATAAATAATATTATAATTATAAACATCCTTTTTTCCAGATATAGTTTCTCCAATATAATTAAGCATATGGTGTAATACAATTTTATATGTATTAAAATTAACATGATTACCTACAATATTAAATATTTCATAATATTTTGATGCTTCTTGTAAAGCAATAATATCATAATTTTTATTTTTTATAATATTTGAAACAGCTGTAATACATGGATTATTATTTGGAGTGCATTTATTATTGAATTTTGTTTGTCCAACCATTGATTCCCATGATATATTATAACTCATAATATTTAATTTATTTGTATCTTTTTTATTAAAATCATATATTTGACACAAATTTTCTTGATTATTTCCTATAAAATTTACTGTTTTTCCTTTAAAATTTGTCAAATTATAATATTCATTAAAATACGGATTTATATGATATAGCATTTCTAAATTTGATGGATTTGATTTTATTTTGTTTATATTACCTATATAATCATCGTGAAATATATGTATATTATTTTGTTGTATAATAAAAGATTTATTTTGACCATTTATACATAATATTTTTATTTTACTTGAATCAAAAAAATAATTTAAATATTGATTTACAAAATTGCACATTGTGCCTGAATTTCTAGCAGTAATAATATAAATATTTGATCCATTATCCATTTCATATTTTAATTTACATAACATTGTGTGAAAGAAATGTTCATTAGGAACATTATAAAGTTCCTTAGGATGATGTGTATGCCATAGAGATTGACCAGGTGCCATATATGTGTGTAATACTCCATCAAAATCGTAACCAATATTTTTACCTTTTATATATTCAGGTTTTAATAATATTAAATTACCATCTTTTTGTTGTTTTATATGTTCCATAAAATCAGTAAATATATATTCTGGTTTTAATATAATATGATAACCTATATTTGTATTTTTTTGATTTATTTTTGTTAAATTACAATTATTATTGAAATCATAAATATTTATAGTATCATTTTCTATTTCAATAATATAATCTATTCTTTCTTTTATGATTTTTTTATTATTATCTAATTTAATTAAAGTTGGAATATTAAAATTATTTGATATTGTATCTATAATATCTTGATTCATATATTTATAAATATATATTTAATATTCAAAAAAAAAATTGATTTCTAAGAAAATATCCTATTTTTATAAATTAATTTTTTTATTAAACCACCATGGTGGTTTAATAAAAAAAATTGAAAAAAAAAATCATTAAAATATGAGTAATTAATATAGTGCATTACCATTGTATAAACATTATCATGTCTATTGAACAACATATCCTCCAACTCGAGGAATCCAAGGTTCTTTATGAAAAAGAATTTGCTGACATCGCATCACAGAAAAAAGCTTTGGCAGAACCCAAGAAAGCTTTGATAGAACAGGTAAAAGCTTTGAAGGAACAGCTAAAAGCTGCAGAGAATCAGTTAAAAGCTGTGGAGAACAAAGAACAAGCTTTGGATGAAGCATCTGCCTCAAAGAAGGAAGGCATAATTTGGGTTATTAATTCGATTAATACTGCTAAGAAGCTTCTTATAAAACCAGCTAACACTACTGTCACCGATGTTGTAGCTAAGAAGCCTACTGCTGCAACTGTTGTTGCTGAGGGACACGCTGCCAAGAATAAGCAAGTTGCCAACAAGAAGCAAGTTAAGGAGATGTCTGCTTTTGAAAAGTTTACTGCTGCTACCACTTCTAGTTTGAAGTCTGTTCGCTCCGAGAATGCTTCCAGAGGAACCAATGAAGAGGGATTCAAGATTACTCAAGCCAGTATTAAAGCTAGAGAAAAGGCCAGAGCTAAGGTTTCAAAAGAAGCATATGATGAAATTATGGATTATTGTTTCAGTTTCATTACTGATGCAGACATCAAGAAAGCCAGAGCAGCTATTGATACCAACACTCATCACATGGTATCATTTGAAGATTATGAGATTATCAAGGATGAACATTCATTCTGGTTATCCGAGTTTATCATCCCGGAAATAAAAGATGGAACCGTAATTCACACAGAAATAGGCAAGGCTTTGATATCTGAATTGAGAGGACATAATTATGTTCCCAACTCTTTTATCACCCTGTTTCTTGACAGAGATTATGAAGAAACTGGTTTGTGTTTCATTCAGTTCAACAGACATAATTCCCATAAGAAGTAAGTTTCTCTGGTTGGCTTCTATGTGCTTATCAATATAATAGCACAACATCTACACTAATTTTTTTATTACTTTGTAATAAAAAAATTAATTCTGTTTCACATGAAATTAAAAAACTTTAATTTAATTTACTTTAGATAAAGTTATATGAAACTCTTTTTATTTATTTTTATTACTATATTAATTAATATTTTTATATTATGATATTTTATATGAAATATCCCGATATAAAAGATAATAATTTTTATAAAAAAATAAATAATATATTTGAGGAATATAAAATACCATCAAAAAAGAGAACTTTTGAGGAAATATGTTTTCCCAAAGAATATAAATTACAAATGCCACAACAATTTGTTTCACATTTTATAAATCCAAAAACACCTTATAAGAGTGGATTAATTATTCATAATATTGGTTCAGGAAAAACATGTACTGCTGTCAGAGTTGGTGAAGAATGGAAATATTATAAAAAAATAATAGTATTAACACCGGCTTCTTTAAAAGGTAATTTTAGAAATGAATTAAGAAGTTTATGTGCTCAAAATTCTTATTTAACACCAACTGAAAGAAAAAAATTAAGTGAATTACATCCAACAAGTCCAGAATACAAAGAAATTATTGAAAAAAGTGATGAAAGAATAGATAAATATTATGATATATTATCATACCATAAATTTACTGAATTAGCACAAAATAATAAAATAAATTTAAAAAATAGTGTATTAATAATAGATGAAATACAAAATATGGTATCAGAAGGGGGAACATTTTATGAAGTATTATTAGAACAAATTAATAAGGCACCCAAAGATTTAAGAATTATTTTGTTAAGTGCAACACCAATGTTTGATAGACCAAGCGAAATTGCATTAACATATAATTTATTAAGACCAGATAAACCGATGCCCATAAGTAATGAATTTAATAAATTATTTATAAATATAAAAAAAGGTAAAAATGAGAATTATAAATTAGAAATGAAAAATCATGAATTATTTAAAAAATATTTAAAAGGTTATATTTCTTATTTTAGAGGAGCACCGAGTTATGTTTTTCCAACAATGAAATTAAAATTTGTAAAATGTGAAATGAGCGATTTCCAATATAATGCTTATAAAAAAGTATTAAGAAGTAATGAACAACAAATAGGAAGAATTAGTAAGAAAACAGTAGAAGCATTAGCCGTTGGTGATTTACCTAATAATTTTTTTATAGGAACGAGAGTTATCTCAAATATAGCATTTCCAAATAATAAAATTAATGAAGAGGGATTTGAATCATTAAAAGGAGTCGCAGTAACAAGAGATTTATGGAAATATTCATGTAAATTTGATTTAATAATAAAAAAAATTATGAAAAATAGTGGAAAAATGTTTGTTTATTCAGGTTTTAAAGAATATGGAGGAATTAAAAGTTTTGTTAAAGTATTAGAAATATTTGGTTTTAAAAATTATATGGAACAGGGAGAAGGGAAAAAAAGATTTGCTATATTTTCTGGTGATGAAAATATTAAAAAAAAAGAGGAAATAAAAAGTGTTTTTAATAATAAAAATAATTTAGATGGTTCTAAACTTAAATTACTTATTTTATCTCCTGCTGCTAAAGAAGGTTTATCACTTTTTGGTATAAAACAAGCACACATTTTAGAACCATATTGGAATTGGTCACGCATGTTACAAATTATAGGTAGAGGAAGTAGATATTGTTCTCATAAAGATTTAGATAAAGAAAATAGAAAAATAAAAGTATATATATATCACGCAGTTCATCCTGATGAAAAAGAGACAGTTGATGAGCATATAAGTTATTTAGCCAAACAAAAACATAAATTAATTTCACAATTTGAGAAATCGATAAAAGAAGCAGCTATTGATTGTCACTTAAATATAAATGCTAATCAAGAAGAGGGTGAAAAAATAATATGTGATAAATAATAAATAATAAATTTTAATAATAAATAATAATAAATAATAATATAATGGGAAATAAAATAATACATAATTATGTTTTTTATAATTTAGAATATTGTCATTGTTTTTTTATTAATATAATAGGGAATAAAAAAATAAATATAATGGATAATAATGGTAATGATATAATAATAGATAAATTTTATAAAAAAAATAATAAAATATTTGGATATAATAAAGATAATATAATAGACATAATTATAAACAAAGAAATAATAAATGGAAAAATATTAATTAATAACAAATTAATATATTTAGATAAATATAAACAAATAAGAAATAAATTTAAATCACAAAAAAAAATTATGCATGTATGTAATATTAAAAATAATTTTTCATTAACACAAGATAATAAAATAATAACAAATATTAATAAAATAATAAAAAAAATTCCAAAGAAAAAATTAATTTTATTAAATTCTATTAAAAGTAAAAAAACAATTGAATTTTGCCAACTTCAAGTTAATAATAATCAAAAAGTATTAGGAATTTATATATCACTATTTTCAGATTTAACATAATTCATTAAAGAACCAATTGTAATAGAATCCTGTGTTATATTTGTTTGAGTAAAACTTTCTAATTCATCTAAATCAAAATTTACTTTTTTATTTTTTTTTATTTTTTTTTGATTATTAAATGGTTCTTCTCTATAAAAATTTTTTTGTTTTATATTTTCATCATCTAATTTAATATAAAACCAATATATTGCTAAAAATATAACAATAATTAAAATTAATAAAAGTAAATTTTCCATATTTATATTATATTATATTTCTATAATATAAATATATTATCTCATACATATTATAATAATTTTTTTACATAAATTTTTGTTGAATCATTGGATCTATATAACTATCCATATCAGCTGGTTGATTAACATCTATAATATCATCATCTTTTTCTAAAATTATTTTTTCTTTTTCTTGTTCAATTTTATTTAATTTATCTTTGATTAATTTATCTAATTGTTTTTTTACATTTTTTCTCCATATTTTTTGTGATTTTCTTTTAATACATTCGTCAATCATATAATCAATTACAAAATATAAAACAACTAATGAAATAATTAGGACAATTGCTCCAATAAAAATTTTGTTATTATCAATCATTATATTATATATATATATTATTTATTTTAAAAAACAAGTTTTATTCATATTAATTTTATTAGAGTTATAGTTATATAATCTAAATAAAAATTTGAAAAATAATATTTATAGATAAAGATATTTATTATATTAAATTAAAAATGTTGAATACTAGCCTTTTATTATATATAAATATATTTCTTTTTTTCTTATTTGCTATGAATGTAAATTTATATAATGATATGAAAAAAATTAATAAATTATTTTATAATAAATTAATTTTTAATATTAAACATTATAATTTAAATTATCGTTCATATATAATATTAATCATTTTATTAGTTTTTAATGAAAATATATTTTGTCACATTATTATATGTAGTATGTTATTGTATGCTAATATCAACTATTTATTTATAATTTATAAATTATATTAATACATCATTTAAAAAAATTGATTTAAAAACATTCTGAATAGATAGTTTATATATAGTATATTATAACAAAATGACCACCTCCAAGACTGTTAAGAATCAAAAGCAAGTTGAAAAGCAAGTAGAAAAAGTAGAAACAAATGATAAAAAGAAGGTTTCACCAAAAGAAGAAAAGCAAGCTGAAAAAGTAGAAACAAATGATAAAAAGAAGGTTTCACCAAAAGAAGAAAAGCAAGAAAAAGAAGTTGCTTCAAAAAATAAAAAAGAAACAAGTACTAAAAAAAGTTCAGAACCAAATAAGGCTACAGCTTTATCTGGTTTAGAACTTAATGTCAGAGCATATAGAGGATGGATGACAAAACAATTAAGTGTTCTAAGTGAAATTTTACCAACTGGACACCCACAACCACGTATTGCTACTGGTTTTTATGCGATGGGTTGTTTAAATGAAAATTTAGCAAGATATATTTTAGAAAGCACAACAAAGCATTTAGTTAAAGATGATGCAGGATTATATAATTTAAATAGAACAAGTATTCTATATGGTATTCAATTAGATGATGATTTGAATAAATTATTTAATAATTCATTATTGGGATATAATAAAGATCAAAATTATGGTATTCAATATTGTCTGCCAGAAAAAGATGTTAAATCATATATTGATAAAGTATTTGGCAAAAATATGCATCTTGAAACATCAGGATATAATTTATTGATATATCTATTAATGAATTTTTCCACTAAAATGATGAAATATTCGATGCATTTAATGCTTGAAACTAAAAAGAAATCTTTATATGCTCAATTATTTATGAGAAGTATGATGATGTTATGTGATGATAATCTCGGTAACAGTCTTAAAGTCAGATTAGAAGATACTTTGAGAAGAATTTCTAAGGCTCATAAAAAAGAAGCAAATAAAAAAACTGATGATAATCAAGATCAAAAAGATGAAACAGATGAAGAAGTAGAGGAAGAAGTAGAGGAAGAGGAAGTAGAGGAAGAAGAAGAAGAAGTAGAAGAAGAAGAAGAAGAAGTAGAAGAAGAAGTAGAGGAAGAAGAAGATGAAGAAGAAAAGCCTAAATCAAAAAAGAAGGATAATAGCAAGAAGAAGTAATTTAATTTATTAATTATATAATATTATAAAAATTATTTAAATTTAAAGCAATTTAAATAATAATAAAATAAGATGTTATATAATAATTTGGATAATAACTGTCTAAAAATAAATAGTATTGAAAACATAAATTATGAATTAATGGAACATCAAAAAACAGCTATATATGCCATGATAGAAATGGAAAAAAATAAAAAAGTGATAGTAAAAAATATAAAATGTTTAAGTAATACAAGTGAAGATATAGAAATAGAAACAAATATAGGTATTCTTTCTGACAGAGTTGGTTCAGGAAAAACATTAATGATAACATGTTTATTATTGTTAGATTTATTTAAAAATACTATGCCACAAGAAATAAATGAATATTATGAAATGAATAAATATTATCGTATTAAAAAATTAGAAAAAAAAGAATATCGTGATATTAATTTAATAATAGTTCCTACTAATTTATTAAAACAATGGAAAGAATTAATAAATAAATATATTTCTGATAATTATTTTGAAATAGATTATGAATTAAAAGAAACCAGCAAAAATATAATAATAACATCAGATAATACTAAATTTTTTGATATTAATAAAAATATAATGTGGAAAAGAATAATTATAGATGAAGCAGATAGTATTAAATTAAAAGATTTTAATATATTAGCTAATTTTATATGGTTAATTACAGGAACACCAAATGGTTTAGTGTATAATCAAAAACCTTATATTAAAAAAATATTTGGAAAAAATAAAGATTGGATTATTGAATATATTCAAGTTAAAAATAATAATGATTTTGTAGATTTATCTATTAAATTACCAAAACCAAATAGAATTATGATTAATTGCCACACTCCAATTGAATTAAAAATAATTAATGATAATATACCAAAAAATATAATAAATATGATTAATGCCGGAAATATAGATGATGCTAAAAAAATATTAAATTATAATGAAGATACACAAGATAATATAATTAATATTATAACAAAGAACATAAAACAAGCTATAAAAAATAAAGAATTAGAAATAGAATATGAAAATAAAAAATTAGTATCAAATAATTCTTTATTATTAGAAAAAGAGAAAAAAATAAAAAAAATAAAAAAGGTAATAGAAAGATTAAATGAAAGATTAAATAGTATAAAAGAAAAAATAAATAATTATCAAGACGAAATATGTATGATATGTTTAAATGAAATAGATACACCATGTATTGTTAATTGTTGTAATAATATATTTTGTTTTGAATGTATAACTTTATTAACAACTAAAACAGGTAAATGTCAGAAATGTCTGAGGAATATAAAAAAAAGTAATATTAAAATAATAAGTAATAATCCTAAAGAACAAGAAAAATTACCAACTAAACAAGATACTTTATTAAATATCATTAATAAAAATACAAATCATAAATATTTAATTTTTGCTAATTTTAATGAAAGTATTAATCAAATAAATAATATTTTAGAAAAAAATAATATTAAAGCAACTAAAAATATAGATGATTATTTAAATAATAAAATAAATATTTTAATATTAAATGCTTCTAATAACGGGGCTGGCTTTAATTTACAAAATACTAATAGTGTAATAATATATCATAGATTTACAAAAGAAATAGAAGAACAAGTTATAGGTAGAGCAAATAGATTGGGAAGGAATAATCCACTTAATATTTTTTATTTATTACATGAAAATGAATCTATTTCTGTTAATAGTAAATATAATGAAATAGATTTTAATGATTATTTAGAATTATAAAATTAATAGTAAATAAAATTGATAAATTTTATTAATAAGTAATTAATAAAATAATATAAATAATTAATAAAATATATAATGGATATAATCCAGTTTTTTTGTGATAATTATCAACAGAAGGAATATATAAGTGAATTCAAGGTATTATTATTAGAAAAATATAATAATCAAAATATATCACAATTAGAATATGAATTTATTTTAAATATTATAAAAAATAATTGTTCGATAGTAAATTTGGAATGGTTAATAACTATATTTGAAAAAATAATAAGTGAAGAAATAAATAAATTAATAAATTTAATTTTTAGTAATTATTTGGAATATCTTGATAATAAATTTAGATTAAAAACAAATGATATAATAAACAATTTTAAAATATTGAGTAATATAAAATTATCGGAAGATCAAGATAAAGCGATTATCCATATTATGGATTTTTTAATTAATTATAATATAAATAAATTAGGAATATATGGTTACGCTGGAAGTGGTAAAACAACAATTATTATTAAATTTTTTTCATATTTAATAAAAAATAAATATATTAACAGTATTGCTTTTACTTCACCAACTAATAAAGCATTAAGTGTTATGAAATATAAATTTAAGGAATATTTAAAAGAAATAGCAGAGGAATTATTAAAAATTCAATTAAGTGATAATTTTAATATTGATAGTATATTAATAAAATTGGATAAAATAGTAAAAATAGAATTTATAACTATACATAAATTATTAAACTACAAGACTGATTATAATTTAGATAGTGGAAGTAAAATTTTTATAAATAAAGAACAACAAACAAATATTAAAAAATATGAGATAATTATAATAGATGAATGTTCAATGATTCCATTAAATATAATAAATCATATATTTGATGAAATAAGAATAAATAATACAGATAATTATAAAAAGAAACCCAAAGTATTATTTATTGGTGATCCTTGTCAATTAAATCCAGTATCAGAAAAAACAGGTATTATATTTGGTAATGATATAACATTTGAAGAATACGAAAAATCTATGAATAATGGGGAAAATAAAAAAATTATAAGTAAAGATGGATATCTTAAACTAATTAATGATATTATAAACATGCCAACTTTTGTAATGAAACAAATAATGAGAAATAATATAAGTAATGTCAATAATTTATGTAATTGTATGAGAGAATGGATAGAAAATTTAATAAAAAATCCTAAATTTAATAAATATCAAGGAAATGGTGTTTATTATTTTAAATATGATAATAACAAACCTAAAATAGAAAGTGAATGGTTTAAATTATATTTAGAAAATATAAAAAAAGAGGAAAATAAACATTTAAGTAATGTTATATTAAATTGGACAAATAAACAAACATTAGAATATAATAATGTAGTAAGAAGAGAAATATTAAAAAAGGAAAAATTAGAAAAATATGAAATAGATGATGTTTTGGTATTGAATAGTTTTTATAACATGAAAAATATAAATAGTAATATAAATAGTAATTTTAATAATAAAACTGGTTTTCATACAAGTGAGATTATAAAAATAATAGATATTGAATATGATAATATTAAATGTGTAGATTTTGATAATAAATTACCAAAAATTATAGAAAAAATGAAAAATGGAAAAAATATTATTACCAAGTATAATAATTTAATATTAGATTTAAATAAAACAAATAAAACATATAATATATGGAAAATAAGGGTTTGTAAAATGGTTGATAGCCGTATGATAGATGATAATAATTATGAAATTAAAGTAGTTCATGATAATTCATTAGATATATTAGAAAAAGATAGAATTAGATGTGAAGAATTAATTAGAAATTTTAGAAATAAAAGTCAGAAAGAATATAAAGAACAATTTAAAACCATAGATAAAATAATTATTAGAAAACTATGGAGAATGTATGGTGATATATTTGAAGATAACTTTGCTAAATTAGCCAATGGTTATAGTTTAACTGTTCATAAATCACAAGGTTCTACTTTTTATAATGTTTATATAGATATGAATGATATAATGAAAAATATAAATTTAGATGAAGCCAAAAGATGTTTATATACTGCTTTAACAAGAGCAAGCAATAATATTTATTTATTAATTTAATTATAATTTATATTTAATTATAATTTATATTTAATTATAATTTATATTTTATATTTAATAATTATAAAAATATAATTATTAAAAAAAGTATCTAACAATATCAAAGATAGTAGCTAAAATTAAAAAAATAAAAAATAATATAATAAAATAAATGATATAACCTAAAATACAAAAAGGTTTTTTTTCTGAGAAATCAATTACTTCGTCTGTTTTCTCTGTTTCAGTTAAAACATTTGAGAGAATAACTTGATTTTCCTCTTTTTTATTATTTGTATTATTTAATACATTATTTGAATTCATATTAAAATATAAAAGATTATATTATAAAGAATATAAATTATTAATAGTTTTTTTAACACATATAATAATATCATTAATAAATTTTATAATTTTTTTCATATTATGATTATTAAAAAATGAAAAAATTATTTTTATATCAAGTTTATAATCATAATTAAATTTTTCAATAAGAAGATAATAAATAATATATTTAAATAAAATATCTAAGGGATTTTTAAAATAATTAATTTTAAGAAAATCATTAAGATTTATAAAAAAATCGACTTTACAATCTAATATATTTATTATTTTGTTATAATATTCCCGGAATTCTTGATTTTTTAAAGTAATATTACTTAAATAATCAGTATGTATTTTCAAATCATTTATTAAATTAGTTACTTGAAATCTTTCTAAATAAATAAATCTGGTAAATTCGGGTATAATACTGATATTAGTATATTTATCTGTGTTGTCTTTTTTAGCTTTTTTTAGTATATTAAATAAATAATCGCGTAAATAAAGAGTATCATATATTGCGTAATATAACATATTATCATTAATATTATTTAGTTTCCAAATTGTATTATAATTAATTTTATTACTAATATTATTTAATACATCTAATTTTTTATCATCAATAACATCAAAATATTTTAGTGCATTATATAAATTACATTTTACTATTTTATTATTATTAATAATTTGTTGATATTCACATAAAAATTTATTATCAATAACTTTTCTTAGAAATTTTAAAATATTAGATTTTTTTTTATCAAAAACTTGTATAAATAAATATGGTATATCGAGTGATTCAGCTCCATGTAATATTTTATAAATATAATTTGAATAATAAATATATTTATTAATTATTTTTTTTTGTGTAATATTTAATTTATTTGGTTCAAATATCCAAATATATTTTGTTTTATTTCTGGGAAATAATGACATTTGACATAAATTAATTTGTTGTTTATAAAATTCATAATCTAAACCAACGAAATAATTATTTTTAGGATTTTGAATATATTTATATTTTGCTTCATAATGAAAATAAATAATTTGTAATATCATTAATTTTATTCGAACATCATTATCACAAATAATAGCAAAATAAGTTGAATTATTTTCAATAAAAATAAATTTTTTATTTTTTTTAATAATATATTGTATTAATCTATTTAATATAATAGGTGAAATATCATTATAATTAATATAATTTAAAATATCAACTTTTTCTAAATTAAATATTTTATTATTTTTATAAAAATTTATGATAAATTCCAAATTATCATAGAAATAATTTATTAAATTTAATATTTTTTTTTCATTTATATAATTTCTTATTTTATGTATATCTAACATATATATATTAATAATTATATAAATTATACGTTTAATGTATTAATTAAAAATTAAAGATTATAAATATATATGAGTAGAATCTCGAGATATCAAGAGAGTATGAGTAAATTTATAAAAAATAAAAGTTATTTAAATGAATTAGATAATAACGAAAAAAAAAATATATTTGATAAAATAAAAATATCTGAATATTTTTTAGCTATTATATCATTAACTATATTAAACAGTCAATGTAAAAAGAAAAATATTTCTATACATGGTTATTATATTGGGACTATTATTGAATTATTGATAATTATGAATAGAGAGAAAAATTATATGTTATATAGTTTGATTAATATTACTTTATCACAACAAACCGAATATTTAAATAATTATTTAAATAAGGAAAAGTTAATTAAGATGAATACACAAGCTGTTAAAATAATAAATACAAGAATTATGGATATAATAGGAAATTATAATTTTAAATTAGATAATTATTTTAAAAGAACAGATATTTTAAAACATAATTTTGGTGATAATAATGATTTAATAAAAAATAAAATAAAAAATTTAAAACAAATAGAAAGATTAGAATTAGAAAATTATATTTTAAAAACTTTTGGCAATATATGTATTATATCTGTATATTTTGCTTGGATATATGGTAATGGCAATAGTAATCGTTTATCAGCTAATATTGGTGGTGAATCACAATTATTAAATAAAAGTTCTAATAAAAATATAGATTTAATTGAGGAATTGGGTATTAATATAAGTTTTTTATATAAAATATCATATGATTATGAAAATTTAGAAAAAGATATTATTGAAGCAGATATGTATTCAACTAATTATGTATTAAATATTGGTATTCAAGAATCATTTGAAAAATTTATGGAATCAAAAAATAGAATAATTGAGATTTGTATGAAATTAGATATTTATAGTAATACAATGAAAGAAATTATAGATCTATTTGAAAATAAATTGGATATCTTTATAGATAAAACAGATAAAGATTTGAAATCATTATATACATTGAGTTCCAAATAATATATATAAATATTATATATGACAGATATAAAAGATATTATTTCGGGTTCTCTTTCGGGAATACCAATAGCTATATTATATACATATTTAATTATGATTATTGCTAAATTTTTAGCATATAATACAGAATTAGAAGGTCATGATGAATATACACGTGTTATTATTATTTTTATATTTGGTTTAGTAGGTTTGTTTATATTTGTCATGAAAATGAAAATATTAAAAAGAACTGAAATAAATATAGCATTATTTTTAAGCACACTATTATTAATATATTTTTCTGTTATACAAAATTGGCATATATTAGATGATTCAAGTAAAATTGTTGTTTTAATAATAGCTATAATTTATTTAATTCATAGAATTTATATAAGCAATAAAAAGACGAAATATTTATTATAATTTGAAATAAAAAAATTGATTTAAAAATTTTAATATTTAATATAATATCAAAAGAGATTATATTAATAAATTATATATATTACTTAATTATATAATAAGATAAAAATAAATTTATTAAAAATATGGGAATAGAAAAATTTTTCAATAGTTTAATGGGTAATACAAATATTATAATACAAGAAAATAATTTAAACATAGAATATTTATATATTGATTTCAATAGTATTCTTCATAAATTATCAGAGAAAATAGATAATGAATTAGATTATGTGTTGGCAAATATAATATATGATAATAATTTATTAGATAAAACATCAGAAGAAATATTAAAAAGATGGTTATTTGATAAAGAAGTAAATTTAGAAAATTTTGATAATTATTTTACATCAGATAGAATGGAAGAATACTTTATGAATAATATACAATATGAAATTGAATATTTAATAAATACTTTTGTAAATAAGGAAAAATTAAGAAAAATATTTATATCAATAGATGGAATTCCCACGATGTCAAAAATAGTAGATCAGAGAAAAAGAAGATATACAAATTATTTTTTAAATGAATATAAAAGATTAATATTTGAAAATTTTAAAAATGATTTAAGTGAAAAAAGAAAATTATTTGAAGATTATCAGGTTGGGTTTGATAAAGGAAGAATTATGGGTTTAAGTGATTTTTTGGTAAAAATAAATGATTATTTACAATCTGATATATTTATCAAGTTATTAAAAACCATTTGTAATAAATTAATATTATATGAATATTCAGGAAATAATATTATAGGTGAAGGAGAAAAAAAAATAATTGATGATATAATTAATAATGATTTTAGTGGTAATTATATGATTTATAGTCCTGACGCTGATATGATGATTTTATCAATGATTGTTACTACTAAAATTAATAAAAACAATAATATATATATATTGAGATATGATGATAATATTGATAAATATGATGTCTTTCATACAAATAAATTATGTAATGATATACATAATTATATATCATCTCAAATACCAAATAAAATATTAATTAAAGATAATTTAATAGCAGATTTGAATTTAATATTTACGATATTTGGAAATGATTTTTTGCATAAAATAGATACAATTAATATAAGCAAAGATTTTGAAAATATAATAAATATATATATTTATTACTTATTAAAAAATAAAAATGATTATTTGTATATTTTAATTAAAAATAATAATAATAAATATCACATATATTTTAAAAATTATAAATTATTTATGAGACATTTACAAGATATAGAATATAATTTATTTGCTGATACAGAATTACAAATAAAATATCGTAATTATAATTATTTAAAAAAAATATTAAAACCATTATGTTATGACACCAAATATACTAATTTAGAATTTTTAAATAAGGGAATTATAACATATACTGACATGTATAATATTATAAAAAATACAATTCTAAATATAATTTACAAATGTAATAAGGGAGAAATAGATTATGAAACATTACCAATTATAATTAATAATAAATTAAATAAAGTATTATATAATTTTAGTAGAGAGTATAGTAGTTATACAATAAATAATTTTATAAGAATATTTAAATTAATTGAATATAATATATCAGAACATATACCTTTATGGAAAATATTATTTAATAATATTTATATTAAAAATAATTTTCTAAAAATTCATTTTCCTAATAATTTACATTTAATAGAATATGATTTAACAACTGATAATAAATTTCATACTGAAAGAATTAAAAATAACAGAATAAGTGATAAAATGGAAATAGAAAAATATGATATAGAGATTTATGCTTTTGAAAATATTTTAAATGACTATCGAAATATATTATATGTAGATAAAAATAATATTAGCACACCTCAATTAAAAATTATTAATAGAAATTATATTTATTATTATTGTAATACAGATAAATATAAACAATATTATAATAATTTAAATTTTAAAAATGAAGATATTGAAAAAATATGTGAAGATTATCATTTAGGAATAAATTGGATGATTAATTATTATTATAATAATAGTGAATATATGTCAAAATGGTTTTATAAATATAATAAATCACCATTATTAATAGATTATTATAATTATTTAGTTAAATTAGATGAAAATAAAAAAAAAGAATTCAAAGATAAAATATCACAAAATAAAATTAAAAAAGAGGATTATATGAATTCCATAGAACACTATATATATATAACCCCAATAAATAATTTAAAAATTCCATCAATTAAGAATGCTTTGCTTTGTTCTCAAATACTAAATAAATTACCAAATAAAGATAATCTTTTAGAAAATGAACAAATAATGAATACATTTGATAATATAACTTTGACAACTAAAATTAATATGAGTGAATATATAAATAAGATGATTAATGAAGGAATACACAATATTATAGATTGTTGCGGAATAAGTTATGTATCCAAAGCCAAACTTAAAATATTAAATCATATATCATATGATGATTTTCAAGATGAAATAAAAAGTTTAACAAATATATATAATTTAAAAAAAATAAAAACTAATAACTATGTTCATTATTATATATAATTAATTATATATAAATAAATAATTACATATAAATAAATAATTACATATAAATAAAATTATTTAATAATATTAATTTATAATATTATTATATAAATGACTGATATTTATTGTGGTATTAATAAATTGCCAAAAAATAAAAGAATAGGAAGTATGAAAGAGTGTGCCGAAAATAATAAAGTTTTTTTATATGGATACAAAAAAATAGATCCAGCAATTATTAAAATGGTTAAAATGGAAAAGAAACAAGAGATGGGTAAAAAAAAACTTCTTATTAAAATTACAACTATTTTAGCCAAAATTAAAAAACTTAAAAATTTAATTAAAGATAAAGAAGGTGATAAAGATGATATCAAAAAAGCAAAAGAAACAATTAAAAAATTACAAACTGAATTTAAAGAATATGATGTTGCTTATAAAAATTTACAAAAAAAAGGTTCTAAGAAAAAATAAAAAATTGATATTAATAATATATAATATATAATAATATATAATATTAACATATATTATTATAAATAATGAATCCATATATTTATTTTATAGATATTGAGCATTTTGATGAATCAAGATTAAGTTTTAAATTAATTAATTATGATTCAAATAAATATAAATTATTATTATTATACAATTATAATAATAATATTAAAAAATTATTAATTAGAACAAAATATTTTAAAATTAATAAAAATATATTTTATTTGAATTCAGACTTAGATATTATAAATAGAATAGAAATATTAATTAATAATTTTTTGGAACAAGAATTTAAGAATAATATTAATATAAAATTTATTAATACAAAATTTATAAGTAATAAAATTAAAAATATGGATATGATTATTCATAAACCAAAAAACCAAATTAAAGATTATAAAAATAAAGATGATAGATATTTTTACCTAAATAATATAGATATTAAATCATATAATAATATTATGACTGAATATTATCATAAACTTTATGATGTTCGACATATATTAGAATTTAGTATATATATAAATAATTTTAATTACACACAAGTTTTAAAAACTAATTTAATTGAAATAAAACATAAATCTCAATCTAATACAAATTTAGAAAAAGATATAATAGAAAATAATAAAAATATTATTATAAATTTATAAACTAACTAAATCTACAAAATTAGTAATATAACCGGCTTTGATTCTATAAATAAGATGTATAATGGTGAGAATCCATAAAATAGTAACAGTAATATAAGCACCCTTCGCAAATGAGTCATAATTATTAGTAAAATCATAAATAGGATTTATTAATTTACAAGTGACACAATCTTTTGTTGGATCATAATTTGGATCTCCATTAAAATATTTATGTGCCATTTTTTCAACCATAGTTAAAGCACATGTATTATCATTAAGATACCAATGGAACATTACAAATGGACAAATAATAAAATGAAGAAGTAAAATATAATTACTTGGTATAAAGGGAGCTATTAAAATAAATAATACAAATAAAACATGTAATAAAGTGATAATTTTTAAAATTATATCTTTAATCATTATTATAATATAATAAATAATTAAAAAAATAATTATGGGTATTTAATTTATATATGAATATTATTGAAGCTTATATTAAATTTAAGGGACAATTAATTATAATTATAGCTGGTTTGTCAGGATGTGGTAAAAATAAATTAGCCGAAAATATATCAAAAGATTTTAAATTAACATGGATAAAAACAAGTGATTTCTGCAATAATAGTTATAGTAAAAAAATAGATTTAGATGGCGAAGAAATAGATGATTATGATGATGATAATATTATAGATTGGGATAAGTTTAATCAAGAAATAACAAAACAACTTGAAAAAAATAAAGGATTGGTAATAAGTGGTGTTAATTTTCCCAAAGAAAAAATTACTTTTGATATTAACTTTTATATATTTATTAAATTAAACAAACAAAATATATTAAAAAGAAGATTAGAATTTATTAAAGATCATGAAAAAGATTGTAAAAAAATAGGTAAAAATATAGAACCCGAAAAAGAAAAAAGAATTTTTAATTTAGTTACTTATAATTATTACGAAAATATTATGGCTAATGAATTAATTAATAAGTATATAAACGCAAATAATTTTATGGATAATCAGGAGACTTATGACGAAAAAATATATGATGAAACTTTTGATTATTTAATAAATATTATAGAACAATTTGTATATAATAAATAAATTATAATATATAATATAATATATATTATGAATTACGAAATAAAAATAAAAAAATATCAGTTAAAACTTAAACAAACTAATAATCAAGAAAAAATAAATTATTATAATAAAAAAATAAATTATTATAAAAATAAAAATAAACCACAAAATGGAGGCAATAAATATGATATAATTGAATCAGAAATATCAATTGAAAATGATACTATGAATTTTAGTGATATAGGAAATGATTTCATAGCTGATTTATATATTACTTCTATGGTAAGTGCAGTAAATAATAATGATGTTAAAAAAATTTCTGATTTAAAAAATGATAATATTAATCATGATAAAGATTTATCTCAATCTATTATAAATAAATTAAATAATTTGTCTATTAATAAAAAATTAATTAATAAAATTAAAGAAGAATTTTTATAATTATTTATAAATAATTTTTATAAATAAATAATTTTTATAAATAAATAATTTTTATAAATAAATAATTTTAGGATTTAATGATTTATAATATTCGAAAGCGTATTTTGATAATATTGGTATGATAAAACCTGATTTTTCTCTTAATTTTTGTTCCATATCTACTAAATACTGACTATAACCACTTTTTTTGGGATTATAACCATTATACATATTACTATTGTAATCTTTTCCTATAACTATGGAATATTTATCTCTTAAATCTTTTGATGATTTATATTGAATTAAATAAACTAAATATTTTGATAATATTTTATTATTATTATGTTCTATATAATCTTTTGTATAATAATTATCCAAAGGTATAATATAATTCAAATTAGTTTTATTTTTTAAATATAAATACATTGGATCAGGATTTTCAGATATTGAATTTCTAAAATATTTTATATTAATTTCCCATCTTTTTATTTTTTTTGAATCATCGCATTTTTCTTCTTTTATATTACAATTTGATAAAGTAATATATTTATTAATTTCATTTTTAAAAATCATAAAATTATTTTTTTTTTCATTTGTTGGATATAATCTACCTTCAAATACACAACCAGCTAATGTATAGGGACATACACAGATACTAATTTCTATATTTTCACCTTCTTCGTTATAAAAATCATGAATAACTGGATATATAAGCATAATATTTAAAGGAACAATTATCCAATTATTACCATTATAATAACATACAACAATATCTTTTAATAATGTTGTATCATCACTTTCATTTTTTAATATAAAATCTTTATTATCTAAAATTCTATTATTCATGTATATAAAATATTTAAGTAAAAAAATTGATTATAAATTTATATATAAGTTAAATAATATTAAATAATATATTAAGTTAAATTTATTTAATAAAAATTATACTATAATATGATTGATATTGATTATTCTTACACCTATAAAAATGGGGATTCAGATATTAATACAATATTAGAGTATAATTTAGCTACATTTGAACAGACCATCGATTTATCAAATAAAAATTTATTAGAAATACCAGATGTATTAGTTAATTATGTATGGTTAAAACATATAATTTTATCTGATAATTTTATTTCAGAACTTGATTTAAATAAAATACCTTATGAATGTGAGTATTTAAATTTATCTAATAATAGATTAAGAAATATTAATGGAATACATGATAATATAGAAAATTTAATAGTAAATAAAAATATGATAACTCATGTCTATAATTTACCCAATAATTTAATTGATTTAGATATTTCTGATAATCCATTAGAAGAAATTATATTTCCTGATTCTTTGGAAGAATTAAATATTAGTAATTGTGGTTTGGAAAAAATACCAATTCTTAATAATAATTTAAAAGAATTAGAAGCAGAAAAAAATATGATTGTATATATAGAAAATTTACCTCAATCTATTGAATCTCTAAATTTATCTTTTAATTCTATTGAATGTGTAAATATTAATAATGATATTCATATTCATAAATTATATTTACATAATAATAATATTTCAAAAATAATTAATATTCCAAATACTATTAAAGATATTGATATGTCTCATAATTGTTTAACTGAATTATATTTATTACCATCTTTTATAAATGCAGATTTTTCACACAATGAAATAAGTGATATTAAATTTACTTTTATTCCTGATAAATTATTCAAATTAGATTTGTCAAATAATAATTTAAATAAAAATTCTATTAAAGAAATAAATAATATGGCACAACATATTCCTGATTTAATTGCTGATTTGTATGATAATGATGATAATGATGATTCCACCAGTGAATTTATTATTAGTGATTCTATATCTGAAGCAAATTCTGACGATCTTTTAGATTCTGTCTTGGATTTTAATATAAATACTTATAATATTAATAATAATAATATTAATAATAATAATATTAATAATAATTTAGATGAACAAATTTTATACAAAAAACTTGCTAATTTAGATATAGATATAGAAGATATACATGATAAAGAAAAATCAAATATTAATAATAATTATGATTTGTATAATATATTACATCTTAATAAATTAATAATTTAATAATATAATAATTTGATAATATAATTTAAGTTTTTTTTAATAATAATTATAAATTAATAAATAATATATGTTATTATTTTGTGTTTATTTTTATTCTTTTATAATTAGCTTTTTTATTTTTTTGAATTATATAAAATACGCAAATAGAAAACATTTGAGAGAAAAAATGAGAAAAATAGGTTTTAAAATTAATAATTATTTTAAAATTAATAATATTAAATTTAATGATAAATTTAAATTAAATAAATTTAAATATTTAGGAAATAATATTTTAATATTAAATGATAGTATAAATGGATTTTTAGAGGGTTTAACTAATAGTTGTGCTTTATATAAAATTACTAATAACGCAAATAAATTTACATCTACAAATGTTTTAACAGAAAATATTGGTGTTAATACTATTAATATGGAAGATAATATAAAAGAAAAATCACCAGAAATTAATTTAATATTTCAAGAGAAAACAAATAATAATTTAAATATAATAAATAATTTAAATATAATAGATGATATAATAGATAATTCAAGCAATATAAGTGAAAACTCTAATTCATCTAATAATTATACTAAAAAGAAAGTTATAAAAATTGGTAAAAAAAATTGATTTATATTTAAAATTGATTTATATTTAAAATAATTAATTTCTAGATAATAAAGATAATTTATATAATAGTATGAGTTATTATATATATTGTGTAGAAGATGAGTTTTTTAAATTATTTCACGAATATGTATATAATGATAATACAATTAAATATTTAATTCTAGATAAATTTACACAAAATATTAATAATAATACGGTTTTTATATACAAAAAAACAAATTTAAAAAATAAAATAAAAGCTGGTATAATTGGAATATTAAAAATAGAGGGTAATACTCTTAGTAATAAAGATGATAAGGGCAATAATATAATTGTTAATGATATTGAAGCAAAATTTATTATTAAAATAAATAAATTTATATTTTTTGATAATCCTATATATTTATCTGAATTAAATGATTGTTTTAATGAGGATTTTACAAAAAATAAATTTATAGGTAATTATACAAGAAAAACAAATATTATAAAACAAATGAATGAATATTATTTTATAAATAACTTTATAAATTATGTTAATAATAATTTTAATGATATTTATAATAATTATTTATTAAATAAAGAAGAAGGAGATGAAGAAGAGGAAGAAGAAAATATAAATAATAATATATTTATAAAAAAAAATGAGATGAGAAGGGAAAAAAATGGTATTAAAAAATATTTCGAAAGTGAGAGTGAGAAAAAAAATAAATCAATTACTAATTCAAATGAATATGAATTTGATATTAGTATATATGATAATTTGAATAATGATTCAGAAAATGATAATGGCATTATACCAGTCTCAGTTATTTTGTGTAAAAATTTTAAATTACCATATGTTGATGTAGATATAGATATGAGTGAAAGTGAAGATAATAGTGAAGATGATGAAGAAAAAGAAATAAATAGAGAAGAAAATCGCAAATATTTTATTAATCATATCAAGACATGTAAAAAATGTAGCTTTGTAAATAATAATCCTTTTGAAATTGTTCATCATCTTATTAATTCTGAATTATGTATGGAAATAATATATAATTCAGATGATCTAAATTATTGTGATTTTAATATTATTATAGATAAAATTATGAATTTACAATATTATGATTATACATGCGGTGAAGACATAGATGTTGTTAAATCTAAGATATTATATATAAAACCATTTGGTCATCCTTTTGATAATAGAATAATTATTTTAATGACTTTTCCAAATCATCAAAATAATAATAGTGAAACAGATAGTAATTAATTTTTTTTATTAAAGAATCCATATAATCCTTTAAAAGAATAATACATAACAGGTAATCCAAAAAATAATCCTGCACCAATATATAATTTCTTTTTTAGTGATAAATTTTTATTATTAATTAAATTATTTTCACATTTTTTACAACCAATAATAAAATAACCTTGATTAATTCCTTCAATAAATGATTCAGTTAATGATAAATTATTTTTTTCCACAATTTTATTATATAAATTTTCAGGCCTCTTAGCATCCGCGAGAAAAGCGTTACTCTCCTCTCGAATTGGTTCATGTGTATTAATAATAATATCTCCACCTGATAAATTTATTTCTTTATTAGATGAAGTTAAAATTTTAGTTTCCTCAATTGAATTATTTGTATTTTGGGTTAGACTTGATAAAGAATTATCTAATTTATATTCCAAAGAATTTTCCAAACTATCAAAAACTTTTGAAACTTCCATAATAATAAATAATAAGTCATATTAGTATTTTTTTAAGTATTTATGAGCAATATCAATAATATCATCTTTTTCTTTTTTTGTTTTATTTTTCCAATGTTTGACTAATTGAGCAGTTGAATATATTTTACTAAATAATTTTATATTATCATTTATGAAATTATAATAAAGTGCGTCCCATATTTCAAACCATTCATATTCTTGATTATTAATAGTTATTTTTTGATAAGTGTTTTGAGTTTTTTTATAAGTACTCATTTTAATAATATAATTAGAACTTGAAAAATATGGTTTTTTCATCATAATTGGACCACTAGAATGTTGAGACATCCCATAAACATTTGGAACCATGACCCATGGATAAGCATCAATAAATAACATAAACCATTCATAAACTTGTTCTGGATCTATTTTATTTAATAAAAAAAAATTTCCCATATACATTAATCTTTCAATATGATGCAAGTAACCATATTTTTTTAATTTATTTATTAAATTATCTATAACCATAACTTGTGTTGTTCCATCATACCAATTTTTATTGATATCTTTTTTATGTTTAAAATAATTAGGTTTAGTTAAATTATCATAATTATGCATATACATAAACATCACATATTCTCTCCAAAAAATTTGTCTGATAAAGCCCTCCGTTGAAGCTATACTTGATTTATGTTTTTTATAATATTTCTGTGTTTCTTTGATAATATAATCTGGATTTAATAAACCAATATTAATCATGGGTGATAAAACACTATGACAACCAAATATAATTTTTTCATCAACAGCGTCCTCATATGGTCCAAAACATTCCAATCTTTGTTTTAAGAATTTTTTAAAATGTTTTTTTGCTTCTGTGTGTGTTATCGGCATATAACACCAATTATCACCAAAATTTTTATCAAAATTATCTTCTACATATTTTTTGGCTTCATTAATATATTTATTCTTTATTTCTTTGATTTTCATATCTTGATTATAACCTTTTGGAAAAGGCAGTCTATTTTCATCATCAAAAGACCATTTTCCACCAAGTGGTTCTTGTTTAGTATTTAATAATATATCAAACTTTTTTCTACACCAAATATAAAAATAAGAATGAACAAATTTTGTAGTAGATTTTGTTTGTTTTAAGTATTCATTTAAGATTTCTTGACTACAAATAAAATTAGGATTATCAAAAAATTTTACTTTTAATTTAGAAAATTCATGATAAATATCATGATCTATAGGATTATACATTACTATATTTATTTCTTTTTTAAAAATATTTTTATAATTATCAGTATATTCCAAATATTTTATTTTTTTATTTTTGTATTTTTTATTTAAAAAATCAAAATAATATTTCATAGTAGCCCTATGATACAATAATTTCATTTTGTGATATGAATATTTTGAAAAATATAAAGGATGTTCTAATAAATATATATTTTTGATATTTTCATCTATTAAATTATTTTCTTCAAATAATTGATTTGGTAAAATTATAATACTCATTATATTATAATTATATTAAAAATTTTTAATTTTTTTTTTGTTTTTGTTGATTTATAAAAAATCTAATTATAATGAAGAGTATCATAGAAATACAATATAAAAAGCATACTATTATGGGTATCGTTATAGGAAAAATAATATTAGATATTTTGAGCATTATATTATTATATATAATAATATAAATAAAAATTAAAAACTTCTTAATAATTGGTTATGTTTAATCATGTTTGGACATTTAAGTGGTTCTTCTAATGGTGCCTCATAAAATTTAAAACATAAAGCTTCATTATCTTTGACTTCTTTACTTGGTTCTTTATTTATTTCTTGTTTAACATTTTTATTTAATTCAGATACGTAGTTTTCATCTAATAATAAATTACCTTCGAATTTTTCTTTTTTTAAGCCAGATAAAACATAAACCATAAAAAGAGCAAAACAAACTAAAATTAATAGCATAATAATAATATTGTAATCAGAAATATCAGCCATTATTAAAAATTATATATATTAATATTATATATTTTTAATAAAATATATTTTTAATAAAATATATTTTTAATAAAATATATTTTTAATTTTTTCTGACAAAATTCATAACTTGTTAGGAGTTTAGAATGTATCGCTTCACGACTCATTATTTTTTTTATTTTTAGAAATAAATGTTTCTTTATTTTCAACACAACCTCTAGCCAATAACCAACTTATTAATATACAGCATAAAATACAACAACAACAAATAGGAAGAATAGGAATTAGAATTGGAAATATGAATGGAATAATCATTTATTATTTATTTTATATAATAACTATATATTATTTATAAAAAACTAAATAAAACTGCCACCTTTAAGAACTATACATATAATACTCAAAATAAAAACTATTAAATTTGTATAATGTGAGAACAAATAAATTGGTATAGAATTACATCTACTTTCATGATTGGCAAATAAAATAACTGCATTTAAAATTAATCTAATAACTGGTATTGGTAATAAAAGTAATTTAATAAATCTAAAATCTATCCATAAAAGAGCAGAGAAAATTACAAATAATACAGTATTAATAATATGTAAAATTAGAGCACTATATTTTTTTAAGTTATTTTTAGAACTTGAAATAAATTCGGTTAGTAATATTAAATTGGTTAAAGCCATTAAGAATAAAATCATAAAAATAACCAAAGGAAATTTTTGAATAGCCCCTCTTAAATATCTTTTTGCATCATATATATCTTCTTCTTCAAAAAATCCAGTGAGAGAACTAGGAGCTTTTTGTATTTTGCTTTTAATATTATTAGAGTTATTATTTATTTTTTCCATATATATAATTATAAATAATAAAAATAAAAATACTATTATTTTTTCTTATATATAAATATAATGAGTAATAATTCCTCAACTCAAACCGATATAAAATCAGAAACCAATACACCGGCAAGTTCTGAAGTAAAACCCACACCTAAACCAGGAGCTACTCCCGCACCTAAACCGGAAGCTACTTCCATACCTAAACCAGGAGCTACTCCCGCACCTAAACCGGAAGCTAAACCAGAAGCTACGCCTGAAGTAAGCACAGAAATGAAATCAACACAAGAAACTCCTAAAACAGAAGTATTACTTCCACAAAAAAAGGGATTCTTTGAAACATTATTATTTGAGGGAATTACAGTATTTGGTTTTACAATTAATTATTTATTATTTTTCATTCTTTTTATTTTATTAATAGTTTTATATTATTTGTTTGTTCTTACTGATAGCGGTAAAGAAGTCATTTCTGCTACTTTATCTAATATAAGTGATACAGTATCTAAAACTCCTACGATGGTTAAAGAAATTATTGGTAACGAATCAAAATAATTTTAATAATTTATAAAAATATTAAAATTAATTATATTCTCTATCTATTTTTTCATTGGTGAATAAATCATTAATATTTAAATTATCAGCGTAAAATGAACAAGCTGATGCTAATTTATGACCACCTCCGCCAAAAATTTTAGCTATTTCACCAACATCTACATCTCTGCTTCTTAAAGATAAAACATATTTTTTATCATCCATTTGGTAATTCCATAATATTATAAAATCATAATTTTTATATTTATCAAGGAAAGTTCTGCCTAAAATGGAATTATCTGGACATGAACCATTATGAACTATAACTTTATATTGACCTATTTTATTAAATATATTGGGATTCATATTATATATTTTTTCACTTGGAAAAGCATGAACAGAATATTTTTTCAAATTATTTTTGATAAGAAAATCTTTATATTTACCGTATAGTAATCCTTTTTTAATTAATTTATTACAATAGGTAGCACTTAATAATTTTTTCCATAAATTTAAATTTTCTTTTGTTGGTATAAGTTTATGTTCAACTCTTAATGCGTCAATAAATGGAATAGTGTATTTTAATTTCCATGCGCCGATATCATTATCTTCGACGTATTTAACAAACAATGGTAAATTATTTTTAAAAAAATAGTTCCAAGTTAGAGAAGCACCACTTTTTGCATCATTATATATAATTTTATGATTTTCAGTTGGTCTCAGACTTAAAACATCATCTCTAATAGAAACATGATGGTCTATAAAAGTAGTTGTTTTAGTTAATTTAAAAATTTCACTTATAATATCTTTTTTATAAGCAACATCAATAATTATGACATCCTTATTTTCTATTCCTGGTGGTATATTTTTTGTATGAGGATCATCTGGATATATTATTGCGTCATTTGCTATTGTTTTAGTGAGTGATAATATAAAAAAACCGCTAAATCCATCTAAACAATTTTTATGATATATAACATAATTATATTTTCTCATAACTTATAATATATTATATTATTTATTAATAATATTTAATAATTTTTTAATATTTCTATTATTAATATCAGTTTTAACGAAATATACTAATATATCATTATTTATTCCTATAATATCAGCTAATTTAATATTATCACTTTTAACTTCCATGTTTAATTTATTTTTATTAATATCATGCATTATAAATTTTTCAGGTTCATTAAAATCTTTATTATCTCTAAATAATATTTCAAAAAAATTTAAAATATTTGTATTATTATTAATTTTTAATAAACAATATATATTATTATAATTATTTATATTAGTTATACCACATAATATAGAACATTGAACTTTTTCAATACATTTATCTATCATAATATTTTGGTATGTATCAATAAGATTAGCAATAGGAATATTTATTTTATGTATAATATATTTATATTCATTATCATTTAACATAGAAACAATATTTTTTAATTCTTTATAATTACCAATTATTGTATAATATAGTTTATCAGCATTAACTTCAATTTCACTTATTTCTGACATATAATATAAATTTTTAATATATATAATTTATTATTAAATTTATATATTTTTTTATAATTATTTTAATATAATTTATGGATAACAAAAATCAAAATGAAGAAAAAACCTTAATTAAAAGTTGTAGTTGGATTACAACTCTTTTTTGGGTATGTGTTTTTATATTTATAATTATTTTTATTTGTTTTATTATTGGAATTTCTTATGATAGTAGTTCTATTCAACAAAAAAAATATTATAGATTAGTTAGAGACTCTAAAATAAATGTTTCAAGATTATTAGGATTTCCGGGAACTCCTTATTTAGTTGCTTACTAAATATAATTAAGTATAAAAATATTTTTTTTATAATATAAATTATATAATTAATGGATAATCAAAAGAAAGAAACTACAGAATATTGTAGTTGGACAACAATTCTTTTTTGGGTATGTGTTTTTTGGTCTTGTTTAATATTAATTGGCTTTATTGTTAGAATGGCATTTGCTGCTTATATTGTTAGAAAATCTTCTAATTTAGTTAAAAATATATAAATAATGTAAATTTTTTTATTTTTACATTATATAATAATTAATGGTTAAATTATCAAAACCCATAAGACCAGTTAGACCAGTCATTGTTACTTCAAGCACACCAGTTAGACCAGTGATTGTGACCACAAGTTATAGCACTCCAAGACCTGTTGTTGTTACTGGTAGTTCTAGTGCACCCCTAATTGTTGGTTCTGGAACAGGAACTGTATTCTTGAGTGTTTGTTGTTGTGTATTATTATTGCTTCTTTTAATTTTGTTATTTTGGAAATAATTTAAATATTATTTTTTTTATTTAAAAAAAATAATAAAAACATATTTAAAGTTATATTTTAATAAATATTTATATTATTATTTTATTATGTCACAACAAACACAAAAAAGTGCTCAAACCAGTTCCCATACTACAACAACTACATCAGTTACTACAGCTCCTATGATGACACTTGATGTAGATAGTGTTAATTACAATGAATCCTATAATGTTATTTCTGGAAGTTTTGTTCAATTATTGAGGGGTTTGAAGCAAATGACATCACGTTTAACAGACGACAGTGATAATGATGAATATAAAAAAGTATTATATCCACAATTAAGATCATTATCATCAGAGGTAATGGAACAAATGTCTGAATTATTAAAAACTTACAATGAAAGTGATGTCAAGGTAAGACAATCTTTCTTGGGTGGATATGCAGGTCGTGTATCAAGAAATAATTTTGGAAAATATCCATTTGTCAAGGGAGTTAATCCACATACTAAATATATGTATGCTAATTTTGGTTATTATATTAAATTATTCAAAAATAGATTAGAAAGAGTAGTTAAAAGAGAAATGCCAACATCTTATAAAGATGACAATAAATTACAAAATAGTTTTAATACTTTGAAAGTTGAGTGTTCTAATTGTTTGAATTGGTTAGATACTCATGTTACAAATGAATGGACAAGAATTGTATCAGAAGCAAGATCAGCCAGTGGTTATGTTCCACCTGTTCCTACTACTAATACTTCCAGAGGAAATGTCCCAGAGAATCAATCAGAAAATCAAGAACAAAGAAGATCGGGATTTGTTAAAGTAAGAGGAAATAGCAATAGAGGTGGTAATTATGGAAGTTCTAATGGAGGAAGAGGACGTGGAGGATATAATGGAGGAAGCAGAGGTAGTTATGGAGGAAGAGGTCGTGGGGGATATAATGGAGGAAGCAGAGGTGGTTATAGAGGTAACAAAAGTCATGAAAATTAGAATTATAAAGTTTTAGATATAAAGTTATTAATTTATTAAATTTTTTTATAAAAATATATTATATTCATAGTATAATATATTATTTTATGAATGACATATTTATAAAAAAAAATAGTTTAATAAAATCTATAAATTTAGATGAATTAAAGGAAAATATACCAAAAGAAGCCATAAATAAACCAGATATAATTCAACAAAAAACAAAAGTTGAATGGCGATGGAGATTTTTAAATATATATAATAAAAATATAGTAGAAATAAGTTATATAGAACCAAATTCCGAAAGAATATATTTAGATAAGTATGGGCAATGGAAAGCCATGAATATAAATGAATATTATGATAAATTTGTTATATCTAAATATTATTATTACGCAGAATTAGAATAATTTTATATTTATAAAATAACATTAGATTTGTCTAATAACATTTGTTGTTTATTTATGTCTTCCAATATTTTTATATTTTTATTATCAATAGTTGTATATTTTTCTAAAAATTGATTTAATAATTCAGTTATCAAAATTATTTCATAAGTCATACTTAAATCAGTTTTACCAACTAATCGAATCATACCTGGATATTGTTCTTTTTTAAAAATTCTTAATTTTTGTATTCTTGTTAATTTATTAGCTATTCCAAGTAAATTATTAGTCCATGGATTTATTATTTTAAAACTTATTAAATCATTAAAATTATTTGATAAATTAAATCTTTCACTATTATTAATAACTCTATTAAACATTGTATTTTTTGCTTCTTCAGGTGACATAACTTTTTTAATATATTTAACATTAATATTTTCTACTTCTAATAAATCACTTATAATTTTATTTATATCTTGATAAGCAGATTTTGTTGATAATATCATTTTAACCCAATCTATGTCGGGATATTGATATGCTTCTTCTTGTGCTTCACCTAAAGTTACATATGTATTGACAAAATAATTTCGTAAATGTTCATCTGTCCAACCACCAGCCATTAGTTCATATGATGTATTATATAATTGTGTTGGTGTTATTAAAACCTGATATTTTCCTTTATATTGTCTTATTCTGTTCATATATTATATATAATATATATAATATATATTTAAATTTATATTATTAGATAAATTATAGATTAAGAAGACCTCCAACAACAGAAGGAGTTAAGACATCTGAAACTGGTTTCATTGAAATATCAACAACCTTTTTCTTATCAAATAGCATTTTATATACAAGATATCCAACACCTACTACGACAACACCAGAAAGAATAATGCTGGCAATTTGTCCAATAATAGAAACAAAGAAAGCAATAACAGCCATAATGCCAGTTACAATAAGAGTCCAAACACCAGCTTGTTTAACTTCTGGTTTAACTTCTTCTTGTGACACTTTGACTTCTTGGGCAGATTTAACTTCTGATGGAGTATTATTTAAACTCATATCATTGACCGTCTCAAATTCAGACATTATTATATATATTATTAATTTCGAAAATTATATTTATTTTAATTTAATTTATTATGTAAAATTTATTATATATATTTAATTATATATATTTCCATTCATTTTCAAATTTAATATTTGTTAAATCTATATCTCCATTATTTATATCATTTATATTATTTAACTTTAATTTTATTTTATCAGATATCTTATCTTCAACTGTATTAGCACAATATATTATTCTTTGTAAGCTTTTACTTTTTCCACCAGCTCGATGTATTCTACCCAATGCTTGGACTAATTCTATACTATTCCATGTAGGCGAAATTAAAGAAACTCTTGGATATTTGCCATTTAAATCATGAAGACTCAATCCTGTGGAACCTGCCTTTATATTACATATAATCACTTTACATTTATTTTCTTGAAAATCACTGATATTCTTATCTCTCACTTCTAATTCTTGTCCTCCTTGGATAACACATTTAGCATACAACATATCTGCTAATGTTTCTAATGTTTTTGTGAAATTGACAAAAATAACAACTGAATAGCCATTTTCTAAATAATCATTTGTTAATTCTACAAAAGTTGATATTTTAAGAATTTCTATTCTTTGATGTGCTCTCATAATTCTTACTAAGGGATTCTGTTTATCTTTTTTTTTCTTATCTTTTAAATTTTCCAATTCTTGATATATTATTTTATATTCCTTTTCTATTTCCATTTGTCTTTTATTTCCCATATAATATGGTTCGGCTATAATTTGAGTTTCCGGAAATAAATCACCTAATAAACTTATTTTCATAATACTTGCTCGATCCGGATATAACATACTATGTATTCTTAACATTGGTTTTTTATCCCTTAAAATCCATCTTGTCATCGTAATCATATATGTTCTATATGTCATTTTTTTATTTTTAACTTGTTCTGGATCTATAAAATTTAATATAAAAAAAAATAATCTAAATTTTTCAGGTATATCAGCAATAGTAGCACTTAATAATAACATTTTTTTATTTTGTAATTTAGCATAATATAATAATTTACCATTTAAACTATCTATTTCACAACACTTATGGACTTCATCAAAAATAAATATTATATCTTCATCTTTTATATTCCATCTATATTCTGGATATATATGGTATTCTCCTTCTTCTTTATTATTATTTTTTTCTATATTATATGGTTTTTCAATTATATCTAAATAAGGACATTTAATTCTTTGATTATTTATATAATACTTGCCATATTTGAGTGTTTCATAATTTACTATAAAAAATGGTTCTAAATTAAAATTTTTACAAACTTTTTTCCAAACTGATATAACACTTTTAGGGCATATGATTATTGGTTTCAAATTTAATTGCTTACAAACAGCTATTGCACAATATGTTTTTCCTGTTCCTGTTTCTGAAGCATCTAAACATGTAGTATTTTTTTTTAATATATAAATTAAATTCTTTGTATGTTCAATTTGATATTCATATAATTTTTTTTCTATATCTTTGTCTAATTTTGTATTATTGTTATTATTCATTATAATATTATTTATTATAATATTATATTAAAAAAATTGATTTAAAAATAATATGAATCTTTAACCTATTAAGTATATAATTATGGAATTAAATATTAAGTTATTAGAAAATCAAGAATATTATAATACCAAAAAGAATTATACATCTGATTCTGGTTTTGACTTGTATGTCTTGGAAGATATTGTGTGCTCACCTTGGAAAACAACTAAACTTGATTTTAAAATTCAGGTTCAACCTATTACACAAGATAATAATCCACAAGGATATTATTTATATGCAAGGTCATCTATTGTTAAAACACCATTACAAATGGCAAATTCTTGTGGTATCATAGATTATTTATATCGTGGTAATATTATGGCATTTGTCAGAAATTTATCTCCCGATGAATATATTATTAAAAAAGGAACATCTCTATTTCAATTATGTTCTGCTGATTTGAAACCATTTACTAAAATTAATTTTGTTGAAGAATTAGACAAAACAGAAAGAGGTGAAGGAGGGTTTGGATCCACAAATAATAAAAATTAATAATAAATTAAAGTTTAATAATAAATTAAAGTTTAATAATAAATTAAAGTTTAATATAATATTTATTTTATCTATATATAGTTTATAATTTATTATTTTTTAATATTATGGATGGATATGAATATTCAGGAAATAATGTGCCCCTAAATGTGGAAAAAACAATAGAATATGTATTTGAAATATTAAAAGAATATGAAATGGCTATTAATAAAGGTGAAAAAGTGGAAATAAATCCATATATAAATAAAATATATATTCCAATGGAAAATGAAAAAGTAATAGAAGTGCCACAAGAAATTCAATATGAGGCTATCAGAAAATGGAATTTAGAAAAAAATAAAATAAAAAATGTTAAATCACCAGTTAGTGAAAAAAGTGAAAAAAAAAATAAAAATAAACACAAAAAAAAAAAGAATAAAAATAAGAGTAATTATTTATGGTTATTAATTTTATTAGTTATAATAGTTATTGCTTTTTTAATTTATAGATATAAAAAATAATTTATTATTAATAATAAAATTATAATAAATTATAAGTAAATGATATTAAAAATATTATATATAACTATTTTTCTTATATTTTTATATTTTTTTATATTTATAGTATATGGTATATATGTTTATAAAAAAATAAAATCATATGAAAAAAAAAATAAAACAAAAGTTATATTTATTTGTGATAAATATTGGAAAGATAGATTTTTTAGCTTAATAAAATTATTTTTTTATAATAAATATATTTGTGAAACAGATGATTATTACATAATTCGAAATATATTAATTGATTGTGAACATAATAATATAAAAAAATTAGATATTATATTGGAAACATATGGGGGTATCGCAATATATAATAATAAATTAATAAATTTTTTATTAGAATTTAAGGAAAATGGAGGCGAAATTAATATTCACATACCTTTTTATGCTCAAAGTGCCGGAACGATGATAGCTCTATGTGGTAATGTAATATACATGGATAATTACGCAATAATGAGTCCAACTGATCCAATAATAAATATCGATGGAAATAATATTTCTATAGATGCACTAAATAAATTATTTAATATAAAAAAGTCCAATAAATCTCTGAATAATATTTTAAGTGATGATTTATTCTTAAAAACAATAGACTATAAAAAAATATATGATGAAAATTTAGAATTATTAGGTAGAATTTTAATAAATAAAAAAAAATTAGTAGAAATATTTGGAAGTGGAAAATATTCACATGATAGAATATTTACAAAAAATTTTTTATTAGAACAAGGACTAAATATTAAAGACGAAAATAATGATATAGTAAAAATATATCTATATTTATCAAAATTATTTTAATTTATAATATTATTAATTTTATAATATTATTAATTTTATAATATTATTAATTTTATAATTTTTCAAATGGCATAGTAATATATTTATTAAATCTCCACAAATTATTATTATGTAATTCTATTGTATCATCCATAAATAAACCCTTTTGACATTTATTATTTTTAATACCACAATTATAACAGTCTAAACAAGCATTTTTTGATAATTTAGAACAATTATAACAATATTTACCAGAAGTCATATATTCTTTATTATTCATGAATATAAAAAATATTAATATTAATAAAAGTATTAATAAAAGTAATATTATATACATATATATATAATATTAATTATATAATATTAATTATATTAATAATATAATATTAATTATATAATATTAATTATTTAATTATATAATTTTAATTTCAAATATTTTGCTTTATATTTAATATATTTTTCATAATATTCATCTTTATCATCTTTAACTCCACCACCTGTTTGTGTTTGTTTATTAATTTTTAAATTTAATTTTTCAAGAAGGGTTTTATCTGTGTCACGACTATCGGCATTAATATCTAATAAATTCCCATTTTTATAAAATTTAATTGTTGGAAAACCTTGGATATTTTCTTTTTCTATAATTTCTTTATTTTTTGATTCTTCATATGATTCGAGTTTTAAAGTCACTTTTTTATTATTTTTATCTACAAAAGTATTTTTACTACTTATTTCTTCTAATTTTTTCCAATTTGGTTTAAATCTGACGCAATAACCACACCAATCTGCATAAAACAATTTAATAGTATAAGAATCCATTATATTAATCTAATTATATATAAATTAAATTATATAATATTTTTATTATTAGTTATAATTAAATTATAAATATAATTATATAAATAAACTATATATAAATGATTAATATAAAATCATCTGATTATTCAAGATGTGCCACCAATAAAAAAATATATAAAATATTATTAATTGATGACGATCCAACTAATGCTAATTTATTTAGTTCTTTTTTAAGATCAAGAGGTCATGAAATAACTATTATGGATGAAGGTTGTCGGGCATTATATTCCATAGCTAAAAATAACTATGATATTATATTTATGGATTATGATTTGAATAATGATGGTAATAATTATTTCAAAGCAAATAACTTAATAGAATGTATCCAAGAATTAGATTTACCTAATTTAAAATTATTTATATTGATAAATGATACAAATAATTATTCAATTAAAGAAATTAAAAAAAATAATTACTATTCATGTGAAAGCATTAATTTTATCACAAATTCAAAAAACTCTATAAAAAAAAAAGAAGATAAATATTTATTAAATAATAGAGAATTTAATTTTGATAATGAATCTCTGCAAAATTCTTTAATCAATGGTATTTTATTAAAACCTATAAATATTTATAATTTAACAAATTTTTTTACATTTTTAGAAAAAATATACAAATAATTTATTTATTTTTTGATTTTACAGTTTTTTATTAAATATAAAATATAATATTTTATAAATATATATGATAATTAATTTAATATTAGTTTCTATTTTAATTATAATATTAACTATTTCTATTTATTTTATTTTTTATAAGTTAGATAGAGAATTATTTGAAATCTCTAATAACAAAAATTCTGATCCTAAAAGACTAGGAGAAGATAATCTTTTTACTGATACTATTAATTATGATAATGATCCAGATGAAGATGGCAGAACTGGTTTAGATAAATGTTTAGAATATTGTGACGGTGCTTGCGTCGAATATGGACAAAGTTATATCGCTACTTGCTTTCCAAGAACTAAACCAAATATCAATGAAAAATCAAGTATGACAGTTTTACCCGATTATAATTTATTAATGGATAAAGCAAAATTTTAATTTAATTATTTTTAATATTAAAACTGATATTAAAAAATTGATATAAAAAAAATTGATATTTAAACATAATAAGACCTAAACCATATAAAGTATATATAAACTATATAAACTATATAATATAACTTAAATTAAATAAAAATGTCCAAGACTCAAACTAAGACTCCAAAGCAAAAGAAGACTGAACAATATATCGGAATGGTATATGGTGGCATTATGAAACACGGATGGTGTAGATTATTTACTGTCAATGAGAATGAAAATATTGAAGAGGTTTTTAATAGTTTTATTAATCATTATGGTCCTGATGTAACTGGAAGATATGTTCCAAGCAAAGATTTGGAAGCTGATATGGAAAAAATTCAAAATGATGAAAGTATTAATACGTGTGGCGTTGAAAATACTGATATTTATCAGGTTAATGTTTCTAATATGAGCGAGCTAATTAAAAAAGCAACTGAAAATAAAAGATGTCATTTCCTTGGTAAAAAAGATGAAAAGGAAGATAAAGAAGATAAAACAGAAAAAGCAGAAACTAAAAAACCAAAGAAAGAAACAGAAAAAACAGATAAAACCGTTGGCAAGACTGTTATTAAGAAAGTAAATAAGAAAAGTGAGGAAGAAGAAGAGCCTAAACAAAATAAAAAGGCGAATACTAAAAAGGGTAAAAAAGAAGAAGAAATTTCAGACGCTGAAGAAGAACCAGAAGATGATGAAGAGGAAGAAGAAGAGGAAGAAGATGAAGAGGAAGATGAACCAAAATCTAAGAAAAATTCAAAGTCATCTGGTAAAAAAGCAGTAACAAAAACTAATACAAGTGATGAAAAGAAAAAGAGTCCAAAGAAATTGGCAAAGTAATATAATAATTTTATTTAATTAATATAATAATTTATAAAAAATTAATATTTTATAAAAAATTAATATTTTATAAAAAATTTAATTTATAAATTATTAATTTAATTTATAAAAATATAAATATTTCATGATAAATAATATTTTTTAATTATAAAAATATTTTTTATATATAAATATATATATATATAATATGGAACTTAGCGAATTCTTATCAAGTAGCTTACCACTTGTAAAAACTGATATATTACAATTTTCTCCAGCCCTTATTGGAAAGCAATTTTTAAGTTCAGGTGTTGATGATAATAAATTAAACCTTTCTTGGGACGGAGTCACAGGCGCATTTAGCAGTGATAATGGTATGAAATGGCTTGCTTCAAGTATTTTTGTTTTAATTGGTTTTGCCACATATAGTATTTTAGTTAGATATTTTACTTATCAACAAGTAAACGCGATGGATAGAATGGATATGAGAATGGCTGTTGAAGATGTATTAAAAGTCGGAACTATGTTAATTGTTTTCCAAATTTTAAGTATTATTTTTGAAGTCAAAAATAAAGAAGGCAAGAATCGTGAATTTAATAGAGAATGGTTAGGATATAGTGTTTCTGTTTTAGCTGGTTTTGTTTCTTATGATTTAATTGTCTTTAATTTAATTAATACAAACAAAATTATTGATCCATCTGTTTGTGACATGAACAGAAGAGCTAAAATGGCACTTGATGATACTCTTAAATTCGGAACTATGCTTATTGTTTCCAGACTTTTACAAGGCAAAAATTTCGATACTTTGTATGTTGCCGAATCTGTTGGTTTCATTGGAGGTCTCGTTTTCTATAATCTTGTTCTTTCCGGACTATAAAAATATAATCAATTTATAAATAATATAAATTAATTAATATATATGAAGTATAATATATATGAAGTATAATATAAATTTAGATAATATTATAACTATATACAAAACTAATGAAAAAGAAATATTAAATAATTTTAGTATTCATAATAACTTTATTAATAATAATAGAAAAATTAAAAATAAATATAACAAAATTAAAGATAAATTAAATTATGAAATTATTGAATCAAAACTGTATAATAAAAATCCAACTCTTTTATATCAATCTAATATTATTCAAAATGGTGGAGCTTTTGATTTAGCTGTTGCCTCGTTAAGTGTTATGGGAAGTTTTATGATAACAACTACTCTTGCTTATATTTTATTTAAAATTTTAACTATTCAACAATGTCGTGCAACTTATCCATTAATAGATGAAACAAAAGTTAAAAGTATAGCAGGATTAATTGTGGGTTTATTACCTCCTAATTTAATTCCGGGCGGCAAAGATTTTGATGATGAAGTATTTATGGAAAAATTTATTGAAGTTTTTGGTATTATTAGAGCACCCCTATCTATTTTTCTTGCTATATCTGGTTCTCCTATTGGAAAATTTGCTACAAAAGGTGTTAAATATGCTACTAAATTGGCTATCAAAGGAGCAGCTTTAGCTTCCGGTGTGGTAGTAGCAGGAACAACTTCGGCTGGAGATTTAGCTACTGGCATTAGTGATAAAGTTATTGGTTTTTTCTTTGTTGCTTTAGATGCTCTCGATACTTTATTAGCATTTATAGAAACTATTTTAGGTTATTTAAGTGAAAAAGAAGTGATGAGATTATTATATGATTTACTAAATATAAATTTTAAAGATGGAGCTTTTGGTGTGGAATGTTGGTTAAACTATATTTATAATACTTATGGTAAAAATACGGCTTTTCCTACTATATGTAGTATTTTTGATTCCATTGTAGATAAATTAGTTTCTATTGTAGCTGGTATATTTGATATGTTAATTCCTACCGGTGGTATTGGTGGTCTTCTCATTGAAGTAGTTATGGGATTAGCTGGAAGAGGCTTATTTAAATTAGCTGTTAGTAAATTAAATGAGATATATGGTAATATCCCATATGATGTTCAATTATTAATAGAAAGACCAGAATTACTAAAAAAAACTCTTGATGAAATAATTAATGTTGGTAAAACAATGTTTGGTTTAGTTGTTAAAGATAGTGCTGTTTTTGATACATTGCTTCAATACACAGATTTCTTTTCCTTATTATTAAATAAACTATTTACTTTGGCATTTGTTTCATTAAATGTGTTGAGTATTTGTGCCACAGATGCTTTATATTCTAAATCTATTAATCTTGTTAAAAAAATATCTGTTGAAGCTTTTATAAAAACAAAAAAACAACTTAAAGCATTAAAATAATTTATTATAATTATTATTAATTTTTTGAAGATTAATATTAATCATTTCTATGATTTTTTCTTTATCACCTATTATTCTATAATTATTATAATTAATTCTAATAGTATTTACATCTTTTAATACAATAGTATCTAAATTTTCAAATTCAATTACTGCTAATATTCCATTATTAATTAAAATAGGTCTAAATTGAATATTATGACCCATAAATAATTTTTTATTATTAATTTTTATATTTAATATATTTTTTAATTCAATATATTTATTTTTATATTCTATATCACTTTTTATAATATTTAATATTTTTTCATATATTTGTTTATAATTATCAAAATCATTTTTATAACTATTTTTTATTTTTATAATTTCATTTTGTAATAAATTATTACATGATTGTTTTATAACTATATTTTGTTCGTTTATCATATTAAAATTACTTTTATCTAATGGTGTTATTTTTTTATTTATAATTATTCTATTTTTTTGTGCGATTGTATTTAATATATTAGAAATATTATTCATTTAGTATAATATATATTATTTATAATACATAAATTATTACCATTTTTAAAACACAAATATAATTATAATATATATGAATTTGGCATTTATTGGTGGTCATATTATTACGACACTGGGGTTTAATGCGATATTAAGCAGTATCACAACTATGACTAATACAACTAAAAATATATATAATTTAATTAATTCTATTAAATTTATTGATAAAACAAATATATTAAAAGATATTCATGATATGGATATTGAAAATACGGTTGTTATTATAGAAAATATGTTACAAGAAATTCCAAAAGAAAAAATATGTTCTAAAACTATTTCTTTATGTTTGGAAAGTATAAATGAAATAGTAGAAGATATTGAAAAAGATTTTGAAATAATTAAAAGTAATATTGAATATAATAATTCTTTATGGTATTTAAAAAATTATAGATCACGTGATAATCTAAAAAATATTGAAAATTTAAAAATTAATAAAAAAATATTGGATTATAGACTAAAATTATTATTTGAATTATTGCAGATAACTTTTGATATAAAACAAATAGAAATTAAAGAAGTTGATATTAAAGAAAATCATTTTATTAAATAACTTTTGGTAGGTAAAAAAAAATAATATATTTTTTATAATTATAAAATGAATAATTATATTTTTAAATTTATTATAAGTGGTGATTCTAATGTTGGTAAAAGCACATTTTTAGAACAATATATTAATAATAGTTATATTGAAAATTATGATCCAACTATTGGTGTTTCATTTGGACATAAAACAGTTTATATTGATAATAATGAAACAAAAATTCAAATGTGGGACTTATGTGGTGATCCAAGATTTGAAAATATAATAAGAAGTTATTATATTAGTTCGCATTGTGTTTTAATATTATTTGATTTATCTGATATGGAAAGTTTTAATAATATACCAAAATGGATAAATATCGCAAAAGAAGAAATATATAATACAGAAAATAAAACCAAGATATATTTAATAGGAAATAAAAGTGATAAAAAAAAAAAAGTTACAAATGAGATGATACATGATATTTGTAAAATATATAATATTAAATATTATGAATTAACTAGCAAAAAATATAATGAAATAAATAAAGTTATGACAAATATCTTATACGAATTATATTTAGATTTAATAAAGGGTAATAATCATTCATATGGTGCAGATTTAGAAGAATATAATAATCAAAGTTTATTACAAAAAAAAAAAAAAGATATTAATAAAAATGAAAATAAAAGTAAATTTTGGAAATTTTGTAGCATATTATAAATTTATATTAAATTTATAATAAACTAAAATTTATAATAAATTATAAAAAATTATGTATTATAGACAGCAACTTCTTGTCCTCCACCAAATATTTTTCCATCTTTTTGTTTCATTTCACATCTTCCTGGACCTTCACTGTAAAAATCATATCCTTCAGGAATATATAAACAACTAGCAATTAATCCGCCGTTTTTGGCTTCATCCTGTGGATAACCTTGTGGCCATTCCATACCAAAATGTTTTACACCTTTTTCTTTAGCTTTAGCCCTACATTGTTCAATGCTTAAGCCTCTATCAAATCCTTTACCAGTTTTATCTCCAATTTGTCTGAAATTATTATAACATCCGACAAATGTTAAATCTACAGGAGTTGTTAGAGAATATAAATAATTACCAACAGGAGCTTTATTATAAGTTTTTGTTGGATCAAATGCTCTGAGATCTGAACCATCATAATACATTGGTTGTTTATTTTGAGTATCAACAATTTTAACATATTTATCATCAAAAATAAGTGCATATGTAATTTTACCACTTGGTCCATTATATTCAACTAATCTTTGAACAGGGACTGCAACTTTTCCGCTTCCAATCCATGGCCCATACATAAATCCTTGTGGTTGTAGATCTGTAAGTAAAGGATTTATTACGGCAGTTGTTGTTGGGGGAGTTACACTAGGCATAGCAGTTGGTATAGCAACAGGCATAGTAGGAACAGGAGCTGGAGATACACTATTTACATTACCACCTTTCATTTTAATAAGATCTGCTTCATTAATACAAGTATTACCAATACATAAATCACCTCTAATATTTGTCTTAGCTCCTAATGTTAAACTATTTCCACCATCTGGTTGAATTAAAAGTGTTTTAACATTATCTCTATTATCACCCATAATATAAGCAGCTCTTTTACCTTTATGATTAATATTCATATAAGTTCCTTCATTATTGGCATCACTATTAATAGCGAATACACCTCCCCATTTACCATCAGCACTTGTATTTGTAGCACCCAAAAATCCTTTAATATTTGTGCTGTCCATATCTATAGTTCCATTATTATTCATTTTAATTTGACTAACTTTATTTCCACCTCTAATATATTTAATAGAAGAAGAACCATCACCTGAAGCAATAAATAATTTTCCAAATGGATCACCTAATTTTAGAATATTATCTTCGGTGGCACTTGGAACATTAATTTCTAATTTAGAACCTGGTTTCTCAGAACCAACACCGAAATTTTTAGTGTTTGTATCATAATAAAGGTCATGTTCGAATCCTTCTTTAATAACTATTCTTTTTAAAAAGTAAATATAAACAATAGACAAAAGTAAAATTAAACAAACTACTACTAATATTTTATTAATAGCTGAAATATTAGACATTATATATATTATTATTATATATATTTAAAAATTTTTTAAAAATAATTATTATTTATTAGATAATTATATAAAAGTAAATAAAAGCATATATTATAAAACTATTTTTTAATACATATATATAATAAAAATTATTTTTTAATTATATATGAAAAAGATTAATATAAAAAATAAGAAAATAGTTATCTTGGGTTGTGGTGCAGTTGGAAAAGCTGTAATATATTATTTAAAAGATTTTTTTGATTATAAATTCGATAATTTATATATTTTGGACAAAAATAATGATGAAAAAAAGTTTCCAGCAGTTGATAATGCCATAGTTATGGGAGCACATTATATAAATATAGAAGTAACCAGAAATAATGTAGAAGATTTATTATTTAAAAAATTAAAATTAAAAGAAAAAGATATTTTAATAGATGTTTCAACACAAACACCAACATATTTTATTTTAAATCTATGTAGAAAATATCAAATTTTTTATATAAACACATCTATTGAAGATGATATTGGAAAAGATCCAAATGATAATACTCATGATAATTCTATTTTTATGCAACATATGAACATATTAGATATAGTAAATAAAAGTAAAGAATATGGAAATATTACAAATTTAATTGAATATGGTATGAATCCTGGTTTAATTTCATCTTTTTCAAAATATGCCATTAGAGATGTAGCTAAACAAGTTTTAAAATTTCAAATTAAAAAAGGTAAGAAAAATATAAATACCGATTTAGTAAAAGCTTATAAGACTCGTAATTATAATCATATGGCCAAAATTCTCAAATTAAGAACTATTCATTGTTCTGAGATAGATACACAAGAGCCAAAAGTGATGGAAAAAAATATTAAATTTTTTAATACATGGAGTGTATTGGGTTTATTAGATGAAGGATTAGATCCAGCAGAAATAGCATTAGGAACACATGAAAAAAAAATACCATTTAGAGAAAGTAGTATTAATCGTGTCATTGATCAATTATTATTTGTTGATGGTCCTAATTATCAAATTAAATTTTATTCTTATGTTCCACTAAAAATAGAAAAAGATGGAAAAATTAAATTTACAGAAATTGAAGGTGCATGTATTCATCATGGAGAAGGTATTAGCATGAATAGATATATTGGTAGCACCGAATATGCTCCAACCATGCATTATGTTTATAAATTATCTCCAATCACTACAAAACAATTAGAAAATTATACTGTCAAAGAATTAAATAATATTTATAATGGTAATAATTGGAAAGTTATGAATGTTTATGATAATAAATTGGAAGGTTATGATAATGTCGGTGCTTTATTATTATTTGAAGAAAACCCATTTAATCATCAGAAAAAAACATTTGGTTGGTGGTGTGGTTCTATATTAAATACTGATTATACTAAAAATGAATTAGAAGATAATTATTTTGGACCCACAGTTATTCAAGTTATGGCTGGAATATTAAGTGGATTATCTTATGCTATTGAAAATGATAATTTAGGTATTATCTTTGGTGAAGACCCTGATGAAAATTATATAATAAATAAAATTAAAAAATATTTGGGTTTATTTTATAGTGGTCCTGTAATGGGAGTTAAAATCAGAGGTCATACACTTGATGCACTTAAAATTAGTCAAACAAAAGGTGAATTTACTACTATTGATAAATTATAAATTTTTTTGTTAATAATTTATTTTTTATTATAATAAATTATATTAAAATATTTATTATAGTTAGTTTATATAAAATATTTTATATAGTTAGTTTATATTAAAAAAATTGATTTATTAAATATAATATATAATAATTAAATTATATACTAATAATGACATATACATATTTAGAGGTTTGTAGTGGTTGTGGTGGTCTGAGTTTAGGATTACACAAAAGTGGATTAAAAAGTGTTGCTTTAATAGAAATGGATAAAAATTGTTGTAAGACATTAAAAAAAAATTTTCCAGATGACATAATTATAGAAAATGATATGAGAAAAATAGATTTCACAAATTATCAAAATAAAGTTGATATATTAATAGGAGGAATACCATGTCAAAGTTTTTCACAATCAGGAAAAAGACAAGGTCTTGATGATGAAAATAAAGGTGGATTATTTTATGATTTTTTAAGAATTTTAAATGAAGTTAAACCTAAAATGTTTTTAATAGAAAATGTTGAGGGATTAAAAACTATTAATAATGGTGAAACATTAAAAAAAATTATTGAGGAATTAGAAAATATGAATTATAATGTTTTTAATAAAGTATTAAATGCAGTAAATTTTCTAGTTCCACAAAAAAGAAAAAGAATTATTATTGTTGGAACTTACAACGATGTTGTTTTTAATTATCCTATCGGATTTAATAAAATTATTACTTTAAGAGAAGCATTAAATAATGTTCCTGATAGCAGTGGAATTGAATATTCTGAAAAAAAAAAAATTATTATGGAATACATACCAGAAGGTGGTTGTTGGATTAATTTACCAGAAGAATTACAAAAAGAATATTTAGGAAAAAGTTATAATAGTGGCGGTGGTAAAAGAGGTATGGCCAGGAGATTATCATGGGACGAACCATCATTAACTTTAACAACATCTTGTAGTCAAAAACAAACAGAAAGGTGTCATCCGGAAGAAACAAGACCATTGAAAATTAGGGAATATGCAAGAATTCAAACTTTTCCTGATAATTTTGTATTTGAAGGTGGTATAACAAGTATTTATAAACAAATAGGAAATGCTGTTCCTTGTATGTTAGGTTATTTTTTGGGTAATAGAATTATTGAATCACTTAATAAAATTAATTTTGAAAATATTATATCAGAATTTTGCGGTTGTCTTCTATTAAAAAAAATTGAAGTTATAAATGAATATTGGAATGAAGAAATATATTTTAAAACAATGAGCAATATTAAAGAACTTACCAAAGAGTTTATTATTAAATATATTAAACCCATTTATGAAACTGACATTATTTTAAGTGAATCCAAAATAGATGAAATAAAAAAAAATATAGATATTGTCTTTAAAAAATTTGATGAAGATATGTGGATAGAATTTGAAAAAGCAAGAATAAAAGATAAAAAAATTAATAATAAAATAGGTGAATTACACGAATATATCTTATCTAATCTTGATAACTGGGAAAAATGTAAAAATAGTAAATATAAAACAATTAAAAATTTTCATTGTGATATTTATAAAAAAGATAAGAGTATTTTTATAGAACTAAAAAATAATTTTAATACTTTAAATGCTGCCAGTAGAAAACAAACAATTTCAAATTTATTAGAAATTAAAAAAAAATATCCTGATGCTATTTGTGCTATTGGTATAATTAATGGTGTATCTAGAAAAAAGATTATTTATTCAGATAAAAATGAAAAGATAGAAATATTTGAATATTCAAATAAAGAACTATTTAAGTTAATAACTAATAATGATAATTATTATAATATAGTTAAAAATTTTATTACTGAAGAACTTGCTGATATTATTAATCATATTGATGATCAAGAATACGAAAACATAACTAATAAAAAGAAAATTAATACAAAAGAAAATAAAAAAATTATTAAAGTAAAAAAAATAAATAATGCTAAATAATACTATCTTTTTAATTTAATTGCCAAATATTTATTTTTATATTTAATATATTTTTTATAATATTTACTATTTATTTTAGAATTAAAATAACCACCTTTTTGATTATCTTTTTTTAATTCTATTTTTTTTAAATCTAAATCTAAGCAAATATATGACATATGTTTATTTTCTTTTAGATCTGAATTATATTTATTTAAAATATTTATAAAAGTATTTTGAGACATTTTTATTATTTGACTTATTTTTTTGAAAATTTTTTTATTAAATATTAACATATTATCTTTCAAAGTATTATTTATTAAAAAATTAAAATTTATAAAAATTATTGTTTTTAAAAAATAATATAAATTAATAGGTGATATTATAGATATTTTTTCTTTTTTATAATTAAATAGTTCTTTATTGTTTATATTAAAATATTTTAATATTTTATTACATATATAACAAGAATAATTTAATTCAATAATTAACATTTTTTTAAATAACTCAAAACTTTTTTGATATTCTTTTTCTAAAAATAAACTATTATTCATACAATTAAATATTACTGCTAATAATTCTGCTAAACATTCTGAATCTGTGTTATCATCTTGAAAGGGCATATTTTTTTTAATATCATCTAATGTATTTTCATGATTATAACTTCCCTCAATATGATATAAATGAGACATTTCGTGAATTAGTAATTTAGCCAATTCTTCTCTTTTAGTATTTATAGAATGAATACCATAAACTGTTACACCACTTGTCGTAAAAGCCCCATTTGTTATTTTATAATTATCACAATTATATTTTACATCATTTACTTTTCTTTCTAAATTATTTGGAAATAAATATATTGGAAATGTTTGATTATTCATATATCTAAATATTTTTTTATTAAAATTATCAAAATAGGTTTTATTTAATTTAATATAATTTATAAAAACACAAAAAATAAAACATAATTTCTCACAATATTCTTTATTATTATCTAAAATATATAAAGTATAATTATATCCATCTTCCATTATTTTACATTCATAATATTTATCTACTTTTTCTAATTCTTGATAAAAATCATATTTTTCATTTATATTATCATCTATAATTCTTTTGTAATAATTTAATAAAGTATTTTTTATATTTTTTATATCTTGCTTGTTATCTATTTTAATAATTTCTATATTATTATTATTAGTTTTATTAAAAACATCAGAGTATATCTTAAAATATTTTTCTAAATAATCAAAATTATATTTATCAGAAATATTTAAAAGTTCATCATATAAATTAAACTGATTAGAAATAGAATTATAATTATTAATAGATGTTGATGTAAAATTATTTATATATTTTTCCATATAATCAATAATAAAGATATTTATTATAAAAAAATTGATTTTTATATTATAAAGAATAATTTATATTTTTATTATATACTTCATTATAAAAATGTCTTGGTTATATAAAATATATTTAATGACAATTATTTATACAGGACATAATTTTTATACTACTTGTAATAATTGTTCTAAATTATCTAAAAGTATTTATACTTTGGGAGCATTAAGTATTGCTCCTGCCTATACTACTGTTGATTTTGCTTCTAAAATAAATAATTATATTAAAGAAAATAATATTAAAGAATAATACACCTTCATTATAATTTTATATAATATTTTTATTATATAAAATATATAGGTAATATAAATATATATAACATGAATATTTTTTTATTTCACAGAGATTTAAGATTACCAGATAATACAACACTCATTAAACAAATAAAAGAAGAAAAATCTGTTACACCAATATTTATTTTTCCACCAGAACAAATAAATCCCAAAATTAATAAATATTTTTCAAATAATAGTGTTCAATTTATGATTGAATCATTACATGAATTATCTCAAAGTATTAAAGAAAAAAATGGTAAAATGTATTTTTTTAAAGGTGATACATTAAAAGTCCTTAAAAGTATTCATAAAAAAATAGTTATTAATTCTATTGGTTATAATTTAGATTATACTCCTTATGCTAAACAAAGAGATAAAAGTATAAGAGAATGGTCTAAAGATAATAATATTAAATGTTATGAAGAAGAAGATTATGCATTATTTAACATTATAGATGGAACAACTCAAAAAGATAACGGAGAACCATATTTAGTATATACTCCTTTCAAAAATAATTGTATGAAAAATTTAGAAGTCAGAGAAGTAGATAAATTTAGAAGTTTTGATTTTACAAAATATCAAGAATTAGATAAAAATAGTTATAATATAAATGAAAAGGATATAGATGATTTTTATAAAGATAATGAAAATATAAATGTTCATGGTGGTCGAATCAATGGTTTAAAAATTTTACTTAATATGGGTAAATTTAAAGATTATGAAAAAAAAAGAGATTTCTTAACTTATAAAACTACCTTTTTAGGGGCACATAATCATTTTACTACTGTGAGTATAAGAGAAGTATATTATGCCATGTTAAATAAATTGGGAAAAAATAGTGGATTAATTAGAGAATTAATTTGGAGAGATTTTTATTTAAACATTACACATTATTTTCCAAGAGTTCTTCATGGCCAAATTAGTAATAAAAATAAAAGTTACCGAGAATTATATGATAATATTAAATGGTCTTATAATAAAAATAAATTTGAGAAATGGTGTTCAGGTGAAACAGGTTTTCCAATTATAGATGCAGCCATGAAACAATTAAATACAACTGGTTTTATGCATAATCGAGCACGTATGATAGTCGCTAATTTTTTAATTAAAGATTTACATATAGATTGGAGATGGGGCGAACAATATTTTGCTACAAAACTTGTTGATTATGATCCAGCTTCTAATTCAGGAGGTTGGCAATGGTCTGGTGGTAATGGAACAGATGCACAACCATATTTTAGAATATTTAATCCATGGTCACAAGCAGAAAAGTTTGACCCAGATTGTATTTATATAAAAAAATGGTTACCGGAATTAGAAACCATACCCAATGAAGATATAAAAAAATGGTATAAAGATAATATTCATAAAAAATGGTTAAATGAAGGAATTAATTATTTTAAACCCATAATTGAACATGATAAAGAAAGAATGGAAACTTTGAAAATTTATAAAAAAGCACTAAAATAAAAATATTTTTTATAAGAATCTAATATAAAAAATATTAAATATATTAATAATATATATATCATAAATAATATATGCTTATATTCGAGATAATTAATAAAATAAGAGAATACAATAATGATGTTGATAAAATGTCTTTTTTTATAGACAATATAGAAAAAATAGAAGATACTTATATCAATATTGAAATGATCATAAATTTATTAGATTTAATTGATAGTGATAATTTATTAACAGATAAATTTAAAATTTATATATTAGAATTTTTTAATGATACGGGAATATTAAGATATGATGGTTTTGCTGATTTTGTAATATTTTGTGCTAAATTCAAAGAAGATGAAAGTATATTAAAAATGTGTGAAATCGTATTAAAATTTGATAATAAAAAAATAAAAATTAGGGATTTTGCTTCGATATTATTTTATTTAGAAAAAGATAAAAATAAAGTTGAATTATTTAAATTGTTATATCATAGATTAGATATTATCAAAGATATGTTTCAAATAGAAAGAATAATTAATGGTTTATTTTTAGAAAAAACAAAATTATTTTTTTTAAAATATTTATATGAATTTATTAAATTTGATATTGATTCTGAAAATATATATAATATTCTAAATTTCTTTATAATAGAAAAAAATAGATTTAAAATATTAAAAATTTATAAAAAAAAAATCAAAAATATTAGTAATACTGATATTAATAATATATCTTATTATTTTAAAGATAAAAATATAGAAGCAAAAGTTATTAATTTAATAAATTCTAATAATAATTCTATAAAATATGGAAAATTTATTTATTGGTTCAATGATAATAATAATAAAGATATTATAAAAATAAATTTTAATAATAATATTTTATTAATTCAAAAATTAAAATATTTTTATCAAGTCATTTTTGAAAATACTATTTATAATAATATAAAAAATATAACTATTAATAATAATATTAGTTTAATTAATAATAATCATGAAAATATTATATTACATAATTCAGTTCCAGATGAATAGGTTTGGATTCTTTTAATTTAGTATTTACTATATAAACTATTTCTATTTCTTTATTTTCTTTATTTATTTTTTTTATTTTTTCAATAAATGTTTTGTTTCCATGAATATATATCATATTTTTTTTTATAACTATATAATTTTCTTCACTTTCTTTTTTTAAATAATCATAAATTCTAATTATTGTTTCCATAATATAAATTAATATAATAATTATATTAATATTTTATATACACATGGAATTAGAAATTAATAATGATACATATCAAATTGAAAAATATGATTGTGAATTATGTATAGATAATATAGATATATGGAAATTTAAACTTAATATTCCAAAAGATATAAGTTTTAATAATGTTAAATTAAAAATTCAAAGAGTGGCATATTTTGAATTTAATATTCAAAATAAATATATGAATATTAATAATGATTTTTTTTTATTACCTGTTAAATACGAAAATATTCCAAAAGAAAATTTATTAGATAATATAATAGAATATATGGAAAAAGAAAATTATGATAATAATAATTATGAATATTTAATTTTTAATAGAGGACAAATGTGGAATACTATTGTTTTTGAGGGTGGGGGAGTTTTGGGTATTGCTTATTTGGGTGCACTTAGAGAATTGGTAAAAAGAGATAGATTAAAAAGATTTGATACATTCGCAGGTTCAAGTGTTGGAAGTGTTGTCGCTGGTATATTAGCGTGTAATCCTAAATTTGAATTATTGGAAAATTTTTTATCAACATTGAATTTCAAAAAATTTAAAGATGGTTCTAATTTTATTTTTAATATCAAAAGATTATTTAGTAATTTTGGAATTTTTAAAGGAGATTTTATTGAAAAACAACTTGGTATTGTACTACAAAAAATTACTGGTAATAAAGATATTACACTAAAAGAAATATATGATAGATATGGTAATACAGTAGTGATAACATGTGTAGCTTTAAATAAAAAAAGTGTTTATTATGTTAGTCATAAAACTAATCCTAATTTACCTTTAAGAAAACTTATTAGAATGAGTATTTCTATTCCATTATTTTTCAAATGTGTTAAATATGATTTAGATGGTGATGGAACAGATGATATTATCGTTGATGGCGGTTTATTAGATAATTATCCAATTTCATATTTTGATAATTATCATAATTGTAAATTGGATAATAAATTAAATAGTAAATTAGATAATAAATTAGATAGTAAAGATAATATTAATACTAATTGGAAAGTTATTGGTATGAAATTAGTAAATAGTAATGAATTATACAACGATGAAAGTGAAATACGTAGTATTGGTAGTTATTTAGGTTCTTTAGTTGATACACTTATGAAAAATTTGGCTGAATTCAAAATGAAAAAAAATGATATTAAAAGAACGATTGCCATAGATACAGGTTCTCAAAGTTTTGTTAATTTTAAAATTAATAGATATGGTAAAAATATTTTAATTAAACGTGGTGCTGCTTCTCTTATTAAATTTATTAGCTTTTAATATTTATAGTATTTATAAAAAAAATTGATAACTAAAATATATAATAATATTAAATAATATATGAAATTTATTATTTAATATACTCATTATTACAAATAATCTTAAAATGAATATTAATAAATATGATTTATGCAGTCTTTCAAGAAGTGAAATATATGAATCTGGTTTATGTTATAGCTATATTCATAATAATTGTAAAGCTAAGAATTGTAATTTTTATCATCCTAAATTTTGTAAATTTGATGGCTCATGTATGAAAAATGATTGTAAAAGCTATCATAGAAAACAAAATGGATTATTAGATAAAAATAAAAATGATAATAATTATATCATAAAAGAAAATAATAATATTAAAAGTAATGAGACGCGTAGGGACACATCCAAAAATATATACAATAATTTAAAAACATCAGATGATGCACCAATAAATATTATTAATACTATTAATATGTTTCATGAAAAATATATTAATAAACCATATAATATTCAAATTACTGAATTAGTTAATTATAGTAAAACTAATAATTATATGTTTGATTTTGTAACATGTTATATTATTAGATATCCACAATTATGTAATGCTTATTATCATCCTGATGTTGTTGAATATATTACTAAAAATCATGAATTAATTTTTAAAATGAATAATTTAATGCTAACAGAAATCTTTTATCCTATTCTTGAAAAAAATTATTATTATGTAAAAGATATAAGTATTGTTGAATTAATGAAAATATTAGCTAAATTTAATCCAGATCCATTTTTTAAAAATAATAAAAATAAAAATATTTTTGATATTATTATTACTAAAAAAAAAAATAATTATCTAAAAGATAATATTATCAAAATTTTAAAGGATTTAATGACTAAAAATATTGATTATTATATCAAAAATTTAAAAAAAAATAGTGAATATACTATTTGGTTAGCACATAATATTGAATATATATGTCAATATTTTATTAAATATGATATTAAGAGCGAAAAAAAAGATTTAACACATTTAAAATTTATGATTAATTTTATAAATAATATTAAAAATTATGATGAAAAAAAAGAAAGCAGTTTTGTTAAATTATTCAAAATTAATATTGATAAAAAAGAAATTTTGAATTATATTTATAATAACATATTAAATGGATTTGATAAACACTTCGAAATTGGAATAAAACTTATTGGTAAAGATAAATTTAATAAAAATTATGATTTATATGATAATAAATTCCAATATATATTGGGAAGACTTCTTTATTATTATATTGATAATTCACAACTTTGTTGGGATTATATTCAAACTTATATTAAAACAAAACCTATGATTATTAATTCTTATAATTGGATACTTGCTTCAAATTGTGTTTATAAAGATAATAATATTTAATTTAATATAGTTTTTATTTATTTATATTAAAATTTGATTTCTTAAAAATATCTAATTTTATAAATAATTGATTCTCCAAGAAAACAATGTTTCCTTAAAATTAGTTTTTTAATTTGAGGTTATATGTAAAACACAATACATGCGAATTAAAAAAATTGAAATTATTATTCATTGAATTATAATTATTTTATATATTTGTATTCAATACAACCACACATTATCAAAACAGCAAATAATCAGCAAAAGATGTACAAGCAAACAGCTTCAAACAACGCCACCAACTATATGTTGCCAGGAAATAGATTTCCATCCGGTATTTGTTTCCACGTAGGTTCATGTAGAAATAAAAGATGTAATTTTAATCATCCTAGATTATGTAATTATGATGGTAACTGTGTAAATAATAATTGCACTTATTTTCATAAGAATCAAGAGAGACCACTGATTAGAAATATTCAAAATAACTCTTTGACAGAAACTGGAAAGAATGAAATTGCTATTAAAAAATCATTTTCCCAAGTAATTGATAAAAACAATGATGATTATAACATAATTAGATTTAATGGTATTATAAATGAACTGGTCAATGTAGCTAAGAGAGACAATACTATTATTGAGTTGCTCACTATGTTTGTCATTAGACAT